CTTCAGTGGTGGCCCCGACGTCGAGAACGACCTCAACCTCTAAGTACGGCTGACGTAATAAGGAGTAGCCTGATGGCTACTCCTTATTATTCTCTTTTCACATCTTATCTGTTAAAGGGAGAATGGGTATGTATGACATTTGTGCGTTCGCTGGCCGGATGCGTCCGCCGACGGAACCTCATCTAAAGAACATCCGAGCCTGCTTGCTCTCAGGTCAGTACGCGTTTATCTTCGTTGGCTCTGCCTTTGAAGCGCCTCACTTCAAGAACCCTCACACCTTTGATGAGGTAGTGGGAATGATTCGTGGCTCACTGACGCCAGCTGAGAATGACCGGGTCTACATCTTCCCAGTGGAAGACCGCGAGAGTAATCTCCAGTGGGTGCGCGATGTTCAGCGCATCACGACACGAGAAGCAGCTAACCTGAAGCTTGGTCATGAGCCCCGTATTGCACTCGTCGGTTACGCCAAAGATGGTACATCGTACTATCTGAAGATGTTTCCTGAATGGGGAGCGGTTGCCACACAGGCCGTGCTCGGCGAGCAGGAACTACCGGTCTCGGCAACGGACATCAGACACTCAATCTACGACGCTGAAGATCCAGCAGCGCAGGTCGAGCTTCTATATCGCTCGGAGCCTCAGGTAATCCCCCAAGGGACATACGTGTTCCTTCGTCAGTGGGTACACACCGCGCAGTTCGAGTTGATGCGCGCTGAGTATAAGTTCATGGTCAAGGAATACTTGCCCCTGTTCCCGAAGAATCCGTTTACTGATGATCCGCAGCAATTCCCGTGTGCTGATGGTTTCATGTACCATGCCGGTTCGGTCTGTCTGGTTCAGCGTGGACAGATGCCAGGTCTTGGACTGTGGGCTTCTCCGGGTGGTCACAAGAGGGCTTATCAGACCTTCGAAGAAGCAATGCTCGATGAGGTCAATCAAGAAACACAGATTCTTGATCTCAACGATTGGCTGACCCGTGACATGTTAGCCTCATTCATTCGCGGCGAGAAGATGCTCGACAATCCCTGGCGGTCAAATCGGGAAGTTACTTTCTCGATGGCTTATGGTCTGGTGATCCCAGCTCACTATCCACGTCCCGCTATCAAGGGTGCTGATGATGCCAGGCAGGCTCGCTGGTGGAATACCGACGAGGTCGTGAGGTCCATGATGTTCGAGGATCTCTACAATCCCTTTGAGTATTTCCTACACCAGTTCGACGACTTGTCGATTTAAGGGGGAGACATGACCATGGAATTCTTTGATACCATCGGTGAGCTCCTCACCCAGCCTATCTTGAACAAGGACACCTACAAGGGATCACATTGGAAATTCGAACACCCCATGCTCACCTCCGAGTACGGGTATATCGAGGCTCGCAAGGGCGGCGGCTTTAGTGAGATCATGTGGTTCGGTAACGTCTACACGCTGCGTTACTTCCTGACCCAGCGCTGGACGACGGCGTTCATTGAGCATGCTGCCAAGTTCTTTCCGCTACACGGTATTCCCTTCGACCGAGTGGGTGCTGAGATCGTGCGCGATCGTTACGACGGAAGGCTACCGATTCGCATCAAGCAGATTGCTGAGGGAACAGTAATCCCACAGGGTTGTGTTGCCTGTGTCATCGAGTCACTCGACGAGGATGTGGCAGGTCTGTGCATCACGATCGAGACCATGCTCATGCGCGTCTGGATGCCGACTACGATTGCAACCCGTGGGATGCGCTGGTGGTCGCTGCTTGAGGAGTATCTTCAGATCTCCGGGACTGAGGGCACTGCTGAGTTCAAGGTCGTTGACTTCTCCGCACGTGGTTGCCGGGTCACCGAGGATGCAGGAGTGTCCGGTATGGCGCACTTGGTGAACTTCCAGGTGACCGACAATCTCCTTGGCATTACCTTTGGTCAGCACACCTACCGAACCGAAGCCATGCTCGGCTTCTCGATTCCAGCGTCTGAGCATTCGGTCACCACATCCTGGGGCCGTGAGAATGAACAAGCGTTCTACGAGCATGTGATTGAGCAGTTCAAGGACGAGATCAATCCTCTGGGGGGTCGCTACCCTGTCTCGGTCGTGATCGACACTTACGATCAGGATGAAGCTGTTCACATGTGGATGACACCGGCGGATAAGGGTGGTTGTGGTCTGTTGGAAAAGCTCATTGCCTCCAACATCAAGATCATCCTGCGTCCGGACTCTGGTGACCCGGTTATCAACGTCGTCCACCTTCTTGACCTCATCGAGAGTCTGGTCGGTAGTACGGTGAATGAGAAGGGTTTCCGAGTGCTCCCCGAGTTCGTGGGTCTTATTCAAGGCGATGGGATCAACGAGGAGAGTCTCCGTCGTATCCTTCAGCGTGTTGTCTACCACAAGTGGTCGGTCGACAACATCGCCTTTGGCTCAGGTGGGGGCCTCATGCAACACGATGTGGAGCGGGACACTCACCGCTTTGCCATGAAGGCATCTGAGGTCGTCATCAACGGTAGTGCAAGGTCGATCAGGAAGGAAGTCAAGACCGATCCGACTAAGGCATCAAAGGGTGGTCGCTTCGCCGTTGTGCGTCGTGAGATTAACCACTTCCCCGATCCGTACGTCGACTTCGTTACCATCCAAGAGCACGAGCTACTGGAAGGTGAGCAGGACTACCTCCAGGTTATCTTCGAGCACGGGGTGTTGGTTAACCCTCCGGTCTTCGAGGAAGTTCGTCAAAACGCTCACTATTGGCGTGGACACAACAAGTACACAGCAACAGCATAAACCCCTAAGGTGTCCCGGTATTACTACCGGGGCATCCTTCTTCTTCAGAAAGGTTACGACATGCGTACTCTTATCTTCTCAACGAAAGAAGAAGCCGAACCCATTCAGAAGCTATTGGGTGGCGAAATTTTCACTGTTCTTTCAAGTAGTAAAGCGGTGGGTGGTATCCTTAATCACCTAGACCAAGACGAGAATGCTATCGCCGTTATCGTTGGTAATTCATTCGTAATGGGTTGGGCTACTCACCACCCCACCAATGTCCTATTTAGTGCTAACTACCCCGGTAACGAAGACATCAGAACGCAAGCTCTTGGTCGGGTACGCTGGCAACCCAGGACATTGGACCGAGCGACTTTGGTTAATAACTGACATTTATTGCGAACATTTCCTTTGTTCAAGCTATGACCATAGATCTGGTCAACTTGATCTGACAAGGAAACAATCAGATGGACTATTTTCTCCTCTATCTCTTGTGGTTGATGGGCGGTACCCCGCCCGCCCCGGAGCCAGTTGATCACAACCAAGAACCCGTCGTCCTCTACGGCGGTGGTGTCCCCGTACAACCCGGTGTAGACACCTCAACCCCTCCTCCTCCTAGCAACTAATGTCTAGTCCCACATTCAATCTGTGGGTAGGCATTCTCACCTACCTTGGCGAGTTCATCATCTCACCAATGGGTCAGCTGTTGTTCTGGGGTGTCTTGACCTCGTTGGTTTTCCTCTATACACTTATTCGATGTCTAAACAGCGACGAGGACGCGGAAGATAGTAATTGGTGGCGCATGATTGCAGCCGGAGTCATGATTGTCTTCTGGTGCATTAATGCCACCACTTGGGTGATGGGATCTATGGGTATTGTGGTAGGAGCAATGAAGTGGCTCTATCTCTCTGACCTGTTCTTCTTTGCCTTGAGTGGGATCATGTGGGGAACCCACCACTACCGGTGGATGGGTAAGTTAACCATCCTCTACGCCGCTGCTTTTTTCACAACAGTCTCCACCTGGTACGGATATCTGGGTGTGGTTACCGTTTATGGCGAACAGGTCAGTCTCTGTAACGTCGTCAACAACGTGATCTACCTTCTCCAGCTCTTCACCGTAAGCGGCTGGTTACAGTCAGAAAGCAAGGATCATTCCCATGGCACTGACATCTCAAGACTTTCCCTTGACCTCTTTGGGGAACCGGATCTACGGTAAGACCCAGAGTTCTCCGATCCTCACCGCAAACGACGACAGTGCTGCTACGCTCACCGTTCAGCTGTTAAACGAACGACATGAAGCACAGCGTCAATTCATCGAGGGACAAGGACAACCAATGATCATTGCCTTTAATCCTGGTGGTATGATCCTGGGTCGGCCTTGGTGAATAAACAGAAAAAATAACCCCTGATCCCAATGTGTTATAGCACAACCGGTGTGTTACCTCTCACTTGTGCTAGTTCCTCGCTCACTGGCGTTGTGGGTGTTGTATTCAGTTTAGCTTAAATGATGGTCTCCCTGTTACCCAAAACCGTTCATTTGAGTTAGTAGCCTGTTAGCGTCGAGACCGCCGCCCTCCGCGCAGGTTAATGAGATTCCGGCCTCATGCTGAGTACAGCATCCTCATCGCCAGTGAGTATCTATTAAGACGTATCCGTCAATCGCGAGATGGATGCTGTAATCGTCGGTTTATTAGGCATTACGCTTATGACTAATAGATCACGCCTAGACGTTGAGCGACCCTTCCCGGTTGAACCGTTCAAGGTAGAGTAGGAGATAATTTCTCCATACCGCGAGTGCAGCATCCATCTCGCCAGTGATGGCAAACAGATCCTCGCAAGAGGGTAATGGTCGTAAATTAATCGGGATATCAAAGCGCGCAGCGGACGCCGGGGCAGTACCGGCCAGATCCACCATAGTCACTGGCTCTTGCAAAGGATAGAGCACCTGGGCTCGATAAGAGGATGAAGGGTTATCGCCTTTACATCTAATCTTCCCTAGTCAGTGGCTATGATGGGTCTGAACCAGGATCGACGTGTGTTGTGGCGAGAATACGCGACCGGGCATGGCTGCCCACGGACCAGGGGAACCTAGTCGACAAAAAGCCATCCACAGTGAATGCGAATAACCCCGCAGTCGCAGCCAACGACAATGAGATGGACATCCGTCTCGTTGCCTAACGGCAGCTACGCTTAGTCAGCGACTCACCTCAATGACGGCGTAGTAAATTCCTAGGGCGTTCGACTCCCTATGGTGGCGTGGGCAATAAAGGCCCGTACGTAGCAACAGAAACGGGGTCCTTATTGTGGGAAGGTGGCCGAGTGGCTGAAGGCGGCAGACTGTAAATCTGCTCACGTAATGGTGAACGTTGGTTCGAATCCAGCTCTTCCCACCAATCTCTTTCATGAAAGGAGTTGAGTCGTAATGGGGAGGCAAATCTCTTTAAGTAGTCAGCTCGACTTCGGAATAGCGCTTAGAGCTTTGAAAGAAGGCAAGCGTATCACACGTGCTGGCTGGAACGGTAAGGGCATGTTCGCCTACATGGTTCCCGCAGCATCCTACCCAGTGCAGACCGGTGCAGCCAAAGAGTATTTCGGTGAGGGTGAGATGATTCCTTACCGTGCTTACTTTGCACTAAAGACTGTGGATGAAGATGTTGCTGTTTGGGTGCCTAGCACATCTGATATTCTCGCTGAAGATTGGCAGGTTCTATAATGGAACAAGCAGATAAGCCAGTTAGAGAAAACGGGTTCTACTGGGTAAGGGATACCGTCGAATGGGTCATCGCTGAGTGGCACGGTGATAGTATTCCGTGCCTATCGAGATGGATGCTAACAAGTACCGATGAACGTTTCTACGACGATGAATTCCAAGAGATCGATGAACTCCGTATTGTGAGGAATTCATCATGATTACTCTCCTTGGAATCAAAGCCATTTGTGAGAAGCTACTTATTTCTCGTAGTTCTTTTGAACGCCTGAGAATGGGAACACTTCTCGCTTACATCAACGGGGAGCTATCTCCTTTTCCAAAGCCGACTATTTGGATGGGACGTCGTCCTCTGTGGTCAGCTGATTCGTTGAACCAGTGGATCAATCCGTAGTGGAGCAAGCTCGAGTGTAGCTCAGCGGTAGAGTAGGGCACTGTTAATGCCTTGGTCACAGGTTCGAATCCTGTCACTCGAGCTTGCTTCATTATACTTGAGCGGCGGTAGCACAGTTGGTAGTTGCGGAAGATTGCAAATCTTTAGGTCGTCGGTTCGATCCCGACTCGTCGCTCCATTCTCTTTTACATTATCGGCACCGTAAGGATACGTTTCCTTTTAGGAAGATAGTAGTCCCCTTGCAAACACACTACGGCCCTACGGTGTCGTTATTGCGAAAGAATCACATGACCACTTTTGAGGAAGCAACCAACTCCAGAAAGCCTGGTTTCTATTGGGTGAGAGATGGGGAGCAGTGGACAATTGCTCTCTGGCGTCGTTCATCTTTTCCTAAGGGATGGATCGCTGTTATCGGTAACACCGAGTTCGATCGTGACGACAGTGACTTCAGTGAGATCGATGAAAATCGAATCGTGAGGAACTGACGTGGCAAAGCTAAAGATTGGCGATCCTGTCAAGCTCAGCATTCATAAGCCTTTCGCGGACCATGAGAAATCCGTGAGTAAGATTACCGACATCGTCGACTATCACGGTGTACCCATGTACATAGTCGATGGTCACAAAGGTGAGTTCGCACAAGGCGATGACCAGTGGCGGGATCGGTTCTACCACGTACCCGCTGGACCTAGATGCAGTTTCTTTACACGAATGTGAATACGTCCTTCTCTACTGTGAGTGTGCTGGGCTCTAACCCGGTCCCGTTGGGCACACAGACGTGAAATGCCGACACAGCTTGTGCGTCATCGGCCACAGTAGGGATTTAGATCCACTAGCAAGATTGTCAAAGCGGGTGACAGGCGTGGCTCAAACCTAGCCGATTGGATATCAGAAATGATCTTCTGATGGGGCCTGAAAAGTCGTGACCGGGTAACCACACCCGGCAGGTCCGCTTTCGTTTAACCATCTCTCTTCCTCATGGCTTGGGGTATAGAGGTTAAATGACTCTTATGAGCGCTTTGGCAATCTTGACAGTGAATACATAGTTCCTCCCCCGAGGAAGTAGCACCGTAGCAGCGTGGATGGACACGCTAGGACAACAGGAGACCCGCCTGCAAATGAGATGAAAGATGCTCTACTGTCCGAAAGAAGTGGGTTAGTAGGCTGTCGAGTCCTACCTACGGTGTTTTATCTAACATGGAATCCACCATGAAAGCCATCGTTCATTTTATCGGCTTTCGAGGAGACGAATATCACTCCGCTGTTCGTATCTGGGGTAAGCCTGACTTTATTCATATGAAGTGGGATAGACGGGCACAGATCGAAATCGTCGATGGTGACATCGCCATCTTTGCTGTTGGCGATGAGCATGAACCCGTCCCTTTCTACAATGGTTTAGACACACTACCCCAAGACCCCAAGAACGGTGTGTAGTCAAAAATGGTTAGCCCTTTTAGCTCAGCGGTAGAGCAGCGCTTTTGTAAAGCGAAGGTCGTGCGTTCAAATCGTACAAGGGGCACCATTACCTTTATCGATATTGTAGTGGTTGTTTGAACAGGGTAATTGGACCGACCCTTTAAGCAAAAGGACAATAGTCCTACCAACGATTGTTACGCCGACCGTATGGTTTCTACAATGTCGATATGGTTAATGGTGTGAGGGTCCTTAGCTCAGTAGGTAGAGCAGCGGACTTTTAATTCGCGTGTCCCGGGTTCGAATCCCGGAGGACTCACCAACATTTTCTTTTTGGATATAAGAGTGGGGCAAACGCCTCACTCTTGTCTTCCTTTTATGTCTTTTGTTTTTATGGAGGTATTCCCATGACCTTTATTCGGTTCATTCCTATGCTGGTTTATTTGAGCTTAGAGATCTATGCGGCGATAAAGCTTAGTCCTCTTGCTCCCGACGGCTTCGTGATCGCAGGGCTTGTTCTAATGCTCGCCTGGACCACAGAAGCGCACTTCACTTTCGCGCTAAAAGTCTACATTGAATCAAAGACTAAACCCAAAGGTATTTTCGATGACTATCTCAAGGCACTATTGGAAAGACGCGGTTAATCTATTCGCGTTTATCCAGAAGCGATGTTCCTATCCCGGCGCATTCTGGTACGGCTATAAGTGGCGGTGCCATGATCCGTCGGGACGCATTATTGAGCTCACCACCAATGAAGTAGTGAAGCGCGGCGGAGGCCCCGAAGTATTCGACACCCTGAAGCTTGATCCTGAAATACTGTCTGATTTTCACAACACTACCCCGAGTATTTGGAACATTAACCTTCCCTCATAAGGCAGGAGGAGAACGATCGTGACACTCGATACCTCCAAGCCAATTTGTACCAGGGATGGTCGCCCTGCTAAGATCTTGTCAATTGGTCACATCTCGTCAATTACCCCGCAAGAATATTCCTACCCCATCCGAGCCGAGGTAGAACACCCCAATGACCGGACCAAGAAGCTCACCTGGTGCTTCATGATCAATGGTCAGTATAAGTCAAGTGATCCGTGCAATCACAACGATCTCGTTAACCAGAAAGTCTGGCACGAGTGGCTCTACGCGGTCAAACATAGCCGGATGGTACAACCAGTACGTCGTTCCTAAGAGATAGAGGAGAGGGCCCAGGGCCCTCTCCTCTCATCGTCTATGTACCGATATATTACTCAAGTGAGTGAGGGAGAAATTAAGGTCTGTGACTAGACTTTATTATTACCCACACACCCAACATGATGTAGGTAACAGGAGACTAACCCATGCTAGCAATTCTTCGTACACTACCTCCTGAATCTCCCTCGGAGAAGTACCTGGACGCATCCGTCGTACTGCGTGATGTGAACAACAATGACGTACCCGGTAAGCCGGATATTCCTTTCTACATCAAGACCTACCAGAAGATCGCCGAGACATCTGAAGACAATACGGGCGATCAGATTCTCCTGCCCATCAACCTGTTCTTCCGAGAGCAGCTCGACTTGATGGAGCAGAACACCCTGTACGACATGTACAGGCACGCCAAGAACGTCATCACCGCGATGAACAAGGACAATCGGCGTGAACTCCAGGACGATCTCCAGGAGAAGGTTTACAACACGATCAAGCACCTGAACCTCGTACCCAAGCTCATTGCCTTTTGTCAGACATCGCACTTCATCTACCCCGATCTGCAGAATGCTGGTACCGAGGCTCACCACACGCCAGCCAAGACCTTCCTGCCCCAGGACTACGTGGAAATCACCGCGAGCAGTCTCTTGAGCAAGATGATGGTGCCGATCTGGGGTGAGTTCATCTACAAGCTGCGCGCCCTTGAGGTGGATCAGAATAAGATCGAGAAGATTGCTTTTGACTTGATCGAGCCATCGCTCGAGGAAGGTGCGTTCGAGCGTATCTATCAGAAGCTCTACTTCTCCTTGTCGACGCTGGTGCGTGAGAAGCGCCTGAGTAGCGACAAGAAGGCGATGATGTCGGGTGTCGTCAGTTCCTACATCCTGACCCACAACGGTATCGACGATGAGATGTTCAACGCCATCGTCATGTCCACGATCATCGTGAAGCGGATGGCGACCTACGAGTGCTTCATGCGCCACAAGGGGAGCAACCAATTGCCCCCTAATGCCATGGTCTACATCGATGATGGGATCAAGCGTACCACGGAGACCCGGATCCAGGGGATGCGCTCGCCCATGAAGACGATGCCGAGAAAGGAGCTCCCTCAGCACGACACGGAGGACAATAGCTCGATTCTCGACCATGCTTCGAAGACCTCGAACAAACCCATCGACGTGCCGATCTTCGTGGCTACGGCAGTGCAGGAGTGGGAGCTACCCAAGCTCCTCGAGATCACCGATACGCCCTTGGATGTCTACCGGTCGGCGGCAGCTTACTACCGGGGCAATAGCTTTGACATCTCGCCACTGTGTCAGGCCATGGTTGCCTCGTTCATTGGAACGCGCTTTGGTGGATCGAAGTGCCTGGGGTATCTGTCGCCTACTCAGTACCAGGAACTCGTGGTGATCTTGCAGATCTTCCTGATCCGCAATAACTTCCGTGACCTGGCAGCGCTGGTAACGTCGCGGACTTCACCCACGCCGGTCGATGGTGCCCACGGCTCCATGCCAGCACGTATTGACGTGAAGCTGAAGACGACGGACTATTACTCGCAGTGCCTGCAGCTCTTCAAGGGCTGGATTGCTAAGCCTGTACCAACTCCTGGTAAGCGTGGCAATCGTGGTAAGCCTGAGATGGAGAAGCTCGACTTCATCACCCACATCCACAAGATGAAGGACTGGCTCGTTCACTACACCCATGCCGAGAACATGGCTCCTGCACTCTGGGAGTTCAGTGGTGATGGGAATTATCCAATCACCGGAAGTGAAGTGCAGTTCGACGAGAACGTGATCGCCAACCTTTGTCGCTTCTACCTGCTGTGTCACGGTAACCAGCGTCCCTTCTAAGGAGTAAGTCATGGCTGATAAACCAGGGTTCTTCACGGGACGTCCTCCCAACGAGGTATTTGGTAAGATACGTTGCGGTGAAGGAGGACTGCTTTCTCTTCCAGACGCAGGGGTCATGAGTAGTTACGATCGAGGTTGTAATGCTCCAATCGCTCTTGACCTCGGTAAGGGGGTTGTGTTTGTACCCCTGGAAATTAGTTCTGAAGAAGTCCTAGCTAGACGCGCCGAGTTACGAAGGAGAACTAAGAATGGAACAGGTTCTCCACATTGAACCCATCACGAGGCAGTCTCCTGCTCCCTTACACGTTGGTCATACCGACCACATGTTCTACGGTGAGACCCTCACCCACGACGATGAGAACATCGGCGACATTACGTCGCACATGAGTCTGGGTGCACCCCTTTGTGCCATGGATGATGGAAGTCACGCAGCGCATGTACCATTGGTGAAAACCGTTGAGTACATGCCTGACTTCACCAGGGATGAGGGTAACATCTACCTGGAGACTACCCACTACCTCCACAAGAATCAGAGCCTCGTCCCTTTCCGGTGTAAGCTGCGATCGGGACTAGGTACTGGAATGCGGTTTAACCATCTGCCGAGTCTGAACTTTGCCCGGCAACAGATCAGTCCCGTCATCCCTCAGTTGGTGTGTGATCCCAGAGCAGAGATCATTCACGACGTGGCGCTACGTGACACGATCTTTCAGAAGCGCCGGAATCAACCCTTGCGTGACTGGTTGGCCTATGATCTAGCCCCGGCACTCGACCATCGTCCTTTTACACCACTGTCGTTCGACGTGGATGACATCAACCGCATGATCCCTCGCTACATCAATCAGGTGCGGGATACACCCACTGAGTTCACGCAGCGCGACTTGAAAGCGATTGCTGACACCATCGCCCCTTTCCAGCTCACCGATGAGCGGATGATCCCTGGTAGCTACCACCTGTCAGAACCGATCATCCGTCCGCTCTCGGGTGTGAAACCACTTCTGGTACCCAATAGCTTCGACTTTCGATCACTGGGGAACATCCCTATTCGAAAGCTCGAGCGCATCGAGTACAACCCTCACAAGTTCCAGGACGTCTGTGACCTACTGGACTGTATCGAGCTCACCGACTTCAACATCGACGTCATCGTCGACCTGGACTCGCAGATCTCGTTCTACGCAGAACACCTAGCCATCAACCGCTACGGTGCTATCCACGACGTGGACATCGGTGCCTTCATGGCCGAGTCGGTGTTTCGCGAATGTGTTGGCGGTGAAGAGTTGAATGAGATCCTGGATCGCTTCGTGAAATTCCACCAAGGAATTGACAATGAGATCCGTGACCTCATCACCATGTCCCCTGTGAAGATTAAGCTGATCAAGACCTTCTCGGACGAGGCAGCGATTCTTCTGTATGAGCACGATAGTGCCCCCGATGATCCGCCATTGTGCGGTGTTTATTTCGACATAGCTCTTCAATCATTGGCTCCCATGTCAGTGATTCCTCTGCCGGTACCCAATTGATCAACCAGCCTTGATCGCTATATTACCAAAGTGTAGTGATCAGGTTGGTTGACTACTGATTACCCATTTTCATTTACACACAAAGGAGCATGTTTCATGTCTGGTAGCTTTTTTGGATCGTCGTCATTCGGTAACGTGTCGGTCGGTTACAACGGGCAGAATGCAGCTGGTCCGGGGAACACGCGTCAGAAAGGCATTCTGATTCTGTTCAGGCCTTACCCGAATCAGTTCGGCGGAGACGTTGGTCTTCGTCCCTTTCAATATTCCTTCGACGGCAACTTCGTGGCTGACGTGCAGGAGCTGACCGACGTCACCAAGAAGGGTTCTGCTCCTAACGCAGCACTCCTGGCTGAGTTCGAGGATCGATACAACCTCAACGATCAGATGATGCCGTCCTTCAATGCATCGATGATGTTTCAATCATCTCGCCTGTCGGAGAAGTACCGCTTTATTCTGATTCTGACAGAGAGTGGTCAGGGCCTGGTAACGGGTAACACCCTGGCTGCTAATGTCGGTAGCAAGCAGATGCGGCGGATCTACTCCGGCTACTTCCAGGACGAGCCGTACAATCCCGTGTCCCACGGCAATGGTCGCACCCTCAACCCCAACGCGTTCATGGTCATCACCCACAAGACGGTGATCGATGCAGCAACGACGCACGGGATGTACGGGAGCACCATGCACGTCAACGCCCGTGCTTCCGAGGAAGTCATCAACTCACCCGTCGCAGCGGCGTACACGCTACACGCCAATGCCGATGATGACATGTATCTGATGACGCCGCGTAACGTCGTCAACACCATCGACACCACGAGTGAGGGGTATTCCTTCGCAGTGCCTGGTGCTGAGAGTAACCTGAAGGTGGACAGGGGTAGCCATGTTCTGTCGGACGTCCTGGAACAACCGGACCAGAACGTCAAGACCATTCTTCGTGGGATCATGTCCTACCAGGATGACGTTACCACGCGTAGCTACTCGATGACGGGTAGGGCTGCTGGCTATTACGACAATGAGTTCATGCAGGATGATGCCATGCGCATGACGCTTGGTCGCCACATGGACATCCCGCGCTGGAAGCATACCAGCAGCTTTGACTTGGCACTCGACACGCCGTACTCGGCACAAACGATCAATGACATGGTCGGAGGTGACTTGGACATTCAGGACTACAATCAGCCGCGTCCTCTCTACTACGACACCGCTGACCAGGCCGTGGCCGACATTATCAATCAGTGGTCACACTTGATTGCGACTGTGGTGCCGCCGATCCTGAACACGGTTGGTCTGAACGCCATGCAGTTCGTCTACGAGGCGAAGCGGACAATGGGTCAGCCTATGGACCAGTTCATCACTTACGGTGCTGAGTCTCACTGGCCACTACCCAACAACGACGCGATCGCTGTTGCGAGGCGGGTTGAGGTTGACTTGAAGAAGGGTATCTTCGCGTCCATGCTTCACAGTCTTGGCAGCTTCAGCGTTGAGGTGACGGCCAATACAACCGGCATGACCGTGGTGCGACTGAACCTCATTGACATGGGGATGATGAGTCAGTGTGACTTTGAATGGCCCTCGTGTTTGGGTGGTCTTGTTTCTCCCTTGATCGGCGGATCGCGGGTGAACAACCACAATTCTGAGCAGATGACTGGACTCTACGGCATGATCACTGGTACCAAGACCGGTGAGGCTGGGTTCAACGACGATGACAAGCAGTTCCAGGCAATGGCTCTGCAGCAGTTCTCGACGTTCAATTCCGGCAGCGGTGAGCAGTTCAATAGTTCGGCTGGTTACCCGGACATCTTGTCGGACTAAACAATAATTACCCTTTTGCGGTATCATCATGTGCAACATGTGGAGGAGGCTAACCCCTCCTTCACATCGTTTTCCTCCAGAGAAGGATTATCCGGTCATGACGGATGGGTACACCATTAAGGACGTAACAGAGGACCTGAAGTATCTGGTCTCTCTGACCAACGTCTTCGAAGTCGACAATGAGGGATATCTCACCGTCGCCAATACCAGTGAGCGGGCCAAGCCCAAGCTCGACGGGGCTGACAGCGGTAGCGAGATCGTGCTGGTTCAGGGCACCATGCCCAAGGGCGAGTATCTGACGTTCAATCCCTTCTCCGAAGGATTGGGCAGGGTCGGCAATCCCGCCAACAACTATTACTACCAGGCTATCCGTGTCGCGACCAACGCGACCATGATGGTGATCTTCTTCCACGTCGCTCGCACTATCTTGACGGCCAAGAAAGCAGCAGCAGCCGGTGAAGAGTTCACGATCTCTCCGGCTGTTGTCAAGATGGCAGGGGTGCAGATGGCCAAGCGTCAGACGCTCTACGACGTCATCGATGATGAAATGATCAAGGAGTTCAAGACGCTGTGTGACCGTATCGATGATACGTTCTTCTTCGTCCCTTACGACACCAGGGACATGACGGCACGCGTTACCTGCTCGGTCCTGACCGATGCTGAGTGGGATGCCAAGTATGCAGGCAAGGATGTGCGCAAGCGTTCCGTGGCCGCATTCAAGGCACTCATCATGGGCGTCTTCGGGATCACAGCTCCCGATCAGCTGTCCAAGTTCTCGGTGAAATATTCCGAGCTGAACGTCAGAAGTGCTCCTCGTTTCCACACCACCATGTCGGTCTACCTGAAGCTCTACGAAGTCTTCAACGAAGTCGCCGTGGATGCCTATACGACTGATGGCACTCCGCCCGATACGTTCGTGGTGGACCTGGGTGCGCTCAACGATGTCATTGAGCGGTTCCCCGCTGCCTACAACATCGCCAAGCACATGATGCAGACCAATACCGCCCCATCGGTAAAGGCTGCAGATACTGCCTCGAGCGATACGCGTGGTATGCGGTTCCAGCCCCATGGTACTGGTACCATGACTCCCGATGGCAAACCCAGCCGCTTCAAGGGTCCGCCAGTTGTTGGTGGCTTTGGTGTTCAACCGCAGCCAGGCTTCATGATGGGTCAACCCCAGCCTCAGCAGAACGGTCGCTTCCGTCCACACATCGTGGACAACACTCCGGCCGATCCGTTCTCGCCGTCGGGTACCCCTGGGATTGGTCACAATAGTGCGCCGTCCATGTCGGGTAATGCGTTCGGTGTAGCGCCGACGATGATGGCTCCCATGATGGGACCAGGCATGGGCGGTGGTATGGGTGGAGGCATGGGAATGATGTCGCCGATGATGGGTAATCCTGCGTCCCCCGCAGGTGCTGCCTTCGGTGCTCCTGTGCAGGCACAGCAGAACATGTTCGGTTCACCCTCGATGGGCTTTAACATGAGTGCCCCGTCGAACTTCGGTGAACCCGGCACTCGCCGGTTCTTCCCGAGCTGATAACGTGCGTGGCTAGAGAGGAGGGTCAGACCCTCCTCTCTACTTCTCTGTTTATTTTTACACACAAAGGCAGGCTATCATGCTGATTGATATTCTCAGGATGCCACCTGCATTTGGCATTCCTATCGACCGTCAACACACCATCACCAACGGGGAAACGAACGATTATCACAATCCACGCACCGTCGTGTGGCAGGGATTACCGATCTACGGTGACCGGTTGAATGTTGGCGCGAAGATCAACAAGACGCCCAGTAATCTGTTCAAAGCCATTCACGTGTCCGATGATTCCACCCACGTCTTCGAGACCGTGTTCTCCATGGAGCATAACCTAGAAGAAACAGATGCGGTATGCCTCTACACCAAGGTGATTAGTTCCTCAGCGGTCAGGATGGCTGTATCACTCGATGCGGTTCGCTATTACCATGTTGGACCACACCGCCTGCTTCCGATCAGTCACTTCTTGCTAGGTAATCGTCTACCCTCGCTAGGATCAGGAGGAATCAGTTCCCTCACCGTCTATAACCCGGTTGAGAACCTAGTGCCTCCTATTCTTGATTTAAACCTCTTACAGGTGGCTTTCACGCAAGCCTTGGAGTTGGGGCCAGATGTTCTTAACAAGCGTCTAGCGCACGCTTACTACCCAATATATGCATATACGCCAGGGGTCATGCAAGCACTCCTCAATGGACGCTTCCACCGCTCACCCTTTAGCGAGATTCCAGTTGAACATCCCAACATTCAGATACCTCGTGACAAATGGTTTCGGTGGGAGAATGTTCAATTCGCCGTTGAGGCAAGAGGGATGCGGGTAGAGCTCAATCACCCCGCCTTCAGTGGGCAAGTGATGAACATCATGTCCTTGACCCCGACCAAGTTTCAGATCACCGCGTCCCTCTTCGATGTACTGGAAGGCCACACCGATTGCTGGCTGGCTAGTTACTACGAGGACAGTTACTCGGTAATGGGTGGTTTTAGCTGGGAGCGCATGAAGCAGGCAATCAAAGTGATCATGGATGAGTGCCTGGTTAACTACTGCCGCTTGCACTTAATTGATTACAGTGAGTTCATGTACAACATGTCGAGTAAGGACAGGTCCTCGATCAACATCAGTAAGAACATCTACGACGAGGTGGAGATCACCTTCCACGACCAAGTGCACGATCGCTACGTGTGCTATTACTCATCCTTTCCGACGCTCGCCTTGTCGACATTGTCGGTAGGTTGGCACGGATAGGTAAGGGGGACTGGTCATCCCCCTTTATTTTTTGGCACAGTTTAGTACAACAATTGTTGACGAAATGCTATTGACGAATCACGTTAGTATTGAGATCAACGATGCAAAAATCACCGATCAACACGAATCCTTACGGGGTATACCGAGGGATTGCTGCCGAAGACAAGGAAGAGAATTCGACCATTCTCCTCGTTATCGTCCCCGAGCTCATGCCCAATGCTACCTCCGGGGTCATTGGTGCAGGTATCACCGATGAATCTATCAAGCTCCAAACCAGAGACGGCAAGGCTATCTCCTCTAGTGTAACAAGTGCTAACCACATCGTTGCTACCTGGGATGGTATCAGCAATAGCCGCGTGCCGCCTTCTGTTCGCAAAGGTGAGCCCGTCGAGGTATGGCGTACTGAGGGTCAGGATAAGTACCGCTGGCGCGCGACCGGTAGTGCTCGTGACTTCCGCTCCACGGACCGCGTTCAGATAGAGGTCGGTGCGATTGACCCTAAGAAGCAAGGGGTCGAGAAGAGCGACGACAATACCTACTCTGCCTACCTCGACTCCGTTAACAAGAAAGTCGGGATGAGAACCTCCAAAGCAAATGGTGAGGCGGCAGCCTTTACCCTGGAGGCAGACCTAGCAGCTGGTACTTTTTACATCTCAGACGATTCAGAAGGTGTTGGTAATCGTATCTTCCTAGACACCGGTACAGTTAGTGGTAAGCCTGCCTTCCAGGTTAACCTCACAACAGGCACTACGCTCAAGTTCGATGATAAGGATGTATTCCTGAAAGTTCCAGGAGGCTTCTTCGTCGACATCGGTGAACGTGCCGTGATCAACAGTCCCTTGACCGTTATCAACACCGCCAAGAAAGGCACGATCATCGTTAATGCGATGTCGATTGTTCTGAATAGCGGTAAGGACATCATTCTCACAGCCGGTGGCGTGATTGGTCTCAATAGCGTCGCCACCAAGATCGGTGGTGTGCTGGTTGCGGCTGCCGCGCGTATCGCCAATGCGGTAAAGGGACCAGCAGGGGCTGACTATAAGGCTGCAAGTATCAGTGACCCGCTGAAGTCACAAGTCAAGGATGCTAGCAACACTGCTGATACCACCATGTCGTTCCCACCCTACAGGAACCCCTAATGGCTAATCCTCTTTTTCTATACGTCGAGCCTTTCATTGAACGCGCTAATCCCTCAACGAAAGATGATTATCTCCTAGACTATTTCTCCGAGACTGACCGTCTTGATCAGGAGAAGATCTTCAATCTCGTTCTCAATTTCGCGATCGACAATGAGATTGTTGTCAACCAGGAAGGTGAGCTCACCTCGGTACCTGAGAACAAGACCTCCTCGTGGATTTGGGCAATTACCTGGACTAACTTTCGAGGGTTGGTCAACAACGACAATTACCTGATCCTCCTGGAAGTGCTCCAGAGTAACAGTGGTCTACCCGTTAACGCCATTATCGATTTTCACACCAGACTTGGAATGCTCTTCGATAGCCGTTTCCTCAACACCCTAGTTAATCGCACGATGACTAGTGTCGGTATGGTACCTTATCCGGTACCTGAGGATAAGGTGAGGATCTCGTGGGAAGACATCCACAAGGCAACTCCTTTCGTGTGGTTGGTGATTTTTATCCAGGCAGTTCTTCGCTCCAGCGTTAAACCGGTTAAGTAACAGGATGAGAGGAGGGCTGATGCCCTCCTCTCATCTTCAGCTGGCCTTGGTGGTATAGGAATGGTAGAGCTGGTCGATAAGTTCATCTGTTGGGATAATGAACTCACCGGGCGTATCGAATTCCAAGTCAGTGGACATGTTGTTCAGAAGAATAACGATCCAGGCGAGGTCGGAGCGAAGACTCATGTGCTCGCGCAAGAACCTGGCTAGGTCATAGCGGTACTGGTTCATCAGGAGACTGGTGATCTCGTAGACCGCTGTTCGCCTAGCGATATAGTCCAGGTGATCAAGAATGAACTGACGCCAGGGTCCCTGGTCATCGGACATGGTAGAGTTCTTCAGCTCATTGGCGAGAAGTTGTGACAGACTCACGGTGTTTTCCTTGTTGAAACAGAAAAGGGTCGAAATAAATATACTTGAGGTGGTCATGCTGTGATTGTTCACGAAGTTTGTACCGATATATTACTAACGTGAACAGTGCGCTGTTTTACACACAGAGGAAAGGGTTTTTATACATGGCGGACTCCCCTTACCTAGGATCCAACGAATTCCCTTATTTGGATAACATGAAGGCGCGCATGGAGCTGTTGGGTTTCCCCAACATCTTGTCGCCGTTCGTACAGTTTAACTCAGCACCTCGTGTGTCGATGTTCAATCATCACTTGCCCCAAACTATGATTGTGGCAGAACCCGAATTCAATAAAGCGTTCTCGGGGGTTGAGCAGAAGTTCATCGATTATACATTCAATCCATCGCGTCGTGAGCATGACTGCGAGATCTTGGCTGTGATTCCGAAGTATCGGATTCCCCTGATCGCCAGCAACCTGTGCCCGCAATTCTTTGTTCTGGTTTTGACACACGAACCAAACGGCGTTCGCCGTCTAGACTATTTCACCATCGATCGTTACTTCATGGGTAGCAACGACTTTGGCTGGATCCCCACGATTGAGCCGAGCATCAAGCAGATCGTTCCTGAGGAATTCCTCAGCAAGGATACCGTGATCACGCACTCACCGGCAGTGCGCGGTAACCAATATTGCTTGGGTGTGAACGGCAATGTGATCTACGGATCGTTCCCCGAGACTATCGAGGACGCCTTCGTGATCTCCGAGAGCTTTGCTCGCAAGCTCCAGACCCAGCAGGTGACCCAGAAGGTCATCAACTGCCGGATGGATCGCAGGCCGCTCAACCTTAACGGCAACGAGCACGCTGACTTGTTCTTGCCTGATATTGGTGGAACAGTTCGGGAAGACGGTGCGCTCTGTGCGTTCCGTCCGGTTCACTATACCACAGTGTTGGCGGACACTGACCCCAGGGCCATTCGTGAGCCCCTGCCCCTACAGGACGAGATCATTTACGTAGAGGCCGGAGCCAAGATCTTGGACCTGACCTTTAATCGTAACTACACCAAGACCAATGGTTGCTACGATCAGGCCAAGCGCTACATCGGAAACAATCTGAAGTGTTGGGAAGACATCTACAACACGTACATGTCGGTGCGTGACAAGTATAAGCTCACGCCTAAGATGTCAACGCTGGTGCGCACGTCTCTTTACCGCATGATTGCACAAGGCAGTGATCACCCGGTCATCTCTCAGTACTTCAAGAAGGCGGCACGCAACTTCGAGGTCGAGGGTGGTAGTGGTCAGCCGATCGACTTCATGCAGGCAATCGTGACCTACACGGTGCCGCGTCTGGTGAGTAAGGGAAGTAAGCTCACCGATCAGTCTGGTGCAAAGGGCGTCGTCGGCGTCGTCTATCCAGATGAGTGCATGCCCGTCGACGAGTTCGGTATTCGTGCCGACATGATGATCGACATGAACTCGCCTGTTGGTCGTAACAATCCAGGTCAGCTCTATGAGACGGGCTTCAACCGGATCGGTGAGTTCGTCCGGCGTGCAGTCCAGGCCAAGCGGGAAGAAGTCGGGGTGGATGCAGCATTCACCACACTGACGGACTGGTTCAATGACGTGAACCCCAATTACGCTCGCCTGGTGCGCGGCAAGTTCACCACCCAGCTGGACAAGCAGGGCCTAGTCGATGATGCAATCAAGACTGGACCCAAGGTCCACGTCCCTCCCTTCCTCGATAAGCTCACGCCCAGTGACGATGACTTCTGGAATGCGCTCACCAACATGCGCTTGTGGGCAGAGAAGTGGGGGGTGCGTCCCTCGCCTGTGACCTACAGTTCGCTGCAGGCAGATGGAACCTATAAGCAGTTCAAGACCCAGGCCTTGTTCTCGATTGGTTCCAAGTACATCTTCCAGTTGCACAAGATCCCGGAACAGTTCGCACCTGGACCAGCATCGGTTAACCACATCGGTGTGCCGACCAAGGCTACCTTCTCGGGCAAGGACTATCCGGTGTCGGTCAATCCTTATCGCTACGGTGAGGACGAGCTGCGCGTCATGAGCATGGACTCGGACATTCGCGAGGTTACTCGGTTCCAGAACCTTCTGGCCAATTCCCCTCTGGGTGTGGAGACAACGATCAGGACTATCCTCCTGACCGAGCAGCCCACTCGCGTGAAGCGCATTCCGATCAGTAACGGTAAGCTGGCGGAGACTAGTGCGATTCTGAACCTCTTCCACAATACCTCAGCAACGCTGGGTGTGGAGACCAGGGGCACGCGCGATGACACGCTCACGAACAACCTCTTCCAGTTGCTGGCTGAGTCGAAAGAGCTGACCGATGCAATCTGGAAGACCGACATCGTCTCGATCAAGGATCCCGATGCTCCTGACTTGAAGGGTGGCGTTACCAAGCGCTCGACCCAGAAGAAGGAGAAGATCCAGCGCATGCTCGAGGAGATGGAGAACGACACTGACGATGAAGCCTTGGATCTCGAGCTTGAGACCTTGGATGAGATCGAGAGTCAGGTCGACTAACACGGTGCTAGTACGTTCACGAGGGGGAGAGAATAGGCTTTCCCCCTCATTGTGTAAGAATACATAAAGGAGGATCCTACCCATGTCAGAACTGTACGATCCACAAAGAGCTCGCACCGAAGATTGGCGTACGTATTTCATAGAACGAGCAAACGATCTTTTCACTCTCGAATGTGTCGATGGTAACGTAGAACTCTACGGCTCCGACATGCTGCTGAACATTCTTCTCACCATGCCGCTTACCAACCGTATGCGTCCCATCAGTCGTAAACACCTACACGTCGATGAGATCTACGGTGCCGCCTCGCATGCTCGTGTCTTGACCGTCATCAGTCAGACGCTGGAGGATATGGGCTACACCCGAGAGGAACTGGGTCATGACATGATCCAGACGGTGATGAATGCACACAATATGTGCTACACGCATCTGGGTGACCACGTCCAGACCATGGACATCTTCGGCATCGCGGAGACCTTGAGTCATCCTGAAGCCAGGGCGGTCTGTACGATCGACTACGGCGACATCGATGATGGTAACATCAACCGGATGGAGGACATCTTCAAGACGCAGGCAGCCAAGGTCATCGAGACCCTGAAGAGCACGCGTCTTCCGGTCAATGTCTTCCGGGCACCTCTGTTGTGCGGTGCACTAAAGGAGGGCCAGTTCGTTCAGTTCGTGATGTCGGCGGGGCCGCGCACGGATACCGATGACCATCTCTTCCGCCGACCCGTCCGTGGTGGCTTCTTGTCGGGCATGACCGACATCGTCGACATGGCACTGGAGAGCCGCTCGGCCTCGAAGGCGACGCACTACAATAAGTCGCAGATGGCGCTGACCCAGTATAACAACCGCAAGATCCACATCCAGAGCAGTGCCAGCTGGCGCCTGTATCCGGGTGATTGTGGCTCCACTGGTTACATGACCTACACACCTAACCACCGTACGGTGGAGCGGTACCTGGGTAAGTTCTACTTTGGTCTAAACGGTGAACTCATCGAGCTGACGCGTGAGCGTTTCGCTGAGGTAATCGGCAAGACCTTGAAGATGCGCGATGTTCCCATGTGTCTGTGGACCGATGGGTATTGCGAGACTTGTGGTGGTACGATTACCAAGTCGTTCTCCAAGAACGGCAACGTCGGCTTCCTGGCAAACGTCAACACTGGTGCTCCTGTTGCACAGCAGGTGCTCTCGACCAAGCATCTGACGACGACCAATGCAGCCGAGTACAATATCCCTGACGAGCTGCAGAACCTCCTGCACTCGGTGACCAATGACATCTACCTGGTGCCTGCGGTTAGAAAGACGATCGGGACACTCGCCTTCGGCTTCCAGCCAGGTGATATCTCGAGGATCAACGACCTCAAGTATATCGTCGACGAGGGTGAGCTCCACGGAGCATATTTCTCCGAGATCAAGTACATGTCGGTGGGTCACTTGAAACCCGATGGGACGATCACCAGGGTAACGGCCAGGACCGCGATGAAGGGGGATTCCAACAACTATCCCCATCTCTCCTCGGAGATCTTGAATCTTCTGAAGAACAGTCGCAAAGACATCATCAAGCAGGATGGTCTCGACTGGTTGGTCTTGCGCAACATCGACCCCAATCTGCCGGTCATGCAGTGCACGGTGGTGAACAACAGCATTCGCCGGTTCGTGAAGAACTTCACGGATCTCATCACCAAGAAGGTGGAGACTTACAAGTCCCTCAACCACTTCATGGCGCAGCTCAGCCGCCTGGTCTGGGAAGAGGGCAAGGTTCCAACCCACGTCACCCACATGTCATGCCTGGTGCGCTCATGCTTGATCACCAGTCGCAATGACTTCCACGTTCCCGTCGTGACCGATCCTGACAATGTCATGTTCGGCTCCCTTAACCGCATCATTCCGATGCGCTCCATTGGTGCGCTTCTCGCTTATCAGAATATCGATCAGGCGACGAACAACCCAGCAACGTATATGATTCCAAAGTTGCACGGAATCATGGACGAATTTATGGGGTATCACGATATCATCAGTCGTGACGATGTGTGGCCCGTGGTGACAGGTTCACCGGTCCAGATGGAACCCATCGATTAAGTGGTTAAACTAGCACCTGCTGTTTTTCTTACCACTGACTAACCAGAAAGGTGATGAGGATCATGGCAACAGTGGCAATTACGCTGACGACCTTAGGGTTCAGCGTTAAGGTGAATAAGCGTGGGGAGCTCTTAGATGCTCCCCACATCTACATCAGTAACTACGTTCAGCGTTTCAAGAACATTCAATACGACCAGCAGCTCGGGTACCGGGTCGTGGTAGGAGAGTATTTCTACTTCGACATCGATCACGAGACCTGCTACTTCCCGCGCTATGACTTGGAGGGTTTCCAGGACTTCCTGAAGGCCAATCACGTCACGTGGACCAACAAGGTCAGGCCTGCGGAGAAAGGCAAGGACGTCGAGTTCTTGATGCTTCCCCACATCGACTATAAGAACGATGCACAGCGTGGTTGCGTGGAGTTCTTGACGAAGGAGGAAGGCGGGTCACAGCGAGCAGTGGCGCTCCAGACAGGTAAGGGTAAAACCGTTGCCTATATCTGGTCTCTACAAAAGCTAGGTGTTCGCTCACTCACGACCATGACCTCACGGCTTGATCAGTGGGTGCGCGAGTTCGGTGCCTATACCACTGTTGATCCCGACGACATCTATATCGTGGCAGGCGTTGCCTCGCTCACGAAGTTGTTCACGCAGATTGACAAGACGATCTTTCCCAAGGTCATCCTAGCCTCGGCTAAGACCATTCGCAATTACATCGAATATGGTCCCACCTATCAACATCTCCCGCATCCGTCGTTGATGTGTGAGCAGCTGGGGATCGGTATCGTTGGTACCGATGAGTACCACGAGCATTTCTACACGAACTTCCTGATCGGGATCATGCTCAATCCCGCTCTCTTCATTCCTATCACCGCCACCTTCTTGGCGAGTGATCCTTTCGTCAAGTCTGTATTTGATAAATTTGTACCCCGAGAGGTTCAGTTCTATGGGGGAGACTACGAGAAGTACGTGGCTGTGACCGCGTATCAATATCGTAGTCCATTTATCCAGACCTTCGCTTATCAGAGTCCTAGAGGCTATAGCCAACAGATCTTCGAGAAGTGGCTACTGAACCGTGGTCGTAAGATACTGGATAATCTAGTACAAGACGCCTTCATCCCCATCATCCGCGAACATTACATCAACATCGCCCAACCAGGCGAGAAGTTCTTGTTCTTGTGTTCCTCCACCAAATTGTGTGACCATCTGGTGAACATCTTTGCCAGACAGTTTCCCGATAAGAAGGTGATTGCATTCTACTCAGGTGTTCCTGAGTCGGTGCTAAAGGAATATGACATGATCTTGTCCACTCCAGGTAGTAGTGGAACAGGTCGTGACATCAAGGGCCTAAGGACGTGTTTCGTGTTCGAGAGTGTTGACTCTGAGACACGCAACCTTCAGTTCATTGGGCGTCTTCGCGGTCCTCCCCAAATGCTCAACACACCGGAGTATTGCTACGTGTCGTTCATGTCCATCCCAGCGCACGCCCGCGTGCATCAGAAGCGCGCGCTTTTGCTGGGGTCTCGTGCAAAGACATTCAAGCATCGCACCATCTGACATCTTAACTCATACGAGAGGAGAAAGATTCAGCGTAGCTACACTTAGGAGCAGCTTATGAATACGGATCACGCTCTTCACGAGCCACCCGATGCATCGTTCGAGGCACCAGGTCGCGAGATCGTAGAAATCACCCCACCCGCTCATGTTAGCCAGGCCGTCGTGCGCACCGTGCACTCCGAACTAGCAATCAATGAAGCCCTTCCGGGCCTGAAGCTCCACGAGCCGACGGCCCTCTTACTCGACATCAACAATCTATACCGTCGGTCGCGCGACAACAACTTTCGTATCGACTATCTTCGCCTCATCAACATCCTAAGAGCCAGGTGTGATCTTCGCTACGCTGCCGCCTTCAGTGCAGTGGACCGTGATGATCCAGAAGCACTCGACTGGCTCAAGTACATGAACGATGTAGGGTACGACATCATCAACCGTGACCTGATCAACTACACCGGTGATGACGGTCGACAGGTCATGAAGGGTAACATGGATATCGAGATCGCAATCTCGGCCATGAAACTCTCACATGGATTCACGCACGTGATTATCGGTACCTGCGACGGGGACTTCGTGCCGCTCGTTCACGAGCTTCAGGAGGATCCTATTCGACGGGTATCGGTACTGGGGATTAGTGGTGAGAATTGGAAGGGGATGAGCAAGTCACTTGCTCGTGCTGCTGACAATTTCTACGATCTGTCTAAACTCGTCGATGAAATCCACTACCGAGGAGGTAGGAATGGCTGACGTTATTGAAGTACTCGATGTCATAGAGCGAAACGACTGCGCCAGCAAGAAATCCTTCTACGTCACCACCAGAGCCAGTGATGAGACCATCAACTCTCTTTACAGGATCAGTCCGGCGTGGATGCCTCCGGAGACCAAACTAGCACTCGCTACGGTATCACCCATGGACAAGGTTGTTGTCCACCGAGGGATATTGGCAGAAAATTTACTCCATAATGGTGGTTTTGTTGTCTTCGACGGCGACTTCGATCAGAACCTGTCCGACACACATAACCGTGACGCTGTTTGTCGCTGCGGAACACCGTTGGTGTCGGACGGGTTCGATATCCACTGCCCGAATCTAAACTGCCCCATGACACTGGCTGCACGACTGGACCGGTTGGGTAACACAGAGTTCTTCGACTTCGAATCAGTCACCAGTAGTGGTGAGTTGATTGAGATCGGCTTTGGTCCCGACGAGCAAACCAGTTATGCCCAACCTTTCATGTGCGTGACTCAGGGCTTGTTCTGGGGTGTACCAGGTGGCTCGGTAGAAGAGCTTCTCTTGCGGCGCGGCATGGACCTACCCAATATTGCGACCTTCCTAGTGGAGCCGCTCTTTGCTCAGTTCTTGGATAGTCTCCCTTCCAACAACTACATGGTCCAAATGGGGATCGCAGGGGCACAGCGTTTCTACGCGTGGATGACAGAGACCATTAATCGGCGGGACTATTACTCGATCTCGCAGAACAGACTTATTCAGGCCTTCCTTTGGTCGATTGGTATTGAAGCACTCAAGCCGATCTTCTTTGACCGATTGATGGCCGCAGAGATGGACATGGCACTTAACGATCCGGCGGTATCGTTCGCTGCTATACTAACCAATCAGCGCACCCTTATTGGTTTGGACTTCCATCCAGTAGAGGCCGCTGCCATTGTTCGTGAAGTTCACCATCGGCGGTACGAGATTCACGACATCTTCTATCACTACGCTTTGAACAAAGCAGACGTCACACGATCTTTTTCACAACTGATGTAAGAGGGAGGCGATTGCCTCCCTCTTACACTACTGTTTCTTTTTTGTCGCTAAACGACCTTTGGTTTCTTCTTCAAGATCCCTCGGGTATTTACCGTGTAGTTGGTCGGGGTTAGGAGAAACTCCTTGACCTTGATACCAGCTCGCACGACGTCTGAGTCTACGAAAGCCCATAGTGGGTTACCGCCCCAGCGCTTATCGAACTCGGCCCTGGTCCCACACTCAAAGCCGGTAACGTTTCTGGTGTCAACAGCATCGATGCGGACAAAGAACATGGTGCGTTTACACCTTTGCTCGAATGTAGCGTACGATGTCGATGATCGTGCCGGGGGTATCCGTCGTGTTGAGCGACACGGTGATGGCACCGCTGGAGTCCTGGGCCACGGTTGCACTCATCGTCATGCGCTTACCGTTCGTGTCAGTAAAGCTAACCTTACCAAAACGAGTACCGTTGTTCAAGAGCGCCAGGGGAATGTCGATGTCGTAGATCGAAGTAGCATCAGGTGATGCCATCGTCACCAGGATCGAGCTCAGGAGCGTCTGGGGAACGTAGGTCGGCAGAACGATGTTGAACAGGTTCTTGGTGGAGTTACCCGCCGTCGTTGGCTTCTCTGCATTGGCACCGTAATTAAGCTGCGAGAGCTGAACCGTGGAGCCTGAGTACATCAGGTAGCCCTGACGGTAGTTCGGGATATGCACGAAGCGCTGCGAGGACGATGAGACGTCCGACCAGACCGCCAGGCCATCGGGAAGAACGAAGCCGCTGTCCTTGGGCGTATTGACCGCAGGGGTTGGGTTAGCCGGAACAGCACCTGTCTTATCGAGGAGCCAGCATGACTCAACGGTGGACATATCCTCAACGATCATCTGATCGCTATTGGCAAGAAGCGGGATACCGACCTGGAGTACTGCCCCTGACAGACCATCGGAGATCTTGTTGTTGACAACGCGCAGCATCGGGTACACCGGCGCTGAGACATCGATGTCAGCAAAGAGTGAGTAGAGCGGATTGAAGACCAGGTTAGAGCTGGTGATCGTCACCGGGTTGCGGGTCTGGTTGAAGTTCACATCAACCGTGAACGACAGCGCGACCTTGGCACCGGGGAAGAACACGCGGCCCTTGAACTGGTCGGTGAGAACAACGTCGGTTGAGCCCTGAACCTTGAACAGGCTGGCAATGGAATACCAGTGGAACTTGGCATCGGGGGCAGCAATAGGACGCCGTACGACCTGATGCGCGGTGGCATCACCGTAGCTCGGCGGACCTGAGAGTAGATTGCGCATTTCGGTCTCCAGAATCTGTGTGCGAGCGTGCAACGCGCGGAATGCAGCGGTCTCGGAAATGGTGTCGGCGGTAACGAAGATCTGCTCGTTGAGGAACGTCTTCAGGCTGATCGCGAGCTCGTAAAGAGAGCTGATATCATCCTGCTGAACCTCACCACCCACGGCGTGGTAATCGAAGAAGAGATCACCAGTGATGGGAGTGCGAATCAGGAGGTACTGGTAGATACCATCCTTGCTCGTGGTCTGCTTGGTGAGCGGGGATACCATGACCGGCAGATAGTCGGTGGTCTTACTAAGAAGCGTCCCGTCTGCCTTCTTGACGACCAAACCACTAGCGAAGAATGCACCCTGGGTCAGGCGGACGATCTTACCACCGGCAACGGTGTTAATGGTGATCTTCTCACCAGTGATCTCGTTGTCGCTGAACTCCTTGTTGATATCAAAAGCAAGAAGCGCAGGCGCAGTATCGGTCGGGGTGACGGGTGAGCGAACCTTGGCGACCTGCTGGCGCACATCAGCCAAACCTGAGATCAGGCTACGAATGAGACCAGGGGTTACCTCAAGCGGTGCACCATCATCGAAGAAGCGCCCTGGAACCGTGTCGTAGAACTGCTGCACGTTGACGGCAACCTGCTTACCCACGATGGTGGGTGAGATAAAGGTTACCGAGCGCGCGAGCACTTCCTTGAAATCATTGTTCTCGAGGAACGCCTTGGACATGGCGGTCTGGTCGATGTCGCTGGGCTCGATGCGCCAGTGAACGTCCTTCTGAAGAACAGCGTAGGAACCATCGGTCAGAACGATGCGGATCGAGGAGACGAAAACAGGGGAGTTCTCAAACCGAAGCTTGATGTTGTTCTCGTAGATGTAGAAAGGAAGATTGACTTGAGCGTATTGGGGATTCTTGCCCGTCAAGTCGGGTAGACTATAGGTTGTCGACATGAAGTAATCCTTGTGTTATCCGCGCCGCGCCTTAACCGCCTGCCTGGGTGATAATGCGCTTCTCGTAGAGGGCCAGTTTGGTTTGCAGGAGCACGATGTCCCGGTTTGCCTCAGCGAGCTGAACACTCAGCGGCTTGAGCTTGCGGATGTTCGCTTCCCTGACCAGCTTTAGCTGCTCATAGTCGGCATCGGTCAGATAGACCTTGTTGTCCGGATTGGTTACGATGTTGAGCGGGTCTGTGACACCCAAGGACGCCTGAACGATATCCTTGATCTGGTCAAGGAGCGGAAAGATTGCCTGGGTATTCTGGTGAACGCCCAAGTTAATCACCGCGATGAGCGGGAAGTATTCCTGAATGGTGGGATCAGGAACATTCAGAAACGCCGACTCAGGAACCTGATAGACAACGCTGGAATCTTTTACTGACTCCAGCATCACCACCTTGTCGCTCGTGTAGCTGGGGAAGTCTGCGTTGAAATCATTGGTGTTCAACCCGGCTGGGTTGTACAGATTAGCAACAAAGTCTACCCCAGCCGCAACCGCGTCCCGGAACGTCGTCTCGGCTCGAATACGGTAAACACCGTTTAGTGTATCGAACTTTGCCTTGAATGTGAAAAGAGCCGTACTACCGACGTCTGGGATCATTGCTCACTCTCCAAGATGGTCTCGTAAGACGACCTGGTAATCACGCACACCTCGTAGGTGCCAGCCGTGAAGCTGTAGAAGCTCAAGAGCCCCTCGGTGTTGGGACCATAGACGGACGACGTTGACCCCTCTGTGGCGATCGCCAGAACCTGATTGAGCTCGCGCACGAAAGCCTTGGTGTTGTCCTGCATGTAGGCAAACTCAGCATCACTGACCGAGTAGCTCTGGTAGTCAGGAATGATCTCACTCAAGCGCTTGATGTCCACCACGCCCGAGAGATCAGGCACCACTGCAGCCGACATCCGGTTGTAATAGGCCGTGATCACGTCCATGAACTCGGTGATGTCAGCGTAGCCTACCGTGGAGAGGATCTTATCGGCAGTCTTGGCAACGTCATCGAAGCGAAGCACGTTGGGGAAGATCTGCTGATCAGGCTTCGAGAACGTCTTGTCCCAGAGTGGTACCACGTAGAAACGACCAGAGACGAACACGCCTGGGATACGCTTCTTCCACCCTGCCTCATCACTTACCCCACTATCGAGGAGTCGTTGCTTGATGGCGGTACGAATCTCAAAGAGGGTAGGAACACGACCCTTGTAGAGAATGTTAAAGGGAACGCCCAGTGTGTTGTTGGTGTCAGCGAGAACAGCACGGAACTCGAACATACCAGAGACAGAAGTGTTCTTCAGTCGGGCCTGGATGTTGTTGTAGCTGAGCTGCGCTGTGAGGGATGCCGTTGTGAAGATGTTGTCCGTTGCCGTCCGCAGTGACTCACCAAAGAGCTTGTCGTAGGGAAGCGGCGGAATGACCTCGGCGATAATCGACTGGCTGTAGCTTGTGAGGAATGCCTCAATACCAGCGTAGAGCTTCAGCTGATAGGTCTTGGTGGTGGCCCCTGAGGGAACAGTGATGTCAAAGGCTGCGTAGGAGGGAACCGACACAGACTTTACAGGAGCGCCGTCCACGTAGACCGAGTCAGACACGATCCGCGAGGACACGCTGAAGGTACCAGGGACGTAGATGTCCTTGGTGGCAGCGTTGGTCGTCAGGAACGTCTCGACGGTTGCGTGCGACTCGCTGGGAAGGTAGTTAAAGAGGAGCTTGTCGGTGATTGCAAAGAGCTTGCTGATCGTGGCGACCGGAAGGGTTGCCATCGTACCCATGAACGAGGAGAAGACTTCCTCATCGACGACGATGCGTGAGCTCGTCTGGGCAGCCCAGTTGACCAAGCGCTCAGAGGCTGGGCGCTTATCAACCACAGCGGCAGGTGCGCCGAAATAGGAGAGTGCATTGGAGGAGAGCTCGGCGACATTGGCCGTACCACCTGGAAACAGGTCGCTAACATTCTTGGTCTGATCCGTGAATGCCAGATCTGTAACAAAGCCCTCAATGGTCGCGTTGGTTGCACCACTGGCCATGACAGGATAATCCTTTTCTAAGATAAGTTCGGCTATTGCCTATGGGGTCAATAATATCGCCACTCTTTCGTGCTAGTATATGAGATCGATCGCCTATAAAGGGAGGCAGCACATGGTTATCAATGGGAAAAAGCTACTGGAACTTGCTCCCATCAAGGACATGCTAGCAGAAAAGGTTCGCCGTCACGGCGTATCTCATGGTCTAGCAGAAGTGGGTTATGATCTTCGCTTGCGCCAAGACGTCAGGTTCACCACCAAACGCTGGTTCTTTGGTCTTCTCACCAAGCGCGTCGTGGTCGTCGACGGGGTCGAGAAGCCCGGTCGTTTCACGCTTGCCTCAGCAGTGGATGTGTTTCAGATCCCTATTAATCTGATGGGGATCGTTCACGACAAGAGCACGTGGGCACGGTATGGTTTGTCTGTTTTCAACACAGTACTCGAGCCTGGTTGGCGAGGTGGTCTGACCCTCGAGCTCGTCTTTCATGGTGAGGGTGAACTCCACCTTCCGGCCGGATGCGGCATTGCTCAGGCCGTCTTTCACGAGGTCACCGAACCCGCCCAGTACGAAGGCAAGTATCAAGATCAAAGCACTGAGCCTGTTGAACCACGACGCGTCTAGGATCAAGTCTAATAGGGAGAGCCATCTGGCTCTCCCTATTAGTAATCAATCGATCTTCATACGGTATCGCTCACTAACAGCACGCGCTGCTGGAACGAATGATTCCCAGAGGTGGTCTGTCTTGATGTGCTTGCCACCATTCTTGGTTGCCATGTACTTGGCCAGCTTGATAATGCCTGCATCATTGGTTGCTTCGGTGAGAAGAGCAATATACTTCAATTGTGGAAAATACGTACGAACAACCCAGGTACCAAAGATCACGACGGCTGAGATAATCACCGGTAGTAGATGATTGACGATATCTACCACGAATGTCGCGTTCGCTAGAATGTCCTTCATAATCAACACAGCTCCTTGCTGGTTAAAGGGTGGTCATATCATCAAGGTTAACAATATAACCCTGGGCGCCATTATGTATGACTATTGGAGACTCACCATGACCAGTGACCACCCCATCAGAATCGGGACTCACGATGGTTCCTTTCACGCCGATGAAGTATTGGCGATCGCTATTCTCTCTACCATTCACCCCAACCATCATGTTGTTCGCACTAGAGACCCGGACACACTAAGTTGGATGGACATCGTTGTTGATGTGGGTGGTATCTACGACCACGGCCATAAGCGCTATGATCACCACATGGCCCATCCTCCCAGAGGACGAGACAATCACATCTATTCCAGTGCTGGTCTAGTGTGGCGGCATTACGCGCAAGTCTACCTAGACAAGATTGGACTACCCAGGCGCTACGAGTTCGGGGGTACGACGATTGATCTCTTCTCTGCGGTAGAGCGGCATATCCGCAGCCAGTGGATAGAGCCCATTGATCGCAGCGACAACGGGGTCAGCCATGAACTCACCCCGATCAGCGTGGTAGTACAAGCCATGCGTCCGACCGACCCTGTGAAATCTAGAGCGACCTACGATGCTGCGTTCTTAGAAACAGTATCCATGGTGTCCCTGCTCTTCGAGCGCTCTTGCTTTCACGCAGCTGACCACACCATCGCGCAGACCAAGCACATGGTCACAGAGAAGCGCCTCCTTAATGACGGCAAGATCGTGGTGTCCGATCACATCATTCCGAGCTATCGCCATTACTCATCCACTGATGCTCACTTTGCTATTCATCCCTCTCTCAGGGCAGAAGGGCTGGAGCATAACTACATCATCAGGCCGATTCCTCGGGAGGGTCAGCGTAGTGCCAAGACACCGGTACCTTTATCTCTCTTAGGCGCTAGACGAGAGATGATCGAGGATCTCACTCGGATCGAGGGTGTCTCCTACGTTCATCACAATGGGTTCTTGGTGTTGGCAGATTCAGAAGAGGCGGCAATTAAGTTTGCGTGCTTCTGCCTTCAGTTCTCATGACGCTACAAACCCTATATTACTCAGTTGAGTAAACCCTACTCATTTGGAGATTTTACCATGGTCAAGAATGATGGATCCAAAACCAAGGAAGTGATGAAGGAAATTTGCGACCGGACAATGGCTAACATGGACGACATGGGCCACAGCATCGCGGAAGATCATCAGAAGAAGTTCCTGAAGAGTTTGTCCAACGCCGTTCGTCAAATTGACTATGTGCTCAAGTACGCGGTTGGTCTTAGTGAGGTCGATCATACCAATTTGAAGATTACAAGGACCTACTTGTACTTCATTAACAATCTGTTCATGACCAATTACGTCCAACATGACCAGTTGGTCAGCGAAATGCGTCCCGACCTGGTTAGCTACGTTGATCGGCTTGGTATGTATCTAGACAATGCCTGTGCTTGGAATGATAAGCGAGCAGTACCAGTTGACCTCACCAATCTGAATACCATCATCGTCAGTTCCGACAATTTCATTCGCGTATTCTACAATCCACCACGTCCCTCGTCTTTCCGTCAAGTACTTCACCGAATGATGGAGAAGATGTGGTTGATGGTTCGTGGTGTGAAGGGGTAAGATCATGTCCTACCCTTCGCTCGCGGTGATTGGAACGGCTGGACGAAAGGAGGACAAACAGTATCTCACGCTAAAGCACTACAACCGCATGGTCCAAGCCACCATGCGACTCCTTGACCATTTGAACGTGGACCTAGGTGAGCTGAAACTCTACTCAGGAGGTGCGGCTTGGGCTGATCACGTGGTCGTGACATTAATCCTTCTTCGGTACGTGAAGGCGGAGAATGTTACCTTGTTCCTTCCCACTGAGGTGGGAGAGAATGGTTTCTTTGGACAAGACGATAAGTCAAGTAAGACGGCCAGTACTTGCAACTACTACCACCAGTATTTCTCCGACCAATTGTCGGCCAATACGGTGGATCAGATCCTAGAGGTTGGGAGCATGGGAGCTCTTCTGGATCCAGGTACTGGTAATTTCTTTCAGCGTAACAGTTCCGTTGCAAAAGCAGTGTCACCCGATGGGCTACTCCTAGCCTTTACCTTCGGTAACCCTAACTCTGATCAACGAGAGTGGAGTCTTAGGCCCTCACAGGGAAGTGTGAAGGCAGAGGCTGGGGGACTAAAGGATGGTGGCACTGCTGACACCTGGAACAAAGCCAGCTGCCTTAAGTGGCATGGTAAGATTGGGAAAACACCGTAACACAGAAGAGGATTGATCAATGACACTTCCTTTGGTAACCAAGAGCGGTTTCTGTCTTCTTTCCCCGCAGGCACTGATCGATTGTGTGACCATGATCGAGAAGGGATATCCTGGTTGGTGGTGGAGCCTTTCCCAACGGCGTGATCTCATCTTCGTGAACATGGGTCCTGGTCGCAACTGTCCCTTAAAGGCAGATGTCGCATGGGCGATGACCAGGGAAGGAGATACTGGTTCCAGTTACTCTCACGACGTGAAGCCTGGTGTTGTTGATGAGGCAGATCTCATTGAGAATATCGACACGTTCACGATCTCGTTCAATAGCGTTGATCGTCTGGAAGAGATACGGGCCAACGGAGGTCGGATCATTGAGACCTTACCGCTTGCCTATCGCAAGCAGTCAGAGGCTGATCTGACTATCCTCAAGCGGATCTATGAGAACTTCTTGGCAGATGTGAAAAGCGTCGAGGCGCGAGGTCACCAGATCGAGGAGATCTACATCGGCTCTTGTGATAGTTCCGCTGACTGTTCCATCCGTGGTAAGCGCGTGGATGACAGCGAGTTTGACATCAGCTTTGATCTGACCGGAGAAGGCACGATCGCAGAAGCGCTCAGCTGGGCAGCAGGTGAGCTCAAGAACGACGTTCTAACACCGAGGTAGTCATGCTAGCACATCCACCACAATTCGCCGAGTGGCAGTACCAAGCCATCAATGAGCTCATTGATAAGCTCAGGCAGGATGGAATGTTCGGTAAAATAAATAGCTTCTTTCACAGAGACAATTTCGGTCAGATGGTTGACATCTTCGATCCTAAAATTGTTAAGCAGGTCGAGAAGCGGAAACCTCCTATTCAGATAGAGGGAGAAAAGTCATGGTCACATTCGGCCAAGCTCCTATCCTCGAGTGCTCTTCTAAGGGCGACAAAAGGTTCAGTGCCTTCTTTGCCCGAATTAGGTTTCGTCAGAACAAGTCAATAGAAGAGCTATACCAGGCACGCAAGCTGTTCGAGGGTAATGTCTCTGGTCTCTCCATCCAGGAGGCCAAAGGCAAGAAACCCATCAACATCGAAGACTGCCGTCGTTTCTACTCGATGCTCTGGGATGATTACTTTAATGAAAATCCACAGCTCTTATCCGTTATCGCCGGGTACGGTGGTTTCTCTGATATCTTTGGGAAATCAGGTCACGCCTGTCAGGCTGAGGAAGTTTATCGGATTGCGCGCGAACGCATCCCAGGCTACGGAGGTTAGTGATGGAAGACCCATTCAATCCGGGTGAGAAGGTCGTCTGCATCAGTGATCGTTGTACTTGTTGTGGTCGAAAGATACCTGTACCTTATAACCCGACTGTAGGTGACGTCTATGAAGTCTGGGAGGTCGGCTTCTACTACGACGAGAAGAACAACCGCGTATTATCCTTCATCACCAAGGGTATGCAACGATCGGCGGCATGGCCTCAATGTAACTTCAAGCGGATTCCTCCTCAAGTAGTGGAGAGAGACAAGAAGGTTAGCGAGCCAGTAACATGAACGATCTTATCAATGAGTTCGTCAAGGGACTTCATTCTTCCTCCAAAGTTGTAGGCTACGGTACTGTTACTGTTCTCGGTAACACTGTGGACGCTGTTGTTGTGCGTAATCTCTACGGGCAATTGATTGCTTGGGGAGGATTCAGCGTTGAGCGAGGTAAGTTCAAAGGCAAGCTCGCCAATAACGCTAACACAGAAGGTGCTGACTTCCGGTGGGCAATGGATCCGCGCGATAGTCCGACACTTCGTCGATTGAATCGTCAATGGCTGGATAACCTACAATATCCCAATATGTCCCACGAACTTCATTAGGAGATGATCGTGTCGAAACCACCTGAACTCAATGAAGATGGACTTCTCGATGGTCATCCCTCGCTGTATCAAGGAGGTGATCCCAATGCAACCGCCGTCTCCTTTATTCAGAAGGCGGTCGCCGAATTGCCTAAACCAATGCGCGGTCACACAGCCCCATTGGTTTACTACGATGATCACGAGTACAGTGTCGATTACTCATCATCGCCAGACGTCACCTGTTTAACCACTGTCTTTCCGGATGGAAGTCAACTCCACACCGTGACCAACGATCCAGTAGGGATGTTACCGGGAACTCTGGAAGATAAGTTTCTGTCTACTCCACGAATATTCGTGGAATGGTCGAAGCTTCTCGACAGAGACCAACTCAAAAAGATAATGGCGCAAACTCTTGGTCTATGTGAGGCCATCGTGAGAACGGAGAGCAACTACCGTCATTGTTCGATGAAGGTGAACTACGGACGAATTCCTAGCAAACGAGCGGGACGCAAAGGAACGAGACGTGATTGGAAGCGTAAGCACGCTCCCAGAACCATTAGCTTAGAATGGACACCTCCTTTTCCGCCGCGCTTTATCAATCACACGGTTACTATCTCAAGGAAAGGATTAGATCATGGAATGGGTTGATCCAACACTGGGGTACCCCGACCCCACTTTGGTCGAAGGAGTCGAGAAGATTCCCAAGGGCGGACACTATGTCGCGATCAGGGGAGACTGGACGCACAAGACGATCAAGGATGGTACGGCAATCCACACCACTCACCTCGAGCGTGTCGATGATCAGTCATGGGAACTCTTCATCGCTCAGTTGCGCAAAGGTGATCTGGTATGGGGACAGTTCGTAGAGGGTCTTGGTCTCATGCACGTGATGACCACCGTTCCCCAGGTTCGAGAGCTCACGCAAGCAGAACGTGACCGACTGAGCACTGTTGTTGTTGGAATGTACGGGTCGCACTCGGGCAAGCTGAGCTACTCGTTCAATCTTCACGGTATTCAAGAACAGACCACAGAGCAGTTCGCTACTGCTTAGTAGAAAAGGGCTAAGACTATGGCAGATGTTGCAGACAAAGTTCGTGAGCTTATTAGTAAGCACGTCGTTCATGAAGAGAAGGTCGTCAACGACAACTCACACCTGATCGATGATCTGGGAGCCGACAGTCTCGACATCGTTGAACTCGTGATGGCGATCGAGGAAGAGTTCGAGATCGAGATTCCTGACAAGGATGCTGATCAGATGAGCACCGTCAAGGATGTCGTCGAGTATGTGGCCGACAAGACCAAGGCCGGTGGGGTATAATACAACATCAAGAATGGATTACGCCATGAGTGCGATTTATAATCTAGGGTTCACTCCTCGCCCGATGAGTATGAAAACGTTACACCGTGTTGTTGCTCGTGAAGTTGCTCAACTAATGCAACTGGGGGGTAGCACTTCTGGTATACGCAATGATCTCGAACAGAGATTTGGTATACAGTTTCCGGTGAACGTGGTCACTCGATTACTCGATCAGAAAGACTCGGTCATCGGTGAACTTATCTTTGAAGTCAAGAAGCTTATTTGGCTCAAAAGAAAAGAATACGAACTTGTCCGTTAATGATCCGTCCACCTTCGAGCGCAATAAAACCATTGACGCCATCTGTGGATGTCACAAGCAACCGGGAATGACTCAATCAGATGCGCTGGTGCGCCGAGGGTTGATGAAGTTCACTGGTAATCAACACAATGAGAAATGGGAATGGGAACGAGAGAAGCTTAAAACTCTCCCTACCGAGGTCCTTGATCACTTGTACCGAAGCTTAGTCAATCAGTGAAGAGAGGAGGGTAATACCCTCCTCTCTAGCTTTAGGTTATTTTTTGTCCACTATCCTGTGACCAGCAGGATTATCATCATGGACGCACCCCACGACACTTTTACACATAACGGTAAGGTCTACGATCTATCCAAGGTAAGGCTTCTGGTTAGACCCAAGAAAGCTTTCCTTCTTCACACCAGTGAACTCATCTGGGTCTTAAAGCACGACGTTGCCGATGAGGAGCGCGTACGCATGGCCAAACTCCGCTACCCTCTCCTGGTTGCTCGCTACCGGGGTAAGTGGGCCGTCGTGGATGGTCTCCACCGTCTCACTCGGTACCACCGAAAAGGTATCACGGTCTTGCCGGTAAAACAAGTCACCGACGAGATGCTTCGCGCCACAGAAGTACATATGGGTAAGTGAGTAGAGGAGGCATTACGCCTCCTCTACTACTCACAATGTATCAAACGAGAAATCAAGTGCGTCGGAAAATGTAGAAAGTGTGTAAACTAACCAACCAGATAGAGCAGTGGTAATCAATAGCGCATTCAGTCCAAGAAGAGGGAGCCCTTGGATAGGTGCTACTCCTGGTAGGAACACGAAACGAACCAGGAGATCGATGTCGCACAGAAGCGTGATTGCTGATAGAACAATCAAGGCACTAGCAGCAACATTCACGCACAGTAGAATCAGGACGAACAGGAAGGCTGTGCCTATTGTTCTAGCTATCCTTATCAACCAAGACATAGCTCTCCCTCCCGATCTCATCGATGTAGCTCAAGACGATGTTGAGGACGAGGCGATCCTTATACTTCTCGAGTGCACTCAAGTCAGCGTACGGGATCATTGAGGGATGCGTCTTCTTGTCGCGGTCCTTGGTCTCACCGTAGGACCAACCGTCGGCCTTCTTACCATCCATCCAGATATCGTGGAGATCAGACGGGGTAAGGTCGGGATTCTTGAAAAGAGCCCGCACGGTCAGCGTGGCTGATTGGTGGTTGTATCCGGGAGCTTCGTTCCAATGCTCCTGGCTGTTGTCGCCTTGCGACTCACAGAGGACCTTGTTGGCCTCGTGGATCATGACCGCGAAGACTTTAAGCTTCTCTGGTCCGACTTGAATCTTCTCACCCATCGCCGGGTAACTCCTTAGTTAGAAGGGTGGGCGGTACCGGGATGGTAAGCATCATAGTGCTGACCTAAGAGCTTAGGCTGCACCAGTGTTCCGCATTTAGGACAAGGTTTACGAAGACGCGCATTCTGCTTTCGGTAGAATTCAGCGAACGCTAGTCGTTGCTGATGGCGTCTGTGGGATGGATTAGTGGGTTCACCATCTAACCCTACCACCAATGCCTTCTTGGCATCGCCGGTTCCTGCGCCGAACGAGAAACCACCATAGTCCTGAATGTCGAGAAACATACCGATAATCCTTGATGTATAAAAATAGATGCGTAGTCACATGATAGTAGAAAACAAATACTACCAGTTAGATTCTTTTTAACAACCCTGCTATAGACTATAGTCTGTGGAACATTCGTACCACAAACCAAACATCGGGTAAAGGAGCATCTCATGATCGAGCTTACCAGGAACAACGATCCTCGCAACAGCAAGACGCTGCGGCTGAACCAGCTGGACAAGGATGCGGGCGCGCATTGGGACGTGAACTTCACGACGAATAACCTGCCGACCGCCTTCGAGAACAGCAACGCCAACAATCAGCAGATCAAGCTGAGTGTGATCGAGGGATCTGACTTCGACCCGAGCACTACTCCCAACTCATTCCTTATTCCCCTCGTCCTGATCGGTATGAGCAACATCGACGGCAAGACCGTCTGCTTCTACCGCTCACGCCACGAGAGCGATGATGACACGCTCCTGCGCGCCAAGATCTCGGCCAGCATCACGCTGGAGGAAGGAATGGAGCGCGGTGCAACCGACCCGCATCTCTTGATGGTGTTCGACACAGTCAAGCAGAACAGCGGCGACAACGCCAGCGCCAACACGCACGAGTTCACCAGCGGCAAACCAACCGAACCCTACGTCATTCGCACCCAGGGCGAGTCGGCAATGGGCGGTGCTGAGATCCCCCTGGACCAGGTGGACCAGAGCCTGAAGCCGATGGACAAGGTCGTCATGCCAGCCTGAGCGTCACTGCTCTTTCCTTACGATGATGGAGGAGGGGAAACCCTCCTCCATCTCATAAAGCTTCTATCGCTATATTACCAGAATGATCAGGCAATCACGATCTGGTCGTATATAAATTGTTACTCTGTCAGCTAGTCTGATATAGAACAAACCGAGGGACATTAACCATGAAGTCGATCACGCTCAGCGCCGCTGGCATCACGTTTGACACATCGTTCAAGACCGTCGTCACCAAGGTGGTGAACCCCGATGAGAAGTCGTCCATCGTACTGGACGCGCTGCCCAACATCAAGATCTCGCTGGGTGAGCAGTCGGCCAAGTCGCTGGGTATCGAGAAGGATACGCAGGTCACCATCAAGCCGATCGACGGTGCCACCGATGGTACCTTCACCCTGGAGGTCGGTGAGAAGGCAGCGCCCAAGAAGGCAGCACCGCTGCGTTCTGCTGGCAACGGCTGCGCTCGTCCGCTCGAGATTTCCAACAACTTCTGATCCCTGTTTCTTAGAGTACCTCCTAGACGGCCTCCAAGGCCGTCTAGAGGGCTTTAGCCTATCTCAAGCTATATGGAGACCATCGATGTCAACCGTGGTCCTGACCCCCACGCACATGGCCTCAGACCATGCTGTCACTCACCTAGATTTTCCACACAAGTATGTCGTCGACATTGATCACCCGAAGATCTTCGTGGCCCCTCACCGATTCTTCATGATCGGTCTGTGTGGTGAGTTTCTCCCCGAGCGAGTTAATGAGAAAGAGACTTGGGATCTCGTCGCCACGATCTTCTCATTAGCTTTAGCTCACCACGTGAATAGTGGTTTCTCTAACGGAGGTATTCCACTAGACGACAAGAAGATACTCGATCACTATCTGAAGGTCTTCGACCGCGATGGACGATTGTTCATCGTTGACCGTTACTATCGATTCGTCGTTAAGTACGTTGGTCAGTATAAGCAACTCCAAGTCAGGATCGCCGGTGATTACGCTGGCATCGGTACTGGAGGAATGATCGCTGCCGGTCTCGCTATGCGTACGCCGAAGCTCAAGGACGTCTTCAGAGTCCTACACGAACTCGATCATTACAGTTCTAAGGAACACACGATTGTTCCCATCTCATCACTCTTACTGAATAAGGGTCTCTACGAGAAGATGAAAGTAGGGCGAGCAAAGGCACACAAGTCCGAGGAGACAGAGGAATGACCGGCTTTCGTATTTTCGGGGATTGTGAGTCTCTCGCTATCGTTAAGCCCGCTCCAAAACTCAGTCCCCTGAGTGTTGCCACCAACTACACCAAACCATCACTGGAGATATTCTTCTCCCATTACGGATTTGCCTACCCTCTCACCCCTAACACTGTTCCTTTTCACGTATTAGCCGATGATGAGTTTCCAGTTCACTCAGATGTTCTAAGGGCTAATCATCCACTAAGGCGCTACGTCCTGGTGGATCACCAAGGAAGAGTGTGGAAGGTAATCATTCAGCCTGATCAGAACAATGAACTCACGATCGGATATACTCCGGTATGTCTTCAATCTGGTTGGTGGATGACCGATGGGGGATCTGGCGATGAACCCAACGCCGACCGCGACATACTTCTCGGCTTCCTTTACACTGAACCTTCTCGAGCAGAGATCAATGCTTACTGGTCCAAACAGAACAAGGGTGAGGACTTACTCTGGTTTAGTCTTCTAGAGATCGTGGTCAAGCTCAACTCCCAATATCCCCAGAAACCAAAACCACCTAAGCTTACCAAAGACATGATGGTCGTGAAGGGCGCGGTGATGGCAGTGGTGGACAACGTCATTCGCGAGAAGATGGGTGGCGAGAGTGCCAAGCAAGAATACCCTCTCTTCACTTGAGAAATAAGGAAAGGATAAAACCATGAATTGGATTGATCGTCTACGCGGTGCTGGTAAAGAGATTGATTCGATAGCGCGTAATCAAGAACCCACCTCATCTACCGACTCAACCACTGAGGTGAAACCGGAACCCACTCCTCCTGAAGATTACTACACCACTCACCTTCGTAACCTTGTTCTCGAGAAAGAACATGAAGTACTCAAGCGGAGAGACACCCTTCTCCAAGAGCTTCACAACGACCATAAAGGTCAGGTAGAAGGTTTTCAGTTCATCGCGCAGCGGCTAGGCGACTGGTTGTCGGTGATGATTATCCGTGAATACAACGCTACCTACTATCGAGCAGATGGTCAGAAGTACAAGACTCGGTTCAGTACCGCAATTAGTCTTGCTCTGAACGGTGCCTTCAATGTCATTCCGGGTCGTCCCGTTGCTCTTCGAGGTGAGACTTATTACTCACTAAATATTGTTCGCGATGATGGTACGATGAACCTAGTCTTCGACGTTAGTGAGTACAGCAAGTACCGAAAAGGAGGTTTCGAGATCATTCCTCCACCAGAGGGAAGTCGGTACGAAGTTTATGCCAGCTCAATGGAGCAAGACTGTATAGGTCCCAGAGTCTTTAGTAACGTTGACGACGAATACACAGGTGGTCTGTGGATCAGGAAGGGTACCCGTACCAGAGTCTTGAACGGTATCGACATCGTCACCAAGAACACACCCGCCGCTGCGATCGATGATACGATTCACTTCGTGGGACAAGACATCAAGTTCTACGTACCTTACGGAACAGGTGAAGAGGTCAAGATGGTCATTCTTGCTGCCATAGCAGCTGGATACGAACATGCTTCTATACCTGGAAGTCCTCCTCCGTCCAAGGGACGATAACACTACGTAGTAGGGAGAGGTACTCGCCTCTCCCTACTGTTACCTGCTTTATTTTTTCTTGATGGCGATGCCGATCACCTTCTGCTTGGGAACGATCACTGCTGAGCGATCATGTTCCTCACACTTGGTGACAATCTGTAGATTGTCCCGGTTGAGCTTGTTAGCCTTGTCGAGTTGACCCGTCTGATCAGCCCCGAACTTCAGGAGGTTCTCACCATCACCAATCGTGGGGAGGGGAGCACCGGGTACAGCCTTCTTGTTGTCATCGGGCACCACTGTGCTACACGGCTTGGTGTAGTGGATCTCATAGCGACTAGTGACGCACGCACTGAGACTAAGGGAGGCGACCAGGAGAGCAGCGAGTGTTACTTTCGACATCTGGGTGTATCCTTGTAGGCGTCATACTTACAAAAAGAACTGAGCTTACGCTTGGTCATCACTGGCTGGACGACGTGAACTTCGCGCACCTTGGTTACCCTGACTATCTCAGGGGTAGACTTAGTAACTGGTGCATTCAGAAGCGTCTGCTTCACGGTAATCTGAGTGGGAGGCGATGACTTGGCTTGACTCAGTGTTGCGGCTTGTCGGAAAGGTCGATAGATAGCGGTGCGGATGTTATCCTTGAAGTACCAGATAGATCCACCTACTGATCCTAGAACGATAGCGATTACCCCGACAATGATTGCCTTGATGTGACGAGTGGAAAGGGTCATAGGAGGCCTTTTGGGTGTTGCTGCAAGGGATCATAAGAGAGTCGCCAATGAAGCCCTGATGGGCCTTTTTCAAAATGGTATTTATCAAGTCTCACCTATCGCTATATTACTCTTATGCCAAGAATGAAGCTTGGTATAAACTCGCTAAATCAGGAGCGAACAAATGACGATCGTTACTCAAGCTAGCTACATCGTTGAAGACCAAAACGGTACTCACATTAATGGTTTGTTTGATGTGATAGTGGATGTCCTCCACCAGGTCAAGAATAATGATGTTACTTATGTGCAGTTGAGTCGAGCAAAGGAACATGATGCCTCTAGTAACCACAAGTTTCTTTGTGAGATTCCTGTTTATCACCCTTTTGGTGTAGAGATTGACGAGTCCAATTGGGCGTCTTACTTGTACTTGAATCTCTACGTCCAAGAAGGTGGAATGAAGAAGCATTTCAAGAACGCCTACCGACACAACGTAGTCTCGATTAAATCACACCCCACAATTGGTCGATTCTACTTCGAGATTAATACTGGCTCTGAATCGATCGCGCTGATCATAGATCGACCAGCAAAAGCTCGAACGAAGTATCGCAATCACCCCAACGGACTTGTCGTGTCTCATCCCAGTGAGTACTCGACAACCAAGAACCAAATGATTGTTTACAACAATCGAGGAATATTGGTGACCAACATGAACGATGCCGTCGTGGATGATGGTGCTTACTTTGCCCACCGACGTGAACGTTTTACACCCAAGGAAGAAGTGCGATTCATTCTGGATGGAGTTGAAAGTTCCCTACTTGGCGGGCATTACTTCTTGAATAAGGAAGAATATGAGCATCGCTCACTCTCCCTGGATAGAGCACTCATTCCTTACCAGTTTGGTAATTTCGAATATTTCAAGTCAGGTGATGGGAAGGTCATCCTTACCCTTCAAAAAAATCCGGTGTCTATAGCGTACAAGGCACTGCGGTGGTTTACTGAAGATCTGGTTAAGATTGGTCAGTCTGAGAGAGCGCAGAGAGTGGAGATTCAGTATTCGAGAATTCTAGTTGATTACATCTTGGGTGGAATACTGGCCAGTAATGACCGGAAAACTCTTTTGAAAGTAATCGAGCTGATCGAATCTGATGACGTGATGACCAAGATACAATAAAGGCACTATAGAGAGGGAGGCTGATGCCTCCCTCTCTATAACCTGTTTCTTTTTTGTGAAAAAGACGTTACGCAAAGATACCCCAGGATTGCCAGGGTATGTAATACATGACCACGAGCACTGTTGTCCAGAACATCGTTTTGGTACCGTGGTGAGTTCGACGCCTGGTTTGGTAATCGTAGGTATGACCCAGCGCAAAACCTGAAGCGTTGAACAACCAACAAAATACCGCTATGACCCAGAACACCATGACGACGACTTCCATGGGTCATGCTCCTTGTTTGAGAAGTATGGCGGACAGACCGAGATTCGAACTCGGGGTACCCGGAGGTACGACGCTTTAGCAAAGCGTTGGTTTAAACCACTCACCCACCTGTCCGGGTTGATCTCAGAGAGGATCCTTCAAGGTCTCCCTGAGTACTTCCTTAGCCTCAGCCACGGTCAGTAGATTGGTACCGAAGCGGGGATGGGGATAATTGGGATCAGTAACGCATCCATCACTGCACACGCTCTTGGGAAGAGGCGCAGCGCAGAAACGCTCTGCTAGTGTCTGGAGCTGATCTTCGGTGACTTGCATATAAAAGACCCTAGGTAAATTTGTTGGCGGAAGCGCAGGGATTCGAACCCTGGATACCCGCAAAGGTACGCCCGATTTCAAGTCGGGAGCCTTCGACCGCTCAGCCACACTTCCGCTGCACAGTATAACAGACTAATCGTGGATTTATTTTCTAACCAGTGTTCTTCGATGATGTGGACGAATGGTCCATTATGAGTAAAGGAAATTACCGTGTCACATCTGTACGGAGTTATCAAGGACGGCCCTAAGGATAAGCAGGCGCTTTTTCCGGTATCAGTTAGTGTGTACAAGTCAGTCGACGGAATGGAGGCAGTTCAGAAAGATTGGCCCAAACACAACGTTGTGTTCTCAAATCCAGAATCTGACAAAGCAGATAAAATTGCTGCTCAGATTTATCTTCCTGCTCCATTCAACATGACTGTTGATGAGAGCAATGTGATTGATCTGATGGAATATATTGTCAGTAACTTTGGTAAAACCGGAGTACTCGAGGGGCATAGTCCATACGACCGTACCGTTGTGGTAGACAATCTCGAAAATTCATACCTCTCGTTCTCTCTTACCACGAAGCGAGCGGTAGGCTGTAGGTACTTTGTTATCCAAAAACATAACAGTCCTCCCTTCCATTTCACCTCGCATGGTGAGAGTTGGATTGGTGAGCCCATTCGGCACAGTGTACCAGAACTCCTAATTGTCAGAAGTCCCTCAGGCTTCCAACATACCCCTTGGGTAGCGGGTATTGATGAAACTGGATTGGAGATTTCTTTCAAACGGAGAGAAGATGAGAACAACGTTTACTCGATTCCTTTTGTTCATACACCAACCCCAAAAGAAATCAGCGCCAGGCAACTCCTCCTAACCAAATCCTATTACAGCTACCCTAGTAATTTTGCTGGACATCCAGGACGATACGATCCCAATCGTTTAATCAAGGTAGAACATCCATCAGGTTTCTGGTATCTGAGAACACCGAGTAGCGAGCTAATTATCACCGTTATCAAAGACGTGGTGATGTCAGCCATGCAAGCTGTTTTTGATAGTTTAAAAGATCTACCCACTGACGAGCGTAGACCTATCGAACTCACTTACTCAGAGTGGTTAGCTAGGTGCACCACCAATTACGAAGGTAAAGAGCGAGAGAAAGCTATCGTTAGTGATAGTATCCAGATGCTGGAGAGAATCTCGCGCCGCCGCGAAGAACTAGCTGACAGTAAGTAACCCATAAACCCTATACTCCTCTCCCACACGGGAGAGGAGTATAGCTAACAGATGTATGTAGAAAAGATCACGTAGAAAGATAGATCCAATAATCCTGATCTTCTTCCAGGATATTGAGCATGTGTGGAAAGCGATCACTATTACCCCGGTCCTGGGGCCAACTATTCACTAGTGCGCGCCACTGCGAGAAGTCCTCAGGTCGCCACACACTGGTGGTATCATCGATTCGGTGGGTGATGCACGGAAGAGCCAGTAACTTACCAATGAGCTTATCCCCGTGCATGCTGGCATCATTCCAGCGAGGATGGTCTGCACTCAAGTCCTGGGTTACCAATGAAATGTTTAAACACATGACGGCATGGTCTTTACGTTAGGTTGTGGAAAGAGAAATAGGGGTTAGGGTGTGGTAATAAAGGAGTCGTCTGATACTGACGTTAATGGGATAAGGATCATGAACAATCGATCCACCAAACGCTACACAAGCGTGAATGACATATTGTCCGGCAAGCGCGTGACCTTCTGGAAACTGCTTCTCGGTCTCAACAGACAAGATACTGTACCCAGAGGGCGGATCATCCAAACTGCAGACCTCTAGCTCATATCCTTTAGTCTTTAGAAACTTCTGCCAATTACGATACCAGACCCCAGGAGAGTCTGGTAGAACCTCGCTGACGTCTCTGATAGGTAGCTCAAGAATAGAAGCGACACAAGCATTGAAACAATCTCCCATACCATCGATGTGGATAAACTTAGACTGATACACAGGAATCATGGTAGTCGGTCCATAGGGGTGAAAAGATAAATAGATCATACTAGCCCCCCTCAAATTTCAAAAGTATTTATCAAATCTTCCTCATCGCTATATTACCCTATTGATCAGTACGATACGTCTACGCTGATCGACCTTAACCTAAAAACCCATAAGGAAATACCATGCAAACGCAAGGCATCTACGGAGCCCGAGTTTCAAAGACTCACATTGATGGGGACGTCCAGGAACTTCATCTAGAGTTCCGGCGAGAGAATGCTTATCGCACCAACATCTATCTGATCGAGCCCAGTGGTGAGACCATCATGCGTCTCACTACCACGACCCCGTCGGACTACGTGGTCGATGAGAAGAATTGGATGGATGTTACCGAGATGATGATTAAGGCGTCACCCGGTCTACGTAAGTCCATCAAGGGATCAGGAAGGTTCGAGAACTACACGATCACTTCCATGTTCGGTGCCAACAACCACGTCCTGCGTATCACCAACGGTGAAGGTGAGCTGGTGCGGATGGTGATGATGACCGACGTCCACCGGACTAGGCAGAATACGCTGAGTAAGGGAATCATCTTCAAGAACGAGGCTTTTTTCCAGGGAGGAGGAAGTCTCGATAATTACGATCCTCGAGAGCTCAGGTTCCCCGCTTGGTTCGATAACCAGACCGTCTTGATCAAGGTACCAAGCCTCACCAAGATGGAGCCTCTGACGGGGTCGGAAACAGGACTTGTTGCGGGACAGGAATTGCCTGACAAATACTTCTCCTTCTACCTTGCAACCTTCAAAGAACCGCTCAGTATCACTGAACAATTCAACGTTCACCTGCGCGGCAATAACGGCTACCCATTGGACGTAGATCTCTTCAATGAGGTCACCTACGATGGACTCCTTTATAAGGGAGTTGCAGGAACGTATGAAGTTAACGGATTCATCACTAAGACTATTGGTGAGTCGTTCTTCTATTTCGAATCCCACGATGGACAGGTAAGGGCAACGATCCACAGTGATCCCCTGAAAATCCTCATGAAGAGCATCAAACAAATCATCGATGCTCGCTGGAAGGAAGAATGGAACCAGTATGTCGGTTTCCTAACCAACATTCCAGATGAGGTAGAGCGGTACTACAACATCAACAAGGAGTTTGTCACCCTCGTGATGAATGCCATGACCGACACTTCTAAAGCAAGAGAAGCTCATCACCTTTCCAGGTTCGTTGACTTCTACCTCGAGAAGCTAGCATAAACCCATAACTCTAATGAGAGAGCCCAAAAGGCTCTCTCATTAGACCCATCTGGTCAGGTTAAATTTTTTGTCGAAATTTCAAAGTTTTTCAAAATACCATAGAGTCTTAGTAGATATCCCTTAAGGGATATCTCTATCTCTCTTTATCTATGAGTTATTTTTCCCACCATCCCCCAATACAAACATCCCCTTAAGAGTTAAGAGAAGTGTTTGTATCATTTCATAACAGATACAAACCTCTCAAAAAATAAAGAGGTATTCATCCACTATCATGTTTGTGTCAAGACCATAACCTCTAAGAGAGAGCCTATCAGGGCTCTCTCTTAGATAGAATCAGTCATTACTACTGGTGGTTCGTTTACTAGCACCAGAGCGAGCAGTAACAGCTAAGGTGATCAACTCTTGCATCTTATCAAGACGATCCTCCACTCGCTCTCCTAGTCGCTCCACTGCACCCTCGACTCGAGCAAAGTTGACAGACATGCCATCGACCTTTGCCTCAAGACGAGCACGCTCCAATCGGTCTTCCGTCAACTGACCCTCAATCTTGCGAAAGCGATCAGCGGATGATTGGTTAGACTGCTCGGAGTTTGCTTTGATGTGCCGGATGTCTCCTTTCAAGATACCAAAGTCTCTCTCTAGATCATCCCTTGTTCGGAACGACTTGACCACATCCTCGACTGCTGCAATACGAGCAGCCAAGGGTGCATCTTGTTCCAGGGCACTCTTCTTCTTACGATCCAAGAACTCGCCAATAGACTTGCCGAACTCTAGGAGCTGTTTGAGAACTAGCATGGCAGCAAAGATGCCGCCGATGACGAAGACGACACCGTCCCATTCCAGATACGGGTTACGCTGCTGGGCTGGGTTGGAAGGAATCACGACTTGCGTCGTGGCAGAGCTCGTGGGCTGATGCTCTACAGGCGGAGGGGTAGTAGCAGGGGTAGTGTGGGGGATGTCAGGCATGCTTAAGCCCCACCGTTCTTGATAAACGCTGCATGTGACTGTTACTCTTGTAAAAACCGAGTCCGACTGATCTTTGCCAATCGGTCTCACCGTGCATTATTGGGCGGTTATGAGCCGCAAATCTAGTCTAAACAACAGCACCTGTTTTTGGTAACTACAGACATGCTGACTCAAACCGAAAGAACCGTATTGTCTTTTTTTGATTAAAGACCATAGAATGTTAAAATAAATTATAACTTGTCACTGTAGGCGACTTCTCTGGCCACCATTAGCCGGTGTGCTCGCTTCTCGGCATCGGTTAATGGAACAAGCTGGGTGTAGTAACGAATGTCTCGCTGCGCACTTTTCAGGGGATACGGATCATGAACGATCACGCCGTCAAAGGCTACACACGAGTGAGCAATGAGCACCCCTGGACGTCTGGGATGATCGTCCGGATAAGTACGCTCGGTGTGTACCGTGGCGATGCTGTACCCCATCGGCGGACAGGCTTCATCACTGTATACGAGACGGTACCCATGATCCCCCAACCAGCGCCGCCAGCGGTGCATCCAGGAACCTTCTTCTCCAGGTAGGATGTTGGCTACTTTGCGAAGGGGAAGTTCGAGAATGGAGGCAACGCACGCATTAAAGCAGTTACCCACCCCGTCGTTCTTCACAGTAAGGGTTTGATAAACAGGGATCATGAGAATTGACCTTGATGATAGTGTCTCCTTACCATACCGACAGGAGCATCCTTGAGTAATAGCTCCTCACCGGTATCTGAGCGTCGATAGATTCGCTCAGCGTACAATTGCTTTGAATCACGGTCGGTGAACGGGTAACCGCAGCCACACTTGGTGGGCCATCTAGAATCCTCGTGCGGGTACACATCACCTGTGATTTGATCAGCAGGTCCTACCCCGATCTCGGTACGCGCTTCATGGTAGGATAGATCGCCCTCCTTGAGAGGACATAGTCCGTTATTAAAGCGCCGCAACCACTGGCGGCTGAGCCGAGTAGGCTCGAGGTAGGCACCTTCTGTCATGTGTAAAAACCTTATTCTTACTTGATAATCCCGCGAGCCAGACGCTCACGACGCAGGAGTTCATTTACACCATTGTTGAAACGAGTACGACGGTCCTCGAGACCATTGTAGCCACCGTTGATCCGCTTGGTCTCGTCTTCTACACCAGGTGTCTCAGCCAGATCATTCAAGCCATTGGTATTCCAGAACCAGGCAGCCGACATTACACTACCCTCAAGGGTGCGACCGTAAACAATAGCTTCCAACGCCGTCATCATGACGGTGAGACCGAAGAGATACCAGTTCCGCAGACCTGTTAGCTGCTTGAGTCCCGTACCCCGGAATCGCCAGCCGTCACCTGATGCTTCGTTGCCATTACCCATGCGATCAGCGTAGACGTTGTTGGCAATAGCCTCGGGCTTACGGTGAAGCTTCTTAGCCAGATCATTAGGGATCTTCTTGCCAGTGGATTTAGGATTGATCGCGTAGCGGTTAGGCCAGGTTGCAGCCAGACCGTCCGCTGAATAGTTGAGATTCTCCTGAACGTCGTAGACGAGTAGACTCTCAGTCGACATCTGTGCAATAAAAGCAGCGACCCGGCGGATGCTGACGATCTCGTACTTAACGCACGCCTTCTTGAACGGCTCTACCAGAACTTCGAGCTCAGACAGCTTTCGCTCAGGACAAACAATCTTGAGGAAAGCTGCATCGATCATGTCGATGAAATGGGTGTTGACTGTCATAAAAACTCCTGACGATAGGGTCATATCATCGGGAACTTTATAAATTACAACCAGTAGGTAGAGGCTAACGCCCCTACCTACCAAGATGCGTTTAGTTGATTGGTTCGTCGTAACCGAGATAGGTGATCTTACACCGCGCAGTAGCAGCCAGACCACCACCTGCCCCTGCAATCGTTACTGCTGCTGTGTTACCAGGGGTCAGCATCGATAGATAGGGAATAGCGTCGTAACCACCACCCGTTACCACCGGACCACTGTCACCAGCGGTACCACCGGTAAAACTACCAGTACCCATCTGCCAACGGAATGTTCCGATAAATACGGTGGTGTCATTTGGTTTACGGTTGGCTAGGTTGATCTGCGTCGTCAGTGTATTGGTTGGATTGGCGTAGGTTGTCCATTCTTGTGGTGTCGTTCCGGTTGTACCATTACACGCGAACACGCGCATGACGATGAACATGTTCACGCCGGACCCAGCAGGGTTGGACAAGGTGGCCATGATCGAATTACCCGATGCCACACTTTGAAGCTGCGTGGAGACAATCCATGCACGCCCGGCTCGCAGTGCCTCTTCCTCAGAAGTATGCACTGGACCATTGATGAACACCAGCTCACTAGACTGAGTGGCAAAGATCGTGAGCGTTACCGAACCTGAGAAGGTCGAGCTCGTACTCACACTGATCTGACTACCACCGGTAACTAGACGATAGCCACCAGAGATGGTACCATTACACATCAGCGAGTTTCGACCAAGCGATCCCACTCCTGACTTAAAGAGGCGTGCCGCTCCCAGTACTGGTCCACCGACATCGGGAGAGTTCCCAAAGATGATAGCGGCTGGATTGGTATCAGTGCATGACCCAGCCACCCGCATCACCAAGGAGGATGATCCAGGTAGTGTCATGGTCTGTGTCTGACTAGCCCCTGTCAAGGTAAGCGTCGTTGGTCCCCAGGTTGCAGGAGCAACGGTGACTTGCTGATTGGTCGACGTTTGTGCAATAGCAGGTGATGAGATGTTGAAACAAAGAACAAAGGTGAGAAGAGTGAGTAAAAAGCGCATGGTCATATCCTCCCTTACTTAGCCTGACCAGTGATGAGCGAACATGTGATCGGGGTGTAAGTGGTAAAGCTGGATGAACACAGAATGGTGATCTGTGTCGTAAAGGCAGCGGGCATTTGAAAGACTTTATCAAACGGGGCATTAGCCGGGATGGCGTAATGATACCGAATGAGGCTAGCCGTGATCGACGCACCACTAGATGGAACAGCTCCATCATAGGCAATTACGTATCCACCAGTAGAGGCATTCTCGAGATTAATCGAGTAGAGCGTTCCGGCTGATCCCTTTAGTACCGCACTTGATGCACCAGCCACCGTAGTCGGGGCGACTGCCATGGTCAGCTGTTGTACCGTAACGGCATTACTAGCAGGAGTGCCAGCAGCAGAGACAGTTCCCGCCACCGTTGTCAGACTAGCATTACCGCTCGTCTGGAGGGCTGCTGTAGAGGCACCAGTGGTGTTGGTGACCAGGGTTGTCAGGTTGGTGTTCATCGTCCCCTGAAGGGCACTGGTGGCAGCACCTGAGGGAAGGGGAAGACTAGCAACACTAACGGGCTGGGTTGCCTGGTAGAATGTCCCAGAGACTGGAACCGTACCATTGATGTTCACGTTACCAATCGTGTTCGTGCCCGCCGGAAGGGCAGCAGTGTTCTGCACAGGCAGTGGTGTACCGCCACTGATTCCCTGAACAGACACAACGGCGCTATTGGGCGTACCAGCAGTGCCAGTTGGTGTGCCACCGCCACCGCCACCAGAAACGTAGACGGGATTCCCACTTGTTCCAAGAGCTGCACCACTTGCATCCTGGAGTCGTGCGCCAAAGAAGCTGTTACCGATACTCTGTCCAGCTTTGAACAAACCATTGACCGTGGTATCCAAGGCTAGTCCGTTGACGGTACCGATGTTAGCCGTCACCGAACCAGTTACTGGTTGGGTAACTCCGCTATTGTCAACCCGCAAGGCTCCAGCCAAGGTCATACTCAGCTGGCGGTAAGTACCACTGATGAAAGAAGGAGCAGAGGTTGCCACCATTGCGGTGGGGTAGGTGGTGATTACTGGAGAGCTTCCGATGTTTACCGTAGGCGTACTAGCAAAAGCCGGAAGCGTGCCGCTAATACCAAAGGAGGTATTACCGATACTTTGTCCCGCCTTAAAGAGTCCATTCACGCTAGTATCGAGTGCTAGACCATTTGTTGTACCAACATTAAAGGTTGGTGTAGCCGCAAAGGCAGGGAGCGTACCACTGATGTCAAAACTGGTGTTACCGATCAACTGACCCGCTTTGAATAGACCGCCCAGCGAACTATCTAACGCGAGCCCTGCGGTACTCCCGATGTTGACGGTCGGCGGGGTTGTAAATCCTGGAAGCGTACCAGTAATCCCAAACGCAGTGTTAGCGATTGAACCAATGGTATTCGTGCCACTACTAAGACCAACGGTCCAGGAGCCGGTCTGCGCCGCGCCGAAGGAAGTGTTTCCAATCGTCCCTCCAACTTGAAAGGGCGTGCCCAAGGCCGTTGTCACTTCCTTTACACTGTCATCGGTAGCGATGGAGCCGATGGTGCCGAGGTTAACAGTAGGTGTTGCGGCAAACGCGGGAAGCGTTCCTGTAAGTGTCGTTGACCAGCTACCTGATTGGGAGACAGATTGAACAGATGGGTAGAACTGACCAGTCACCGACACCGGTCCAGTTACTCCCACATTCCAAGTACCCGACTGGGTGACATCAAACACCGTGTTACTGATCTTACCGATCGTGTTCATTCCGTTGGGAAGAGCAGGAAGGGAGTTGATGTTGGTGATGATGCGACCATTAGAGTCGGTCAGCACTGGAACCGTATTGCTACCGTTGGTTCCCTCCATCAAGATACTACTACCCGGCGTGATTGGGGTGGTTGTTCCTGTTGACGGGGCGGTGGTAGATTGTCCGCAAGGAATACCGTTCTGGAAACACTGGGCCAGAGATTCAGTGGGTGTAAAAATACATGCTCCAAGGAGCATCGCTACATGCTTTAGTTTTCGTACCATGACTTACATTCCGAACGCAGATTTAACAACAAGACTACCTTGCGCAGCTCCACCATTAACGACCACGCAACGCCAATAGCGCGTAAAGAGGGGTTGAACCAAATAGGTGCCCGTGTCTGGTACCAGGGGGCGTGACTGAAACGTTACCCAATTACTGGCGTTATCTGATCCTTGGATGCTAAGCGTACCTGACTGATCAGTAACGGCAAAACAGGAGAAAGACGTCGACCTCGTCGAGCCACCATTGTAAGCACCGCCGTCGTCGTGCGTTACGCCAGTGAACTGCTGACCGGCACTCAGGGGCGAGGAAGTCTCAGCCCAGTGAGTGCGGCGCGTCGTTTCTTGGGTATAGATGGGGTCACTAGGCGAACCCTTGAACACCGCCGTCCAATCAAGTGGTTCACCCGTCGTCTTGTCAACCGGTACCATGCCGGTACACGGAACGTAGGTCTTACTGTCGGGATATTGAAGGCACATTGGCACCCGGATCGTGGGTCGCACCTGACTAACAGCAGGACTTCCCGTCACCAACAATGCCAATGTAACTACAGATCTCAGTACAAATCTCATGCTTAAAAACTCCCTTATTTTAGTGCCTTAACTACACACCATAACACGATTAATTAAAACCAACTTGGGTTGAAAAAAGAGCATAATTCAGATAGCCACACAGACCTAAGAGGGAGGGCTAATGCCCTCCCTCTTAGTGTGTTCACACGAATGTTCCGCAACTAGCTTTGACGTCGAGACCGACGCGACTGACTACGTAAGTACCCAGGATATTGGGGCACAATGACATGATACCACAATAAGTGCGAATGTCCCCGTCGGAGGCTTCTACACCTGATCCGTTGTTGAAAGGATTATAGCGTACGATGTTTAAACGACATTTGATGTCATACCTGACCAACCAACTCTTGATCGGATTGGTGTTAGCCAGTGAGCAATTCTCTTTGTCGATCAGGGCGTGATGGAGACGAAGCTTTCCCTCTGTTCCCTCAAAGAGATAACCGACACGTTCGGGATCCATTCCTTTGGGAATCCACCTCTTCCTGAACGCCTCGTCCAGTGAATAAAGGGAGTAATAGAACTCAACGTCGTAGGGAAGATCGTAGACCTGCTCCACCCATTCTTTCAACATAGGAAGGGTGAAGCTATCCAGGAGTGTGTTGGGAAAGATCGTGGAGATCTTGAACTTGGAGATAAGACCATGTTCAGCCGAGAGACTATCTAGCCGGTAGAACAACAACTCGGTCTTGTTGACAAAGTAGATGTTCGATAGAGCATCTCCCCTCGCCATGAAGTTGAAATGCACCGTCTGAACATTGGCAAGCTTGCCTTCTTTGGCAGCGAGCGTCAGAACATCGCGGGCTTGGGTAAGATACCCATCGATGTCAACGGCCGTCATCGTGGTCTCGTGCATCTGGGTCAGATGGCAGAAACGACAACTAAGGTTGCACCCCGTCATCGAGGAGAGGTAGACAATGATCGTGTCTTCTTCGCGTTGAACAAAGCGAGCTTCGATCTTACCACCATCATCGGCGTGTGTTACAAAGTTAATGGACTTGTCTTGCTTTGAGCGTAGAATCTCCTGAGTCACCTGGACCCCTCCCCTTAGTAACCGTAGTATTTAGCGAACACTCCAACCCAGAACAATGTTAATAGCGATATGATCCACACTCTCTCGTGGTGTATGTTCCTGAAGAGCATGTAATCGATTCTTTCTACTGGAGTTTAGAAGGCTCATACCAAGAGACAGCAACAAAGAAGAATTTCATTTAGCCCTCTAGGGACTATTTAGTCCGACTCTGATATGAACCCCTATCGCTTTTATCGAGGACGTTATGCGCACGGCAAAGATCACGCAAGTCCAACGACTTACTCACACTCACCGTGAGCCTCCGGGCTCCGGCGCGATCATTCAGATCATTACTGATCTGCCTGCCGGACAACAGAATTCATTCTACATCAACGTTGCCGACAAAACTGGAATGCCGGTTCACCTTGCTAGTGACCCAGACCTCTCCCAAGTCCACGACATGCAGATCATGAAGGTCGGGGACACCGTGGTCTTTGACAAGCAAAAGTTCTTGCAAAAACAAGTGACTTGGAATGGTCGTGCCTTTAAGCAACGCGGCGATTCCTTCGATATATACAGCCCCTCGCTTTATACTGGTTAAAGGAATATCATCCCCGTGTCCGCAGATTTTTGGCTATTAGCCGTTCAGTATTTCGGGCCGAATCCCTGGCCTGTTCTTGCCTCCATTCTTACCCATCTCTTCGCTGGTGCTTTTCACACAACTAATGCCACGTTGTCGACCAAGGTTCTAAAGGAACGCCCTGACCTTCGCGACAACAAGTTTATCTGGTTCTTCCTGATCTCAAATGCTGTTTGTGCGCTCGGTAGAGCCTGGGCCGTTTTTGGGATGACCGTGGAGAACCACTCACCCTCACCCACCATGCAACTCATTTCCTCACTTCTCTCCATTCTAGCCTTGGGTAGTCTGTGGTTCCTTATTCCAACAGCGATCAAGCTTCCTTCTTTTGCTAAGATTGATGCCCTTAATCGCCAGCTCGAGCAGAAGATCCAAGAGCTTAAGATCGAGAAGGACGAGAAAGAGCGCGCACAGACTCACCTGCTCCAGTCACAGAAGATGGAAGCAGTGGGCCAGTTAACAGGCGGCATTGCGCACGACTTTAACAATCTCGTCCAAGCCATCAGTGGTAGCCTCGAGCTCATCAGTAGTAATCCCCACAGTGACCGTGTACCGCGCTGGGTGGGTGTTGGTATTGAGGCAATATCGAGAGCATCACATCTGACTGCACAGCTCCTGACGTTCTCGCGTAACCAGAAGCTCCAGATCAAGGAAGTGGAACTGGCTCCGGTCATCATGAACGTCAGGCAGTTGATCACCCGGACCATCGGTCCAGACATTCAGATCTCCACCTCCAACATCACCGACGTAGTGGTGCGCACTGATCCGGTTCAGCTTGAACTGGCTATCTTGAACCTGGCGGTCAACGCTCGCGACGCAATGCCCGAGGGCGGTAGTCTCACGATCTCCACGATCATCGAGAATGACGAGGTTGAGATCAACGTCACTGATACCGGTATTGGTATTCCTGCCGATGTTGCGGCGCGCGTCTTTGAGCCGTTCTTCACTACCAAGGATATTGGTAAGGGAACAGGTCTTGGTCTCAGCATGGTTTACGGTCTGGCTAATCAGTCAGGCGGCGATGTCTACATCAAGAAGACGTCGGAGAAGGGTACCACGATCACGATCAGTCTGCCCGTCGTTAAGAACGCAGCGATCTTCCAGGAAGAGGTAGTAGCCGGTAATCTCATCCAGATGTGTGAGGCCAAGAACATCCTCCTGGTCGACGATGATCCAGGTGTCCGGGAGACGCTCTCGGAGATCTTGACGCTTCTTGGTCACCACGTCAAGACAGCGGTCGACGGTATGGATGCATTGGTCTACCTGAAGGACAACCGTCCTGACCTGGTCGTCATTGACTACGCCATGCCCGTTATGAACGGAGCACAGGTCATCCGCTCAGCCAAGCTCCTTCACCCTGATTTGGAAGTGGTCTTCGTGACTGGTTTCTCTGACAGTGCAGAGCTTGAAGGATATACGGTTCTGAAGAAGCCGTTCAAGATCGGTGAGATTCGCCAGATCTTGCAGAAGATCTTTCACTGTACTAGTTCGTACTGACTAAGGGGTAGGAGGGGGCATCAGCCCCCTCCTACTTTCTTTCATCAAAAATCCTATGTTATTAGCCATGACAGGAACCGTCATGAAATTCATGGAATATTTCGCCCGAGCCTTCGGAATGATCAGTGTTAAAGAGACAGGTAACCTGGTCAAGATTACCGGTGTCGACGGTCTCATCTTACGCAATCACTTCAAGATTCTCTTTGAGACAGACGTGATCGCCAAGAAGATGTTTACCTCCATCACCGACACTGCTTTCACGCTCAATCGCTTCTTCGTCCCCGACCTAATCTTCATGCTTGCCAAATTGCGTCACGATGAGCGCACGACGTGGTCGGGTAAGCGCACCATCGACAAGATCGTCAAAGGACTCCTCGAGGACACGTGGTTCAAGGTTAGTACCGGCGAGGTTAAGTCAATCATCGACATGAAGCGTCTCAATCAGATGAAGTGGCAGGCCATGCCCAAGCAGATTGAGTTCCTTCATCTCTTCGGTGACCGGATGCCGCGCTATGACTTGCGTGGTTACATCATCGGCTTTGCCCCTGGTGGTGGTAAAGCGCTAGGCCTAGAAGATCTCATTCGTACTCCGTCAGGATGGATGCGCAATGGTGACATGACCGTTGGTCAGCCCATTGTTACACCCGATGGTGGAACCTCGTTCGTTACTGGAGTTTATCCGCAAGGTGAGCTCGACATGTACGAAGTAACCTTTGAGGACGGTCGTTCAGTGGAATGCTGTGATGACCACCTCTGGAAAGTTCGACACAAGGATTGGGCACGCTCCAACAAGGACGGTCGTGTGGATGGTTGGAAGGTCGTTCCCTTCATTGACATTCGTCTACATATGGACAATCACCAACTCGAACCCAGTCGTCTCTACGTTCCTCTTCCCGAGCCAGAGATCAAGGAAGACGTTCAGCTATCCATTGATCCCTACCTTCTCGGCATCATCCTTGGTGATGGACACATCCGTGAAGGAACGGTGTCGATTTCCTCGGCAGATGGCTTCATTGTAGACCAGGTCTCACATCTGCTTCCCGACGATTCTGAGTTGGTGTACCGGCCCGATAAGTCCAGGTCTTCGTACGACTATCAAGTCGTGAAGAAGACACGGGAGAAGCGTTGGTCGAGATCGATGTTGGTTGATCAGCTTCATGCTCTCAAACTCAACAGTACTCGTAGTCATACCAAGTTTGTTCCGGATGTCTACCTGAATGCCTCCTTCTCTCAGAAGCTTGCGCTTATTCAAGGTCTGATGGATTCGGACGGAACCGTCAGTGAGAATGGAAGTACGTCATTCTGCACAACTAGCGAACAGCTCGCTAAGCACATACAGGAGTTGATTCGCAGCATTGGTGGTCTTGCTCGCATCAAGACTAAACAGACGCACTACACCTACAAGGGTGAGCGCAAGGAAGGTAAGCCTGCTTATCAGGTTAACATTCGCTACCGCGAGCCTACCGACCTCTTCCGTCTTCCTCGCAAGAAGGAGCTGACTCCTGAGAACTACCAGTACAAGGACAGCTTGCGCCTGCGTATTGAAAAGATTCGTTACGTCGGTAAGAAGCAGGCCCAGTGTATCTCTGTTGATCACCCTGATCGTTTGTACATTACGAACGATTACATCGTGACGCACAACACCTTCCTTGATCTCTGCGTCGCTGAATGCGTGGTTCCTCCCAGTGTCGCTGATGTCAAGATCATCATCTCTCCCAAGAAGGCACTCCACCTCGTTTGGGAAAAGACGATCAACAGCGTCTTTAAGAAGACTCCGACTTACTGGTGCTGTGACTCTGGTTTACCGATGCCAGAGAAGAAGACCGAATATTACATCTTCAACTTCGAGCAGATCAACAAAGCGATCGAACTCGGCAAGAAGATCCACGCTCAAGGTCGCAAATATTTCGTGATCGTCGATGAGTCCCACAACTTTGCGGACTGGCGCTCCAACCGTACTCAGCAGCTCGTAAAGCTCCAGACTCTAAGAGACGATGTTCTATTCTTGTGGACATCAGGCTCACCGATCCTGAAGAGTGCCGCTGAGATGGTCTCGTTTCTCAAATGCTCGGACCACCGGTTCGATGCTGATGCAGAGCGACGCTTCAAGCAGATCTTCACGATGTCTCCTGGTAAGGCAGGCGAAATCTTCCAACATCGTTTGGGTCAGCAGATGGCCTTCATGGTCGGTAAGTCTGCTTTCTCTGCCACCAAGCCTGTGGTAAAAGAACTTCCCGTCAGATTGCCTCCAGCCCTTGCTCATAAATTCCTGATGTCAACAGTCAGGGAGGAGATGAAAGAGTTCATCCAGAAGCAGTTGACCATGTATAAAGACAACATCAAGCATTATCGTAAGCTCGTTGATTTTTACATGAACTACCACGAGAATAAGTTAGAATCTCGTCAAGACCGTCAAGCTTTCTACACCTATCAGAAGAATCTCAAGATGATCATGAGAGCACCTGACCTCATGATGACGGACCAGATGGCTGCGTGTCGTACCTACGAGCGGACCAAACTCTATCCGTCAATTCCACCGATCAATCGCAGTGAGTTCAGAAATGCTCTGTCCGCTGTGAAGAACTTGAAGCTGAAGGTGCGAGGCGAGGCATTGGGCACGATCCTCGCTAAGCGTCGATCAGAATGTGCAGCAGCCTTGGGTGTGTTCTGTAAGCCCGACGTGATCATGAAAGAGTCGCTCTCCAAGACACTCTTCTTTGCCTCCTCAGTGCTACCGGTTAAGGTCTTGAGTAAGCATCTGACCGATCAGGGCTTTGAGCCCCTCATGGTCTACGCTGATACCAACGCAGACCTAACCAAGAACATCAACCGCTTCACTGATGACCCGAATGTAAATCCGATCTGTGCGACTATGCAGTCGCTCTCAGAGGCCGTTCCGGTGATTGCCGCCTCGACGGTGGTGCTACTCAATCGTCCCTACCGGCAGGCTACCTATGATCAGGTGATTGCTCGTGCGGACCGATTGGGACAGATTCACCCGGTCACGATTATCGAGGTAACCCTTGATACTGGCGGTGTTCCCAACGTGTCATCTCGTACCGACGAGATCCTAGCAGAGGTGCGCGAACTCATCAACAGCATCGTTGGTGCAGACTTCGCAGGCCCTGATCCTGACGAGCGTGAGTATAAGCAAGTTATCGACGCATCAAAGGAAAGCGCTAACCTCGAACTAGAAGATGAGAGAATAGGATTGTGAGTAAGAGGGGCGAGTGCCCCTCTTACTTATTTATGAACTTTGAACCACTATGTTTTATGAAAGGATGTCAACCATGGCGACACGTGGGATTGAGATCGAACGACGCTTTAAACTATTGATCTGCCCTGACCGGTTGTCAAACAACAGTATGCTCGTCAGTCAGTGGTATCTGTCTAATACTGGATCATGGACGATTCGGTGTCGAATCACGACTGACACCATTCCTGGAGTCGGAATCAAATCCACCTACGACCAGACCATGAAGCGCGACATTATAGAGCTTCCCAACACCATGACCCAGGACGAGTTCGTGACCATGCGTGAGCGGTGTCACAAGACTGGTGTCCATAAGCGACGTTTTCACAAAATCGTTAAAGACAGACTTTGGGAACTCGACGACTTCCGCAACCCTGAGCTTTCTAGCTTAGAGATCGCCGAGGTAGAGCTTCCCTCCTTCAACACACCGCTCCCCTTACCCATCTGGGTAGGTGCTGAGCTTACCGGTGTTCGCTGCTTCAGTAATGTCTCGCTCAGTCGTTTCCTTAACCAGGAAGAAGAACGACTAGAGGCGCGACAGACCGTGATGAACTATCTGAACCTCACGCGTTACAACCCAGCCACCAAGATCATTGATCTGTGCGATCCCAACAAGAACATTCGCAACAACCAAGGTGTTACGAGGCGATTGGTTGATCAGCTCATTCGCAATGAGAATGGCCACAGCATCTTGAATTCGTTCGAGGCACGCTGGCTACACTTCGATGATCAGATCACGGTCCTCGACCTTACCTTGATGGTAGCCTTTATCAGACGCAAGCTCAAGAAGAAATCAGTTAAGTAAGAACAATGAGGAGAGGGGCTTCGGCCTCTCTCTTCATGCTAAGTATATCGCTATATTACTTAAATGAATGAGCCAGGCTATCGTACCTCAATCAAACGAGCTCATCGATATATTACTTACTTGACAACCACCCGCAGTTGTTGTTTTTCACAAGAGGGAGATTTCGCATGAAGATCGATATCGGAACCATCGGCATCACGCGTGACGGTAAGCGCATCACCATCGAGTCTAAGCTCGTCCCCGGAGAGCCTGGTCATGATGCCGGTTTTCAGTTCGAGGGCGTCACTGAGAAGATGGGCTCTCTGAACTACAAGACCCGTCACTACATTCTCTACCGCGAGGATGGTACTGCCAAGGACGAGGGAAGTGTTTCATCTCCGTCCGACATCGTGCGTCTCGTTAACATGGAAGCCACGATGATCAAGTACGATCAAATCAAGACCGGTGATTTGATCGGTGAGCTCGGCGAGGACGGCGTCATCGTCAATGGTATCCTCGGTGGGTGGGTAATCAGCGGTTCATTTACCGTTTCCCAGTTCGCTGTCAGGAACCTTCTCGATGGTCTGTCTGTTTCCAGGAAGCCGGTGAGCAACGAGTGTGTCTTTGTTGCCGGTAGCACGAACGTTGATCGCGATCTCGATGAATGGGCAGTTGGTTATTTCGAAACTGTTCTGGTCGCGCATTACGTCGGTTGCGTTGGTTACCTGACCACGCTGACCATGCCCTCTGCTGCTCCCGACGTGACGTAAATTCAAGGAAAGGATTTCCACCATGAAGAACATCATTCTCACGATCGTGCTGATGATTGCTGGTTGGATCCAGACCCGCATCAAGACCAAACTCGACTTCTACCTGGAGGTCATCGGCATCTATCAGTCCAAGCAACTCTTCAACAATAGTTCCAGTCAGATGGACATGGTGAAGTTTCGCAATCTGCGATCCGACTTGAACGAGATTGCCGCGCGCAACCGCGTCAAGCTCAGCGTCCTTGCGGCGCTTATCCTCTACGTCCGACTGATCAAGATGGAGGTCGGATATATGAAGGAACTCGACGAGCTTGAGCGCAGCGTTAGCACGCACCAGCTCATCGCGTACCTCTTCTCGTAATCCCATAACGAAAGGAAGTTTTGTTATGCGCACCGTCATCTTGTGGACGTTCTACTTTCTCGGACCCGACCCTTACGTCGTTCGCGATCTCACCAACGCGCAGTGTCAGCAGATGAAGCAGGATATGACTCTGCCCGCCTCTGCTGCTCCCTACCGTGTCCGAGAGAAACAGAAGAAGAACATGGTCTGTAAGCCGCAGCGCTAGACCCACACCAACCCCTTGAGAAGGATCAGAAGATGGCTATCTTCCCCCTGATCAAGGAGCTGCCCGAGCGATATCACATCCTCACCACGGTTCGTTCAGTTGAGCTAAAAGTAAAGCTCGCTGAACGGATTGGGGGCATCTTGAAGCTCCTTGAATTTTTTGACGTAGTTCAACCAGAGGAACGAACCAAACTTCTGGTCAACGGGTTCTTTGAATATCTCCACCGAACCTGCGACGATTCCCTCATGGTTAACCGCCGTGCCTTGTGGTTGTCGAAATACGCCGATGTGGTCTATGATCACATGCTCGCAGTAAAACATGGACCCGTTATGTCAAGAGAAACTGTCATGGCCGATGTTGACAACGAGTTCACCCAGGATGTCGGACAACTCATCCTAGCGATCACTGACTATCACAGTCAGCCGATCATCAACACGCCGATTAACTATCCTGCGTATCAGATTATCTTGAACCTGTCCTCCCTTTGTGAACGGGTAAAGCCTGATCCTCGTTTCAGTGACTACATCGTTGCTCACGAGGAAGTTAAGTCCCTCACCATGGTGATGCGCCGCTTGATCCAGACAGGCGCTGTTCTGATCGACGATGAGAATGGTTTCTTGGAAAAGCAGCTTCGACAGATCTTCTATCACACCGACCGGTTCGTTTCTCACAAAGGCACACAGCTTTAAACAAAAGGGTCACCCTCATGGAAACCCCCAATCCCAGTATCGAATCACTCCTGAAAGCTCCTTCTGATTTCTCGTCATGTCTCTTTCGCTATCTCATGTCTGACCAGGTCAAGGTTAACCTGGTTGATGTGACCGCTGGAGACAACGATCCAATCGCGTTTGCCGCAGAGATTGAGAAGGTAGCAGGTAAGGAGATTTGCCGCAAGTTCTTCACCAACCTCAGTCAAGTAGACAAGATCCCCGAGATCCTCTGTCGTGCTTGGGTGTATGATGTGGTCTTGTCGGTTGCGGCCTTTAGTCGCCTTGCTCACCTTTTCCCTGATGACAAGGAGAAGCAGCAAAAGATGCACGGGGTGTCGTGTATCTACGCCCTCAACATCAACGACAAACGCAATCCCATCAGTCACTTTGGTGGATTGACGCATTTCAATACGCACTACAATGCGTATATGTCCAACTACCGTTATGAGTTTGACAGTGGGGATGTTGTTCTCCTCGACAAGGTAGCCCGGTCGATCTCGGCGATTGATAAGCCCGACTGGCTCCTCTGGAAGCCTAGCTGGCAAGTCCTCACCGAGCGGATCGATTACCTGAAAGCGTTCCGACGTTTCATTCACGCATCCTTTATCTCCTTTGTCATGACGGATGATAATGTCATGGGTTGCTTTGATCTCTCGAAAGAAGACATTGCGGTTCTGATGTGGGACTATCTGAACGTCGTCAATGATCCGGATGCCACCAAGAAGGATGTTACAGAGTTCCTCTCGAGGATCCACATGTACTTCCACGAAGGCTCCATGTATCCCCCGTGTGAGATGATCTTGCATGCTCCCTACCAGGCGCTGTATCACTTCTTTCACGGCTACGCGAACCATCCCATGATCCTGGCACAGAATGCCAGTGGCACCCCGTCGTTGGTAAACTAAGACCATCATAGAGCAGGCTCCCGTAAAGGGGCCTGCTCTACTTGTCCCTATGTCATCGCGGTACGTCGATATATTACTCAGGTGACAAGATGAATCCCTTCATCTTTTTCAACCTTCACTTACGTCATCATGTGCTATGTTTAATGCAGAGCACTGGTGACTTCAACTCTTAGCATCAAGAGAGGACGACACCATGATCATCAAGATCGCCGATGCCATTGACCGATTTCTCTTCGGCAGCTCTGTTACTGTCATTACCATGACGCAGACCCCCGTCAAGGTTCGTATCTTAAAACCTGGTCAACCCTTAGGGGTAGTGACCAACGACTTCTCGCCGCCCAACCAGTAAGTTACCTTTCACACACCAAGAAGGAGTTTCGTGATGTTCGACAGTTTGTTCAAGAAACTCGAGCACCTACCGGTCTCCACCATCTGTGATCAGGTGGCTGAGTATTTCACCAATCAGATGATCCCGGTCGTCACCTCCGAGGTTGCCTCGGGCAAGACCATGTTGATTCCAGCAGCCTGCGCCAGAGCGTTGGCGGACGACCCCATCGACAACGTCGTCTACGTTCTCCAGCCCACGCGCTTTCTCTCCAACAATGCAGCCGAGGCACTCTGGACACTTCTGGGTGACGAGCGTGACCTCGTGGGCGTCAAGAACTCTAGTCGCTCGGATGATGATTCAACTCTTCACCCGAACAACCGCCTCGTCTTCACGACCGTCGGCTACGCGCTGTCATCGGGTATCTTGGCGAGCAAGCATAATTTCATTCTCGACGAAGCGCATGAGACATCGATTGATCTGTCGCTCGCCAAAGCGTACCTCCACGCTCGGCTCGAGCGCGGTGACCAGATCAACCTGGCAGAACTATCCGCCACGATCGATGTTGCCAATGAGCTTACCTACTGGGGCGACAATGCCATTCCCTTCACCACCAAGGGTACAGCCTTCCCGGTAGAGTTCCTTCACCGTCCAGCTTTCACCCTGGAGGCAGCGGTCAGCGAGCTCATCACCCAGCATCAGCGCAAAGGTATCCTGGTCTTCGTCTCCGGCGTCGAGGAGATTGAGGATGCGGTCGACAACATCTCCCGGCAGCTCTTCCACGACAACGTTGACTTCGAGATCGAGACCGTTCACGGGAACTCATCGGGTATGCAGCGTCGTGCTGCCAGCAAGGACCGCGAGTCAGGGGTAAAGATCCTCGTTGGTACCAACGTCCTAGAATCAGGCGTTAGCCTCTCCTGGGTCGATGGAGGTGTCTCCTCAGGCGACACCAAGGTGATGTATGCGCGCGGCAACGTGCGTCGTCTTCACAAGGAGAATCTTCCTAGCTGGCGGATCCATCAGCAGATGGGTCGTGTGGCACGCTTCTCGCCTGGCGTGTTCATCCTCGCAGCCAAGGACACACTCGAGTCCCGTCCTCAGATGGCAGAGCCGGACATTGTTCGTCTGCCTTTGACCGAGCTTGTCATGAACTGCACGCGCTACCCCGACATTCATGTGCGGCAACTGAAGTTCACCCCGCGTGAGCAGCCGGAAGAAGGAGCCATCACCTCGGCGGTCGACACGCTTGTTAGCTACGGACTTATTCGTGAGAATGATGAAGGTGCAATCGAGCTGACCGCTGATGGGTTTATGGTACAAGAGCTCCCGCTCAGCTACCGCGCAGCCGCTGCCCTGTGTCAGGCGGTTAAGCTGCACATGGTAGCCGAGATGCTCCCGCTCATCGCGGCCATCGACATGGGCGACATGCGTCAAGATTACCGGATTGGGATGTACGCATCGGATTGGCGTACATCTGACATCGTTTCCCAGGTTATGGTGATCGCGCAGAAGATTTACTCGGTCGACAAGAACGGGTATAATCGCAAGAAGATCATGGTTGCCGCTGACGCGTTCAACGTCAGCTCGAAGAAGTACTTCGAGTATAAGGCACTCGTCCAAGATCTCGAGCGCAAGACCAACACGCGCGCGAAGTGGGAATGCTACCTTCCCATCGCAGAGGAAGACCGCGAGGAGTTCGACCGGCTCACCAAGCAGGTTATCTTCCGGTCCATGATCGTCGATGCTTACCCATCACAGCGCTACATAGGTGTCTCCATTCCAGTAACCGAGTCAAAAGGTACGAAGTTTCGCACCGCCGATAAGAGTCGCACCACGACAGTCGCAGGCGTCTCTGAGGCTCTGTTCTACACTGGCACCATTCGTATCGTCACACCAAAGGCTCGTGGTTTCTCAGATGCGCGACCGTTCGCGGTCATTGAGCAGTTGACGAGCTTCTCGGAGAAGGATGTTCGCGATCTCATCAAGGAGTTCGGTCGTCCAGCACTCGAGCGTATTGCCGCTATTGCGCTTAGTGAGAGTGCACTGGGTGATTTCCTCAGTGGTAAGAGAAAGGAAGAGCCGAGTATCTTTAGCCCTTCTTCTTTTGCTTCCACGATCGAAGAAATCTACGACAGTGCTGGTTTGTCGATGGCGAAGTACGGAACAATCCGTCGTTCTGTGGGTGCTATGGATGATCCGTTCGACGCACAGAAGTACAAGCGTAACCATGACGCGTATATGATGTCGGGTAATTACGGAACTGAACCAAAGCGTCCGCGTGAGGAGCAGAAGGAACCGGAACCAGCGCTTAGTGCACTGGGTTCTGCCCTCGCGGCTGCACTGAACAAGAACAAGAAGTAAAGGAGATATTGCGTGGATGAGATACTAGGTATACTGGTCCTCGCACTCGCTGTGCTCTGTACAATTGTTGTAGCCTACCGAATGGGTTATGCTGCTGGTGACTTCAACGCTCGGGTAGAGATTGAGCGGAACACGAAAGAGATCTTTCTCCGCTCGGTTCCTCGCAATCTCTTTCTCGACGATGAACGTCGCCCTGAGGATGTCACCTGGATCGACATCGGTCTGGGTCCTTGGACGATTGTGCGCACACAAGAAGAGTTCGAAGATTACATTTTAACAAACGGGATCCCTGACAAGATCTCATTCGACAATGACCTAGGTGATGGGAACGGAGAAGGTCGATACTGCGTCCAATGGCTCATCGACAACATCCTCGATGGACACGTCACATTCCGTCCATTCGTCTACATCGTCCATTCCAAGAACAACGTCGCTGCCGAAGCGATCAGCATGAAGCTTGAGCCGTTCTTCAACTTCATGAAAAATCAGAACCAAATAAGTGCTAGGGAGAGAACAAAATGTCCGAACTGAGAACGCCGACCATCTTCACCGACAAAGCAAGCATTCTTGTTCTTCAAGCCATCGCGAATCTGGGCAACCTGGCTTACGGAATAAGCATTCAGTCAAACATCCTCTCGGTGTATGACCGCTATATGCCGCTTGATTCGATCTATGAAATTCTTATCGACCTGATCGAAGAAGGCCGCGTTACCAGCCGAAAGGTTGATTGTTGCGACGCCATGACCTGGCGAAAGGTTTTCTCCTTGGTTATTCCAGAAGGGATGAAACCATGGGGTCCCCACGAAGCGCTTCACAGTGGTAACAGTTTGACATCACCTCCCATTGACTGGGACAATGGAGAAGTATTTCACCTGGACGGTTCAGTGGCTTCACACCGCAACCTCTCTCCTCCTTCTTTCTTTCACGACATGTCCGCAGACGGCACGAATATCATTGGTTACACGTCTATGTTCGCACTCGGAAGTGCCGGATACACCGGCGAATCACAAGACGGAGAATCCCCTCAAACGTAAGAGTTAAGGAGAATGCCCATGTCCTTAATCATGAGGACCGCAGCGCCTGAATCTAACCCTGCTGGAACCAAGCGGTGGTTCTTGGGTGACCTGAACAACGGTCGCCAGAAGGTCTTCCTCTACGAGAGCACTAGCGTCTCTCGTCAGCAGACCGGTTGCGCGCGCTACTCGGTGCGTACCTACGACCACCGTGGTGAGCTCTTGACGCAGCAGTGCTTCCGACACCGCCGCAACGTCGACCGCCACATCTGTCGGCGCTTTCACGTCTCGTCAGTCGAGCTCGGGGAAGAACAACCAGCGCTCCTGAAGGCAGCGTAACTAAGGATCAGTAGAGGGAGGCAAGTCGCCTCCCTCTACTATTCTCTTTTCTTTTTTGTCCCTATATTACCTATCTGATGTAGTCGGAGGTCTTTATGCACAACATCGTTCTCACTAGTCAGAACATCACCACCCCCGCAGGTGTCGAGGTGCACGGCATCTTTCCCAACTTTGGAGCAGCCGCGAAACACGCTGCCAAAGATCATAATTTACCCGACGATCTGAGAACCGGACTCTACGGTGTGTGGGAGGTTGAACCACGCGATCGAACGGAAAAGCGTGAAATAGTCCTGCGTAACGATTTGAACGAAGAGATCTACTGGTGTGCATCTGTTCAACCACTTAGGACCGAGGAGGGAGTTTGATGGTACAGCGTCGAGGATATCCAAGAGGACCATTGGAGCGAAGTGGTAACAACACTTGGCGAGACGTTGATGTGCCTCCCAGTCCAATACCGGTGGATAACAACAACGGCCTTCCTCCACGATCACCCGATGACCGTGATCCCACTCCTCGTCACAAACGAGAGGGGATAGAGCCCAATTGCTGCGTGCTCTTTACCAAGAGGAAGGGGTTTGGTACGTTGGGGGAGAAACAGTCAGAACCTGGTTCTATCCACAAAACCAACTACCTCCTCAAGTCATTCAAGGCTGAGCAGTTTCAGCGATACCGCGTCAACGTATACCTCAAGTAAAAGGGCTACCTTCTCACCATGACCTATCGCCCCTCTGAACCCCCGGTATCCTTCAGTGAGGTTGTGACGCGTTCTGAATACTTCTACATGTACGGTGTGGTTAGGGAGTTGATCACCGGTCTCAAAGCCGAGGACGCTCCCTTCACGCTGTCTCGTCGGTTCACCGACAATATCACTTTTGGCTACCGTGTTGATGATCGAAACTTCCTCTTCGGCGTCGGCGTCTTCAATGGTAGTCCTGACCAAGAGCTGAGCGTGAACGACCAGTTCTTGTCGCTCTACACCAGATCCTTTAACGCTACTGTGGATAACCAGTTCACCAACTCCAGACGGAGTGATGATGATCCGCTGCGCGAACTCAACAGCTACCTTGAACTTTTCAACAAGAAGAAGTCCGGCTACGGTATTCTAGCCAGGCACTTCATGCGCACCCTACTCAATGACGTAGATTCCCACTTCCACCGCTGTCGTCTACAGCGTAGTCGAACGGGAACTTACTTTGAGTGTCTATTCTTCAACGACAAACGTCTAAAGCGTGGTCGTATCTATAACCTCAGAGTCGACGTTAGTTTTCTTAATTCACCAGGAGACAGACCATGAAGCGTCGTTATTCCAACTTCCACCGTGCTCGCAAATATCATCGTAAGTGGTTAAGGCGCAATCGGCATGATCACCTTGTCGATGCTGGACACTATCGAGGTATGTATGAAAAATACGACATGGCAGCTTATCTCTGCGATGGCGTAAACACTGGTTTCGCTGATGTCGATAGGCCACAGCAACGACTGATCATTCTGGCTCATTTCGATCCAGAAGGGGCAAAATCTTGGCTTTCTGATGAATTGAGATATAAGCCCTCCGACGTATTGGAAAGCTGTCACAGGTTCATCAGTGAGTGTCATCAATTTGCTCTTGGTTCTTTGAGTATAAACGACGAAACTTTGGAGAAGTTCAGCCATGACCGATGAAGAGATCAAGACCAAGCGTCTCAGTGACTGGAAGCCTGAGACTGACATCAAGCTTCAGAAGGCTTTTGGTAAGTTCGTCGAGGAAGGCGGTGAGTTAGCTGTTGAAACTTACAACTTCCGTACTAGCAGAGGTCCACGTGATACGGTATCCTTCGAGAATGAGCTGGCTGACTGTGTTGCAGTAGCTTCAATGATACAACGAGCATCTGGCGGTCGTGTTACCAGTGATGAGGGAACTATTGACCGGTGTATGAATGAGCTTCTTGAGATAGACCGCGACTTAAATGAATCGTTGAATCTACTCTTGAAAGTCTTAGGTGATTGCTTTACGATCATTGGGCGTTGTCAGATTCAAGGATTGGATAAGGCTGATCCTGAATCCGCCGAACCTAATAGCACCAAATTGTCATACAGTATCATGCGGTTTGGGGTGGTGGTGGCTTACATTATCGGTAGATTTGACCTTGACGACGAACGTTGGGGAGCACGAGTAGCTGCCAAGATAGACAGCAAACTTCCTTGGGTGATGGGTACGGCTACCGATCTACTTCCCGACAACTGAGCTAGGAGAGCGATCATGAGAGACTTCGAACCCTATGAGCAGATCTGGGAGAAAGAGACCAAGTGGCAAGGAGGTCGGGAGATTCTTCAAAGAGCCGTTGATGGTATTCGAGGAAAAGGCTTGATAGCGGAGATGGATTCTCAGAATCCATCCACCGTTCAAGTTAAACTACCCTTACCTTACGTGACGGTGGAGACTTCCTGCGCTCTTCTTCTTCCCCTAGGTATGCCTACAGAACTCGCATCAGTTTTCCAAGATCGTTTGACACTGGCACTAAATGTAAATCGAATAATCTGGGTGGTGAACGTTGTTTTTCGTAAGTACGAAGGGATACGGCTGACTCCAGGTGTGATATCCGATATGAACATGATGTTTCAGCGCTTTGAAGATCTGTCAGCATCGTTGCGAGAATCTACGCTTGCAGATATCATTGCACATTACTTTGGACTCTGGCCAGTCCGGGGGGATGTTTCCTCGATCACGAAATACGAAATAGGAGGATAAACAATGGTAGCTCACCGCGATAGTAACTATCTACTCGGACTTAGGTTCACAGGTCATCATGACATGTTCTCGAGTCTCCTGGGAGACACGAAAGATCTCACATTGCGCAAGTATCAAGGAGAGATCGATGATCTTCTCAGTGATGTTGAATTGGTCGCAGAGCGACTGAAGATTATCAATCCCGACGACGCGATTAGTTGTAAAGACAAACAGCTACAGGTTGCTCGTGAGATTGCCTTTAAGCTTCTTCGTGAGCAACACCACCACAATAAGACTGACGACGATCATCTCGTTAAGTCTGATCGTGATGCATATCTGAGCGGACAGTATGACCATGTCCATGCCATCCAAGCAATCTTGGAGTATATCAAGCAGTCAGATAGTACCAGAATACCTGATACCTCCGAACGTCTAAAGGCAATCAAGTTCACCTACACCAATTACCGAGGTGAGACATCTGTCAGAAACGCTATCGTTTTCGGGACCCGTTGGGGTGAGACTGACTGGCATCCTGAACCCGGTATGCTCATGACAGCCTTTGACCTCGATAAGTTCGAGATCAGAGAGTTTGCACTGAAAGACTGCGACTTCACCAGCGGAGAAACTGCTTTTAGAGCGGGTTTTGAAGATGGTGCCGATTGGCAAGCAACTCATGAGAGAGGTAATCCAAGTTCTGCTGTTGGGATCGATGAAGCTTTTCAAGCTTATAAACAATCAGGTGGAACATCATGACAACGAAATCTGCCGTAGAGATTCTCGGATGTAGAGCAGACCCCACGGCTGCTTGGATAACAGGAATGCGCGATCATGGTTCACCTGAATCAGTAGCACTTCTTCGAAAAGCCAATCAGGCTAACCGAGTGTGGATACTCCTCTTAGCTGAACTAGAGAACGGCTTGGGTGATCCCGTTTTGTAACTAAGGTTCTAGGATTGTACTATTGTTTCAACGAGGTCGTTGGAAGTTAACATAAGGAACGAACCATGTCAGATGATAACGTCGTAAACATCTTGTCCGGCAAAGAGATGCAGCTTCAGAAGAAGTTGTCGGATATGGAAAAAGGTATTCGCGAGAAAGCTTCTCGAATCCTTAGCTCTACCTTGACTGAGGACAGCACCGAGTTCATCCTGGATCACACCACTCCGGAACAGCAGATAGATTTTGTTTCTGAAATAACTGATCTCATCGCTCAATTCGGTGATAAGGTCGTAGTTCTTGAACCAGAGATGGATGAGGAGACCCGGGCGCGACTCATCGGTTATTACCGTGAAAATCTAAAAACGATGTCTTCGGAAGAAGCGGCTTTATTGGCGGTGAAGCAGCCTTGGATCGACCAGAAAGTAGATCCTTCTTTCTTCGGAGAGTATAAAGAATCGTTTGATGAAGCAGCCACAGTTCTCATTGGTTTGAGTGAGCACAAACCCGATTAAGTGAAAATAGGGGCGTAATAAATGTTGATTGAAGAGGGGGCTGAGATTGATGCCAGCTGCACGGTACTCAATCCACAAGGTCTCATCCTTCGCCGAGGCGCGTATGTAAGCCGAGAGGGATTTATCGACGCCACAGGGGGCGTCGAGATCGGGGAGGGTGTACGCATCTCCTTTCGTTGCATCATCATGTCCAACACCCACCACATCAGTCGCTCCGTCTTTAGACGTTCTAAACCAGGTGACAGGCATCGCCCCGTGGTCATCGAGCGTGGGTGTTGGATTGGGGCAGGGGTAACGATCTATCCAGGGGTCACTATTCGGGAAGGATGCGTGATCAATGCTGGGTGTGTTGTAACTGAAGACACTGAGCCAAATGGTCTCTATGTTCCACCCCCAGCCTTTCGGCTGAAGGATCTGGAACTAGACTAAAGGAGAATCAATCATGAGCTTTGCTCTTCTTACGTCGTTCATCGACATCAAAGTTTTCATCGACTACGATAAACTACGAGATTTCCTTCTTGAAAAAGGTCTACCTAAAGAACGTCTTCCGAACAACAGAAAGGTAGCTGGTACGACCTTTTTCTATCATTCCGTACCTGCCCTCAAGAAGACTATTGTTGTTTGGATAGATGCGGAGTGGAGTTCTGGATTATACATTCAAGCAACCATCGCCCACGAAACTGTTCATGTACTAAAGAGGATAACAAAGAGCTTAGAATTTGAAGAACCAATCCAAGAAGAAGTCTACGCTCAGATTACCACTTCTGTGTATCTGATCATTGCCAACCAAATGAAAGACCTTGGTGTAGACTTTAACAGACCCAAACCAGAATCATTTCCGGACGAGTGAAGCGCTTACCCATCCGACTCACTCAGGTTCGACCAAGCTTGAAAAGCAGACAACAAATTAGTTATCCTGGATGTCAATCATCTGGGTAACTAGTAATGTTGATATCAGATCAATGAGCAGTTACTCACACTCAGTACCAAAGAGGGACTCAATTCATCATGTTCCAACACATGTTTAACACACTACCTCACTTCCTGGCATACTTCGGTATCGGCGTCATTCTCCTGGTGGGCTATCTGCTAGCCTACGTCATGATCACTCCGCACCGTGAGTTCACGCTCATTCGTGAAGGTAATACAGCTGCTGCTATCCAGCTCATCGGCAGCGTCCTGGGCTTTGCCCTTCCCTTCGCTGTCGTCATCAGCCACTCAGTCAGCCTCTCCGACATGGTCGCTTGGGGTCTGGTCGTTCTCGTTGTTCAGTCACTGACGTTCTGGATCGTTCAGGTGACTTCGCAGGGGATCAGTACCAAGATCACCAGCAACTGCACCAGCAGCGGCATCTACGTGGGCGGCATGGCCTTTGCCGTCGGTGTCATCCAGGCCGGATGCATGGTTCCCTGAAACCTATCTGGCTCAGTAAACACCCACGAAGGAGAATAACAGGGTGGCTAAAGATTTCGATCTGAAGATCACAGGAGCATTGGCGCTAGCGTTCGTCACTGCTGCTTGTGGTCCAACTTCTGACTATGATGTCCAGGAGTTCGCTGACCGTGACACAGCGGTCTGTGTTGACAAACAGGGACGGCGCGTGGACGACAGCAATTGTCGACGTGGCTACGGGGGCAACGGGGCCTTTTATCCTTACTACGTCAATCGTGGGGGACCGATCCCTTACTACGGCGACAGTGTTCGCGAGGCTCGCTACCGGGGTGGTGGTGGCTTTCGCCAGACACCTGGTCGCAGTTACTACCGTGCTCCGGCATCAACCACGGTAACGCGCAGCGCTGCTGTCAGCCGGGGTGGTTTTGGTTCCAGTGCCCGTGGGGGCTTCTCGGGGAGTTCGTAATTCATGAAGCGTCTAGCCGTAGCAGCCAGGCCCAACTGGCGTCAGCTCGTGGAGCAGGACGGTCTTGTCTGGCACACGCTGAACAATCAGCCTTATTGGAATGAGGGAATCTATTACAGCTTTACTCGCTCCGAGATCGATCGCATTGAGACTGCTACGGCTGAGCTTTATGAGCTGTTCATCCGAGTAGGCGATGCGCTCGTCAATGAGCGTAAGGACTACGATTGGATGGACCGCTTCGGGATTCCTGAGTACGTCCAGCAAGCCATTCGCGATACCTGGAATGAGGAGCCACCGGCGCTGAACTTTGGTCGCTTCGACTTTGGTTTTGCGCCCAATGGAACGCCTAAGCTCTTTGAGTTTAACTGCGATACACCAACCAGTCTCCTAGAGGCCAGCGTGATCCAGTGGCGATGGAAAGAGCAGGTCTTCCCGCAGCACGATCAGTTCAACAGCATCCACGACAAGCTCGTGGGCAAGTGGCGAGATCTGCGAACAGCGCTTGATCCCAATAAGCCGCTCTACTTCAGCAACGTCGTCGAGCCGACCGGTGAAGACACCGTCACCATGGCCTACATGCGCGATACTGCGGAGAAGGCTGGCTTTACCACGCTCCCCATCGCCATAGACGATATCGGCATTACTGCTGAGGGACGATTCGTGGATCTGGAAGATTACCCGATCGACCAGATCTTCAAGCTCCACCCGTGGGAGTGGATGGCCAACGAAGCCTACGGTAGGCAGGCGATTGCGGAGCTACCCCGGACGACGTGGCTAGAGCCTATCTGGAAGATGCTCTGGAGCAACAAGGCGATCCTGGCTCTTCTCTACACCTTTGATCCCAGTAACGAGTATCTCCTACCAGCAACCATTGGTAGTACCACGAGCGCTAACTACGCTTGTAAGCCCTTCCTCAGTCGTGAGGGTGCAAACGTTACCATCGTCAAGAATGGTCAGACAATTGGCCAGACCGGCGGTGACTACGGCACCGAGGGGCACGTCTACCAGGACCTCTTTGACCTACCTGAGTTTGACGGGAAGTATCCCGTTATTGGTTCTTGGGTCATCGACGGTGAACCAGCTGGCATGGGTATTCGAGAAGACGGACTGGTGACGGGTAACACCGCCCAGTTTGTTCCCCACATCATTCAGGATTAGTGACATGAAGAAGCTTTTAGTATTGACCACTGTACTGCTGATCACTGCTTGCGGGAAAACAAACTCGCAAGCGGTAGAGAGCAACGTTCAGTCCGACTACGTATACACTAGCGGCGGTTCTGCAAGTTCTGTTCAAACTGTTCGTGATAAAAACACTGGTTGTGAATATGTCACCACCAATGAGAGTCATCAATATTCTCGAGGAGGTGAAGTCTACAACTTTGCGAACGGTATTACTCCTCGTTTGGACGAGAACGGTAAGCCCAAATGTAGTAAAGTAATTGGTGATGTTAAGTAAACTTCGCTCAGCCACTGACAGTCTTTTAGAAGTAGCTTGCTACTACATCGTACTCCTTTGTTCTAGTGCGGCAGTCTTTGTCCACGCAGAAGGTAGAGGATGGGGTGAGAGTTTCTACTGGGCAGGAGTGACCAGCACGACGATCGGTTACGGTGACATTAGTCCGGTGACCTTTCTAGGGCGACTTGATGCACTCGTTACAGCAGGGATTAGTGTGTTCCTAATCGTGCCCCTCATTGTGGTGCGACTGGTACAACTCCTTGATGTAAACAAAGATGCATGGACCCACGAGGAACAAGAGAACCTCAAACAACAACTAGCAGACATCAAACGGTTGCTAGAGAAGCAGTAGATTTCCACCAACACATCACTATCTGGGTCGTGACCCAGATAGTGATACCGATTGATTAGTAATGAGACAGAGGGAAGTAACGTGAAAAAACTCATCGCACTGTGCTTGTTAGTTGGTACATTGTCGGCGTGTGACTTGGGACAAGTGACCAGCACTATCAATGTGAATGCCACCGTCGTGGATGCTCGTGGTCTCAGCCGCCGGTTCTGGGTTTCCCTAGAAACCGAGGATGGAAAGCGCTGGCCTGAACAAAGGCTAGGTAGTAAGCGTTGTCCGAGTGGTCCAGAAGAACTCCCGGTCGGTAAACAAATCTTGGTCAAGATCAACACCGTTACCTACAAGAATAAACCACCTGAGCAGGCAATAGACCGCAGCGACCTTACGAGTCGCTTCTGCTATCAATAAGGAAGTATTGATCATGAAGACCAACATTCAATCATCATTTAGTATTTCCAACAGTGTTGGAATGTCTCAGGCTTTCCTGCGTGCCAGTGAAATCATGAGTGATCAAAACGTAGAGAAGTTGTTCATAGCGTCCATCGAGATAATGATCAAGGGTACGTACAAAGATCTCGTCGATCTCATCTGCGGTTACGTTGATAGTAAACTAATCCGCACTGAACCTTTCTTTGACGGTTTCTTGATCGTCTTTGATAAATTGGTGATCAAGATCGATCATCAAGGAAAGATGTTCCATTCTTTCAACAGAGATACACATGTGTTTCTCTACGGTGAATATGAGACAATCGAGAAAATTCACGATCGTCTTGGAAAGCACGTACGACAGCAAGACACCTACGTTCACTGGTCGTTCATGACTGAGCGTGGAATGATGACCAAAACAGTGCTTCTCGAAGTCAAGAACACTCCTCGTGATAGTTTCTACCCGTGGATTGGTCAGGGTATTGCGTCGTTTGTCCAATCCTACATCGATAGCGATGCAAGCATACTCCTCCTACTCGGTGAACCTGGTACCGGAAAGACCACCTTTATCCGGCACCTTATTCATAGCCAGAAGCTGGGAACCACGGTTACCTACGATGACAACATGATGGCGACGGATCAGTTCTTCGCTGATTTTGTCACGGGTCATAATGACCTTCTGGTACTCGAGGATGCAGACGTCTTGCTGCGCGATCGCACGCAAGGTAATAAGACCATGAACAAGCTCCTCAACGTCAGTGATGGTCTTATCTCACTCAAGAAGAAGATCGTGATGACGGCTAACATCACTAGTCTCAATGAGATTGACCCCGCCCTTATCAGGCCAGGTCGTTGTTTCGAGACATTGATGTTTCGTGAATTGTCTCTCATTGAGGCAAAAGCAGTAGCAGCGGAGATGAATCTTCCCGAGCCAGAAGAGCGCACGACCTTGTCGCGTCTTTTCTCCACTGGCCCGACCACGAAGCCTTCCACCACAATGGGCTTCGCTCTTTAACCCTAACCCTCATCACCTTGAAGGAGAATATCATTGCTGTACCAGGATCTTACACATGTTGCTCAGTACAATACTGTTTCTGGCGTCGCGACGATTATCGAGACCAAGATGGCCGAGGAGTTGGGTATCGACCTTCTCTTCAGGGGTGTTGCTCGTATCGAATTCTTCGGTAACATTCCAGCCTTGATGAAGTCTATCGCAGAAGCGGTTGGAAGACAGCCACTTCAGACAGTACCGACCAGCCAATTCTTGACCATTAAGTTCAGTGAACTGGTCGTCAGTATTTACGCTTACCCGACAGCCTTGAAAGAAATAAAGCGGACCGGTAGTGTTATTCTTTACGGGGAGATAGATGAAGTTGTTCGCGTTCACCGTATCCTTGAGGAAAAGCATCCCCGAACTAAGTCCAACAGCGTAGACTGGTATCACGCGGTTGACGGTAAGCCTGACAAGACCACGGTTGAACTTTCGCACAATTACGACATGAAGGACGAGTACGTTCCTTGGATCCAACCCTCTGTTGCAGAGTTCCAACGTCAGTTCCTGGATTCCACGGCAAACGTTCTTCTCATGATCGGTGATCCTGGTTGTGGTAAGACCAGTTTCGTGCGCGACCTCATCAACCGCAACGATCTGTCCGCTGCCGTAACGTATGATGAGGACCTCATGAAGAAGGACAAGTTCTTCATCGAGTTCATGAACAAGCCTTACGACCTACTCGTCGTAGAGGATGCCGACATTATCCTGCGTGACAGGGAAGGCGGCAACAAGGTCATGGGTAAGCTCTTGAATGCCAGTGACGGACTGGTCCAGACCAAGAAGAAGATTATCTTCACCGCTAACCTTACTAACTTGAACGAGGTTGATCCAGCACTCATTCGCCCCGGAAGGTGTTTTGAGACGTTGATCTTCCGAGAGCTTACTGCCAGAGAGGTAACGCGCGCAGCGGCGGCTGCGGGTATTGCTGATCCGGGTGAATCCAGAACTCTTTCTCAGCTCTTCCAATCAGGACCACAAACCAAGGTCCGTCCCACAATGGGCTTTGCCCTTTAGATTTAGACAAGGAATAATCCATGACCGACAAGCACGTGATTCTCGACTTCTCCCACAAGACTCGCGTGTTTGTCGCAGGAGACATTCACGGTGAGTATCAGATGCTCCTCGACGAGCTCGCTAAGCAGAACTTCAACGAGAGTAATGACGTCCTCGTTCTCGTGGGGGATCTAGCTGATCGTGGTCCCAACAGCGAGGCCATGATCGACTTCATTGACAACCCTTGGGTTTACCGTGTTCTTGGTAACCACGACATCGCTCCCAGGATGTACTTGGACAGACAAATCGATAAAGTAATGGCGAACGAGAACTTCGGCGGAAGTTGGTTCACCAAACTACCTCGAGAAGAAATCGAGCAGATCGCAGCCAAGTTCGAGGATGCACCAGTGGCACTTACCATCACTACACCTGGTGGTCGTAGAATCGGTGTTGTTCACGCTGATTGTGGGCGAGACTGGAATCACCATGTTCATCAGCTGCACAAAGTGTGGGTGTACGACTTGTCCTTATGGTCGCGTGAAACCATCAAGAGACTGATGGACATGCAAGCTGCTACGAAGAAAGATCCTCCGGCTACGTTTGCAGAAGTAGCCAACATCGACCATGTCTTTCATGGACACACTCCCATCGCTGTTCCGTTCACCTGTGGTAATCGTTCATGGATTGACACTGGTGCGGTCTTTGGCGGTACTCTGACCATGTGGGACGTCGACGCCTTCTTAACCAGTAAAGGAACGTAACATGTTGAGATCGCAGCTACTTCTTAACACGGCTGAAATGCTGGAGAAAGAAACCGGTCACAATCTTGATAATTTTCGTACCGCCTTTGAAGCACTACATGGTCCAAAACCAGAACGCGTTCTTGGTGGTTCTGATGAACTCACCGACTGGTTGAACAAATATAATCCTTATTACAAACTCTGTGAGGTAGGTGGTTATACTGACGCAGCGATGTTACTGGGTAAAGGTCTACCGTGGTTAGTACCAGAGTTGAACTATGCGTACCGAACAGCGCGGCTACTAAACGGTGTTGGTTTACCGGTAGGGGGCTTGGATTACCCATCGCGCGCAGAGACCATGCCTCTTTCTCTTGCCGCTAGTTGGCTCAAAGCTCACGCTCATCAAGCAACTTACACTGAGTCTAAAGACGCGGTCGGTGATAGCGTCTAAGAAAGACAAAGGAGAAACGCATGTCTGAATGCTCGTGTGATGTGTGTAAATCGGCTTGCTCGTATAAGCCCGGGTGGTTTCTCCCTGACCAAATTAAACCACTCGCTGATCATCTTGGTCTAACGGAGAAGGAGTTATTCGACAATCACCTCATGGTGGATTACGTCGACCTCGCTGGTCCAGATGGTAACTACCATGGTGGCGATGAGCCAAAGGTGTTGATCCTCAGTCCAGCTGTAGTAAACCACGAGCCGGGCGACTGTTTTCCGAGCGATCCTCGCGGAGTATGTCGGTGGTTCGTGGAGGGTAAATGCGCCATCCATGATTTCAAACCATTCGAATGTGCCGACTATGATCACACCAAGACGCACGCGGAAGGGATGGTTGTTCATCGCCACATCATCCCCAAAGCGTGGCAAGAACATCATCAGCGCGTAGTTGATCTTCTCGGTTATGAACCGCAAGAAGATGTCGACGACATATTCTCCTTCTTGGCTACGATGATGACTTCCGGGATCACTCGTGGCTATACACCACCTGCTCCAAGAGAGGTTCCCCTTGAAGTTTCTTGGGACATGGAAGAACTCGACTACGATGCAGTGATCCTGAAAGCGCAGGAGATCTGCAACGGTCCATGTCTCGTAACATCGGTGGATTGTCAAATAGGATTGGATCCTTCCTACGAGGTCACCATTCACGGGATGATCCATCTCAATCGTCAAGATAATTCGACCACTCACGTTGTTCTGAAAGCAACCGTTTCCCGCGACGTCTACGTTAAGATGATGAGCGATCTCTCTGCATGTAGATTCTACGGTAACGTTCAGATCAGCTCTGTATAAGGAAGCGTACGATGACAGATACTAATCGTCAATGGCCAGGATCTCCCTACACCGACGATGAAGTCAGGGCAAGGATCGCCGCTTCACGAGAAATCGGCATGGCCGACTTCAACGCCAGAGGGGGCTTCAGCAAAGACAATGCTTTCTACCTGAGCTTCGCTGATGGTAACAGACCAAAAGGTAGCCAGTGGTTGGGTGGTTGCTACATCCGTGCTGACAGCATCGATGAGGCTATGGTCCTTAGTCGTGCTCTTGGGATTAACCCCGGCGGTGAAGTTCGGATTTATGGTCCTTTTCCGGCAGTTGTTCTCGTTCCCGAATACGAGAATAAGCTACTCGATGAAGCAGGAATAGAAGCCGGGGCTGATCTTAGCAAGATGCCACAAGAAGGAGCAGACCCATGCTCGAGTTGAAAAACAATCATTACTATCGCGACCGGATGGGTGATGCCATATTCGTGCGAGAGTATAATCCCATGAAGACCATGGGTGTAATCCTCGTGGATCATGAGGGCAAAAGAGTTCCCATTGAACGATCTAGAGACCGCAAGCTTCAAATCGATGGTACGATCTTCGAGGGTAGTAAGTCTTATTCTTACCACCCTAATGGTAGAGTAACGGTTGACCCTAACGATTACTCACCCTGGGATCTCGTTGAGGAGATCTCTTACGACGAGGCATACAGTGATGATCCTTACGGACACATCGCGTATGAACCCTGGTGGCAGGACCAGATCAACAGAGGGGTCACGCTTCCTGGACCTCATCACTGGGGACTTCCTCATTCGATGCGTGAACTCACCTTGATGGTAGCAGGTCTCAAGCCTTTCGCTATCATCGGTACCAAGACATCGAGATTGGAGTTTTGTAAGAAGCACGGTCTGACTTACCAACAAAGGGAAATGCACGGTCACCAGAACGCCTATGTTTATCTACCCCACGAGAGTTGGCGTATTCCTCTTTACGAGAATGTGTCCTCTATGAAGGTTTCTGATGAGGATAAATACAGGATCATGGGAGGGTTATTCGGCTACCGAACACAAGACGTAGAGCGCTGGATTGCCAGACCCAAGCTCATTCGTGAGTATTACGAAAAAAAGGGTAAAGAACATGCTCAGTAAATTCAAAGCCGCTTGGAAGAAGATGTTCTTTCCCAACGATCGTTTCACTCTCAAGATGCTGGAGATTCTAAACGGGGTACCAAACAGTACTTTAAACAGTACTTTTGCTGAAATCTATCACGCGTTTGAAACCGACCCCTCAATTGGTAGGGTTAAGCTCACACTCGATCGTCTAGAAGCAAATGGATATATCGAGGTCTCCAAGTTGTTACTATCCAACCCACCCAAGCCAACTTACCGACTCACTGAGAAGGGTAGAGCTCATCTGCGAGACAGTCGGTAGTATGAAATAACCAACATCAACAAAATGAACATGCATATTACACAGTTGATATGAGGTTGCCCTAATCTTCCTATCAGCACTTTTTAGAAAGGATGTAACATGTTCAAGATTGCTCGTATTATGCTCGCCGTTGCCCTGGTCACCATGGGCATCAGTTCGATGGCCTCAGCCCAGCTGCCCGGTGGCTGGAAACTCTACTCCAACAACCAGTTCGGCTACAAGTCCTGCTATCCGGTCGGCATGCAGCAGATCAAGGAATCGACCGACGCGGGCGGCACTGCGTTCTTCTCCTCCAGCGGCACGCTCGGCTATTCGGCCGAGAACAATCGTGGCGGTCGCACGCTGATCCAGTACGTGAAGGCAGTTCGCGATCCCAGTCGCGAGATGGTTCAGACCACCGTTGGTAACGGCTGGGTGATCGAGACCGGCATGCAGTTCGACCAGTACATGTGGAGCAAGTCGTTCAAGCGCGGCAACCGCATGATCACGGTCAGCTTCACCGAAGCGAATCTCGCTCGCTACAGCGCCATGGTCACCATGATCAACGCCTGCACCACCATCGACTAACAGAGACAAAATAGAGAGGAGGGCATTAGCCCTCCTCTCTACTCTAGTTTCTTTTTTGTTGAAATTACTTACCAGTCACCAGCAACGACTTCTTCATGCTGGCAGCGGCCCAATGTTCACCACCACCCTTCTGACCACCCACGATGATGGGACTGATCACAGTGGGGCTGTTTGGCTTCGGAGTACCACCACTGCTGTTCTTCGAGACCAAATCACCATGCTCACGAAGTGCTTTACTGTGGTTATCCATCGAAGAAGCAAGTGCCTTACCCCACTGATTCATGTCATGTGCGGGTTCAACTTTCTTCGGCGCAGCTTTTACCGCAGGCTTCTTAGGCGTAGTGGGAGCAGGAGCTGATTGAGATTTAGGAGCAGGTGTACTGGAAGCACCCCCACCCGCAGCCGGTGTGCTACCCCCAGGTTTAGATCTGGGAGCATTACTCTGAGCGTTGGGATTAGATCCCGCTCCTTCCAACCAAGCAGCCGCATTACCGAAGTGATGCTTCCTGATGTTGTTGTAGTGATCCAGCTGGCTACCATTACTGTCTCGCCAGTGAACGGACACCGTACCGCGCCTTGTTTTGGTACCAACAGGAGCACCAGCGTTGATCGTGGTATAGAGATCAGTCCAGGGCATCCCCTTTCTGAAACCACGATTCTTGGCAAATTTGACAAACGCTCTGATCTGCTCTTCAGAACTACTTCGATTGTTTACCCCGTACTCTCTTCTCTCATCAGGACCGAATTGGAACAAGCCCTGGAATCGTCCACCGTCTCCACCAGTTTTGGTTGGATTGAACGAACCAACGCTCTCGTAAGACATTAGTCCAGCAAGTTCAACCGGGCTAACTCCAAACTCAGCCGCCGCATCCTCCACTGCTTTCTTAACAGACGGAGTGATGGGCAGTCTACCCTTACGGTTCTTATACTTGGCGGTATCGTATCCACCAGATGGATCAAGAACGTTACTGACCATTCCCTCGAGATTATTTCGAGTCATGTCAGCAGTACCATTCATGATGCTACCAGCAAACCGAAGTTCTCTACCCAATGATGCAGATGCTTGGGCACGATTATCGGCAGACAGGTTTCCATACTGCTGCGAGCGATCCTGATAGATCTTTCGAACGTAGGTGGTCTCATCGTCCTGCTCAACATAGTCTCGCTGGAAGATCAACGCGGCATACTTAGGTCCGTGCTGAATAGCTGAAGACCAGAGGATGAACTGAAGAGCCTTTGAGTTCTTGACCTTGTTTCTTACCGCAACTGGGAGAGCATTAAACGCTTCTTTGAACTCTGGCTGATCAGGAATCCTACCATTCACCATCGCTGCTTTCTTACGCTTGGCTTCTGGTTCCGATAGACCCTCACCTGTGTCGTAATTAGGTGAACCTGATCCACCGTTGGTACCACCAGAGGCGCTGGGATTGTATCCGTTAGCGTTCTCTGAATTGACACGGTTGTTTGGATCACGAGGATCGTACGGTTTATCCTTGTTAAGCGCTGACTGACTCAGACCACCGGGATCCTTTACCCCTTCCTTGGCGTATTTGTTATACGCTGAGACTGAAGGCTCCAGTCCAATGGCTGCTAGCCCTGCACCAGCGATCTCCTTCTTCAAGACATCATTGAGGGCAAGGACCTGCTTATCATCAGCGGCCAGTATCGAATCAAACGTGAGACGACGTGACTTCAAGGCTTTGTCGATAACGAGCATTGCGGGCAAGAAGCGGCGCTTGTACCACATCTTGAAGTAGTTCACCGCATCACTGTTCTTGGAATCAAACCCGAAACGACCAGCCATGAACGCCATGTCCTGATCATCGAAGGGCTTTGCTTGATTCTTGTTGATCTTCTCTTGCGAGGTCTCGATCGAGTGAAGGTACTTGTAGAGGGTGCGGTTCTTGATCCCGTAGGCCCCCAGAACTAGATCGACGTATTTGTACAAAGGTTTTGCAGGATCATTGTAATCGTCCGACTGCGTCCACCATCCGTAAATGGCGTTACTGACACCAGTCATGAATCCAGTAGGTGTCAACCACGAACTATACTTAGCAACCGAGGCTGCATCAATATTCGACAAGCTGTTCTTGGTGTCCTTCCACGAGAAATCCTGGAAAGCCTTCACCAAGCCCATCATGGCAGAGATGGAAGCAGGCTGCTTGTTGATGTCGTCCTTGGCATTCATCGCTGCGGCAAAAGCGTTCTTGGTACCAACAGCACCATCCGAGATCTTACCCCCGGCCCACATGACACCGTCCTTAACGGCCTTACCAGCGGCGCGAACGTTGCTCTTCTTCCAACCCTCAGACAAATCCTTGGGTAGGTTCATGAGCTGGTCACCAAAGCTGGTGATCGCACCCTTTAGACCATCTCGGGCCTGATCAAGAAGTGAGGTACCCTCCTTGAACTCACCGTTACTATAACGGTCGCCAAACAGTGTCTTCTCGAAGCCGTACTTGATGTTACTCAAGATGTTACCACGAGCTGACATGATCTGCTGACCGTCCGCTGAGTATTTAGCATCACGCCCGAAGAAAGCGGTCTTCAAGTCACCCAGGATCGATGTTTTCTCCTGCTGGATAATCTTACCGTTCTCATCGTACTTGGCGTTCTGACCAAAGATCGTCGACCAGATACCCTTGGCGGCACCAAGACCTGCGGTACTCATCTTACTGAGCGCAGAGGAGACCGCATCAGCGTTGGCAACAATGGCACCCACGGCTGCACCAATCGCTGCGCCAGGCACAGCACCGATACCACCGAACATACCACCAATCGCGGCACCAGTAGAACCGTATGACGCCATTGAGGTAAGTGTACCACCTAGTGCCTTGACACTGTCAGGAGCATCGCTTCCCTCTAGTGCTGAGCCAGCTGCACCAGCAGCGAGTGCACCAATAGCACCCATGCCGACACCTGACTTAGCAAAAGTAAGCGCACCCTTGCCACCCAACTTCAACGCGCCCAGAGCGCCCTTACCGCCGAGTTTCAATGCACCCAGGCTACCACGCCCTAAACCCTTCGCAACCCCCAGGCCGAGCTTCCCAGTGCCCTTAACGGTACGCTTGAGGAAACCACCAACCCCGCGATTGCTTCGGATGTTGCGAATACGACCCAGGCGATCACGAGCACCAGCGCGTCCACGACGGAAACGACTGCGGCTACGGTTCTTGCCTTTCTTCTTCTTATTGCCCCACTCATCAGTCTCATCGTCGTCCTGAGCGGCAGCCTTCTTGTCGTCGTCCTCATCTTCCTTGTTAAGGAACATGTCCTTGACCTGGTCGATCAGTGACGGTGAATCCTCACCACCCTCAGTTGTTCCATCCTTACTCCACCTGGCCTTGACACTCGCAGCAAGAGCGGCAGCCGTGTTCTTCAGCTGGTCAGAGATAGGGACACCGATCTTGGCCTTACGATTGGCCATCATGTCCTCGTAGGAGTTCTTGCGAATCTTCAGCTTGGACGTGATCGTGTCGGCGAGTTTCTGACGCTTGGTCTGGAGACCCTCGTACATCGTGCGAGCAGTGTTACCCTCACGAATGGTCTCGTTGATGTTGGCAAGCTGGCCACCGAGTTGAGCCATGATCTGGGTCATCTCAGTTTGACCCTGCTCAAGACCAGCAGTAGCAAAACTCAACGCAGGCTTAGAAACAGTACCAATACCAGCCGCAATTGCACCAGCGCCTGCGATGTAGGGAGTGGCAGACATAACGGCACGATCTCTGGTCTGTCCAGCAATCGATGTAACCGTTGATGCCAGCGGACTAGCTTTTGCCTTCAGCGACCCAAGGGAGGGAAGCATGGAGAAGAGCGAGCGCTTCTTGGTTTTAGGCTTGTCAACACCCGGAGCAGTAGACGCAGTCTTCGACTTGTCCTTACCCGTAAGCTTGTTGAGGAGCCTGCGACCAAATTGATTGCTTGTTTTCTGGCTTGCTTCTCGGTACTTAAGGCTGAGTGATGAAGCTCCCATGACGGCAGAGTACGCAAGCTTGCGACCCAGTGCACCAAGACGACTAGGACCAGCAGTAGGAGTAGGTGCAGCAGGTGCTGCCTCTGTCTTCATGACCGGAAGCGGCACAGCAGTCTTAGAGGGCGCAATCGTTGGTGCCTTGTCGGCAGCCTTGGGCTTAGCCCTGACAACACGCTTAGGTTTCAGGACATTACCGGCAGTCGGCTTCTGGCGAGGATTGATCTCAGGCGCAGCAAGCATTCCACTAGAGATATGCTCACGGATTCCTGAGACGTGCTGGAGGAGCTGGGTTTGTCCGGCTTCCGCACTCGCCTTCCAATCCTGAAGAAGACCAATGATCGAGGTAATCTGAGGAGTACCAGGACCAGAGATCGAACCCTTCTTGATGCTAGCTTCAAGGTCGTCGATGTCACCCTTGTCGAGCTCACCACCTGAGAATGGATTAAGACCACTAGCAAAGTCCGTTGCCATTGCCAGCGGTGCTGTCACCACCTTGTTCATGCCAGGCGTGAGCTTGAAGCGCTGTCCAGCGCCAACAATCCCACCTAAGACCCGTGAGCCAACCTTGGCAGCATTCTGCTTAAAGCCACTCAGGGGATTCTCAGGATCAGGTGCCTCGTCACCAACGCGACCCAGGCTCTTCCTGAGCTTGTTGAACTTACTCGTGATCCGGCGATTAGCACCGTTGAAGCCACCACGGGGACCATCATCCTTCATGATGCCGTTCAGCTTGGTGATGATCGGGGCAACATGCTTCTGCCACGTTTTGCTGTGGCGGTCCATGATGCGATTAGCAATGTTACCGGCAACCCGGTCAATCTGCTTATCACGAACAGCATTGCGCAGACGCGTAAAGAGGCCCACCTTGGTTGGTGCCGAAGCACCGGTGTTCATCTTGATCGCTTCGAGCTTCGCAACAACCGACTTCTCGAGGCTTGAAATTCCCCCTACGACTTTCTTGAGAAGACTGGTCTTCTGAAAGTCAAGGGCCAGCGACTTGCGCATGTACGGCAGAACCGTGTTGCGCTGGAACTGATAAGAAGCAAGCGTCGCGTTTGTCGAGATTTGACGAAACGAGTGAGCCCGAACATCAAAGTCACGGATCTGCTGAAGAGCACCACTCTTTGGTCGAGGAGCACCGCGCGGCGTTGGAACGTCGTCTGGAAACTCCATCCGGGTCTGGCGGTCAAGACGACGAGCCAGGTCACGCAGACGAAAGTCATTGCGCCTGGACATCGCCATACCGAAGTGTTGGATCTTCTGGCGACCGACCGGCAGAACTTCTGCCGCAATCGTGCGCTCGATCTCAGCCAGTGCCCAGGAGCGACCGGTAGTCGCCTCTGTGTCGGTGAGAGGCTGGTGCTTGATGGCAATCTTGTTGCCTTCATCACCTTTAGAATATTCCTCGTCCTGAACAGCCTTGGTACGGATGCGAGCATCAACCAGTGTATTCAGGGACGTGGTGGCAACATTGTTCTGAATGTCTTCACTCATGACTTAATCCCATGGTCTTGCTCGGGCGTATCCTCAACGGGAACATGCTCGGCATCGTCAGTTAGTCGGACTTCATTATTCTGGAGCCACTCAAAGTCGCACATCATGGAGACCCGCGAGGTGATCAACTGGATCTGCTGCTCGAAGTCGTGGTTCGCCATGGCCGACATCACTTCTTTCTCGAAGCGCTTCCGGGCAAAGATGTAGACGCCTGCCAGACCCATCTCGCCTTGGATACCCATGATCATCGCATTACCGGTGAAGGTACCAAGGCTATTGAGATAATAGCATTCGATCTTACTAAGCCAGCTGTTCCAGTCTTTCTCATCAAAGAGGCTGGGGTCTTTGTTGATGAACTTAATGTCCACCCCGAATGACTCACCGAGCTCTGGTCCAATCCGCTCCATCAACTCATGCGAGAGCGTCAAGGGAAAGGTGTTGAGATAGTAGGTAACAGGCAGCGCCTTTAGCGCATAGCTCTGCTTATCGACTGCTTGCTTGGTGAACTTATTGGCAGGACCAGAATTGTTCTGATTGCGAATGGTGTGGCGAATAAGGGTGTGAAAGAAATGGGTGGCAGGCGAGACCATGAAGACTTGATCATGATCAAGATTGTTCTTCAGGAGATCAGCCAGCGTCTCATCGGTGTAGCCGAGCGAACCCAGGTAGGGATCAACCGTGTCATAGGTGCGCTTCTGATAGTCGTGGATCACGTCCATCAGGCTTCGCTGGAAGCTCTCGAAATGCTCGGCATTGCGGTGCTGAATGATGTCGGTAAAGGCAATCCCCAGCGGATAGTCTTTCAACAGCGACAAGTCAATGTAGACGTGGTCGGGTGTGAAGAACTGATTCTCCACAGCTTTGGCATTCATGGCCTCGATGGTTGCCGCATCGAAGTTGGTCTCGGGTGTATCGGTCATGGTTACATCATCCAACCTGTTAGGTTGATAAAAGGTCAGCCAGGAGAGACTATCATATCTCTCACATGGCCAAGGTCAATAGTATGATTTCGGCGGCAGGACTAGAAAACGTCCGCCTTTATAGCCTGGAACAGGATAGCTTTATGTTCGCACTCGAGTCCCTCCTTACCCCCAATTACATTGGCGGTGTCGAAGACCCCGTTAACATCGCCATCATGGATGTTGAGAACTTCATTCGTGATCGCCGTGCAATGCCAGTTAGCAGCACGCTCGTGTACGAGCCCTCCACCAACCTCTACCATCCAGACGGACTCTACTCAGAGGAAGTCTTTGGTCTGGTTGGTTCACCCGAGCGCATGCTGCGCTTCGGCTACGTTGACTTGAACACGACGATCTTTAACCCCAAGCTCTTCAAGCTCATCTGTCAGCTAGGTGGTATCTACAAGGACGTGATGAGTGGTGCTGCTTGGGCAACCTTTGATCCAGTGAAGAAAGACTTCGTGCGCGTCAATGGTGACCCCACTCTAGTCAAGGGCGCTAACACCGGTTACTCATTCTTCCTCCATCATTTCAACGAGCTCGTCTTCCGGGTCAACAATTCCACCAAGCGCGATGAGCGCATCGAAGTCTTGGAACAGTATAAAGAGCGTGCCCAAATGGTGCGCTACTTGATTGAGCCTGCAGGCCTGCGTGACATTGCTAATGATGCTTCTGGCCGCTTGATCCAGGACGACGTCAACAAGCTCTATACCGCCCTCATCATCATGGTCCGCTCAATCCCCAAAGGTACTCAGTCGGTCCTCTATGATCCGGTGCGCTATCAAATCCAGTCCAAGGCGCAGGAGATCTTCGAGTATATCGAGAACTTCCTCGATGGTAAGCGCGGCTTCATCCAGGGAAGCTTTGCCCGCCGCAAGGTAGCAATGGGTACCCGCAACGTCATCACGGCCTCCACCATGATGGCTGCCTCACCTGAAGATCCCCAGCTCCAGAAGACCGACGATGTAATGGTGGGTGTGTATCAGACGAGTAAGGGTCTCCAGCCCTTCTTCAAGCACGTCTACATGTCCATCTTTGCCAACATCATCTTCAAGACAGACTCGGTTACCCAGGTCGCCCTCTCCGATCCTAAAACAGGAAAGCTCGTCTACACGGCAATCTCTCCTGCGGTCAGAGATATTTGGACATCATCGGACGGTATCGACAAGCTCATCAATAGCTTCCGTAACACTGACCTTCGCCGCAAGCCCGTACTCATTCCTGATACAGAAGGCAAGTCCTACGCCCTTCTTCTCGTCTACGACGACGGGGATCAGATTGCTCTGTGTCGCAGTGTGGATGATCTGGAATCGCGCTGGCCAAGAAAGGTTGATCGCAGTAAACTCAGGGCCATTACCTACATCGAACTTTTCTACATCATCACTGAAACGATCTCGGCGGGTAAGCACGCCATCATTACTCGCTACCCCGTCATTGAGCAGGGATCATCCTACATCGCTGAGCTCCACGTCGTCTCCACGACTCCGGCGCGCTCTGTTGAGATGATTGATCTTCTCAATCCTGACTTCCCACCTACCACGCTTCGTCAGTACCCGTGCGTGGGAGCCGCCTACATGGACGCCATGATGGTTCATCCCAGCCGCCTTGCAGCTCTGGGTGGTGACCATGACGGTGATAAATGCTCATGCGAGATGGTTTGGTCACGTGATGCTAACCGAGAGTGTGCTGACTACCTTCAGTCTACGCGCAGCGTTATTAACACGGATCTTCGTTTCATCACAGGTGGCTCAAACTACTTGATTGATGCGACTCTTCACAACCTAACACATCGATGACGAAAGGTACTCAGGGGCTAGATGCCCCTGAGTATCCTATCTTTATGTTATATTCATTTTTGATCTTATGACCATCTCCTGGTCAACGGGAATCCCCGTCGACCTAGGTTTAGTTAAAGGTTTAAATCCATGTCAATTTTTCAAAAAGAACTCGGTGATCAAAAACCGAGAACTAAAACACAAACAACAATCGTTAATGAAATTGGCAACACGATCAAAGTAAGCACTGAGATTCAGCGTCCCAGTCACAAACGCTACACCGAGATTAGAATTGTAGCGGAAGGACCGCACAGTGTCAGTGACAACACTTGGACATTGAAAGAAGCGCAAGTTATACACGCGCAACTTGGCCAAATTCTCACATCAGCTCGATAACGTGTTGTTGGTAAGGTAGAAGACATGACAGACTTTAACAACATTGCTGGCCTCGAGAAGATGGCATATGCCAAGTTCGAGATCATGTACAACACCAGGAGAGCGACCCAGGCTCCTAGTAAGTTTGATCACTGGGACTTGATGCAGCTACCCAATGGTAGTGTCCTCCACACATTGAACGGCTTTGATACACTGATCGCTCCTGACAGCGGTCTTCCCAATCCTTCACTGCCGCTCATCACCAATGAGAAGCTGCCGGTGTATCTGCGCATTCTCAGCCAGGTAGCCAATGAAGATTCGCGTCCTTTTGGTGTGAAGGAGGCGTTCATCTATCGCCCCAACACCATTCTGCCGCTCATCACTCACTTCTACCACACCAATCACCGCATCCACCGAATGCTCTCAGAGCGCGTGATTGCTTCCTCACCCGGTACGCTTCAGTGGCTCGACTATAGCCCCTTGAATGAGATCAGGGTGAATGGTACCCTCAACATCTACCGTAAGTTTGACATTCAGTTCCGTACCATTTTGGACAAGATCGTCTCCATCGGTCCTGCTCCTCACCACTATATCGCACTGCCCCAGAGCGGTAACGTCTTTCCTCGCATGGCGCTCCAGCGCGCGTTCAAGGAACTGAGCACCGGTACCCTTAACACCCTACTCCATGACCCGTCGATCTTTCCGATCATTCACCTGCTCGGCTACGTCTTTGGAAAGACCAAGGACCAGACGGTCACGCCCTACAAGGAAGACGTCAAGATCCTGGGTAAGGGAGATCCGATGTTCGGGGAGGTTCACTCCTCGTCACTCATCGAGCGTCTGCCCGAGAACATCCTGAATTCCATCAACTTCATTTTCTACCGCGAGAATAAAGCGGTGGTCTACAATCTGGGTGATCTCACCCGCTTTGCAGAAGACAGCTCGTTCTTCGTGAAGTTCTACCGGCACATCATGAACCTGCGTCTCAGTGCGTCTGCACTACCTGAGACCGTGAACCCTGACTCAGAGCAGTTCGACACCTTCGTTGAGCAGGCCTCGAACCAGCCCGTCACAACGCCTGAGAACACACCTGCCGTTCCTACTACCGAGGCGGCCACCGCTCCTAAAGCGAATGATCCAAAGCCGCTATCTACACCGGCTACACCGCTCGAAGTCAAGCCTAGTACGCAGGCAGCGATTCTTCAGGAGAGTGAATTCACGAGAGAGGTGCATCCCACCACCTTCGAAGCTCGAATTCGCAAGAAAGCAATCGAGCAGTCTGCCCCAGCCGTTGCGGTGGAGCCTAAGAAAGAGTCCAGGCGCAATCAGCTGATGGATTCTCACTTGAAGGTGACCCTGGGTGGTAAGACACTGAGTGAACTCATTCAGCCTCCTAGCAGTCAGAAGATTGCACCCAAGGAGATGAACTACCTGACTGCAACTCCGGAAGCATCCTACCGCAAGTCATCGCTTCTTGCCATGGACCGCGCTTATCATCAGCACGGCTTCCATCACGAGATGGCCAAGGTAGTCGGTTCTCTGGCTAAGCACGGAATGTTCATCACCAAGACCGAGGAAACCAAGGTCAACACCGAGATGGACAAGACGACCACCATTCGTCTCCATCTCTCAGATCTCGCTGGTAAGACGCACCACGTCAAGTTCACGGTTCCCGATGTTGATGAGAACGGTGTGATGAAACTCAGCGGTATTAATTACCGCATGACCAGGCAGATGGCGAACCTTCCGATCTGTAAGACATCACCCACTCGGGTGAATTTGTCATCTTACTACAACAAGATCGTGATTGAGCGCATCCAGTCCAAGCGCTACAGTTACGAACAGTCGGTGATGAAGTTCATCTCGCACCTGAAGTTCGAGAAACAAATCGAAGCCGTCATGGGTGCCGCTCCTCTCCCAGAGGTAAAGGTACCGTACGACTATAGTGCAATTGGTCGTCACTTCACCGAGATCAAGGTGCAAGGTTATACCTTCGATTTCACGATCGACCACAATAACACTGAGGATACTCAGTTCGGTGTGCTGGCAGGACAAACGCCTACCGGTAACTCGATCATGTGGAACTACGACAACAAGATCCACGTCGTCAACAAAGGTAAGGTCGAGAAGAGCTGGAACTCGTTCCTTCACTTCTTGTCCGACATCCTGGGTAAAGATGGTACGATCGAGAACACTCCCCTGGAGTGGACGCAGGCTAACATCATCAACCAGACGATTCCCTTGGTCTATATCTTGGGGTATCAGATGGGTCTGAAGAAGCTTCTTGATCTCATCCGGCTGGACTATAAGTTCTACACTGATCCTCGGCTAGTGAAGCTCGGCGTCGATGACATCGGCATTCGTTTCGCGGATGGAACCTTGGTCTTCAATCGCTACCCGATTTCCCGTTCATTGATTGCGACGGGCCTTGCCTGGACTGACTTGCGCAAGTTCACCTTCCAGTCGATGTCGGTTCCTGATACCTACGCACAGGTGTTTGCTCAGAAGCGTCTTAGTACGGGTGTGCTAAAGGGTCTGCGCGGGTTCTTCGATTTCTTCGTGGATCCCATCACTGAGACGATCTTGGAGAAGATGGGTGAGCCCATTACTTTCCACGAACTTCTCTTGCGCGCGAATGTCATGCTGACGGACTACGTGGCCAAGTCACCCTCGTCAGTCGAGCTCCACCGCTTCCGTCTCTATGAGCGGTTCAATGGTATCATTTACAATGAGATCATGCGCTCTCTCCATACCCACCGGGGTAATCCCAATTCCAAGAAGAGCTTCTCGATCAATCCAGAAGCCGTCTTCCAGAAGATTGTTCAGGATGCGACTGTCTCTGCTAACGAAGTGATCAATCCTGTTCACGAAGTAAAACAGCGAGCCAACTTCACCTTCACTGGTGCTGGTGGTCGTAACGGTAACAGCTTTGTCCTTCGCGATCGTATCTACCCTGAAGACGGTGTGGGGGTGATCTCGGATGCTGTTCCTGACTCAGGCAAGGTCGGCATTACCTCCTACCTCTCCGCCTCTCCCAGGATCGATGATCTGCACGGGATTGCGAAACCCTATAAGCCGGGTGACGTATTGGAGCCGCCAAACATCTTGTCGATCGGATCGATGGTGATGCCAGGTGGTACCACTGATGATGGTAAGCGTAACTCTTACCTCAGTATCCAGATCAGTCACTACGTTCCTAACCACGACGATGGTGAGACGCTCGCTGTTCGTACCGGCTATGATGAGGTCCTCCCTCATTTGTCATCGGACGTCTTTGCGGTTACTGCTCCTGATAAGGGTGTGGTGGAATCGATCGATGATCGCCAAAAGGTAATCAAGGTCCGCTACGCTGATCAAGCAGCCCAGGCTATTCGCAAACTCAAGGTTCCTGTCATTGACGCGGTTGTTGACAGTTACCTGCGTGAGGGAACAAGCTTTGGTCTTCTGGTTCCTGAAGCCGAGATCGATCGCTACCCCATGGGCGGGGTGTTCGAGTTTACGCGGACGACCTACGGCAAGGTTGCCGACCGGCTCCGTTGTGAGACCCCGGACTCGATTCCAGACAAGGACATTGCTAGAAAGCAAGCACCGCTTGTCAAGGATCTAGTCAGTGGTCGCTACCAAGCGCTCTACTACATTCGTTTTACCCCGATGAGTAACCGGGTAGCCGGAGAGATCAAGAGCTACTCCTTTGCTGATGTGTATTCACAAAACAGTGGGTCCTACCTTCTCCAGAAGCTCACTCCCAACGTTAAGATCGGTGAAACAGTTAAGCACGGTGACATCCTTCTCTACAACAAGGGATTCTTCGTTCCTGACCCGTTGAGCAAGCAGGTTACCTTCAAGCACGGTGTGACCGCCACGGTTGCTTTGATTGAGAAGAGCTCGAACCACGAGGATGCTTGTGAGATTTCACGAGAGATGTCTGATCGCTTGAAGATGACCCCGTGTCACCAGCGTGAAGTCATCACCGAGTGTAGTGCTGCTATTCTCAACATTGTCAAGGTTGGTCAGCACGTTGAGACATCATCGAGCTTGTGCGTTATTTCTGATGAATATCTGATCGGGTCATCGACCGAGATCAATAGCGAGAATCTTGATATCTTCGAGAAACTCAATCGTCAGACCCCGCAGGCAGGTTACACCGGTACCATTCGCAAGATCCGTGTTCTTTACAGCTGTGACCGGGAGAAACTCTCCGACAGTTTGAAGAACATCTTGAAGGATTACGAGAAAGAGGTGCGTGAGAACTTCAAGGCACTGAACTCAGATCCGCAGGCTCGTCCGCCTGAGCGTCCGGGTTGGGTGCAGCCGGGTACCAAGTACCAGGGCATGGACTTTGGTGACACCACGGTCATGATCGAGTTCATGATTGATGAGACCTTGAGCATGTCCGAGGGCGATAAGCTCTGCATCGGTAACGCTAACAAGTCCATTGTCTCGCACGTCAATGAGAAGCCACACTTTACGGAATCTGGTATTCCTGTAGACATCCTCTTCTCAACAACGAGTGTGATTAACCGTATCGTGGCCTCGCCACTGACGATCGGTATCACTGAGCGCAACATGGAAGCACTGAAGAACCAAGCACTCGATATGTACTTCAAATAACCTAAAGGTAGAGAGGAGGGCTCGAGCCCTCCTCTCTATCACTTAACAACTTGGTAGATCAAATTGTGTGCGCTATCCTTGGCGCGATCATTCTTGTCGATAAGAATCTCATCGATTTGGAAAGTGACCCCGTCGGCGTAGTAGATGGTCCCTGTGTGACCTACGAACAAAGTCTCCTCAACTGCAGGAGTTTTATCAGCGTTCATAGGGGCTAATTTGATAACGGTATCGACCGCAATAATTTCACCAAATCCGTTGACGTATGTTTCACCTTTGATCAATTTCTTATCATTCATTACCACTTTCCTTTCTTGTACCATAGCACCGATGGGTAAAGGGTGACAATAATGTGTGAACCAGTATAAACTCCTCGTAGTAGGAAGTGACCCGTTATGATTACCCTAAAGAACGTACAAAGGCCAGCATCAGACAACTTCATTCGTGGTTGTTTCATGGTCAACATTGGTACTCAGTTCAGTACCTACCAGCAGATCATGCAGTACGCACAAGCGGTCAAGGTCGATGAAGGTCAGAAAGAATTCGACAGTGCGATGAATCAGATCCTTCGCGGGAATCTGGACGACGAGGGCGGCAAGGGTAACAAGCCCCTGCCTTATTACTTCTCTCGCAGTAAGTGCCGTGATACCTCGCTTGGTGGTAACGATGCCATCAACCCACTTCCCCAGTTCTCGGTCGATGATGACATTGTTCATCCCCACTTCGAGACCAAGGCAGGCACTGGTGTTGGCATGGGACGGATCTACTCGGAGAACTTCGATGACACCCAGCAGATCCTCTACCTAGGTTTCGGCATTCCTGTTTTCAGTAACGTTGGTAGCTTCTGGGCTAGCGCGGTTGACCGGGACATGGCCAACTTCATTAACAAAGGCTCCAACATCACGCCCCAGAAGATCGGCTACCTCCTGGGTGCAGCACCAATCGTTCTGATCAAGATCGCTACTATTCCGTTCAAGTTCATCAAGGCCATCACTGACACAATCAGTACGGTGAAGATCTCGAAATACTATTCGTTCTCTTCGCAGATGCCGATGTACTTCCGCTTCGTCAACACGATCTTGGTACACCTGGCGACCAACATGAACATGATGTTGTCGAATGATGACATCAATCTAACTGGTTCTGAGACTTCGGACGTCACCCCTCTCGAGCAGTTGAAGTACGGCACTAAGCCGACCCACGACGTCTCGGGTATGCCGGACCTCTTCAAGGATGGTTTGGATATGGCACAGATCATGTCCAAGCGCTACTTCTACGAACATGGTTCCGACAAGTCACAGAAGCGTCGCAACACTGACTTCGCCATGTTTGAGGCAGCGCGCACCACCAACAATGGTAACGGCATCGCTGACAAGCCCGATCCTGAAACATCAACAAATCCTGATTCCAACCAGACCAACAACGCAGGATCAGAAGGCACAGAAGAGAATCCACTCGACAAGTTCTGGGACATGGGTTGGTTCGATGCATTCAAGGGCGCGTATAAGGATGCGATCTACGATGGTCACCTCTTTATTGGCTTCCGCATTGACAAGGGCATGGGTGCCACTGAGTCATTCTCTAACCAGACGGGTGAGTCTCAGGTAGCAATGCTCGCCAACGAGAAGTTCCAGCAGGGTCGCTCTGTACAGTTCGACTCGATGGGTGGTAACTTTGGTAGCGGCGGTATCGCTGGCATGATGACCGACTTCGTTAACGCGATTAAGGCGGTTGGTGCTGGTGTGTCGAATACCTTCAAGCTCGATCCACTGGCTGCTACTCTTACTGGTGCTGCCAAGGTAGACATTCCTGAGGTTTGGATGGGTAGTGCGTGGTCACGCTCTGCATCATTCTCAATCACCTGTCTGTCACCGTACGGAGATGTTGAATCAATCTTCATGTCCGAGTACGTTCCCCTGGCATGTATTTTGGCAGGCTCACTGCCCCGTGGTACCGGTGAAGCATCACACTCAGCGCCTTTCATCTGTCAGGCTTACTGTCGTGGTATGTTCTCCTCACCTCTCTGCATGATCGAGTCGCTCGAGGTTAGTCGTGGTGCTGACCAGTACGGCTTTAACATGGCTCGTCTTCCTCTAAAGCTCACCATGAACGTGACCTTGAAGGATCTGACGCCTGCCATGTACATGAGCATGGGTGGTGACCGTGGTATCGCTGCTCGAGTGTTCGGGACCGACGATAACTTTGGTGAATACATGCTGACCTTGTCGGGCATGGGTCTGCGCGATCGACTGGCTCCGTTCCGGTCAATTCGTCGCAAGACACAGATCCTCTTGTCCACCATTTACAAGAACAAACTCAGCCCCTTCATGATGGGTATGGAGGGCGGATCACGCTTGTTGATCTCGCGTATGGTGTCCACAGTTACGTCCGGTGGACGAGGACTACCCAGAGGTTAATGGTCGTTTTCGAAATATTATGGCTCCCTATTTTTTCACACACAAGGCATTTTCTTCATGAACCGCAAGATTGATCCGATTCTGGAGCTGGCGAACACGTACGCTCAGTTCTTCATCAAGGATTTCGCTGTCAACGTCATGGGTCACCTGCGTGGCTCACACTCCATCCCCCAGGATGTTTTGACGTCTCTCATCGAGACCGAGGTCTCCACCAAGATCGCGACCGAATCACTGTCGATCGGTAATACCTCGACGGTTGGTCGCTTCCTCTACGAGTGCGCTCAGTTCGCCGTCGAGAACAACATCGAGAACGCAGAATCGCGCGATGTCTGGGACCAGGTCTCAGCGCTTCCCTCGATCCATCACGCCGAGCTCTCGAACATCACCTACGGTTCCGCTGACCTCTACCGTACCACGGTGGACCAGACGGTGATCGGCACGATCGGCAAGAACGCTGATACGACAGCTCGTCTCATCCAGCAGGCAGCCCAGGCTCGCTCGTCGAACACCGAGACCGGTGGTTCGTTCAACCTCTTTAGCTGGGGAATCCTGAACGACGGCATGTGGCTGAACGCGGCGCTCAACCGCGCCAATGACCGTGCTGGTATCTTCAAGGCCGATCACGTTCCGACCGTTGGTTGGGCGAACCAGGCGTTCAACTTTGCCCATCAGGCAGCCTCGTTCAAGACGCTCGATGAGTCGGCTCGTCTGAATGCCCAGGCCGAGATCACCTTCCTCCTGGGCCAGGCTCCCGAGGGTGAAGTGTCGCAGCTCCTGGGTTCGTTCACTGAAGCGCAGCTCAATAGCTTCTTGTTCTCCTCGGGCCAGCAGCGCCAGCACATTAACCACTGGGACAAGAGCCGCAACGATCCCAAGGCCATGATGGCGAACGTCGCTGACATGAGCACGGTGATGAAACTCCTGGAGCATCTTCAGGCTGCCACGCAGGTTCGCCAGGACGACATGGCGATCAGCGATCAGACCGTGGAGCGGATCAGCCAGGCCGTCGAGGCCGTGACCATGTCGCTGGTCGGCTACGAGGCGATGCGCGAGACGCGCTTTGCTAGCACGCTTATCATGGGTGTGGCCGCTGAGGGCGCAGATCCCAAGGTCGACGTGTTCGTGAACGCGGACAACATCGCTAACTACCGTGCATCCAGTGGTACGGATGCAGAGCTGGTGCAGTTTGGTCTCCATCTCGATCCGCGTGCAGGTATGCCTGCCTCGGCCAATGGTTGGTCGCTCCAGTACGTTCTGGATCGCCGGGAGAATGTTATTCCCCAGGTCATGGCCGAGGATAGCAATCGTCTCCAGCGCCTGCGCGATAATGACGCAGCCGTCATCCGTCAGGAAGCTGGTCGCATCACGCGTGATGCTGTGCAGTCTGTCCTGAGTGCACGCAACGTCGATACCATTCCGCTGGCGCTCAACCAGACCATCAGCAAGTTCTCACAGGAACTGACGAATGGTAAGAGCGAGATCCGGATGGATCAGGAACTGATCTCCATGCTGGCTCAGGCCAGCGGTGACAGCTTCGTCCAGAAGGCCACGGACGTGTTCGTGAACCACCTGAATGCGGAGAGCGAGTTCTCGCAGCACGCTCGTGCCGCCACGGTTGCATCGCTCGCGATTGGTGACGCTTTCAACTACATCACGGCAGCTGATCTGTCGCACGCCTAATCGATAAGAGGGAGGGCTAATGCCCTCCCTCTTATCACCTTCATGTTTATCAGAGTGTAGTCTTTGCTACCATCTCGGCCGTATCAGGCTTTGGTAGGTAGGTAACCGTGATGTTGGGAACACGCTTGATGTTTCCATCTGATTCCACGATCAACTTGTTCTCGATGCTAGGCGTAATGTTGGCCTGGTTAATTGAGATAAGCCTCAGCCCGTCCACGCCTGAGATGGGTCCCATCTCAACAGCCGCAGCATTGGTGCCCAAGCGACTCCGGATGGTTTCGGTGATCGCAGAGACAGAGATCGTTGGCTTCTGGATCTCAGCATTGATGATATCCCTCACCGTTGCCTCCATCGTGTTTAGAAGCGTCTGCGTGTTGTAGACTGCCGCATCCACGTAGATAAGGACACTAAAGCCCAGACCCAGTGACATGTTGCGGATCTCTTTACCACCGACACCAAAGTCTGCTGACCCCATGGAGCGCGCAGGCTTGTAGTAAACGTCTGCATCCTCAATGAGACCTGCATCAATCGTGGAGACTTGATTGGCAAAGTTGTTCAAGCGTCCAGCAATCGTGGTGATGATCTCCTGGTCGATCGGATCTTCAGAGGCAAAGAGGCGACCATCGAAGAGGATCGATGGAATCAGATACTGGTTCTGCGCACTCTTGACCACGATCGCTTTACCCGAGGCATCAGTAACAATGTCACCCGGAGCAATCTTGACGACGCCGGGAGCCGTGGTGTTGATGACCGTGATCAGCGTATCCTTGGCAAGCGCCTTGGTCGTTGCCACCGTAAGCGTGAACTGCGTACCACTATCAATCGTCTTGACCTTGGCTCCAGTTGGAATGTCAAAGCCGTAGACGGACTGACCAATCAGCAGGTCTGCCGTACTAGCCACCTTCACCTGTGTTCCCGCAGTCGACTGCGCTGTACTCACCGACAGAACGGGCGAAGGATTGGTAAAGGTGATCGCTGTTCCCTTGGTGACGACCTTGGTGATCTTCTTGTTCAGGGTAACCGTGTTCGGGCCAACTGAGAAGATTACCGAACCCGCTGGAACATTGGTACCACGCGCCTTCATTCCAACCAGGAGACCCTTGGTGCTGGCGATCTTGTAGGTAGTCGTGGAACCAGCTGAGGGAAGCACATCCTCGGTAACACCAATAACCAAGTCCGCCAGATCGGACGGGGTAGAATCGATCGGATAGATCAAGACCACCTCAGGCTTGGTGCCTGCTGCATTGGTACGCGTGTTCACCACGCCGGTATCAGGAGTGGTCTGATAGATCGGGTGGCTGTTCTTGTAGTAGACCGTCTCATCGGCTGTCTTGTAGACATCATTGCCCCAGCTCGTATTCACCGCACAGAAGATCTGCGAGGAGAGGTTCTGGCCGAGCTGCAGCTTCATGGTCTGACGTGCCATCGCGACCAACTGATCTCGCACCGAGTCAGGTATGAAACTGTTCAAGCTAACGTCGATCGGAATGGTCGGCTCAAAGGAACCAACAAAAGCAGTCGTGATCGAGAAGGTCTGATTGATCGACACCTCAACCCCTGAGAGAAGATCGTTACTGTCGAACATCTCAACCGTGAGATAATCATCGCTCGTCAGATGGTAGTTAGTGCGCAGCATCACTTCCCAGACATCCAAGCCTTCCGGCGTCGTTGAGACGTAGGTGGCTGGCAGGTAGACGTACTCGCCACCCTTGTTGGGACATGAGAAGATCACCCGGAAGTTCGAGACATCCTCACTCTCAATGTTGGACGATCGCGTAATCCCGAGCGTTACTCGGTATCCACCTGTTCCATTATCGAGATGTGTAACATTACATGCCGTGACCGACATCTGGGGAGCAGAGTTGGGATTCTCTGCAATGAACGCCAGTGACTTCATCTGCGGATCAAGGAGATTGTAGATCAGCGTCTGAGGTGACTTGGGATTGGTCTGAAGCGTTACGTGGAACGGTTGGCGCACGTAATTTCCACTGTTCAGCTCATTGACCAACTGCTGCTTGGTCATGCCCGCCATTGCGGTAACATCACCGTCCGTCATCGGGATACACGTATTTCCATTGTCGGCGATCTTGAAGGTCGTCGTGGGAAGAATCGTGTAATAACCATCAGTGTGGTTGATGATGGTGGAAGGGTTACCTTCCAGCGCCTCGTCCTTGATCAGGATCCCACCGGTAAAGGTTGGAATGATCATGTTGGTGCTGTCCACCAGAACGTTCGACGCCAAGTAGATACGCTCGGTCAGATCATCCTTCAGGCGCGTCAGGTCAAAGCCGTTGTGTTTACCCTTCTTGGTGATCTCATTCTGTGTCACCGCCACTCGGTCAGAGAGCTGCTGGTTAACGATCGCGTCGCGCACTTCCTCGTAGGGAGATACGTCTGATCCACCAGCGACCTCGATGGCTGTCGGGAAGATCCGCCACGTTGGCATCTGCTCAAAGGGAGCAGCGAAGGAAGAGGAACTGGTATCAAAGTTAGCCTGACGATCATTCACGTCAGCCGCTGAGATGCTGTAGTTGACCTTACCCTTGGTGGTATAGAGTTCCACCCGGATGTTCTGGGAGATCTGATTGTTGTCGAAATAAACCTGAGGAATCTTGATCTTGATCTCAGAAGTATCAGTCAGCAGCTGAATAACAGCCGTTGGCTTCTTGGGATCGTAGAACTGCTTGGAGAGACTGTAGGCAAGCTCGGTCCACTCACCCCCTGGTGCTTTGTTAAAGACCTTGGCAGCGTAGAACTGATCCTCAAACGAGATGGTCTTATCAAAGCCCTGTTCACGAGCAACCGTGTAGGACAAGATCTGCCGCTCGAACTGATACATGTTGAACTCGATCTGGAACCAGTTAAGGCCATCACGAGCAAATTCCTGCACATCGATCAGCATGTTGCTGGCGAGCTGATTCAGAGTATTGGTTGAGCTACCATCGTAGTACGCAGTGATCGCACCTGTATTGCGGTTGATCAGAATCTCGATGTCATGGTACATCGAGTAGACGACGCCGCCCATCGTAATGTAACTCGTTGATGGGATTACCAGTCGGTTGTAGTTGGTGTCGTAGTAGACGCCGTTAGCCCGGATCCAGTCAGCGTCCATCGCAAAGGCGAAAGGAAGCGTGGCGGGCGAGGCCATCAGCTTGTGATACTCAAACTCCGACAGATGGACGTAGAGCTGCTCTGCGTTCCTGGCACGCTGCGGAAACATGTAACTCACGGTGTTGTCGATCTTCTCTGACATCTTTGCCTGAACAGCAAGAAAAGCAGAGAGCTGGATCACGAAGCCGTTATTGGGATCACTGATAAGGACCTGACCGGTCGCATCAGACCGCTCCATGGCATCGACTACTACCTTGGTCAGCTTATTGGGGTTGGACAACATGTCCTGGGTAAAGCTCGTGGAATCAAACATGAACATTAATCCTTGTGAAAACTAGGACTTATCTCTTACGTCGCAGGCGCTGCGATGGCAGGCGTGGTCGGGGTCTGCGCGGTGATCTGCGCACGGATCTTCTCGATGAGATCCTTGTTAACGTCCTGGACCTCTTCCTTCAAGGCCAAGAAGCTCAGCTCATTGGTACCATTGACGAGATCGATCCACGGAAGACCGGCAAAGTTGTGCCCGGCCTTGACTTCAGTCTTGACGCGCGACAAGCGCTCTTTCTCATTTTGCCAACCGTAACGGGCAACCAGTGTGTTGAAATCAGCCAGGTCACGCGGATCCATGTACTTGATGATGTTGGCTTTGAAGGGAATGGTGAACTGCTGGGAGGTGTGAACGAATGAGTCACCTGGCCCGTAGTTAAAGACGTCACCGATGGGGATGTTCACCGGATAGCAACCAGTAGCCTTGGCCCATTTGGTGATCGTGCGCATGGAGGGATCCATGACGAAGCGGTAGATCGAGATCGTGTAGTTCAACCGGTTCGCTGCGCGGTCCTCTGGATAGGCGACGATCGACCCTTCCATCTGGAGTGCCATGGCAAGGATCCAGTAGTAGAAGTACGACATCAAGAAGCCACCTTGGATATCGCGGAAGGTGCAGGACAAGTCGTAGGTACGACGACCATGATCAGACCCGCGCACCAGCGTCATGTCTTCGGAGAAGGTACCGCTCTCGGTTGTCTCATATTCCACCGAGAAGTCAGGCCAACCACTGATACCGCTGAGCATGTTGCTCAAGGGAATGTTAAAGGCACTGGTGTCGTTGAACCATGGGCAGAGCGATGCAATGTCCCTGGCAATCGGACTCTTGGCAAAGACGGTGTCGAGATTACACCGCAGGGCAAACATCCAGTTCTCAGGATCAAGGGTGTCGAGCAGCGCCAGTGTTGGGTCCTGGCGAATTGACATCTGGTGCATGTTAAGACGCGGCTTGGTGAAGAAGGTGAGACCCACATTCTCCGAGTTGATCTGAATAGCAGACTGACCAAAGCGGTCATGCTGGGTCAGGAGAGTCTCACGGTTGTTTGCCGAGCTACCACGACCCACACCGATCGACAGCTGCTCAGTGACAGCGTTGAGTAGCTTTTGTCTAATGTCGTCGGTAACAATTGCGGTGTTAGCATTCGGCTGGTTCACCGCTGCTTCTTGAAAACCCTCGGCCATATAGCACCTAGTAAGTTAGAATGGAAATCATACGATCTTTCTTTTAGTCTCTCATTTATTTAGGTGCTACTAGGCTAAAAGGAACAAAATAATGAAATAGTATGAATTCCCTATCGCACCCCCCTGCGAGAGGAGACATTTAGCCCACAAACAAGCTCACGCATAAGGTGCAACAATGACTATCGCAAAAGGGCTTAGCACGACGATCGGCGTCGTCGACAAAGCCGCAGAAATTCTCTCCAATCAGGGTGTTGCCACTCACGCTGGTAAGGTAGCCAGGCTCGCTGTCGATACCGTCGGTGGTATTGCTGCGAATTCGCTTCGCAATCATGGAGCGCTCGCTGCGCGCATCGACCGAGCTGGTGGCTCACTCACTTCACTGACGGGTCAGACCAACATTCTCTCGCGCATGTTCGTGGAAGAGAGTGTCCTGGCTGAGCCGGTTCTTCCTCACCTGACCAAGTCGCTCCACGAGTGGTACGCCGCTCAGGTGATGTCGGCACTTCACCTCGGTCAGATGGTTGATGGTTTCCGCAGCGTCCAGGACGTCATGACGGTTGTCCAGACTGGTCACAATGATCGCCACACCAGCATCGTTGGTAACATCGCTGCTCGCCGCATCGGTCAGGAATCATTCCTGGAGAACTTCCACGGTGACTCGTTCCAGTCATCCGCGTCGAAGCTCGCCATTGAGTCAATGCTCGGACTGGAAGCATATTCCACCTATGGTCCCAATCGACCGATCGACGTTAGAGCAGAACGCACTGCCCAGCGCGAGAAGCTCAAGAACGAAATCGAGGATGTCAAGCTCATCGACGAGCACCGCAAGGTGCACGACACCAACTGGTCAACCCAGTCGGTAAAGCCGGTCAAGGTCTCAGAGGGTCGTATCGGTCCGATGGGTGAACTGTTCGAGGTCAAGCTGACCAACCCGAACGGTAATGGTAACTCCATCACGGTGCCGATCTTTATCCAGATGCAGCCCACTGTTATCCCTGACAACATTGCTCCTCGCTTCATCGACATGGGTGTTCCCCAGAGTGTGTGGCAGCGTTGGACGATGATGCGGGCAGGTGAACTTCACTGGTTCCACGACTTCCTTCTTCACCGTGACATGGCGCGCCGCGCTCAGTCGATGATGAAAGACCCGGTTAAGGCCAAGGTCTATAACGACTACCTGCGTACTGTTGCCAAGAAGAACAAGTACGCCATGGCGGATGCTAGTGACAACCTCAACGCCAAGATGTCATCGAACCTTGCCAACTCAGTGATGATCTTCTCGGAGGACACGCTGATGCAGGCCAAGGTCGACAGTGGTATCGATCTTCACAATCCTGATGACCGCCGTCGTTACTTCCGTAACACGTACACCATGATCCTGGTCGTGGTTGATCCGCTTCATCAGCGCGTGACCATTTACTTCAATGGTCTCGATGGTGAGGTGAATTCCAGCTACTCTGACTTCCGTCCCAACGCCAAGGATTTCAATCCTCAGGAGTTCATGGCGGCTATGCAAGCGTTCTCGACCAACAACATCGGTCGCATGCGGTAGTTACAAAACCGTGGCGATATTGTTTCGTACACATAAGGACTCGTTACCATGACCTTCCTCAGCGGGATTGCAAATGCATTCCGCAGTGCGTCTAAGGATCAGAAGCCGGAGAGAGCGGACCATTACGGGATTCTCTCTCCCCTCCTGGCTACAGGCGAACTGCTCGCCACCACTCAAGACCTGGTTAAACTGATCTCTACCCCGACAGGATCGGTCGCACCGACCGAGGTACTGAAGGGCCGGATCAAGACGACGGACAAACATGTACAAAAGTCTGTCGAAGCGTACCAAAATTATGTGAAGCGTTTGTCGCCTCACGAGCAGCAGATGGAGCGAGCCCAGCCGCTCTCGTCTGTGGTAGCAACCACAGCTGCGATCCGAGAGAATCTCACTCAGATCGAAGACAATTTCCAGGCCTTGTTCTCTGGCCTGAATAGTGACAAGCCTGAACAGAATATCAAGTCATCGTCTCTCGTTGTGATCGGCTATCTACAAAAAGCTGACACCTTTTGCACATGGGTTTCTACACTGGTTGAGCATCTGACCTCAGATGCTGGCGACATGATTCCGCCGTTTCGTACACGTGAAATGCTGAACAAGGCAAGTGGAGCGGCAGAGTTTGCTTCCATGAACCTGGGCAAGTGGAGCCCCAAGCGGGGCGGCTTCCTCACCGAAGTCAAGGTCATGCAGTCCAAGGGCGCAGACGTTCCGCTTCAGACGTCCACGGGTCAGTGGATCGATGAATACGCTCACACCAGTCAGTTCTCTGCCGATGAGCAGGACCTGATGACCGCCTCACTTGGTAACGTCATGCTGATGATTATCAACTGGGGTCACATGCGCACGCAGGCTCACATCGAGCTTCTGTCAGCCCGCAAGGAATGGCTGACGGCCAAGATCATCCAGCTCCAGTCTAAGTCACGGGGAATGGATGTTGATTCGGGCGAGTATCAGCGCTTGAAGAAAGCCACGGAGAAGTACGCCAGTATCGTCTCCAAGTACGAGCAGCAAATTGAAAGGATGCGCGGGTGAGTAAAGAGCCGCTTGTTTCCCAAACCATTGCTCCTGCGAATAACTTCGTGTGGGCAGTCAAGACCTACCTCGATCTGATTTCTGGTGAAGGTCAGTTGACCCCTGGGTCAGGGTTGAAGCGGCTCTATGTCATGTCGGCGGGCGTTACCACGTTCAATGATGAGGACATCAAAGCGATCACCCAGCGAGCACTCGAGCTCAAGATCCTGCCCACGAGTCTTCGTGGGTTCATGAATCAGTCGATCTCCAAGAACATCTACCTCTACGGTCAGGAACTCCACCGCTTGATCGCGGCCCGCGTGGTCGCTATCTCGAACGGCGATGTGCGTAATCCTGAGTCGTTCGTGACGTTCAACGCTGATGAGGCACGGCGTCATTATTACGTTCCCCCTGTTACCTTCCTGAAGCGTCTGAAGAAGGCGCTGAATAATGACACGGCAATCCATGACCACGGTCTGCGTCACAGTGTGACTGGTGCCTTGGTCACGAACTTGTCTGATGTGGCAACGGATGCTGAACTGCTCCTTGTTCAGCTGCAGGGTCAGGAAGGTTACTCGTCCCCAGTAGAGACGTCATGGGTTTATCTCATGAAGCAGGTCGAGGAACTCGTTGATCTTCTTCGTCGTGAGGCAAATTACTCAGGCCGTGAGGCTACCTACAAGAACCGAGCACGATCTGCGCTTAAGATCTTGTGGGTCATCACCAAGCTTCTGCTGGGTGATCTGAGTAAGGAGCCGCAGCGTCGCGACACCAACCTGGTCGATCTTGACCAAGAACTCAATCTGTCCGATGGTACATTGGCAGCAATCCCCTTCCCGCTTCAGCAAACAGTGAAACTGTTCACCGACGATGATTATCAGGGCGTCTCCATGCGAGGACGTATGTATCTATCAGCGGTGTCAGCTGCAGCGTTCTACCGTGCTCCTTCCGATTCCGAATAGCGAGTGATCGGTAAAGGATTGTTTAATTTTCTATAGCCAGTATTACTATTGGTAGCAAGAAGGAAGTTTTCTACAATGGGTATCTTTTCACCGCGCGGTGTCCCTGACACCGCTTCGCAGATGGCAACCGAGTCCCTTGATGCTGACGTGACGCAGGAAGCTCAGATCGAGCAGACTGAGGAGCAGACCGCCGAGGACACCAACACGCAGGTCGAGGACCAGCAGGTCGACGATACGCAGACCCAGGGCGAGCAGACGCTTGATACTGGCGATGCGACTCAGACCGAGGAAGTTCCTAGCCTCGAGGCTGACGAGCAGGCCAAGGTCGATCACGAGACCGGCGAGACGCAGGAAGTCGATCAGCAGCAGGGTGCTACGCAGGAGCTGACCGCTTCACGTACCTCGGCGAAGGCCTTTGGTCTGCTGCGCGACAGCCTGACCGCCCAGCGCGTTGAGCGTCGCTCGGCTGACCTTCGTGAGAGCATCCGCGACGTTCGCATGGTGCAGTCACTCTCGCAGGTTGCTGAGGAGAATAACTTCTCGGCTCCGATGGTTGCCGCTTTCCAGGCGATCCCTGGTTTCTCGCAGATCGTCCAGGACTTCCCGGGTGTCGACAAGTTCAGCGTCTGCCTCGAGCCGCCGACGTCGATCAATGCAGTTGCTGGTATGGAGTCGTTCTCGGCTGCTTCCACAACGGCGAGCGATGCCATGCGCACCAAGACCAGTGAGCTCGTCTCAGCTTTCGGTGACTCACTCGTTAACCTGGGTGACACGGTTGCTACGCTTCGTGCGCAGCTCAATGCCGACCAGTTCGCGCTCGAGAGTTCGGACCTGACCGAGGAGGTTCTCGCAACGCTTCCCGTCACCAGCCTGGATGATGCCAGCCTGAACCAGGTCCTTAACCAGACCCAGACCTACCTCTCAACCGTTCAGGCATTCGATGCTTCGACGAATGAGGCGAATCCGGAGAAGGTCGTCGAGGACGTGCAGGGTATGGAGATGGTCATCTCCGAGGTCGGTCCGATGATGGGCCTGTCCATGGACAAGTACGGTCTGCGCAACGCTGATCGTGACGCGGTCTTCGAGCCCACTCAGGGCACCTTCGGCGACAAGGGCATCACTGCTGCCAGCGTTGATCTGATGATCAACCGTGCAGGCTCGATTCTCGACACACTCGAGCAGATCGCCCTGCGCAAGGACGAGCTCGTTGATGCGGCTAACCTGGCCGTGGAGTCGATGCCTGTCGCTCTGAACACCGACGACGTCACCTACGGTGCACTCGATCACGTTACCCTCATCAACAGCCACACGACCTTCGTGAGCAAGCTGGTGACCGAGGGTGTCGCGGCGGTGGCCATGGTGCTCTCGACCGTGGACTCGATCCTCGACGTCCAGACTGAGATTGCTGAGTAATTCAGTTCTTTCGTAGATAGTGGTGTGGAGGGGGTAAAACCCCTCCACATCCGTCTGCTATGTTGTGATGAATTATCTCTTTATCGAAAGTTAAACCGATGCGCGACAGCATGGCTTTGGAATCGCTCACACAGCGCGGTAGAAGCCCTTTCTATAACGAACTGGTCTCTCTGTACCAAGAGAGCCAAGATGCCGTCAGTGAGCTTCCTAATGCGTCTAACGGTGATGTCACTTTGACGCTGCGTTCTATTCACTTCAAAGAGCGCTTGAGAGCCATTGTTCAAAAGCACATGGGTATTGTGCTCGATAACGTGGTGGTCAATGAGACAACCAAAGCTAACCTCATGTGCTTGGTTGGAACTAGTGACACTACTTCTGAGCGAAAGAAGAATCACGAAGCAACGGCTGGGATGATGGTGGAGGAAATCAATCGCCTCTATAATGACAAAACCGGCTACCTAGATCAGTCATCCGCAACTGGTCCTCTTCCCTACCGAATGTCCTTCATGGTAACCACCTCGATGTGGTTGATGAAAGATGATCACGGTCAATTCTTCTTCTCTGCTGATGAACTAGCCGCTGCCAGTCTACATGAGCTCGGCCACATTGACCATTTCATTCGTGCAGGTCGCCGCGTCTATGGTCGAACTCTTGATGCAGCAGAGATCGTGGACTATGTTCAGGTCCATCCTGATCGTGAACTCATTCTTTATCTAATTGCCAAACTCAAGCAGTCCAAGTATCTGAGCCAAGACTATGCTCACATGCTAAAGATTACCGAAGACTATTTTCGCACCAACAATGCCATTGATGATCCTTTCTACATGGAATCACTGACAACCCTATTGGCGGTTGTTGTCGCAGAGCGCGCCGCATGGCAGCTATCTATCTTTAACAATCTTCTAGGTAGTGGTCGTGACCGCGTGGGTACCAATAACCACATGGTTGAATCAGAGCGGTCCGCTGATGAGTTCGCGGTACGTCACGGTGCTTATAAGTCTCTTCTCACGATGGTGGCTAAGTATCAGTCGCTGGGGGAGGACAAGCATTACGTCTATGGTCGTCTGTCCAGGTCAGCATCTGTTAGCTTGGTGATTGGTTTGTGTAAGCACTTCACCTCGATGTTCAAGATGGGAGCAGAGGAAGTCAATCAAGGCTACGATCCCATTATGCGTCGCTTGGAGTTGATGGTACAAACAGCCAAGCATGCGTTTAGTGATCCGGGTCTCCCCAGTGATGTGAAGTCAGAACTTCATGAGCAGATCCAGCAGTGTGAGGAATATCTCACCCAGTATAAGTCTGCGCCACACCGTAGAGCCAGAGCACAGTTCAAGACGTGGAAGGACAATGTCCTGAAACTTGGTCGACTGGTATCTGCTCCATTTCAGAATAGGCTGACCGGGGATTATGAACGATTGCAAAATGCAACGCGCTCGCTATCCCGTCATCCTCTCTACTACCTAGCCAATAAGCGATAACGGACATGGGTACCCTTGCGGGTACCCATGTCTCATTAGCTTAGCTCAGAATCGTTGAACTATAACCAGCCTCGGCAAGTGTTGCCAAGATACGCTGGGTATCGTTGTTGGGATCATCAACGCGGATCGTGATCTGCTTGGCCAGGGCGATCTCGATGAGTGATCCATCCTTGATCCACTCCTCGGCAAACACCATGATCTGTGGGTCAGTTGACTGATTGTCCACCGTGATCAAGAAGAAGTTGAGAAGCGTTACATCGGAGGGAACCGTGGCATCGGACTGACGCACGGCCTCATTGTAGGAACGAGGATCCATGTAGGAACGAATGGAACGAAAGGTTCCACGCGACTCCAGGGTACCACGCCAGACGACCTGGTCGGTAGGGTTCTTGGAGCGAAAGCTGATGGTAGCTCCCGCCTCCACGTCAGACAACGTTAGCGACATCTTTATCATTCCTCATATCAATCAGATGTGAGGTGTTCGAGAGCTTGGGAAGGATGTCACGGAAGCGCTTGAACTGCTCGTGATACCCACCGTACGCCTGCAGCAACACCGCATGGTCAGGACGACGCTCGAGGAACGCAGTCATCCCATGCTTGTAACCAAGACATAGGCATGATACGTAGTCGTTAGCATCGACATCGGGTCCATAAGATGCACGATCAGCAACGAGGTAGTACCATTTGTTAGACGGCAACCTATCAAGGAGATTGTCGGCGCTGTCTTCGTCTGTCACGCGCAGTGAATCCATGACGACCTTGCGGAAAGCATCCGCAAACATCCCCGAGACGAGATCCCCATCCTTCTCTGCCAGTTCGCTGAAGTAATTAGCCAGGTGAGCATAGCCACCCAAGATCACGCCTTCATCGACGGCGGAGAGTGCTGCACCAATCGCGTCCTCGTAGACGGTCTGGTTAGCCCGCTGGTCGTGCTTGGAGCCACCCACCTCAATGTCGTAGATCAGCTGACACGTCAATGACCGGTAGAGGGAGGTCATCATCCCGAGCTCATTCTGGTCAAGCGTCGGGTTGGTGATGTTCTCCTGGGCGAACTGAATGATCTCCTCGGTCTCCCGGCGGAAGTCGGTGTAGGGCTTGAAGGCTTCCGGGTCACGGTAGAGCGGGTGAAAGACTTCACCGTCCCGCTTGTAGAGATGCGAGATGGCCAGGTGTGAGCCGATCATCTGCACCTTGACGCGGGTCTCGCCCAGACCAATGAGCGATGCACCAGCATTGACGAACATGGTGTCGTCGAATAGCGGCACCCCTGCCATGTAGTGAAGCGTCTTGTTGAACGAGGTACGCAGCTTGTGGTCGATGTGGAAATTGAACCAGGAGATCTTGATCGACGGATTGTTACCGTTGAAATTGTTGATCGTCTGAATGAGGTTGGGATCATCCAACATCGGGCTGATAATGATCAGGTGACGCTTTCCTTCATGGAAGCTCTCCCACCCCTTGTCCATCCCGAAGGTAGAAAGGTCAGCCCTGGAGGTAACGCGCGTGGAGATAAAGGCCTGGAGGAATCCTGCCTCCATACTCTCCACGCTGATGACGTTTCCCGTGGCAAAGATCACCGCGTCTTCTGAGAGGTACTGGGTATTGTTGCGGTGGTTGAAGTGGTCCATGTGACCAAGGTTCGCGCGCGTTCCCAGGTCATGCTCCTGCTGTTTCAGGATATAGGCTTCCTCAGTCTCGATCGCCAGAGGAATGTTACGGTACATGCCGTAGATCTTCTTGGGCGAGGAGCGAATGATCTCGGAGATCTTGGTGGAGAGATCGTGATCACCCTTCGAGGAGATCATGGACATGTGATAAGCGATTGATGCACGCACGTCCGTGATGCTCGTCTCGATGCCGAGAGTACCACAGAGCTCCAGGATATCATCCTCGGTGACCTTGAGTTCGCTAACGAGCTTCAAGCACTCATCGAGCGCGGCCTTCAGATCATCGGTCCACTGGTGACGCTCAGGCGACATGTGGCTCTCGTTGATCTTCTCGATTGCCACCTTGGCAAGGGCAGAGAACATCAGCATCGAGGTCGTGGTACCATCATGGCAGCGTGAGTCAACCGCGATACCAACGAAGCGGGCCAGACGAATCACCACGCGAGCACTGACGTCCTCGGAGACGAGCACGTGCTTCAAGATGTTGATGCCGTCCTTGGTGAACTCATCGACGTCGTTAACCTGACGGTAGCGACTACCGATGATGCAGTTACTGGCAAAGGGACCTGAGTGATGAACCAGAATGTTCTCCACGGTCTCCATGGCAGCGATCATGGGATCCTTGAGGTTATCGCCGCTATAAGCGTTCTCGAACGTCTCAATCTCGGAATCAGCTTCGATCACAGGTCCGTTGTGATCATCAAGATTGATACGGTGATCGACGAGAGAATAGATCCACGCAGCAACGAGACAGATGAAGATTAACCAACCGATGGCGGCAACCCAACCTTCGGTGGATGGAATAACAGATGCAGAAACTACTGCATGATCGAATGCGGGCATGTGGAAAACTTCTTCTCTGGTGTAGAAAAAAGGTCAACCTGTCTGAAGGCAACAAATTGATCATATCTTTTTTATTTATTTCATTGATAAAAATAACGAACATACACACAGGGCATATGCCCTGTGTGTATATCCATGGTAGCTTAAAGCTTCTTCAAGCGATCAGCGTTGGGCAGACGGTACCGGCTGAGAGGATGAGTATTCTCCATCACATTGTGACGATCGAATAATTCACCCAGTGCATTGACGTTCCACCCACCTTCTTTCAGCTGGTCGGACACTTCATCGGTGGGACCATTACGGAAGTCGGTGTTCAGACACCAACAGATGAAACCAAGAGCGGGATCAGTCCTGGTGAACATGTAAAGGATTTCGACATTGTCCAGCTCCACCGGGATCGCATCGAACTGACCGTTACGGTACAGGTTGTTGACCGGTACTACGACGCTGAGCGGGAACTCAGTCGAGCCGGTGAGCACCACGATATTTTCAGCCAAGAGCTTGGCCAACATGTGGTTGACGTTGGTGATCTTCTCTTCTGCGACTTCCTTGGGAATAGGAATCGAGACAGTGCCCGCTACAGACTGCGTGGAGGCGGGAATGTCCAATCCCTTGATAGCGCTACGATCGATATATTCCGCGATCGCATCACCTAGACCCTGACCCTCTTCTGTACTACGCTCAGCATAGTTCTTCATGAGGTTCGTGGTCACGGCTTCACCGACCTGATTGGTCTTGTGATCGTCAATCTGCTCACTCATTGATTCAACTTCCTTTTATCTAGTCCGCGTCACCACGCGGAGTCAAAGCACCGATGAACTCTCTCATTAAGTCCACCATCTTTGACTCCTCACTAGGTTCAGTCGGACGGTTAGCAATGATCTTGGCTTGTCTAGCAATGTCGTGCCAGCGGTTTACTGGCATACCAAGAGCATCGACGATGGAGATACCAAAGACCTTGGCCACAGGGGTATTCTCGAAGACTTCCGACATTCGATTGAAGTACGAGTAGAAGAAGTCCACGACGGGACGAATTTCACCAGTTGGTTTGTGTAAACGGTTACCTACCCCAATGATCTTAACGATGTCTGGGACATCGTCAGCGGGTGGGTATTCCATTCCCAGATGATGAGCGTTGAAACTCCTCAAAATCAGGGAACGCTCTAGCGAGAACGTGAGTTCTGTAGAGTCATTCGTCGGTGCTGTGAGTTCTTCGTTCCAGAGTTTGGAGAAGGCGTTTAGGTATTTGTCAGGTCCGTCTTTGTCTCCGAAGAGTCGCTCGGCCTCAAATACAGAAACGCTAAAGTAAAAAAAGTCGAGAACGGATCAAACGTCCACATTCCTGACGGGGTTTCAGCTGTGTGACCGCACTTGGTGCACGGCAGGATCGGATGACCAACGTAGGTCAGCTGAACACGGCCAATGTAGTCCTCGAAGACTTGGCGAACTGCCGTGGTCGGATCATCGAGATCGAGGTTCTCGAGCGCACGAATGATCGTGCGCACATCACTGGTGACTGCCGTCGAGCCGTTCTCCAGTTCCTTCTCAACCGAGTCGATCCAGGGAACAAAGGTTCGCATGTAGCGAATACCAACCTGCTCTTCACGACCCTGCTTATTGTCACCATCAATTTCATTGACGATGTCAGCCAGGAACTGCGCGCCCGCCTCCAGGTGCTCAGTAAGACTCGGGATCCGCATGGTAAAGGAAACCTTACCAAAGGTGAGCTTCTCACCCTCGAAACCGAGGTCTGCCTGATATTTGGCAATCTGCGACGCGTTGTGCTTGGACCCAGCGGTACGGGCAGCGGTCATGTGCTCGATGGCGCTCGGTGACATCGACGAGAAGCGCGTGACAATCAACTTCATGATGTCAGCGGTGAGCTTCTCTGAGTGACCACACAGCTCGATTCCCTTCTCCTTGTCGGGCATCTGCTTACACGTCACCACGAAGTCAGGGTATCCGTTGGGGTAGCAGATAGCAGCAATCGTTGCCACGATGTGGGCAAGGTCAGGCAACTTGATGATGGCAAAGAGCTTGTCGCGCTTCTGCCAATCAGCGAACGAGGAGCCGATGATGAGCGGCTGGATGAAGTTCAGGATCTGCGTCTTGAACATCACATCGCTGTAGGTGAAGTAATGGGCACCCAGGCGCGAGCCCATCTCTCGGTCAAGGATCGAACAATTGTAGAGCATGGTCTGGAAATCGTTACCCGTCGGTGCCAGGATATCGATCGTCAGTCCAGAATTGTAGAGCGGTACGCGCCAACCGCCACCCTTGCCTTCGGTCTCAAAGGCCAGAAGTGCTGCCTGACCTGTCAGGGTCTTGCGCTCACCAGTCGACAGCTTCTTGTTGAGGCGCGAGGTACGAAGAACGATCTTGCCGTCCTCGTTACGCTTGACCGAGGCCTTGAAGGAGACCTTGCCGTTATCATCGACCGCGACTTCCTGAAGGATTGCTCGCTGTTCAGGAGAGAAGAGCGAGATTGCCTTCTGCGACCGGATCTCCTCGAAGTTGGGATCCATGCGCATGCGATAAAGGATGTTAGCCCACGATCCTGTTGTGCGAACATCAGCATCGAGTGCCTTGTAGCCGAGGGTGTCGTTGGCTGCCTGGAGCAGCGCCTCGATCTCTTCCATGCTACCACCGCGCAGCTCGATGAGCGTGTCATCGTACTGAATCTGAGTGGTGCTGGTGATCTCGGCGTCTTCATCCTCGTCGTCAGCCTCGACGTTGTCCTCGTCATTGGCTTCAGCAGGAGCGTCGGCAGGAGCAGTGTCGTCCTCGTCGATCACGTCGGCGACGGGATCAACAGGAGGAGCAACATTGGCTGTTGACTCCTCTGTGACATCGGTAGGATCGTTCAGGATGTCATCCTGATCGTCCTGGTTTGACTGGTCAGTCATAACTGGTGATTTCCTGTGAGATGCAAAGGTGTTTGGGGAGTGGGTACGTGAATGGCATTAGGCCGCACCGTGATCATACGCCAGCCTTGCGCGACGACCCGGTGAACGAGCTGACAAGCACTACCCCCGTCGTGCCAAACGATGATCTCCTCATCCACCACGGGATAAGGAAAGTCGTCACGCACGCACTTGGTCATGGCGATATCCAAGCCCTTGGTCATCATGGCCCTGAAGCCGTGAGGATAGGCTTTACCCAGCATATGGTCGCGGTACTCCGCACGAGGCGGGAGGGTTACGATGGATGCGGTGTCGTTGGACTCGTGACTATAGGGGTAGTAGAGATAGTCAGCATTGTTGCCGTCGAGCAAGGGTCTGAAGTTCTTGCAATAGTCAGCAACGAGTTGAACATGAAAGAGGCTGTCGATGGCCAGCGCGTAGTAGAACGGCTTGGACCGATCCTTGTTGTCCTTCCGCACGATCCAGGCAGAACCTGCTTCGTTCGTAAAGACCTCGTCGGTAAACTCTTCCCCCTTGGTTTTACCCAATTCAGAGATTTGATCGCGCAGGCATACGAAGCCGCTGATCTCTCTGTCCGGTTGTAGACCGTGGAGTTTACCCAAGTAATGATCCACGACCGACTTGAGTTCTAGATCAGTGAACTCGATCATGGAGATGGCTTGATCTGGAGATCCGAACGTAAATCCTGCTTCATCTGCCGAGCACAAGAAGAGGATGTCTGGATCTTCACCCAGGTTCCTCAAGAGAAATGCTTGCTTGCGCTCGGAGGTGCGTTGAAGGATGGTGCGGAAGATCTCGAAGTCGGACGGGCGCTTCTTGGCTTTGGGTTCTTTCGGGACTTTGGCCTTTTTCTTCTTACCCGTCGTTACTTCTTCTTCTGCTACCGACTCATCGTTCAGGAGCTCCTCACTCACTGAGCGTCGTCACTCAGCTGATGGAACTGCACTTCCAAGCTGTTGTGACGATCCTCGAAGTCAACGAGGTCGGCTGAGGAGGGAGAATCAGACTCATCGAGATAAGCAACGAGCTGCTTGCAATCGCGAACGAAGCGGTCGTTCACGCCTTTCCTGGATTCAGGCACCTTCTGGTTCTGAATGGTATCAGCCCAATTGTTAATGTTCTGCTTGTGGTTGTCAATCTCACCACTAACGAGTGAGGTATCTTCCGTCGTAGTTGTCATGGTAAAATATCCGATTTCCTAACCTTGTCCAATAACGTGGTGGGTACTGGGCTATTTATCTTTATATGTTTAAATGCGGCCACGTACGAGTACGCCATAGAGTAGACTTAAAAAAGGTTGTTGGTTTTTTCTTATTTCATTTGAGGTAACGATGATTTGAGTCGGTGATGATTTATACATTCGAGGTAGGCCTGTGACATACATTCGCAATCCAGACTACGCCGTAGAGAGACAACGCCCCAACCTCCTGACCAACTATTTGGCAGGAATGAGCCGTTACCTGCAGCTGAAATACCCCCATATCCCCCACGACACAATCGAGGGGTTCGTTAAGGAAAAGATCCGCGAGAACTACAAGACTCCGCAAGTCGAGGCTCTGGTACACCCCAGGGAAGGGGACACCAAAGAAGTCACGATGGATCTAGATCGCTACGTTCTAGAGGTAGTGAAGGATAACAACCTTGCTCCCTCTGGCACCTGCTACCATCCAGTCTCGCGCAAAGAATCATACTTGCGCATCAGTATTGATGAGAAGGTGAGAGAACGTAACGCCTTCAAGAAGCAGTATCTGATGCACGAAGCGCAAGGTGAGAAGCGCGAAGCACAATACTACTATCAGAACCAGGCCAACGCCAAGATCTTCAATAATGCCATTGCAGGCGGCATGGCAATGAAGCAGTTCATCATGTCGTGTAAGGCTGGCTTTAACTCGATCACCTCGTCTGGCCGGATGAGTGTGAAGCAGGGTTACAGCTTCATTGAGCGTGCGGTAAACGGGAACCTCTACCTTCCCCAGATGCGCGATGCCATCACCTACGTGATCAACCATGCTCGCCACGTCCCGGTAGACTTTGGTCCCCTCATTCTCGATGGAACCTTATACTCACCGAGTGTCGGCCAAGTCGCCACCTACCTTATCACCTCGGTTAAGAATTACACCACCAAACTCGACGATCATGACCTCGTCAAGATCATCAGCAACCTCACGGAAGTAGAGCGGGCCTACGTCTTCTACGCAGGCTGCCTGAACAATCTGTGCCGCTATAATGAGGAGATGATGCGTGGGTGGATCGACTCCTGCTTCATCCACGGCGACATTGATCCCCTCCTCGTGGCGGACGTCAACCCGGGTGAGCTGAAGAAGTACCCAGGTGACGTCGTCAACGCCGTCCTTGCCACGGACTATCGTCGCCTCGGTAACAAGCCTGGTACCGAAGATAAGTGGAACAGCTTGAAGGATGCAGCCAAGAACAATCCGGAAGGCTTGAAAGAATTCATCTACTGCTGTCGTCACTTTGTTCAGAACTTCGAACCACACCTGCGGATCCTTCGTCCTATCTTGCGGATTGAGACGACTTTCTCACGGCTAGTCATGCAGCACAAGATGGCGCGCTACACGGTTCCCCTGTCCGATACGGACTCCAACATCTTCTCGACCCAGGAGCTCATTCGCTGGAAGCGGGGTAAGATCGACTTTAGTCAGGAGTCTTACCAGATGAACGCGCTCGTCGTGTTTATCTTGTCGCAGTCGCTCGAGCATATCTTTGCCAGGCTGTCAGCAGGCTTCGGGGTAGAGGGTAAGGACGTCTTCCGCATCTCGATGAAGAATGAGTTCCTCTATCCCATCGTGATCGTGACCGCTTTGGCCAAGCACTATCTGGCAATTGCAACGATGCAGGAAGGCTCCCTTCTTCCCAATCCACGCAAGGACATCAAGGGCGTGGGCTTTCGTAGCTCGACCTATCCTAAGCTCGTGGTGAAAGGCTTCGAGGAATTTGTCGTCAATCTCTTTGCCGTCATTGAGAAGGCAGAACCTATTCGGGCCGGGTCCATCCTCCAGCACGTCGCAGGCGTGGAGCAGTCGATCTTTACCTCGATCCACGACAAGCGGGAGTCGGACTTCTTGCAGACGGTGTCGGTGAGACGCAAGGAGGATTACGCTGATCCCATGCAGTCGAACTACTTCTACTACAAATTCTGGCAGGAAGTGTTCGCGCCTGAGTACGGCGAAATGGTGATCCCGAACAAATGCTTCAAGATCCCCTTGAAGGGCGGCATGCGCCTTTTCAAGAATGAAGTGTTCATGGCGCAGATGGAGAAGGATCATCCAGAGACTCATGCCCGGTTGGTTCGCTTCTTGGAGGACAATAAAGGTCGCAACATCAGTGCGATCTACATCCCTCCGTTTAAAGGGCAGTTGCAGCCTTTCTTCTTGAGTGTGATGGATATCAGAGCGCATATCTCGCAGGTCATGGCAGGCTATTACCACTTCCTCGATGCACTTGGTATCGGTACGGTGGACATTCGCTGCAATGGTCTCGTCAGTGACTTCTTTGATCCGTCCACGGCATTGTTAGGATAAACGAACGATGACTATTGATCCCAAGATTGCTCGTGAACTTGCCACCGACTGTATGGCAATCAAATCAGGAGAAGATGGTGCCCATCTTAACTTGAACATTGCACTACTGTTCGGTTGGAAGCTTAAGCACGATGTCAACGCAGAAGAGACGCTCTACTGGGTCACCACCAAGCCGGATGTTCACAGGCAGTCTCGTTTTGTTGAGTATGATGTACTTCCTCGGTTCACTGAAGACCTGTCTCTTATTACCATCCCTCTTGACATGCTCAGTGATAAATACGCTTATTACGTCGTAAAGAAGGGGCCCAACGCATGGACCGCTTCTGTAGAGTGGGATGGTGGAAGCGTAGGTGCGGATGCTTACACAGAAGTAGGTGCACTATTTGCTAGTATTCTGTTTGCTCTTGCTGTGAAACAAGAAGCCAATAACGCGAGTGTGTAGGTAATGGCTATTTGTTTACTCAGCCTACAATCTCTGGCTCAAGCGTGTCAGACTGCTGTTGATGAGACAGGTAATTTCTATTATCTAAACGACAAGATTATTCAAGCACTTGGATGGTCTGATCGATACTCTCTACCGAAGGATAGTATTAGTGGTTATCCTTCGGTGTCCTTATCAGGGAACAGTAAACCACTACAACCCAAGTTCACCACCTCACTTGATGATCTAAAATGGCTCACTCGATTTGTCGGTGACTTTACTCATTACGGCGTGCTTCGTAAACCAGACGGCAGTTACCGTGCTTTTCTGACAATCTTCACGAGCTCGAAGAAGAACCCAACCATGTTTGTCGGGGAGCATCCAGAAGTAGACACGTTAGCATTGTGTGCAGCTGTTCTCTTTGCGTTCGTTGATAAACATCAAGAAGAATCTACCGTGAACAATTAGGGATAGGAGTCGAAAGGCTCCTGTCTCTTTTTTACAACTTTATCTTTCTTACATGGTGTGAGGAGAATAGCCATGGACACAGTTGAAATACTTTGCAGAGAAATTCAAGTGATGGCCGACTTCTATGGTTTTGGTACATCTGAGAGTAGAGCCATTCTCACGGCACTCGAACACGCCAAGATAAAGGCAGGTCTGATTAACTTTAACACTGTAGCTTGCACTTGTTTGTCGGAGTTGGAAGACGATGCTTATGAGCGTGGTGGTCCCATGAGCGGCAAGCGTCGACCACCTCCTTGCCAAGCAACAACACATCGCCGCTAGGAACATTTACCATGGCATCCCATCCCAATACTCCGGTGAGACAAGAGCACCTGAGAGAAGCGACTACCTACGCGTTTGATGAATTGGAAGAGTCGGTACTGCGCGTTAATGCAGCCCTTCTGGATCAGAGCAAGCATGCTCCCAAGTCTAGTGACAGTGCCTACTTCAGCCGGATCCTTGACCGGTTCAAGTCAGTTCAGCATTACTGGTTGCAAGTTCGCCAAGACTATGACGCAGACCAGTCGCGCGATCCCACCAACGTTAAGTCAATCATTGATCTCGCTAGAAAAGCAGGCTACGATGAAGGCTATAAGCACGGCCAGACTAAAGCACAGAAAGACCAGTACCTAGAAGGTTACGGCGAGGGATTCGTCGACGGTGATAGTTCGCGACCCAACACTGTTCCCTACGCCCTATTTGGTGCAACGCTGGGTGTTGCCGCATTCTTTATGACACGAAAGAAGTAAGTTGGTTATTTTACACATGAAGGATTTCTACCATGGACCCGTTTACATCAAAGGTTGCCGGAATGCCTAATGGTATCCTAGCACAAGTTCGCGCCGAGGCGCGCCGTGAAGAGCGCCAGCACTTCGATTTCACCCGTCGTCAGATTAGCCAGTGCGAGTATGATGAAGCATTCGAAGCGGGTCGGGAACAGGCCTACCTCGAATCACCCAGTCGGTTTCGCTGGTTCATGTTCGGAGTGATCAGCCTGTCGGCTATGTCGGGTTTGAGTCTGTACCTGTTTGGTAGCTTGAATTAAAGGTTTGTCATGACACAGACACCTGCCTCTGAGATTGAGATCTTGGATGAAGATTTCATGGTCACGGCCAAGTATTTCGCCGCCCAGATGTTTGGTAAGAAGAAAGAAGATCTCTTCAACGATCTCAAGCACGAGTATGAAGAGAATGGTAATCTAAATTCCCTGGTTTTTCTTTTTGCACAACAGCGCACCAATCACCAGTTGACCATCGCTGGTCTTTCTTACATTACCAACAACAAGCTTGCTCAAGAGATCATCGCTTGGGTAGGGTTTACTGGTCCAAGCACGCCTCGTCGGCTCACTGCCCATCTGACCTTCCTTGGTCTTCCTATTCCAACGTGGATCACTGAGACGCTGGATGGTAGTGACAACAATGAAGTAGTACCGATGGATGTTCAGTGTAAGCTGGTTTACCAGGCCATCACTGCTCCTCCCATGACCACGGAGGTCACATGACAGACACGGTGGATCTAACCGAGGCTGACAAGAAAGCGATCGAATCTATCCTGGCAAGTCTTGAGGTAGGTTGGTGGCTGGAAGAAAAGACCAGAGAAGCACTAACGAAAGCTTATACACTTGGTCGTCAGTCAAAAAATGAAGCATAGTGGATTAGAGAGAGGGCAACTGCCCTCTCTCTAATCTCATTGGTTATGTCGTCTTGGGTTCAGCCTTTAGCGCACCAAAGGTTTCCTGAACACTGCGATATGCCTTCAGGACCACGTCCTTCAAGAGTGAGTAAACAACACCCACGATGCTGAAGAGTAGCGTGGTGTAGATCCTGTCAACAACCTTGTTAGCAGCCCAACCGGTGAGTGGTGAGCCAGTCTTCTCAGCCACCACGTTCTGAACACTGGTAGCTGCATCACCACCACCCATGTTGTTGATCTTCTTGGCGATCTCTACGACCTTACCAGGAATTGCAGTCAGCGCTGCTTTGGTGGTATTCCAGAGCTTACTGAACTGAGCAAGCGCGAGCTTCACGGCCGACTGTGTCCAACCAAGCTCAACCTGACTATACGTCGTAGTAATCGCGGTCGTCGATGTCACGGTTTCAACACCATTGGCGACGTCGACTACGATTGCGGAGTTGAAGAACTTACCATCCACCATCTCAACCTTTACCTTGTTGAAGGGAGGCTTGATGTTAGCGACCGCATCGCGCAGCTTAACGGCGAATGCCCTCAGTGAGTCAACACTGGCGTAAGTACCAGGAGCAGCCATCAATGCAACCACGCCCATGATGGCAGCCGCTGTACCGATCGCTGCAATAACTGTCTTGTACGGGTGAGCCTTGACTACGCGAGCACCGGACTTCGCTGCGTCCCAGGTTGCCGTGACGAGCGCTGTGCCCTTCTCGACAATCTGATCCTTGATCTTGGTCAGCATTCCCAGAACAGCGTTGAGCGAGGACTTGGTGAAACCGATGATCTTAGCAGCCCAGGCAGCAGCCTTCTCCTTGATCTTCTCAATAAGTGACTCAGTGGCCATAGCGGACTCTAGCTTGTCCGCATCCTGGTTAGCAAAGTTCTCCATCCCCAGAACGTCGAGTGAGGTACCCGAGAGAAGATTGGTTGCCTTCAGGACACCGAAGGTGCTGGGATCCATGCCGTAATTCTCGATCGCGATCGTTACCTGCATCAGCTGGTCGATCTCCTGGTCGAGCGACTCGATCTCAATCATCTCCTGATCGCACTCACCCAGCGGGTCTTCGATGTCACGAACGGGCTGGCTGTCGATATCGTAGTCGGTAGAGATTTCCTGAGCAACGTCAGACATTACGTATCCTTCTAGTGGAAAATGTGGTCATACAATGAAGAGGTAGACAGGTCCCAGCTGGGACCTGTCTATATACCTCAAGCTGCCAGAGTTAGCTGGGTGATTTTGGGATTATCTCTCATTTTCGCAGAGAGTTCTTGTGCTAAATAATCAACAACGGAATTGAGCGGGATACCGGTGTGGGCCTTGACTTTAACGAACCGGACGAACTTCTTGGTACGCATCTTTTTCAAGATCGACTGGATGAGCTCTTTGTTCTTAACAGGCTCACCATTGGGCGTCATCCAACCATGCTGCTCCCATGACTTGTGCCACAAGGTTAGCGCAGAGATGGAATATTGACTGTCGGAGTGGATGATGAAATAGTCACCGGGATTATCGAGGCCTTTGTTGATGGCCTCTAATTCCATCTGGTTAATGGTCTTGCCCCGGTAGGCAAGACACTCCATGGCAACGACGTGCTTGCTCTTCTCGGAGAAGATCAGGTACGCACACGATGCATTGTCAGGCGGACGAAAGGATCCATCGACCCACAGATGCATGGCATTGGGAGGGATAAAGAGAGGTTTGGCCTCAATCTCTACCTTCTTTTTTGGTTTGGCCATTGTTCCTACCTTCGATAGGCTAAAGAATGTCATACAATCCGGCTGACAATTGCCACAATAAATAATCCGAGATGAGCTCAGTTCATCCCTACATTACTAGCGTGAAGAGGATATTCTTAATGTTCTCATTCGTAATCAACAAAGGGGATAATACATGCACACTCGTTTCATCATGCCAGCTCTTCTCGCCGCCGTCGGCGTCATTGGCTTGAGCACTGCCTCCACCTTGGTCCCGGTTCGCAAGATCCATGACCCGGTAAGGAAAGAAATGCTCGCCAAGGACATTCGCTTCTGGGAGGCAGAGTATCTCGATGCCATCGTTCGTCGCTACGACGTCAAGCACCAGACCGGTGAGTTCAAAGGCATTGATCCCGCGATCTACGATGAGTTCGAGCAACTCGTCGAGAACGACTTCCAGAACACCGAGGATCAACTCGCGCGTGCTCGTAATGAGTACAGCCGGTACCAGTAAAAGGACAATTTGCATGACGCCATCGTTACTCGAGGAAACGCAGGAACGTAACCTGCGCAACAATTGGTCACGTCGCAAAGACCTGGCCAAGAAGATCGGCAGCTACAACGGTTACGATCTGTTCGACTACCAGGACAAGACGCTCGGTCGAGTCGTCTTCTACCTAGTGCGGGGAGATGTGCCGGTCGGCTACATTGCCGCCCACGACCCGAAGAATGGTCCCATTATCACCTCCACCTACTTGACTGAGATCGTTCGGAGGAAGGGGTTGTGTACTTTTGCCTATGGATGCATCATCCAGACGCGGGGTAGCCTTACCAGTGACTGGGACCGCACAGACGGCGCAGTGGGTGTATGGAAGAAACTCACCGTCGATTCTCGCTTCCACATTACCTACGACGAAGATAAAAACACGTACATCGGGATACCCAAGTAAACCGAGATCATCGATCTGAAGGCATATACTACTAAAGTGAAGAAAGACTAGCAAATGCTTTTCTTTGTCCCTCCCTTTTAATAAAGGATAAACCCATGACGACCACTATCTTCAAGGTGCTCGATCTATCGGATAAGCGCCGGGTGTTCGCCGTGGGGGATCTCCACGGTGAGTTCGCTCAGTTCAACACCATCCTCGTCTCCCTCGGCTTCGATCCTGAACTCGATGCAGTGATCTGCGTCGGGGACTTGGTTGATCGTGGTCCCAATAGCGAATGGTTCGAGCTCTACATCAACCAGCCCTGGTTTCACTGGACGCTTGGTAATCACGATCTCCAGCCGCGCGAGTTCCTCCTCGGCTACGAGAGCGCTGACAACGTCTCGCACAATGGTGGGGACTGGTTCCTCGCCAAGACGCCTGCCATCCAGGAACGCCTCGCGTCCCTTCTGGAGAACGCACCGCTCGCCCTCGAGGTCATCACCCCTGGTGGTCACCGCGTCGGCATCGCCCACGCTGACATGCACAATCGCTGGGACATGTTAGCACTCCAGTGCACGGATCCGACGCTCGAGCGCTACCTGGTCAATCTGATCACCGGCAGCCGTGAGACGATTCGCGCTATCCAGAACAATCCGGACCTCGATCCTGAACAGATCCGGGTCCACGGTATCGACCATGTCTTCCATGGCCATACGCCGATTGAGCAACCGCTCACTTTTGCTAACCGCACCTTCATCGACACCATGGTTACCGATCAGGCTAGCCTGACGGTCCTGGATATCGATCAGTGGCTCACCAAAGGAATTTGAATCATGATGCTCGTTATCTATCCCTACACCATCTGCGCGATGATCTTCCTGATCCTCTATATCGAAGGGGTGAACTTCTACGCCAAGAAGCACGGTCACACGTTCCGCGATGAGATCGACTACATGGTCAAGGACAGTGGTCCCTATCATCAGTTCATCTCTCGCAACTATCTGGGCCTGGTGCTTCTCGCTATCGCGGTGTGCTGGTTCCCGATCCTGGTGATGATCTTCACGCAGATTCGGCGTCAGAAGGCCCGCTAACGAAACCGACATCAACGTTTTGAATCGCCGTATTACCAATGTGATAAGGATAGCAAATCCCTGCTTTCCTCGATCTTTTCAGGAGACTTCTCATGTTCGACAACCAGCTCGCTTCGATCCTCGAGAACACCCAGGTCAACCTGTTCGGTAACATCGAGTCCGACAGCGCCGTGCAGCGCATCAACGCGGTGATCGCGATGTCGATTCGCGAAGGCGACAACGCCAAGGAGCTGCCGCTCCCCCAGCAGATCTGCTTCATCACCGACTGCATCATCGTCGGCGAAGCCACGCTCGAGATGCTCGAGACCAACGACGAATTTCGCGGCCACATCCTGGCGATGGGCGGCGTCGAGTTGCTCGGCCAGTCGATCAACATCAAGCGCGCCGAACTCACCACGCTGCGCGACACGCTCGTCGTCTTCAAGAAGAATCTCAGCTAAGGCTGGAGGTTCTTCGTAAACTCTTCATTCAATTCAGAAAGGTTTCCCTCATGAGCATCTTTGGTCGTATCGCCCTCGTCACCCTTGGCGCTGCCATCGTCAGCGACACCGTTGCCCAGAACAAGGCAAATACCACGCCGCGCGAAGATCACCGGCTCAAGTCGGAGATCTACGAAGAGATCCGTCGTATTCGCGAGGAGTACAACTCGCTCGTCCTGCGCTACCAAATGCGTCACGCTGCCACTGTCGCCCGCTACGATAGCTCGGCCGACATCAGGCGCGAAGGCGAGCGGTTGATCCAGCAGCAGAAGGACAAGTACAAGACCGCGACCGGCTGCTACTACTCGTAAGCAACTCCCCCCTCCCGTTATCAGAAAGGTTTTCACCATGGATCGTTTCCAGCTCGAGGTCAACAAGACCTACCAGACTCGTACCTGCCGCCCCGTGCGCATCGTGATGAAGACCGACATCTTCGACAAGGGCCACGACATGTTCCGTCCCTTCCTCGGCGACAACGGTGTTCGCTACACCGAGGACGGCAACGCCAATTGGATGAGCACCCAGGGCCAGACCTTGGATGACCTCATCTGCGAACTGCCCGAGAAGGGGGCCTCGGTCGAGGAGACAGTCGGCACGCTCGTCATGGGCATCACCCGCCAGCTCTTCGGCCGCGCGGTCTAACTCTCCCACCATCAACGAAGAGGATTATCTCGTGATCATTCGTATTCTCAAGACGCTCGTGTTCGGTACCGTCGCCTATCATGCTGCCCGCCGTGCATCGGCGCAGGTGAAGCTGCTTCGCATCCGTGCGGAGGCCAAGGAGGAGATGGACAATCACCAGAGCATCCTGCGTCAGCTGTTTGCTCAGTCCGGCGACTACGCCGGGCTGAGCGAGGGCGAGCGCGCTCGGTTGTGGGACATCCACTTCCACCAGCACACCAAGTGGGCCAAGGTCCACGCCAAGACTCTGTAACGAGGAGGTCACTCCCATGATCATCGAGTTTCCGTCGCGGGTCACTTACCTGACCGATTCCGGCAACGAAGTCACGATCGTCGACAGCTTGGCTGATGGTGGCTATGACGGTAACGATACCGGCATCGCCTACTATATCGGTAGCAACGATGTCGTCTATCAAGTCGACGGTGCTTGCATCGATCCCGCCCACGACATCGTCGGCATCAAGTAGTTTCGCTCACAACCCTCTAATCCCAGAAAGGGAAACATCATGTCCGTTAAGCGTCTCTCCGTCGAGCTCAGCGAAGCCGAGAAGGATCTCCTCGAGATCTCGCTCCTCCAGAACATCGAGGAACTCCAGCGTAGCCGCAACAACTTCACCATCCCCACGGTGATCGAAGCGCATGACGCAGCCATCAAGGCTCGTCGCGCACTCTACACCAAGGTGATGTCCGCCTTCCTCTAACCCTCTCACCTCACCCCCCCCCCCAAGAAGAAGGGAATACCCGTTACCATGAAGAAGCAGTTCAAGATCGTCCGCGCCGCCCAGAAGACCGCCAAGGTGTCGGGCCTCCTCGTCGCCTCGGCCTGGACGGGTCTGATGATCTACATTCAGATCAACAAGATCCGCGACAACGGCAGGAAGATCGCCAAGATCATCCAGTCGTAACTCAACACAACCATTCTAGTCTCATCGGTGCGATCGGTGGGACTATTAAGAGTGTGTTATTTCATTCCCCTCTAATCAGGAGCTTACCATGCTCGATTTCATGAAGAAGCTGTTCACCCCTCCGGTCACGAAAGTGGACATCGCTGCCCTCGGATGCTACGGTACGGCACTGAGTGCTTTGGAAAAGGTCCGCGAGCGGATGGGAGATAGTGAAGACAAGACGTCGGTCAATCAGAAGATCGACGTGGTCCGCGCCAAGTACACCGAGAAGCTCACCGATATGGTGAAGCGCGGCTACGTCCACGATCGGTTTCCGCAATAGTTCAGTAACTCATAGAGATAAGGAGATCATTCATGACCACTGTGAAGATGGAGGTCGGCAAGACCTACACCACCGCCGATGGTAAGACCAAGGTCACCATCACTTCATACAACAAGGGCGGCGGTCGCTACCGCTGGAACGGTGACAACGGCATGTCCTACACCATGGAAGGTCGGATGTTCTACTCGATGCCCGACAAGGAAGACCTGGTTCACCAGGTCGATTGACCTACAACTCAAACAAGAGGAATGCTACCATGCCCAATTGCAAAATACACGGCTATTACAGCGGACCCTTCTGTCACGGACTCGGTAACGACAAGCCGTGCGATAACTCGGCTGACAAGGCTGGCTATCGCGAGTTCAACGGCGACCGTGCGCTCGGTCAGAACCAGTACGCCTGTCGCTACATCAAGGGTGAGCACGGCTCCCCCAACCTCGGCGAGGGTCTGCGCTTCCAGGGCGACTCGAGCAATTACCATTCCATCTACATCCACAAGGACGACTATGATGAGTTCCACCGGCGCGTGAAAGCGCACCTGGACAGTCGGTCGCAGATCTAAGAAAGGCATCATCATGACTGCAATGTTTCTCCAGCGGCTCGTCAACGACGATGACATCGGCTTCAACTACCACTACATGGGCTCGTCCGAGTTCGAGCACGGTTCCACCACGGTGGCTCGTGAGAAGCTCGCACGCCTCATGATCGACAAGCAGATCGGCGGCAAGAAGGTCAACCTCACTGAGAAGTGGGGTCGCTCGCTCAACGGTCCGATCGAAGTGTGGGTCTTCGGCGACAAGAACTATATCGCCGATCTCGGCACTCGTGGTTCGACCGATCCCATCGTCGGTGACCTGACCGTCACGACCCATAAGTCGTCGGCTCGTTTCGATGACCCGAAGATCTTGGGCTGGATGAACGTCTATTACGGCGAGCCGCTCTTGATCGTGCGGGCAACCCAGGACAATATCGAGCGCGGCAACAAGTTCCTCCAGGCCTTTATGGACCTGATTCTGACAGCAGAGCCTGCGCCTGCCCAGACGACCGGCGAGAAGAGCGAGGCGTACCTGAACGGCTGGGCTGATGCCTCGGCCCTCAATCGTCGCAATAATCCGTATCCCGAATGCTCGCCTGAGTTTAAGGATTACGATTACGGCTACACCCTCTCGATGCAGGAGAATGATTAAAGCCCACTCTGGTATGACCTATCTCTTTTAGGAAACAAGGAGTCCTTAATGGACATCGCGACGCGTCCGCATCGAATATTGGGGGTCGATGCGTGGCGCGCTTTCCTGCTTCTAGCAGGTCCCCTCATTCACAGCGTATCCTATATTTCTAGCCCTGCCCACCCTCTACAATGGGCAGACAACTTCCTCTTCGCCAGCCACCTGTTTCGCATGGAAGCATTCTTCGCGATCAGTGGGTTTCTTATGGCAAGACTCCAAGTGGCCGGTCGGTACTCGATTGGTCGTCGACTGGAACAGCTCTTGGTGCCGACGTTCGCCGTCTGGCTCTTCGTGCTACCCTTCACCATTGATGTCAAAGGTGGCTCTTTCACATTTGCCAATCCTTACCATCTCTGGTTTCTCCTGGTCCTATCGATTATCACGCCGCTCGGCTACATGCTCGATGAATCGGGATTGAGTGGGTGGATCAACGCTAAGATCAAGGCCTACCCGAAGTACTTCTTGCTCGGCGTCGTGGTGTTGGCCACCGGCAACGCGCAATTGTCCAGGGGTATCCTCTATCTCCTCCAGTGGGAGCAGATCTTACCGACGATCGCGGTCCTTACCCCTTATTACGCGGTATTCTACCTAGCCGGGTTCTTCGTCTCACGACAAGAAGGACTATGTGCGTGGATGTCCTCCACGCGGTGGGCTTGGGTCGGAGTCTTCGCGCTTCTAGGGGCGATGTGCTGGTATAACGCGGTCTACTATATGGTCGCTGATCCCAGTGCCAGTGCGGCCTTTAAGGTCTTGCGGACATTCATCATGTCCCTGGTCGCTGTTCTCATGAGCTTTACGGTGCTGGCAACAGCCTTGAGGGTTCAAGAGAATAACGATCTGGTACGCCGCCTCAGCCAGTCCGGCTTCTCGGTGTACCTGTTTCACGTTCCCGTGCTCGGGATCTTATTCTATCTCCTGAGTACCCAAGTTACCAATCCCGTGTTTCTTTTCACAATTCTTACGGTTGGTTCGTTCTCGATCTCGTGGATGGTCCACGAGTTCATCGTGAGTAAGTTTGCACTTACTCTGTGGCTCTTTAACGGAAAGGCATTCCCATGGACATCTATCTTCAGCAGCTCGCCCGCGTTCTCCTTCGCGCCTTCTGGTTCCTCGCCCAGTACTCGCCCCTCACCAACTACGGCATCGTCCTCGGACGTCAGCCCGGGGTCACTACCCGTCGGTGGAGCCGTTCCTTCGTGATCCTGGCCTGGGTGCCGGTCAAGAAGCAGGACAATCACGGCGCGGTCGTCTCCGGTCGCCTGGTCATCTTGCGCCTGATGTGCAACCGCATCAGCAACATGCATCGTACCCGTATCTGGATCGATGCGCGTGACGTCAACCAGGGCGCAACCGCCCAGCGCGAGCTCGTCCTCAACGACAACCTCGCCGTCCCCGCCTAACCGCTTAACCAGTAGAGAGAGCCCGTCATGGGCTCTCTCTACTATTTCGCCGGTAACTATTCTTCGACTCGAAAGGACTTGTCCTATGAAAGACATTCTCCCCTTCATCATCCTCGCTGCCCTCGTGCTCCTCCTGATCGTCTTTGGTCGGTACGGAGAGGCCATGTTGGTCGCGGTGGTGGGTATCGCTGTCGCAGATGATTGCCGTGAAATTCGGCGTCTGAACGGTGGCTACTGGTTCAACCCCAACAAGTAAACGCAGAAAGGATTACACCATGGACAATTGGCTCATTGGCGACCGTGTCGCTGTGCCCAACCGTTCGGGTAGCTCGGCTGACCTGGACGAGAAAGTGAAGATCGTCGGATACGGTCACACCCATCTCCATTACCAGGCGAAGTTCGCAGACGGGGAGATCAAGGAGGTCTACTCGGGCAACATCCTGGTCGACACCGATCATCAGACGTCGCTCGACGTCGCCGAGGTCGGCGGTGATCATCTACTGATGCTCACCTACAAACCGAACCCCGCTCTTGACCCGGTGGCTCAGACCGTGGGTGACGGGCTGGAGCGTATGTCTAAGATGCGGCTGGACGTCCTTGCTCTCGTCATGCAGGGCGTGTCGCTGTATTCCTCGACCGGAAACGCTATCGACGCGCTCCGCAGGAATGCACCGCCCAGCGACGTCGACGACGGCTCGAACCACTACACCGCCACCCTCATCTTCACCCAAGGCAAGATGGTGATCGAGGGTACCATCATCCACGTCCTCGCGACCATCGCCGACAACGAGAAGCGCGAAGGTTGGCTGTCGACCAAGAAGAGCCCCAAGCTCATCAAGGCCGAAGCCGATGCTGCCGAGAAGCGTCGTCAGCGCGACCTCGCCGCTGCCCTCTAGAAGAAGGATATTTCCATGCCCGAGATGACTGGCAATCTTGCCAACTTCACCGACCGTCATGGTCAGAATGTCGAAATCGATATCCTCGACGGGACGAACTACCAGGGTAAGCCCGAGCGGTTCTGTATCACCGTCGATGGTCGAATGACGCAGAATGCCATCGACGCCAAGGGCGTTATCGCCTGGTTCGCGAACGCTTCTCACTGCGAACCCAGCAGCTACGAAGGGGGACATGATCCCAGGGGTGTGTATCAGGTCATACCCAGGGGAGAGTGTGAATTCGACGTCGTCCAGCGTAGCAGCGGTGTGATCATCGCTTCTGCGGCGCGTCGTGACACGGCGCTCCAGGCGGCAGGCGGTATCAACGCCTGCGCGGTTATTCCTCGCATGGTAAGTCGTTCGCCTCAGTCGTCGTACCAGCCTTTCACCGAGGATTCTGTCCTTCCTGCCGCTGAGGAATCTTACGTTCTCGTTCGCCAACGTGGAAACGATAACGATGATGGATTTCCTCATACGCCCGTCGTCGCGCAGCTGGTGGAAGGTAAGTTCTTCACGACCCATAATGGAGTGAAGGCGGTGAGTTGGCAGAAAGGTGATGCGTTCACCGAAAATCCATACGAGGCCAACCTCGAGTGGATGCCGCTTCCCAAGTGACAGCTTCTGTTAGGGGCGGGTATTCGTATCCGCCCTTTTCACAATCTGCCATTTACACCATGAAAGGATTTCACATCATGGCCTACGCCATTCCTGCCAGTCAGACCGGTGACCGCGAGGTCATGTTCCACACCAACATTCACCAGTCGGCCGCCGATGTTGCGCGTGCAGCATATACGGAGAAGTACGGCATCGACTATCACGACGATCCGGAGTGGGAGATCGGCAACGAGCGTCACACCTTCTGGCTGAACGCGTTCAGCGAGCGTCAGAAAGCGCTCATCCTCAACCCTTATCAGAATTAAGGAGAAGCCTAATGGCAACCGCTGAAATCAGGAAGGACGGTAAGAAGAAATACCGTCTGATCCTCCACTCGCAGCCGGAACATCGAGGCGGTGTCCACAACACCCACTTGCGCGGCGCAACCTACGATCAATGCGGTCGCCGCATTGAAGAGTGGAGAAAAACCGGCGTCTGCGACTAGACGCTAGACAAGGGAGGTTTTTATGAAAACCAGTTTGCTATATTCATCCGGCGGAAGGAAGAATGTGGACTGGGTCACCATCGATGGTCTGCGGTACGCCGTGGATCTTCGTACTGGTTTGATCGTGAGGAGCTAGTCATGGCCAAGTCGAAAGAACAGAAGCGCAAGGAAGCACTGGAGCGCCTCAATGCGCGGATCGCCGAGCGGGAAGCGATGGGTGGAAAACCCACCTTCTCGCAGCGGATGGAACGCGGCGCACTCAGTCGTCCTCGCAACACCAAACCCAATCTGTCGGACATCTTCGGAACCGGTGATCCGGTTACCGGCATGATTTACGCCAATCCGTTACCACCAGACTTCCGACCCAGTCCCGAGCTCACGCGTATCGTCAACATCCTTAAGATGAAAAACGATCGCTTCCTCGAGATGGTGGTGAGTCTCGACTCCACGCCGGAGTTCCCCTGGCCGACTTACTCGGGCAGTGGTACCTACATGGAGCAGTGGGTCTCGCGTCACACCGACTACAAGTTTCACCACAGCAAGGACCTTCGGGGTTCGTGTATCACCGTGGTGTTCTGTCGGGCGGAATGCGTGCCGGAATACAACGAGAATGACTATCTCCTCAAGGGCGTGTCCAAAGAACAATACGAGGCGGGTATCCGCTGACCATTTACACGAGGTGACACATGGACGCCAAGAGTCTTCAGGAAACCAGTCTGCGTTTCGGGTACACCACGATCCCGACCGCTGACCAGATCCTGCGCGACGCCGTTGCCATCGACACGGATGGCACGGATGTCGATAACCTGCTCGAGTTCGGAAAGGTGATAGAGTTCGTTGAGGCAAATCCTCGACTCTTCACTGACCAGAAAGAGCAGCTCGTTTTGAGTGATGCTGTTCCAGGAAAGGGAGTGTGTCTCACGCTCTACTCCGACCACATCGAGCAGATCGAGAAGTTTCGTCAACTCTGCTACAAGAACCTGGCAAAGCAGTTGCAGTGGTTTCACCAGTGTAACTCCCGGCAGTATCAGATGTTCGAGTTCTGGCGACCCCAGAGCGACGCAATGCGCCGCGTTACCAACCTTATCGCTAAGGCGATGGGTCTCCCCCACATCGTGCTCCTTTCCAAGGAATATGGTCCAGGGGTAACCGTGGTCGTTGGTGCGTTCGAACCATTCGATCCCGAGGATTATTATCTCCACGGGAATTTCTACGGCGACTAAATTCGGAAAGGCTCAAATCATGAGTAAAGTCGAAGAACTCACGGACGAGATGAAGAAAATCTACGACGCAGATCGCGACTACGAGATCTGTCTGGCCGATCTCCCTACCCGCAAACAGGAGAAATACGCTGCCCTCAAGGCTCAGCGCGATGCCCTCCTGAAGTAACGCATATATTCTAGTATCCTGGGTCAGAGCCGGGGTACTATTAAAGGTGCGTTTTAACTCTTTAAGAAAGGAAGATGTCATGACACTTAAATCTGTCACACCCGGTGATCAGATCACCGACATGGACGGCCACAAGCCGACCTGGAAGTCGTTTCTGGATTGGGAGGTATATTCTCCTTTCGAAATTACGGCCGAAACCTTCTACGTCATGCTCTACGAGTTGAAAACCTTGCGGGGTGAACTTGTCATGAACAAGATGGCTTACGCCGTCTCGTCCACCACCGATGTCGATGGTGAGATCAGTTCGATCTTTATCATCTACCGGTATGATCATACCTACCACGGCGCCATGTTGTTCTCTCCCAAGTGGAAGAACCTCATCTAACCCCAACACTACAACCCACCTTTTCACATCTAACCAGGAGTAAGTTCGATGACCAAGCTGACCGAAATGTGTGCCACCACTCGCCGCAACGTCGCTCGCAAGCACCGCGTCGAGGTGAACATCCTGAAGCTCGAGATCGACCAGATCAACGGCTATCCGCCGCGCTACTTTGCCCTGAAGGCGAAAGTCGCGTTTCACACCGCCCAGGCCAAGCTCTGGGAAGCGGCTGCTGCGCAGGCTGAGGCTAACGGCTTCGTTCGCGTCTAACAAGGACCAGTACGATGTCTGACAATCCACTCTTCGACGAAATCTTCAAGGCAGCCAGCAGTGCAGGTATCGTTGGTCTGACGACCAGGGTGTGTCGCAACCTGGCTGAGAAGCTTCAGGAGTATGACGGCCTGGCCGAACGGGTCGTCAGGATCGAGAACGCCAAGGGACGGACGGCAACGTTGAAGGTGATCTACTTCGATATCTTCGGAGATCCGATGACCTTCCTCATTCACTTCTCGAAGATCAGCTGACCGATGCCAGCAATGCGTCTTAAGAAACACGATCTCGTTCTCTGTCCGTCCCTGGGAAGCGAGGAGTTCGAGATCGTGTCGGATACCAGCAACGCTACTGAGTACCGGGTGATGTCCATGAAAACCAAAGTGACTCACAAAGTCACCAAGGACAAAGTGAACGTCCCTGATTACTTGGTGGACAAAAACCGAGATCTACGTGCCAGCCGTAGCCGGGAACGGTTGGCTTCTAGGTCATAGCGGAGAAACATCGTGGGTAGCAAGAAAAACATCATCACCCAAGTACAAGAGACAGCGAAGCTCTTCCCCGACAACGTCGCGGTGGTAACGCTCCTCAACCGTCTTGACCAGGTTCAGCTGGTCGCCAACATAACCAACAGTAGTTCGATGAAGGTCGACATGCTTGCTGGTTACACGCTGGGCACTAAGGGGGAGGATGGGTACACGCCCATGTTGAACCTCAACAACTCCGCGCTCGAGCAAGTCTCCAGGCGCATGTGGGCAATGCATGAAGTAGCGGTCGTTCTCGACTGTCTCGTGCTCGTCCTCACTGCGCTGGGTGAGAAGTTCGACTATTGAGACACTAACCCTTGCATCCGAATGGACTTAACATCTGTCCGGGTGCAATAGATACTGTCTTAACTCTATCAACAAGGAGAGTAATCATGAACATCAATGAACTGACTCACCAAGAAGCCGTCGACAGCGTCTTTGACTCAATGGGGACGTATCCTGCCCTCGATGGTCGGATCACCAAGTCGCAAGCAACAACGATCGTCGCCAAGCTGAAGCTCCTCGCTGCCAGCAAGCGCGATCCTATCGTGGTCGTCGTCGGCGGTATCTACCGCAACGCGATCGATGAAGTCGTCACCATCGTCTCGATGAACGAGACCGACACGCTCTTCCTCGGCAGCGATACGCGCTGTTACGACGCTAACGGTCACTGGGATGGATGGCACCGCAGCGCCGGTGTCTATCATTCACCCGGCGATCTCATCGAAGTTATCTCGACTCCTCAAAAGGTCGAGCAGCAACCGCTCCCAGACCATTTCGATGAAATTGTCGCTGCCGTAGCTCAAGCAGTCGGAGAGATGACCTCTTTCCCTAAATGGGCAGGAGGTCAGACACTCGATCAGTTCATGCTTTATACGTACATCAGTGACGACTGGGAAGATCTTCGCAAGCGAGCAGCTGAAGTTGCCGTTAGGAAGACTCTCAATCTCTTGTAAATTCTAGGGAGAAAAATCATGAGCTATGATAACGGACCCACGCTCGCAGATCGTCTCCTACACAATCCTCTTCGTTCGGAGAACACGAAGCTGAAGGAGCGCATCGCGGAACTGGAGGAGTGTCTCCGCCAGACCCGGACCATTGTGTCGAGTTGTGCGATGACCGGTTTCATCGAAGCCGAGTTCATTCACGATCTCTTCACCAACAACGGTGCTATCACCCGCCTCGTTCCGCTCCGCCCGGAAGACCGGGAGGAGTCCGACAAGCACTTCCGCGTGATCGATGATACGTACCGCAACGCGGATGCCAACGGGATGATCGAGATCAAGAAGCCCGGCATCTCTCTTCGGGTCGGCACCGAGTATAATCTCGGTAACGGCGGACGCGTTCTCATCTGCGAGGAAGTCAAGGACGAATTTCCCCGCTTCTACGACGCCAACAAGAAGGGCTATCTTCCCGACGGCAGGAAGATGTTCAGCACTGACCCGGCGAACAACATCGTCTCGGTCTACAAACCGGACTGATATTTTCTATTTGGGGTGGGTTCTTCGGAGTCCACCCTCTTTATAAACTATCAGCAAACAATCAGGGAAAAATCCATGAGATGGAAAACAGCTAATAACCGTCGACGTTCTGACAGGCGGAAGCTGGCAAGGTATAATCGCCTTGCCAAGTTCTACAGAAAGGTGCGAAAAATCGTACACCGAATCTCACACCAGGGCAACTGACACCCAGTCGATGTCCAATAGCTAACCAAGGAGAAGTAAGGTGGCACTCTACTACAAGCGTAACGGACACTCCGACAAACTCCTCAACGTCGGTGAGAACAAAAAGATCGAGGAGATGAACGACTCCGCCGATGACGTACTTAACGTTCAGGCAGATGGTCTAGAGCTCGAACGCATCGAAGTGCAATTCACCGATATTCCGATGTGTCGCTACGCGTATAACCGTCCTGTTACCTGGTACGGTGACCACGCCAAGTTCATCGCCAAGAATTTTCGTTAACGAAAGGACACGTCATGGATTACTACAATCCACACGAGGACGAGTGGACTAGCGGTCTCCAATACGAGAAAGATCGCCAGGAGCTTCGCGACAGCTTCACGTCGTCGGGTGACACCCACTTCGGTATGTCCCTCGAGCAGTACCAGGAGAAGTTCGTCGAGTCGGGCTTCGAGCAGGTGCTGAAGGACGACTTCCAGCACAACCACTGCGGCCGTGAGCGTACCGACTCCTACTACGTCTACGCTCACCGCGACGGTTTCCTCCTCACCTTCGACACCTACACGTCTGACTACGGCGAGAAGGAAGGATTCGGTAAGCCGTCGGTCAACGTCGCTCATCTCCACTACAACTTCCAACCCACCGGTGGACATATGCCAGGATCACTAGTTAGCTCGGGTACCTATGTTCGCTACCCCGAGGAAGGTGAAGCGAATCCACCGCCTCCGGTCTGGGCAGGGTACCACGACGTCCGCGAGGGCCTCAACCACATCATGAGTCAACTCAAGGCCGCAGGTGTGGTCATGAACCCGTGGCTCAAGAACGACATCGCCTGGCTCGCCGCGCAAACTTCTGTGCGTGATCGGGACCGAGCTGTTGAGGGTGTTGAAGCTCATCAGTCGGATTGGGTAAGGTGGAAGGGCGAGATTCATGATCGCTCCACCAAAAACTTCAACGCTCTGCCCGATTGGGTACGGCAGATGCTCGTTACTGCACCCGATTAAACCCCATCACATGACCTGAGGGCATTTGCCCTCAGGTCATGTATCACCCATCAATCAGTGAAAAAAGGAATACTCTCATGTCCGATACTCTCAAGCTCGCCCTCGGCACCATCTTCGTCGACACCGTCGGTGCCAAGGTCATCATGGTCCACGCCTTTGGTGAGGACGAGACCGAGCATCACCTCGGCTTCCGTTTTCGTGGTGACAACGGCATCAACTACCGCGAGGACGGCAGCGTCGTCGGCACGATGGGCGATCTGCCCGTCGAGCAGAAGAACGCTCACGACATCGTGTGCACCTTCATGGAGCCCGCGCCCGAGTCGCCCTACGCAGTCGTCGAGATCGGCGGCTACTATCTGAACGGGCTCGACCAGATCTGCAAGATCGTCGGCACCGTGCCGGAGAGCTCGCGATTCTACGCTGACGGCTACCGCTTCGCTGATCAGGACGGTTCCTACTACCGGCCCGACGGCTTCACGCGCGGCGGCTTCTTCTCGCAGCTCAACTTCGTCGGCCAGGTCAACCCGGACGAGCTCGCACCCGAGCTTCTCGCCAAGCTCGAGATGAAGGCGGCCAAGACCGCCGAGCGTCAGGGCATCTACGAGACCTTCTCGCAGAACTGCACCGACACCGTCAACTGGGTGAAGAACAACGCCGTCTGGCTCGGCTTCGGTGCCCTCCTGGGTGTCGGTGTCGCCCACCGGCGCGCGTAATATCCCCGAGGGGATACCGAGATCAAAATTCTGAAGCCCCATATTACTGAGTTGATAAGGGTAGATGAATTGACTCATTTCCCCTCATTCTTCAAGCAAAAGGAATTCGTCATGTAACGGTTGTATCACTCCAACCCCTCCCCCACGACCTACCTTTTCTATCGCCGCTTACATTCCCATGAGCGGTGCTTCGTTTTCCAACAAACATTTCAACTGAAGGGATTTCCCATGACCGTCATTTCTCAGATCTCGCCCGCCGCCGCCGCTGCTTCGACCACCGGCACGATCTCGTCGGACACCACCACCGTCGACGCCAACGGCGCGGTGCGCACCGACAAGCACGAGATCACCATCGACAAGCCCGGCTTCTTCGGCAAGATCGCCCGCGCCTTCCGCGACAACCCCGGCACCACGACCGTCGTCGCGGCCAGCGCGACCGGCCTCGGCGTCGCCAGCGCGATGAACTACCACTACACCGGCCGCGCGATGCCGTCGTTCTTCTCGGCCGGTGACGCCGAGGACGTCGCTCGCGCCATCTCGCAGGCGCTGTCGTAATCGTTTAACCGGTTCAGGGAGGGGGCAACCTCTCCCTGTTCCTGTTCCTTTAGTTTTTCACGCTGCACGTCAATAAGCCCAGAATATCGAGGAAGAAGTAATGGGTATCTATAACAAGAACAAACAGAACCCACGTGTAAAACTGGATCAAGGATAAGAAGGACAGTGCTGCAAGCTCTCCTTCTTCAAATGATGATTGCAGCCTCAAAAGCTGGGAAGTAACTTCCGCTTAAGTTTCTTTGTCCTTCCAAAAGGATAGTTCTATGATCGTTCACCCCAATCCCATGATCGAAGAGCGTGGCGGCTATTGGCATGATACCCACCTGCGACTGGTGCGCGTCGAGCCTCGTCTCCTGAACCGTGGGAATCACCGCAAGCGGTGGATCGTGATGCAGAAGAAAGGTACTGCACACGAGGTGATCTCATCGCACATCATGGAGGCAGCCGCTGTCGTCGCAGCGCAGCGCCTGGCTAACCGGTTGTGGATGAGTACTGAGCGTTGCAAGAAGCAGCGTCTGAACAAGGGCAAGAAGAAGAATACGTAATTCGCCGATTCAATTCTGATTCAGCGGTTCTCATTCATTCAAGAAAAGGAATTTCACATGGTCTCGCTCTTCTCGCGCGCCGTTGGTGCACTCGTCGTCCTGGGTCTCGCTGCTATCGGCTTCAAGGAAGTCGCCACGACCGTTTGGTCCTGGAAGATCAGCCACGAGAGCAAGACGCCGGTTCCGACCATCACGGCCTGATCTCACTGACCCAATCGGGGATGCTGGTCTCTTGATCACATCCCCTGTTAGGTCATTCAGTGTCAACGATTTACCCCTGCCGAACTGTCGGCAACAAGAACGAAAGGTTTCAGATCATGGATATCAACACGGATGCAGGCACCAACGAGGTGACCACTCCCGCCGAAATCCAGCTCGATATCGAGGGCGTCAACTATCATCCCAACCCGACCGATTATCCCATCGGCAGCCGTATTCTGTGGCAGCTCAACGATGACGGCGGTGAGTTCGACAGCAAGATCGCCGAGTACCTCGAGAACGATTACGTTCGCATGACGACCGTCAACGAGGACAAGCAGGTCGACGCTCATATCGAGAGCGTGTTCATCAACGCGATCGTCGCCGAGAACGGCACCGAGGTCGTCTCGCTCCCGCCCCGCCCGTCCAAGAAGGAGGATGCACCAGCGGACGAGGCTCCAATGGCCAGCAATCTCGTCGATGAGGTGTTCGGCAACTTCGCGTTCACGCCCGTCATCAACCAGCAGGATCATCCTGCCGGTACCCGCATGTTGGTCGAGCGAGCGGGCATGTTCCTGATCGCCGGTGCGCCGGACCACGACATCACCATTCTCGAATGGTCGGGGCTCGGCTCGAAGTTCCGCTCGCGGGTGAACAACGGCGGCAACGTCGCCTGGCACGTTCCGGGCGATTACCTCATCGTGAAGCTCCTCAACGTCGACGGCACGCCGCGCGAGGAAGAGCCCAAGATGGTGCGTCCTTCGCCCGAACTCACGCCCGTCGACACGCGTATCCTCTTCAGCGATGGGACCAACGACAACGTCGTCTACGAAGGCGTGGTGACGGAGTGGATCGAGCAGCATGGTGGTCTTGCCATTCGCAACAAGAGCAACAACGAGACCATCGTCGTCACGACCGAATCGATCGAGCTGAAGGGCATCCTCGGCAAGGTCGATGACCCGCAGGTTACCTTCCTCGACCCTGACGTCTACACTGTTGGTCAGCGCTTGCTGGTCGTGCCTGTTCAGGGCGTTCGGATACCGACGCCGGTGACGATCCTGCGTTGGGGCAAGGATGCACCCCACCAGTCCAACGATCGGGTTCGACTGCTCTTCGATGAGCAGGGTACTGACACCTGGGACTCGCTCGATGATTTCGTCATCCTGAAGGAACTCGATCGTCAGCGTCTCAACCCCGAGGATCATCCAGTCGGCACGACCGTCATGGTGTTCACCAAGATCGGCGAGGACCGGATCGGTCCGATCAACGTCGTGATCGAGCAGTACGACCTGCGCAATCGCAACGTCTTTGTTCGGCTCGGCAACAACGCCAACCTGACGGAGGCAGCGCGCAAGCACTTCCAGAACGGTCTGAAGAGCGTGGTCATCAAGCTCTCGCATACGCAGTTCTTGAAGGTGATGAAGCAGGCTCCCAAGAAGCCGGTCGGCTCGGTGACCGATGTACCGGTCGAGACTCCTGCTGTCAAGGTGCCGGTCAGCAATGCAGCCTCGAACAGTGCCAAGGTCGACGATACGCACATGACCGATTTCTTCTACCACATCAACGAGCTCAAGCGCCTCGGCGACAAGCTCGGTGTGAAGGTCGAAGTCACGCTCAGCTGATCAACACTAAGAGGGGGGCTTCGGCTCCCCTCTTTTCTTCCTTTATTTTTTGGCAATTTTATGACGCCAAGATAGGAGGATCACAGTGATCCCGAATGAAATGACTCCCAACACTAACAATGCTCTGTTTCTGATCTGCTCCATGTCTCCTGCTGCCAAAGCAGGGATTGAGACAGAATCCTACCGCCAAAGTGTCGACGTTGATGAGTCAACCGATCAGCACATCCTAGAGAGTGCATTCTTGAACCTCACCAGGGATCTGGAAACAATTGGTCTGGTTCTCAACATCGATTACGCTGATGTGTTTGAGAATAACGACACGCTCTTCTCATTCCTTACCTTCTCCTCGTACCTGCTTCCCAATACGCTCTACCAGCATTTGAAGCATGACAGTAAGCTCAAGGACTGTGTGGGTCACATTCTAGAGGGTAACCTTGGTGACCATGAAACGCTTATCCAGACGTATCTGTCAGAGCTCGGGGGTCTCGATGGTAACGAGCCACTAGCGCCGCATTTGGCCGAGCTCATTGACCAGTATTATTCCTTCATCTCCCAGACCGACGTGTTCACCCACTACATGACCAATCTTTACAGTTTGATCAAGAGTGAGCGCCTCGTGACTGAGTTCGATGCGGATGCCCACACCGCCTACCGCAACCGCATTCGTACACTGATTGTTCGCTTTGCTAAAGCGATTGATGCCTTCCAGCATCACCCGGTGTATGATCAGCTCACCGAGCTTCAGAATCAGATCATCCTGGACACGGTTGCCCCTGCGAACTTTGCTGCGTATAACTACATTTTCACGCTGAATGAAACACTCCTCCCCGATGACCTTGTTCCCTCGTTCAACAAGCAGTGGTACCATTACCAGGTAGCAAACCGCTGGTGCGTGCATTACTACAATGTTCGCAACATGAATCCGCTGCCCCACGAGCTCATCGCGATGTACTGCTTTCTCTACGCCGTACACGAAGACCAGGCCGCCTACACCAAAGATGTGTCGCTTCTCTTTCACCAATTCCCCGATGCCACGGTAAAGCAGACCGTGGATGGCCTCTACCAGGAGTAATCCACCCATGGCTGCTAGATCCCCGCTCGTTGAATTTATCATTGCTAACCAGTCATCCTTGATCAACATCGATCTTTGTCGTGAGATCTGGATGATCCCTGAGCGCCTCGTTGGTAGTCGCCAGACCGGTGACAAGTTCCGCATCACCACAGAGTGTCCCCTCTACTTGGGCAAACTCTTCATCCTTGACCACAACCCGGACCGGTTCTACGCGGTCACGTCCTTTACCAGGGTCTATGATACCAACAGCGGTGAGAAGGCCTATGAGGTCACTGCCACTGATACTGGGATCATCTATACCCCTGGGGAAAAACTGCCCCTGTGCACCCCTCAGGACTCGTTTATCTTGAATCCAGGAGAGATCCTGAACTACAAGGGCAGTGAGCCAGTCGATACCTCCATTGGTATCTTCATTACCAACTACCTCCTCCTCGTCTACCCCTTCGGTGACGTGATCGGCTACATGAACACCGAGATCAAAATCTCGATGCTCGAGAAGAAGATTGCGTACTGTATGATCAACAACCAGGTCACGATCAGGGACGTGAAGGATAAGTACATCAACACACTCTCCTTGTTCGGGCAAGCCTGTGAGATGGTGAATCCTGGGATCTCTGAGAAAACCATTACGATCCCGCAGTCGATCACTGACTTGCGCGAGCGTCTCGTTCGGGAGAACCGCGAAGCCATTGAGGCTGGTGACGTGGCGGTCATGTCGGATATCGAAAAGCAACTCATCGCTGCTTACCGGACGTACCTGGAGGGTGACCCTTCCATGCACTTCCTCTTGAAGGCCAAGTACTTCAACGTGACCTTGAAGAAGCTCTTCTTGACCCAAGGAATGACGGAAGTCTTCGGCTCACCTGGTAAGTTCGTCTTCGTTGATAACCCGATGGGTAATGGATGGAAGCAGAAGGATCTGCCGACGATCTTTAACGAGGTTCGCTCGGGCTCTTACTCGCGCGCCATTGAGACCGCTGACGGCGGCGTGATCGCCAAACTCATCTTGCGCGTTCTGCAAGATACTCGCATCGACACCGATGATTGCGGCACGACGAACGGCGAGGACGTCTTTGCTACCAAAGATTCCCTGGAAGACTTCTTGTGGAATTACGTGGTTAACAAGAACGGCTCGACTACATTGATTACCGAGGAATCTATTCCTTCGCTCGTCGGTAAGGACCTGGTGATCAGAACGCCTGGTTACTGTAAAGCTACCAAGGGCTTTTGTGCCAAGTGCTTTGGTAATCTGTTCGAAGAGTTGGGACAGAAAGCATTTGCGCCTGTTGCCAATGACTTTGCCCGTAACCAGACAACCTCGGCCCTGAAAGCCATGCACGGTAAGTCGCACAACACCGTTGACATTTCAAACATTGATAAATATCTCATTAGAGCTTAATAGTAGGGCTCTGCTTTGATGTTATGCTCTTACCAACTTACCCGCATCTAGGTGTGGTTGGGTTGGGGTATGTCAACGAGCTTTGAGTTTCAAACAAGTAGAAAAGGAAATACCATGGCGAACAACGGTAACCGTGGACCGCGTCCCAACAACCAGCAGCGTCCTGCCACCACTCCTACTCCTGCCCCCGAGCAGCCGCCCGAGGAGACCGGCGGTGAGGACAAGATCGTGACGGCGAACACCGACGTCCAGGCACAGGACGGTGTTGCGAGCAATCAGGTCGCCGAAGGTCAGTCGAATACCGACGCCAGCGACGCTGAAGCAGATGCGCTCGCTGAGAGCCTGGCGGCTCAGGTCGGTGCGACCATCGAGGAGCCTGTGACCGAGGAGACTGCGGTCACCGACGAGACTGTCGACGACGAGCCTGTTTCCGCCAGTGACGATCCTCTGGTAGCGCAGCTCCAGGAGACCCTGGCTGCATTCAAGGCCGAGAACTCAACTGGTGGTGATAAGCCCGAGCATTTCCGCTCATCGGCCAAGATCGCCAATGAGATTACGCGCTTCGTCATCAAGCATCCGACCACAGCGGTACTGACTGCCCTTCTCGACTTCTTCGCCGAGAATAAGGACGGTGTGGCCAAGGGCGAGAACTTCATGAAGGGCTCGACCACGCTCGCTCACGTCGACGAGCAGAAGGTTGGGTTCATCAACGGTCTGTTCTCGGGCCTTGCTAACGGCCAGGCCGGTCGTATCGAGAGTGCCACGATCGTTCGCGTGCTCGGCAAGCAGGAGTTCGTGACCTTCTACAACCGCCGTGCGGCTGCTCTTCGTCAGAGCAACTAACTCAAACAATAAGGTAAGACAGGGCTCCCTTTCGGGATGCCCTGTCCTATCCTCTTGGTGGTTATCCGTTCGACAAATCGTTCGGGTTGGTGTTCATCTCGAATCCTTGGATCTGAGCATCGAACATTTCCTCCATCTTGTGCTCCAAGGCGGCGGGTTCGAACTCGTGATCCTTCAGGTTTCCAGGCTTGGTCATCTCCAGCACCGCCAGGATGCGATCCTGGTGTACCGCAGCCGATGCAATCTCTGCCTCGTTCTGACGCATCTTGAGACCGATGGACTGGACCTTGGCCTTCTCGGTTGCCTCTAGTGCCTTCAGGGCCCCTGCTACGACAGACATAGCAAAGCCTGTGTCCTCGCGGACCATGGCTGTACCATCATCGAGAACATCGACGATCTTGACTTTACTGGCAGCGTCAACGAGGCGAGCAGTGATGGTCTTGCGCAGCTCGGCTGTCTCATCGAAGACATCCTCCATCAGCGCCATTTCTACACCCAGACTACGGCGGATCTTTGCCTGGGTTTCTTCAATGATGTCAGCCATTTTACAAGCCTATATTACTAAGGTGACGAAGAGCCAATTAGCTCCGAGTTGAGTTTTGCAAAAAGATAAAAAAGAATGGCCTTTTGCGAGGTCATAGAATGAGGGTTAGAATAAAAGCCCACTACCTTTATTCACATATTCACGTATAGGTGTTTGTCATGAGGGCAACGACCAGCATTTACTTCACCAAGGATGGCTTGTCCAATCCTGAAGCTGCTGACTTCTTCCTGGCTAACCGCATTGAGACACTGGTCGTCTTCAGTGATGGTAGCCAAGAGGCTTACGATCACATCACGCGCTATGACTTCTCCAAGCTAGTGCGCAGCCCCACCCAGTTGGCGTTCGCTCGTGTTCCCTTGTGGGACCTGCGCATGCGCGGACCAGATGGTGCTATCTCTCAGCCCAACTACGTCTTCTCGGATCAGAACCGAGTGGACTGGCTGTGCCGCAATATCTGTGCCCCCCTCATTGAGATCAGCATCTTTGATGTCTCAAAGGGTGACACCACCAAGACCCAGATGACCCGGACACAAGTCGAGCTCATGTGCGACATGGCTTACGGCTTCTGGGGTCTTTTGAAGGTGGCCGAGTCTCACCTGGGGTTCCCTGCTATCGTGATCGATGCGCTCACCCGTGAGACACGCTCACTGTCGCGCCAGGCCATGGATATTGAGCAGCTGCGCCGGGAGACCGGTCTCAACACGCTCGACTATAACGACAATTCCGACACCTTGTCGGTGACCATCGCCAGTGAGATCTTCACGGTCAAGCTGAGTGTCCTTGACGCTTTCTTCAAGAACTATATACTGCCTTTCTTCAACAAGAACCTTGGTCGTCGCTATCGCCTTGAAGTGTCGATCGTTGGGATCATGGAGCAGGGCCGGGTAGCTCAGCAGATGAGTTACGGTGAACTCGGACGACAGCTAGAGCAGATGGAAGGTCTGATCAAGCAGTATCGTATCACCGCCACCAGTCCAATGCGGCTGGAGGATCTGGTTCTCTATTCCAAGAAGGTCAGCATTCATGTGGAGTCGTGCTTGTTCGGACAGCGCGAGCAGGCCATCCACGATCTCATCCAGGACGCCGAGAAGATTCTTGTCCACCCGACCGAAGGATCTCGACCCCCGGTTGCTGCCAATAATGACGAACTGGATACAGAAGACACGCGCGTGTTTGCCTGATCTCCCGGCTCGTCTTTGTCCTTTCGTGTTGACCATTCACGACTGGTTAGCGTTTCTCAGCGGTGAGCCGTTCTTGTGGGATCAGTACGATACCACGCTGTGGACCATTGTTGAGAAACGCGCCAGTGCTGCGCCTCTTCAGGCAACGTGGATGGGTGAAGTCGTCGGTAAGCCCCAGAGCCCCAAGACGCTTCTTTATCGACACTATCTTCTAAGCGATGTGGTAGGTGGCGATATCAATTCTGATATTACCGCACCGCTTCTCCACCAACTGATTGCCTCCACTCTTCTGAGCGAGGTGTCATTTGGTTCTGGTGGACCCTTTGATCTATGGGACGGGATTCTTGAGGATTCCCAACCCATTAACCAACTGCGCCGTCAGCAGTCGGGGATCAAAGCGCATCTCCACGACATCGCGATGCGTGAGCATCATCACCCCAGTCAATATCTCGCTGACCACGGTGACTTGTTCGCGTTCTCGCTTCTCTATGGCTTGTATCTCACGCACGTAACCTTGATCTTCGAAGCAGCGACTGAACCGCACCCCGCTCTTCTGACTATCACAGATTGTTTGCAAGATACGGTTACTCACTTAAAAGGAGCATTATGCCATGGGCCGAGTCAGTGGCAATAAGCTGATGTTTGAAGAGGAAGACGTCCGGTCGGTAAGCTCGCCAGACCTTCCTCGGTTGGTTCGTGTGATCTTTCATGGATTGCAGATTACCAACGATGGTTACCTGAAGCGCTACGCGCATCACAACCTCGAGAACAACAACACCAACAAGACCCAGAAGGAACATTCCCAGAAAGCGGCGGCTGACCGGAAGTTCCTCCTGGACCCCAGGAAGTTGACCATCAACATGATGCGCAACGTCTTGATTGCAATGGGCTACGACATTGAGGCGATCTCCATCCGGTTGAGGGATCGCATGTCAGGTGAAGAACTTACCTTTTCCACAGATGATACCATCGATGATCTCAAGAAGCGTCTCGAGACATCCCAGGAAATCGGCATTAGTGGGATTGAGATATAGTTAATCCAATCGAAGAAACGTGGGAGGCTGCAATGCCTCCCACTATCTTCCTGTATTTTTTTGACAATGTGAGCGGGAGGTGCACATGCCACTAACGAAGAATGTTGATGATCTGATTAAGTCTACGGGCACCAATGAGGCTGAACACCTCGTGGTTTTCGTCGACACTGAGACGAGCCAGATGGCGTATTGTCTCTTTATGCCAGCATCAACAGAGCTGCCTGATCCTGATGGTCTGCACCAGCTCTTTGATGAGACCATGGCAAAGCTCAGTCATCCTGAGACGGTCTATTACTCGGTTGCCGAGCTACCCATTTTGGCCTTCGTTGGTCCCTATGAGGTTGCCGTGATCGAGCGCGATACAGCTGGCGGAATCACGGTCAAGGATGGCCGCGAGCAGCCAGTAGAGAACCACATGGGGATTGGTGGTTAAGTAACGAATCGGGGGAACGTGGTTAACAACGAGTAGGGTTTGCATCGGTTACAGTTTAGTTTAGGAGGGTAGGCTTACCAATGGACGCTAAAGGAGTTGGGCAGCTCTTGAGTATGGGTCACCCAGTAGAAGGTGGTCTGGGTGGAATGCTTGACATTCTCGGTATGGGCGAGAGCTCACTGGTGTCATCGTTTCTCCCGTCTATGATGCTTCTGGTACCCCAGGCTTATCGGGCAAGGAGTTCACGCAGAGTCGACCTTTGTGGAATGGTCGAACAAAGTACGGCTGAGTATGAAGAAGGGTTGCGCTATTACAGTAGCGAGGGCGAACTCTTCTACGCCGATGGAAAATGTTTCCCTGAAACAGAGAACCCGTGTGATCTGGTCGATGTCATTGCCCCTGATGATCTTCGCCAAACCACCAAACCAATGTCGCCTTATCTCTGGGTCCATCCCCAGCATTGGCCCATGAAAGCATGGTTTGCTTCTCTTATCCCCGATAAGTCGGAGATTAGTGAGAAGTCTCATTATCTGAATCGCATGGGCCTGGTGATCTCGATCACTGGTGTTATTGCGGCTCCAGGTAAGCCTGTGACCTTTTCCGACAGCGAGGATCGTCGATACAATCTCGATGGCAGCGTGGTTGGTAAAGACAAGTCAATGTTTGATCTTGTTTCGTGCATTCGTCACTGGAGCCAGTTCGACAAGATTGATTGGAGCTCAGATAAGGGTATTACGAAGAAGGTGCTCGATGGTGGTGCACCAGAGATGTTTGATCCAACCGGTGGTAATAAGCGCGAACTATTCCGCCGCTTCTTTGCATCGATGAACGAGACCGTAGAGTTGGCAGAAACGCTCGGGATCGATCTTAAGTTCGAGATGAACAACAAACTGCACTTTGATTTGTAAACAAGCTGGGGAGGAGGGCATTAGCCCTTCTCCTACCAGTCGTGTGATTTTATGACTTAACCCAATCGCGATTGGTAAACAGCATTATGACCCCTAAGAGACAGCAGATTCAGGAGTTCATCCTGAAGATGATTAACATGCAAGACCCATCTGGGTATAACGGCAAGGTGTACGAGGACTTCTTCGCTGGCATGAGTGACCAGGAGTTTCATCGCTACATGGAAACCCTGCGCGACAATAAGAACGCCAAGCTGAAGTTCCTGGTTCCCCCCTTCAAGGTGGTGATCAGCCTGGAGGCTTCCTTCAAGGTCGCCAAGGCCCTGGGTGTCCAGGTACTCGAGCGTCTTCGCTTGTGGGATCCCATTGGTCGTCGCTACTGCCTGACCCCGGAGAAATACTACGTCTTGAAGCTTCCGGTTCGCCGCTTGAAGCAGTATCTGATGGATGGTCTGTCGGTACCTGATTCTGATAAGCGTCTGAACCCCTTGACCGATCAGGTGGTGAAGCCCGATAAGGGTTCGGCCATTTCCTTCCCGCAGGCACAGATGATTGCCGAGAAGGGCTTGACCAAGACGCTCCACGAGATGATCTCGGTGCGAGGGGGTGACCTTACCGCTTACGCTCAGATGAAGTCTGAGATTGAGGAAACCGGCGACTCCGATACATCCGTGATGCTCGGCACACAGGGCGTGAAGTCAGTGCAGACACTGAGGACTACCCTTCAGGCCATGCACCTCGATACTAACGTGTAAGGAGGGAGAACCATGGCATTCATTCAACCCTCCTCGACCAATAACAAAACCCTCGCCAAAGTGGCACCCATCGGGGGCACTCCCAACATAGCCGTCGGTAGTACGAACATCAACCTAACTACCATTGACACCGGTGCTTCTGCCTCCTTGAAGAAAGCCATCAGTGCCAATAACACCAGCAACCTAGTCAGTGGACTGGCGCTGGGCGGTGGTGCTGCGCTGCTCGGCTCAGGGGTGCTCGGTAGTGCCGGTAAGATTGCCTCTGTTGCTAGCTCTGCGCCAGTCCAGGCGCTGGTTGGTCTAACTGGCCTTGATAAAACTGCTGGTAATTTGGTTGGGTCTCTTCGCTCAGCCCTTCAGTCTCGCCTCGGAACTTTTGACAAAGCTGCAAACGGTCTTGCCTCAGGGATCAGCAACCGGTTCGCTGGTGTGTTCAAGAACCGCGATGTTTCTTCTGAATCCACTGTCCCTACCCAGATCTCAGATCCTGTCTCCAGTACGCTCCTGAGCCCTAAGCGCCCAGTGGCGACATCGTTCCGGGTAACGGGTATCCAGGCAGGGTCTGCACCGATCACGAGTGGTACGGTGACACAAGGTAGTGGATCTCGTCAGATGACGGGCACCAACCTTCTCACTCTCGCTTCTCGTTTCAAGTCAGACATTTCTCAGCTAAAGAATCTACCTGGAACAGTAGCGAACGTTTTCACCAAGCAGAAGCTAACCGGTCTTTTCAGTAACGCGCTTGGTCAAGTTGTTGGAAACGCTGCTATTGATCTGTTTGGAAAGAGCGAGGAAACCCTCGGTGGCTTTCTCGTTAATGAAGCAATCAGGCGTGGATCACAGTTCGGTGTTAAGCAGATCATGGGTCAGGTCACCAAGGACTCGACCAAGAAAGCCTCGTCGAATGATCTACTAGAGTTCAACGCTACAGTGTCACCGCTCGCGGCTGCTACTGGGTCAGACAATCTGTCATCATTCTTCGTCACCAATGCAGCCCACACCCTTATTCGTGAAGACGGCTCTGTTGTCAACACGAATAACTCGGGAGTGGATTCCACCACTGCTAATGCTATCTTGAACGTGGTTCGCAGTCTTGGTTGCGCAGTTCGTGATCAGGACTATATGTCCGCCAATCAAGCCGATAGTTTGTTTGGTCTTGGTCTGCTCTTGGCAGCACTCGAGGGTATGGTTGACCTGGTTGAGGATCTTCTCAACTGTTCACGTGCCTCCTCACCGATGGGCCAGCAGCTCCTTGGTCAGATCTTCGGTAACGTGGTAGGTAGTCAGGTGGGGATCGCAGGTAGCGTCATTGACAAGATCGATGCGCCCCAGTCGCTCAACACTCCTGATCTGAGCATCAGTATTCTCACCAACCCCAATCTATCAGCCAGTAGTAAAACTACCGTGGATGGGTTGTTTACGAAGCTCGGCACTACCACCAAGGACGCCATGACGGTACCGGGTGTATCAACGAGTCAGTATCCGGTCTACAACGGAGCATTGATTCCCGCGATCAATCCTGGTTTCACCAATGCGGTCTTTCAGAGCTCTACCATGACGGACTATTTCCAGAGTCGGTCCATGGGTGTGGGTGCTGATGGAAAACTCAAAACAATCTAATCAACCAGTAAGAGGGAGGGTATCAGCCCTCCCTCTTACTCAAGCAAGGTTAACCGCTATATTACTCAAGTGATTAGTCGGGTCTTTTCCTCGACCCAGAACATAAAAGCTGAGGAGCTCTTTTATCATGTTCGACAACATCAACTTTAAACGGTTTGATCGAAGCTCGGACGTGCCGAGGTTCAGTTACCAAAGTGAGCCCACCGCCAAGGATTACGAGAGTGATCCTCGTGTTATCTCAATGGAGAACCCTGGCTTTAACTTGAAGATCTCGGTCCAGAACTACATGGCCGAGTCGGTGATGCTGGGTGCCAACGTGCGCTCGACGCCCACCAAGATCAAGTCGCTTATTCAAGATAATACGCGTCCGCGCAATGACCAGCGCAATTACGTGATTATCAAGATCCACAATAGCGAGAATCCTTCCAGTTACGGCACCAAGGGCAAGCCTGTTCAGGTGAGTAAGTCAGAGATCCGGATTCCGGGTTCCATGCTCAACCAGGGCAGTGTCTTTATCGACGAGCTCGACTGTTACTTGACGACCGAGTCGAACCTGGAGGCAACGCGAGAGCTGATCGCACGCGACGTTGCTGACCGTCACGACGAGGCAATCGTTAACCTTCCTTCCTCCCTTATCATTCAGGACCCCACCGCTATCTACCACCAGTACAAGAGTCTGGTGGAATATTGCATCAAGCGTCAAGACCTAATTCAAGTGCGTACAGGCTTTGACTATCATCACCGCGAAGCCCCAGATGTCGTGAAGGAAATGCGGATCGCCATATTGGATCATTATTTTGTTCCTTTTGCTTATGATAACTTGGTGTTCGACCCGACTCTAGGTCCTGATGAATTTGTCATCGAGAATCTTCATCTGGCAGCCAAGGGCGAATTCCGGTTTACGTACACGGAGCTTAGTAAATTGGGGGCAACAGTCCTCGATGCTGATCTTCGTGACACAATGTTTGGTAAGTTCTACGGCATGGCGCTGTTTGCTTCAGAGTCGCGACACCGTGACTATGTGTTTCAGCGCAAATCGATTGAACGCTTCCATGACGAGCAGTTGTTCCTAGCCGAGCGCAGTGGTGACCCCATGCTCAAAGAGGAGATCACAACCCTTAGACGTACCTTGGATCTGCAACAAGCTGCGATCCAGGAGAAGGATCAAGAAAACATCACGCTTCGTGCGGACAAGAAGCGGCTTACCGCTGATGTCAACGAGCGGGAGAAAACCATCAAGGAGATTCTTGATCACAAGGATGCCCGCATGAGTACTGCTTTTGTGATGAAGAGTTTGGACAATGAGGATGCCAAGCTCAGTAATGAGTCGGTCAAGCTGGAGAATGACCGAACCGAACAAGACCACAGGGCAACTGGGATGGTCTTGAGCCACAAAGCCACCATGTATAAGTACGTCGCGGACATGATGAAGTCCGGGTGGGGTATCGCAACTGCTATCACAGGAGGCTTCCTGGCGCTCTTTGCGCTTCTGAAGAAATACAACGTACGAATATCCATGGGGTAGGAATCGGTCCTACCTCTTAGCCAGGCAAAGAGGAGCGGTTCTACATGACCTTTGATGATCTGGTTAAGGAAGTCTCGGATGAATGTCCCCCCTTCAACGACTTCGCCTTGCGAGGTTTTGTTAAGGAGAACATCGATGAGTCACCCCATTTCCCAGCCATGGTTCTCCGAGAGGGCTTCAAGCTCGTCGGTGATCAGCTGGAACTAGTGGGTGATCCTGTTATCCTGAGTCCGGAGGAGACGGTCCTCCACGAGCTAACGTCTGGCTCGAGTAAGTCTGCGGGACGTGCTAAAGTCCCACTTACCGTCACGCACATGCGTCTGGTACGCTACAACGTGCGCTTTGGTGAACACCACCTACCGGTTCATCTCTACATGCCCTACATGTTCAACGACATGCTGATGATCCGTGATAAATACTCCATGATCCGAAAGGTCATCCTGGAGCAGACCTTCTCGCGCGTTAGTGAGAAAGACAAAGACGGCATGTCCGTCTCTCCCATCCGCGTGAACTTGACGTTCAATCGCAAGATTGTGTTCAAGATTCAGTCCTACAATTCTGGTGCCTACTACGATCACTTCGTGGTGACTTCCAGGCTCTTCCACGGTGCGATCGCCAACAAGGTTTGCGAGACCACGCTTGTTCACTACATGTTGGCCAAGTTCGGTTTCACCAAGACCTTGCTGAAATTCGGTCTTAACCAGAAAGACATCGACTTCACCACCGAGGTCGGTCAGGACACTGACGCCTTTGAGTATTTCGCTGCAAGGAAGTACGACGACAAGGTCGAGCAGGGTCCCGGTCTCTACCTGCGCGTCAGGAAGACGATGCTGGGTGATGACCAGATCAAGAAGTTCGTCGTTAACCTTCTTTACACGCTCACTGCTTTTCGTATTCAAGATATCGACAATGTGTACGTTGATGGCTATATTTGGAAGATCATGCTCGGGGTTATTCTCTTCCCCGATCCCGCTGGTCCCAAAGCCCACAGTAACGCAGAGTCGCATCTGAACTCGGTTGACTCCTTTATCGATCCCATGACCTGTGACCGCTTGCGGGCGTTCGGCGTGATGATCGATGACATCTACGATCTGCTCGTCTACGTGTTCGGCGAGATTGACTCGTTCATGGTTAACAACCAGGTCCAAGATCTCTACAATTCTCGCATGGACGTCGCCAACGGCTTGTTGGTAAAGTCCTACGGCACCCGCATGACCAAGCAGATTTATCCGCTGGCCAAGCGTTCCAACATCTCCTTGCGTGATGTAAAGCTAGCGCTGCGCATCAACTCGATGATGTTCCGCCACAGTAGTTCAGCGCGTCCCGACGAGGACAAGGATTACGTGGCTCCGCCTGAAATTGTCAGCGACAATTACTTGCTCGCAGGTGGTCTCAGTAAGATCCGCATGGGTGGTCGCGCTGAGCAGCGTCTTCACCCTTCCATGGTGGTGGGCGAATCAATCAATGCCTTCGTCGGTAAGACGATTGGTCGCACTGGGTATCTGAACCCGTACGTTCCAACGGACCGTAACGGTGCTATTACCCATCCAGATTATGCTGCTGACATTGACCGGATCAAGGCAGCACTTCCTCGATAACTACCATATCCATTCAGGGTGATGCTCTTGTAGCATCACCCTTTTAATTCATAGTTGAAGGACTAAACCCCATGTTCGATCACGTCTTTTACAACAACATCCTTCAAGCAGCGCACAACATCCTCCAGGCCAACATCGCTAACGTCGGTGCTGACTTTGCTAGGGTGTTCATGTCGGACTTCACGCCCAACAACCAGCAGACCATGGCAAATGCGCAAGGTCTCTTCAACCACGTCGTGAATTATGGTCGACAGGTCAACCCTAATGGCGGTGGACAGATCAATCAGGATCAGTTGTTCCAGGTCGTGGGACAGTTCGTCGAGCACATCTTCAACCAGTACAAGCAGCGCATGGCGCAGAACACGACCTTTGGTGGCTTCAACGGCTATCAGATGCAGCCTCAGATGAACAGTAGTGGGGGCATGTTCGGTGGTGGCATCGGTGGTGGCTCGATCTTCTCACAAGGCGGCAGGCAGGGTGGCAACTTCGGTGGTCAGCCGCAGCGTCCCATGGCTGGATCACACCTCGGTGATGATCTCCCTTCCAAGACCAACTTCACCCCGACCCCGACTGCGAGTAAGTCGGTGTTTGCTCCTGATGCACCGAACGGCGGTCCGGTACTCCCAGTAGCACCACTCACTCCAGCAGTTGAGTACGTGACCAATCCTCTGGACACACTGCCGGACGGAGATGTCGCTTTCTCCAACGTCACGGCCAAGAAGAGCTGGGCAGGCGAGCGTGCCAAGGACGATCGCATCATGATCGGTGAGCGGATCGACTTCAAGACGCGTGATCAGCAGTTCACGGTACAGGCAGCAATTTCCTATCATCAGGAAATCCTCGATGATCCGATGCAGGTCCTGCGTGACTTCTACGCCGTAGCACCCAACTCACTCCTGGGAACGGTGTTCTTCTACATCGTCAATTACAATCACTTGGATGTTCTGGATGTTCCCACCAAGGACTTCATCCAGGTTCGTGACAAGTGCATCGAGGCCGTGGAGAATGATCCCGACGGGATGATTCACAAGCACTTGATCAACAAGCTCCAGACGATGCAGATGGGCTCCTACCGAGCACTGACCAACTATCTAGTCAAGCACGTCAACCGTGCCCTCTACCTGGCGTTCCGCTTGTCGACCAAGCCTGGTACGTCGGTTCAGATCACGACCTTCGATGACTTGAATGAACTGCTGTCGTCCTCGTACACCAGCTCGTTCACCAATCATCCAGATGGTCGCTACAAACTGGAGACGATTGTCTCCAATGCGATCTGGAACGCTCTTGTTAAGAGCGTGGACGTGATGTTCGAGGATGGTGAGACGGTCCCGACGCACGCGATCCAGTCGTCACCTGCCTTCCCTTACTCGATTGATGGCGTGTACCCGAACAAGTTCGCTATCCCTGTTACCGACAGTCCGGATGCACCGGAGTTCATGAAGGCTTTGAACGACAAGGTCCTGGTGGAGAAGACCTACCTTCTGTCGCGCAGGCGGGTGGTCATCACCAACGTCACGAACAAGACGATCCTGCCGAGCCTGGATAAGAAGCCCAAGCTCATCAGTACCCCGATTGCTGATATCTTCCACATGGCCCAGTGCGGTCTTCCCTTCAGTGACCCGAACCAGTCGAGTCTTGATCGGATCTCCGTTGAGCCCTACGCCTCTGAGGTGCATCCCACCGATCAGTTCAAGAACTATATGGCTGATCCTAAGGAGTACAACGAGAAGGAGATGCAGCGCTTTGGTAAGTATCAGAGTGCACTCCTTCCGGTGGACCAGACGATCTTTGCCGTCCAGTACGGCGTGGATCCGCACCAGTATCTTCAGGCCGTCGACGTGTTCACCACGATCGATGATCAGCGCAACGGCAATGCCGTGATCATGGCGTACAAGAATGTACCCAGCCTGGGGATTACGCAGTAACCAAATAGTGACCTGATAGAGTAGGAGGGGATGGTACCCCCTCCTGCTTTATTTTTTGACCAAGTGTTTAAGTCAAGGAGAATAATCGTGGCGGACAGTAATCAAGAACTAGATCTCCGGCGTGAAGACCACATTGGATTTCTCTCTGCTGATATCTTCGAGGAGATGCTTGTCCAAGCGATGAATCCTCTGGGTAGCAACCAGGACAGTGTTATCTGTCGCTTCTCGTTCGTGCGTAACAAAGCGCCCACTAATACGTTCGTGAACACGAACGACATGGGAAAGCGTGCGTTCACGCCAGCACAGGTGACCGACCTGGTCCGCCGCTACAATGAGATGATTACCCGAATCAATCAGATGGTCCAAGCGGGCTTCAAGATTGAGCGAGTGGATCTTGGTACGTTCACTGGTTACTGCGCCACAGGGATTGAGTTCTTCACTCCGGCTAATCGCAAAGAGCAGAAGGGTTACCATCACTCATTTGAGAATGGCATGATCCCTGATGATTTCCTTTACGATCTCAAGATGCTGCCAAGTCGTCATGGGTGATCCTATTCCTATTTGGTTACTGATCTTTCCGATCCTCTGGCTCTGCTTAGGTAGAGCCTTTGGATTTGATTGGTTGGGTCGAGATATTTGGAACCGGAGGGAGTAATGATAGAACAACAACTCATTGATGCGTTTGAGCTTCCTTGGACACCTGACTTCAATGCTGACGACATTGCAGGCGAGTGTTACCATGTTTCTTTGCAATTCATGGACCACTTAGACAAATATGGCATCCAAAGTGAACTGATCCACCTAATGGATTGGATGGGGGAACCTTTTCCAAATATCCATGAGATATGGTTCAATGAAGATTTTTACAACCACTACGTTGTTCGAGTCGGTGATCTCACTTATGATTTTACCCATCGTCAGTTCAACCCTGAGTCTCCAGTTCCACTTATCCTAACCATAGGTCAGTTGAAAGAAGATTGGGATACGGTTGAGGTGGAGAGTCGTGAGAGCGAAGAGATCACCAAGGAATCCACATCTCCAACCATCATGATCGAAACTAATCAGAGGAGGTAGATGTGACAAAGACTAGCTTTCAGACTACTCCAGATGGTGAACAACGTTTTAGACACCTCTCTATCAAACTCGGGTTCCTTTTACAAGAACTTAATCGAGAGGAAACTTTCGAAGGAGATGGTTCGGGAAACTCGTTGTCATTCGAAGGCGATGTAACCGAATCCGATACCGGTAAAACATACAAAGTCTTCATCAATGTCGACGAAGACGATGAGGGTACCAAAACGGGATTTAGTTCCAACAATATCGCAGATGAAGACGACCTATTGTCTCGCATGAGAAGGATGATCGCTTACTTTGCATCAAAAGTAAGTGCATCTGGATTAGAACGAGTCAATAGTCGCTATGGTCTTGTATCTGAACAAGATGAACCACAAGGTAAGTGTTAGAGGAGAATTTATCATGATCAAGATTGAACCATGTGTCGTCTCCAGGGTATTCATTCCTTGTCCCGACTGCGGGGCAACGGATACTTTCCAAGTCGATCATCTCTTCGAAGGCGTGCGACGTTCTTTTGGTCCTTGGCCTTGTGAGCATTGTGGTATCTACATCAAGGGCGAGGTGGATGAGAACAACAATGTCTCTATCGAGACCACTGATAAACCAAGACAGCGTCAAGGTCTAATGCTCTTGAAGATCGCCTATCCTGGTTATGATGAGCCAGGTAAGGAACAGATCTACTTCGTCTTCGATCAGCCTCTTTACTCACATATGTTCAGTAATGACGGCACTCTCAAACTTGAGGGTCAAGATTACTACATCAACGAGCACACTTGCCCGACCAACATCACTCGAAACCTAGCGATTATCTTTGGTAACGATGTTGATCCACACGGCGTCTTTCGTCACGTTCAAACGGTGATCAAGCCGGATGATTTTAGTGATAACGCTGATTGTTGCATGCAATATGCTGACTGGTGCGAAATCTTCGACAAACTCGAGGGAGTGATCATCGAGGGATCGACTTCCCCCACGATAGTGATCGAGGGCAATCAAAGGAGGTTACCTAGTGGCAGACAGAATTGATGGGGCAGGTAGTCCTCACCAAGAAACGATGAACAAGATCATCAATGTCTACGAGGAATTATCGAGGCGGGGGTTTGATCAGCGCTGTTTGAAGATGGCGTTGACTGAAGATCCTGATGATCACGACTACAAAGTCTTTCTCACCTTCACTCAGACGAACAAGGAAGTAACCCTCGACCTCGATGTCGCGCACGACTTCGTGTTCGACGAGGCTGAGATGGAAGCGTTCCTCATTCGTGCTCACAAGTACATGCTCGAGACTCTGAAGCTTTATCACACACAAGCCACTCTTCACTAGGAGAACAGTCATGGACGTTCGTTTCACCCTCTCTGGTGCGTACAAGTTTCCTGAAGGCTCAACGTTCGTCGAAGGAGCCAAGAATCAGATTCAGCTACCGGATGGTAAAGGCATCGTATCTGTTCAACCGGTTATCGAACACGTCACTGGTACAGATGCAGATGATCACCGGGATCTAGTATCCAGTGAAGTGGAAGCGTTGGGGATCATTCCTCTTGACTATGACCGGACCACTGAGAACATTTCTCAAGAAGTGGCCAATGGTCAACTAACGCTCTTCAACCTTAAGATCGACACCGAGTTCGTGTTCCGTGGGATGGAGGTACGTAATCGGATAACCGATATCGGTACCAGGACCGCCACTTATATCACTCTGGATCAAGAAGATCCCAGAAACTATAACGGCCCGCCATTTTCTATCGTAGAGAATGTGCTCGATGAATATGATCTGGCGGCGATCGACTTAGTTCCTCAGGAAAGCGATAATTCTAATCCTGATACATCTAATGATGTAGTACCACTTAATCAACAATGGTTTGTTCAATGATGTGGTAGCAAAGGAGAGTGACATGGTCGATCCAAAGAACATCAGTCCAGAAGACGCACAGCGGATGTTTGACTACGTTAAGAACAATGCGATGGATGTACCTCTTCCGCAGTGGTTGCAGGACATCGCAGGTGAGACTACTCCGGAACCAGGTCTCGACAATGCGTTCTGTAACGCAGTACTCGCCATCCAGGACAATTACACGTACGACTCGTTCGAGCAGGCACAGATGATCATTAATCTGGCGATGTGTTCCACGATCGATGAACTCAATTCCACCCTCGAGAACTGCGACGTTCACGGATACGACCTGAACATGTCGTTGAGGGATCACGTGAACTCCATTCGCAATCGCAACAAACAACCCGCATAACAACAGACATAGAGGGGAGGCTGGTGCCTCCCCTCTATGCTCATGTTTCTTTTTTGTTGAAATTACGACTGGTTGATCAGGTTCTTCATTGAGAAGGACAGATCACGCGTCAGAACGTCAGCAGTCGAGACGAACGACTGACCGGTCCAGTTATACTGGTCAACGAGCTGGGCGAAGATCGCTTCCTGGTAATTGAACGGACGACCAGCAAAGTCAGTCACTGCCACCGACTCGATCGAAGCCGAGACGAAACCGAGCTCGCTTGCTACAGCAAAACGCGGATCACCATTGTCCATCACCGCGACCGACTCGTAGACTTCCTGACCCGTCAGGGTGATGAGACCAGGCAGGATTACTGAGACGGAGTCAGCGACGTCTTCGACGACACCGTTGCTGCCGTGTACGGGACGAGCAGGACCAGCGGTCGCCGTACCAAGATTGGCGTAGTTGATCTCGTAGGAGCTGCGCTCGCCGGACTGCGAGTCCGTACGAATATACTGAACCTGACTCTGCGTGAAGTCGATCCTCTTCAGGTAGTAGAGGCAGTACATCGTGCCGTTGATCATCTTGAGCACCCGCATGCCGTACTTAGCACGCTCCTCGGCCGAGAGATCGGTCTCGAAGGGAACCGCGCGGAACGGGCGCATATCGTAGAGCGCCATATTGGTACCGAGCGCGAACTCAGCCGAAGTCAGGTGCGTATCATCGTTGACCCGTCCACCGACACCCCAGGCGAAGAAAGCGACGTGGCGAGCGTTGGCGGGAAGCTTGTTGGGGAAGGTATCGAACTTGGTGTTCAGCGTTGTTCCCTTGTCCAGTCGGGGCTCGCACCCGAAACGCTGTTCGAGTGCGTGAGTCATACCAAGGAGGCTTTCCTTGGCGTGCTGGATGGGGGTGAAGCTCGTGGTGTTGGTAGCCATTGATCTAGGTGTCCTAAATGTCTTAAAAATTACGAAGCGGGAAAGATGCCCTGAGCCATGATCGGCGTGCGTGCGAGATGCAAGGTACCTTGTGCCTCTGAGACTCCGATGGTGGTGGAGGTAGCTCTCAGATGTTCAGACTTCAATACGGCGTGATTGTGTTGATCAACAACTGTTGTTGTCACACTATAGCCAGCAGGACTGCTGACCTTTGTTGCCAGATGTTCGGTCACTCCACTTAGAAGAGTGAGATCCTTTCTCAAGTTAACCTTGTGGTTGACATCCATGTTGGTGGTGACGATAAAGTCAGAGAAAGTGTCCATATGGTCAGGACCGTAATAGGTCGACCATTTACCGGCAACGAGGTGCTCTGAAGTCTCACGATCACTCTGCAAGAAGACCACGCGGTAGCTGCACATCTGAACAAAGAGTTGACGCAGTCGCTCGAAGCCCGAGTTAGACAAGGTAAAGTTACCAAAGCGTCGAAGCGTGTCGTTGATCGGAATGAGCGTACTGATGATCGTGTCAGCAAGATTACCCCACTGCTTGCGCGGATCAGTCTGGAGGTCATACTGCGGAATGATGTTGTTCTGCAGATTGATACCTGTTGGACCCAACCACTCAGCGTAATTGGTGTAGCCGGTGATGAGATCAATCGGCTGCTCACGCCGGGTATGACAGAAACCATTTAGATATTCTAGAATGGTTCGAACACTGTCGATCTTGGTACCCTGGTCAGCCAGGTAGTGCGTCATGTAGCGAAGCCACAACCGCGTTGCCTGCTCGGTGAACTCAGCCGGGCTCTGAATATCCCGGTCATAGTCCAGACCACTCAGATACTCCGTCGGCTCGACAGCCATCTTGACGTAGAGTTCCCCGTTGTAGTAAGGGATCTTGGCCGCAGGCTTCCCAATCGTCGTATTAAACGCATGGCGCAGGAGAACGCTTCTGGGGAAATCCTCGGGCTCTAGACCCATGGACTTATAGACGGCGTAATTGTAGAGGGCCAAGAGTTCCTTGGGGTTCAAGAAGATCAACTCATTGGTGAGCGGATCCCTGACCTCGATAGCCTTGGAATAATAACCTTCCATGATCGAGACCGTCAAGGTCTCCATCAAGAACCCGTTTAGGAGTTCCACGTAGGGCTTGTTCTGTGCTACCGGCCTGATCTCCAGGAACTTGGTGGCAAACTCATTCAGCCTGGTGTCGCCGAGCTTTCGCTCAATGGTGGTTACCATCTCAGCGGAGTTGGAGTCAGTCAGACCCTTCTCCAAGATTTCTGACTGAACCGTGGAGACCGACTTTATTTCAATGGGAGCAGGCAGAGCCTCGGAGACCACCGGAAGACGGATCGGGACCAGCTGCGGGGTTAGCTGATAATCCTCTGCTCGCTTCTCGGACTGCTGAACAACGATGCGGCCGTAGATACCAATACCCAAGTCCGACAACAGACGAGTGGTCAGAATATCGAGGTTACTCTGCTTACCGGCATTGTTGCGAAAGTACTTGATGTTCTGGTAGAGCATCATGGCCTTCTCACGGCTCAAGATGTCTGAATAGTCATCCAGTCCTTCTGCCTTCAGCGTGCTCCAGAGCTCGAAGCTGTGAACATAGGGTGTGTGGACATGTTCGAGCCTGGCCGTCATCAGCAGCGATGCCAGATGAATGGGGAGACTTGCCCAGAAGGTAATGTGGAAGAACGGCTCATCATCGAGGAAGTCGAAGTACCAGCGCTCTTTCATGATCTCGAGGAACGCCTCGACCTTCATGATGAGGACCGACTCCTCATACTCCTCGAGGTAACCGTGGCCGTACTTGAGGAGCGTTAAGTCCTCGGCCATCATTGCTTTTTCCAGCGATTCTACTGGGAATAATATAGACTTGATGAGATCTACCTGATCGGGGTAGGTGTCACAGAGCCTGTTATAAAAAGGTCCGCCTGGTACGTAGGCAGCTTTGGTGCGCGGATGATTCTTCAATGTTTCCGGTGAGAACACGATCTGCTGGTGGGTGTCAACCGACATTACCACCATGGGCGTGTCGGACACGTGATAGCGACCTACCATGTTCAGGTAATATTTCCACGATGCGGGATCTTGATCGTTAACCTCGAATCCTTTCTGGATCAAGGTAGCGTTCAAGTAATCAGCAAGCGGGCTGAACTTAACGGTGGTGGTTCTCAGGAAGTTGTAGATCTGCTGCTGCGGCAGCATCCTATCAGGTGAAATCATGTTGAAAATCTACCTTCCATGATGTGAGGGGTATGTTGTTTACTTTTCATCAGTAAACCCCCCAAATACGAGTTTAAAGAGGATTTATACACATGGCTCAGTCGCCAAGCAAGACCTCAGGAACTAAAGCCCTCAATATCATGAAGATGTCGAGAGGCTTATTCGATTTCCGCAAGTCAGATAGTACAGACACTCCGGTTACCAGAAGCTTCGGTACAGCCGAGCTGATCCCCAACGATACCCGCGCCAAACTCCTGCGTACAGCGCTTCGTCCAGAGACCAAGACTGCAACTGGTAGGCCCTCGCCCATCGGCTCTGTCATGGGTCTAATGTCGACCGCTTATCAGCGCGTAGGCCAGGACCGCATGGAGAACCGGCGGATCCTCGAACTCATGCCCGACGTGCGCAAAGCCGCCAGGCTCATGGTTGCCTCGATCTTCTCTCCGTCTGATCTTAGTCGCAAAGAGATCGGCATCCAGTTCGATATCGAGGGCGTGGATGAGTCTATCGAGACCAAGCTCGGTGTCATGGCTACCAAGTTCTTTCAGAAGAAGCTGAACTTGAAGACAGCAGCCCCTCAGTGGGTTTACCAGTTCGGCTATGAGACCGGGGCCTCGGTCTTTGCCACAGTTCCTCTTTCTTCGTTCGAGAAGATCCACGACGACTCCTACCTGGCAACAGAAGCGTTCGTCAAGGATGTGGTTGAGCCTCTGTGTCAGGAAAGCCTCTTTGGCTTTGGTGACAGCAACACGGCGCGTCCTGACAAAGACGAGCGGATCGGTCTGGAGACACTGGGGTATGATGCCCTTGATCTCATGAGTGATTCAGATCGTCAGATTCCCAAGGGAGCACTCACTGCTGCTGCCCATCAGGCCGTGGAGAGGTTCCTGGCGACCGAGTCGCTCAATCTCACTGACAATCCCTCAGTGTTGCGCGTTAATGCAGCAGGGGACGAGAAGCGCAAGCGTGCCACCCACAAGAAGATCAAGGAGCGCTTCAAGCTAGCGACTCATCAGCCGCTCCTCGAGATCGACGTTGATCCAGAGGATAGCTCAGCCCCCGATGGCAATCCGCTCCTCATGCGCTTGCCACCTGAGTCGGTCACGGTAATCCACACACCAGGAGAGCCAGGCGATCACCAGGGTTACCTCATTCTTCTCGATGTAACCGGCAATCCCGTTAGTGTTGTAACCCAAGACGCAGACGAACAAGAAGCAGACGCTCGTTATAGCAAACGCGGCAATGACATCTTTTCACAAATCAATCAAGCATATGGCATGGGTACCACCGGGCGTAGCGCCATGGATCGCCAGACCATGCAGCATCTCTACTCCAAGGTCATCGGCGGTCACATCCAGAAGCGCCTAGGCAAAGCTGGCTACGGCCGGGTTGAGATCCCCAACATGGATGCAACCCTTCGTTGTCTCTTCACTCGCATGCTCCGAGAGAAGCGAACCCGCATCTTGTTCCTGCCAAAGGAACTGGTGACCTACATGACCTTTGAGACCGATCAATACGGCTACGGTGTCTCCAAGCTCAACGGCATTAAGTTTGCCCTGGGTATGAAGATGGCCGTCCAGGTCTCACGCGTCTTGGCCTCAATCAAGTCAGCGATGGATAAGCGTCTTCTCACCTTGAAGTTCGATGAGAACAACATGGAACAGCCCGAGATGATGTTCCAGACGCTCATTGACCAGTACATCCAGAAAACGTCCATGACCTTCTCAACGGACCCTGGGCATATCCAGTCCCAGATCCAGCAGAAAGCCTTTACCGTAAAGGCTGAGGGCATTCCAGGCATGGAGAACTTCAGCGTCGACAACGTTGCCGCTGATAAGGGTAGTGCTACTGACTTTGACTCATCCATGATGGAGTATCTGGATAAGTCGATCATCAACGGCATGGATGTGCCAGCCTCCACGATGAACTCCCTGAACGAGGATGAATATGCTCGCTCGGTGACAACGACCAATCTCTTCTTTGCCATGGAAGTCCAGATCTATCAGGACGCGGTGATCAAGCACATCAGCGATGTGATTCGCAAATATGCGCGCTTCTCCGCTGAGTTCCAGAAGGAACTCCTTGAGATTGTTCCTGAGCTCGGTAAGAAGCGGTCAAAGGGTAAGGACAAGGGCAACAGCAGCACCGATGAGTCAGCGCTGCAGCCAGCCAACGGTAAGGAGGCCGAGACCAAGCTTCCAGCTGATTGTACACTGGAGACACTCCTTGAGGGAATGTCAATCACGCTACCCAAGCCGAATATCGCGCCCTCCAAGGCACAGTTCGAGTCCATGGACGGTATGATCAGTGCGATCACCAACTTGGTTACCTCGCTCTTCCCAGACGAGCTCGCTGGATCCAATGACAAGCTTCGTGCCACCATTGGTCTTCTGCGTAGTCGAATCGTTGGTAGCAACATTCGTGACTATCTCGAGAGTGTCGGGATGTCGGGTGTGCAGATTCCTGAGGGTAACAACTTCAGTGATCACCTTAGTGCTATCTCTGAGCTTCATAACGGCTTGGAGAATCTCACTGAGATGGTGGAATCTAAGATCCAGATCAGGGAAGCAGCTAAAGCCAAGGAGGCAGCAGCAGCGGCTCCCATGGATCCCATGAGTGATCCTAACAACCAAGTACCCCCTGCTGGTTACTGAATAGATGCGATAAAGGTAGAGAGGAGGGCATGTGCCCTCCTCTCTACTCTTCAGTTGGTTAAACGATTAACCCACAGCCCCGTTCAGGTTACGGAAGGCGCTGAGGTAGTCGTCGACCTGGCGAGCCATGCCCTCACCCACCAGGTTGTCCTCGATGCGCTGCGCGATCGGAAGAGCGTCCTGGTAGTTGACACGGTGCAGGTTGGTCAGCGTGGCGAGGCTCTTGGCGACGTTCACGGTGTTGTTGTTGTGCTGCACCATGCAGGTGAAGGTGAAGGTACGATCCGGGCGATGAACCTCCGTCGCGTTATACTGGTAGCCGTGGCCACCGATATCGGTCGGGAAGAAGTTCGTCATCGCGAAGGCGTCGATGATGTTCTCCGGACGCATCGTGGTGTCGTACTGAATCGCGAAGATGTCAGCGGCGAACATCGAGGCGACGTGCGGAGGCAGGACGGTGCCCTGCGAGATGATACCAGCCATCGAGGATGCCTGAGTGTCAACGTCGCGCATGGCGTTCAGCCAGGTACGGCCGAGGTTGTAGATGACGTTACCGATCTTCTCCGGCCAGGTCCCGGTGGGCGAGATCTGCGAACGGGTCTGACGTGTCGGGACCATCTGCTGCTGACCATCACGGCCGACAGGTGTACCCTCGGTTTCCATCGAGTAGGTGAAATCAAGACCGTCCATCGAGACCAGGTGAGTCTCAAAGAGCGCCTTGAAGATTGCCGCACCATTGGGGATGTACTGGAAGAACGTCGGAACGTGCGTTACGACGAACTGCAGCGGCAGGTGAACCTGCGGGGTGTTGGCATCAAGGTTGCCGAGGAGAGGACCAAAACCGAGCTGGCCACCTTCTACGACATTAGCTGTGTACGAACTGGGGGAAGCAGCAAAAGCACCGCCATTGGCGATCAGGCTGCCGCGCATCTGACCCATGGTGTTAAAACTCCTAATGTACGTGAGAAAAAAGTAAGGGGGGATTTTATCAACTATCCCCCCTTAGGTATTCTTGGTGTTACTCAGGCTGTACCCGACCAACAATGACGTTGTAGTTCATGGTCCGCAGAGGAGCAGGGCCAGTCACGTTCAGGTCAATGGAGATCTGCGAACCCAGGTTGGCATCCACAGCGGTCTGACCCACTGTCGCGATCACCGAGATGCTATCGCCCGAGAAGGCAGCAGCAGCGCGCTGATTGATGTCGTTCTGAATGCGCGGGTAGAGGTCCTTGGTCGGCTGGCGAGCACCAGCGTAATTGGCCCACACCTCACGGCAGATCTTGACGAGGTAGAGCAGGCGATCCGAGATCTCATCGTCCGACAGGAGCGAGGTATCGTTCGGGTACACAGTGCGGATCGAGGGGTAGAAGGTCGTCGTGCGCGTAGCGTGGCGAACCACGTTCACGCAGCCAGCCCAGGCAGCAGCCTGCGTCGGCTCATCGTCGGCCACCCAGTTAGCCTTACGGAACACCGTAACGCCCGAGTTAGGCAGACCACCTGACGAACCCTTGATGTAGGCACCACCATCCAGGTCACGGCGCTGCAGCAGACGGTTGTAGGTGTAGGGAACGATCTTGTCGTACCCAGAGCCCACGACCAGCTGACCAGCGTGCGCGTAGATGCCCACCCGGAGACAGCCAACACCGTTGATGATCGACTGCGGGTACATCTGCGTGCGGAAGAGCAGCGTCTGTGCCGCTGCCATATCCTCGGCCTTGGTGTTGGGACGAAGCGCGACGTCCTGCGTGGACAGGTCGATCTTCATGTTGTCCCGCAGGCTCAGCATGTTCAGAAGCGCGAACTTCGTCGGCATGGAGAAACCCGGATCCGAGTAGTGCGTCATCGGATGCTGCTGGAGGTTCGAGAACTCACCGTGGCTTGAGCCGTTCAGCCAATCCTTGACGAGTGCGTCGAGCTTGGCCCAGCTGGTGTCGCCGTCTGTACCACCCGAGGCGTAGTTCACGACCGAAGCGTTCACCACCGTGCTCGAGGCATCGTCGATCACGATGTGATCGAAGAAGTGACCATCGAGATCAGTACCCGTTACCAGGTCGAGCTCGTAGGCATCAACACCAACGATCTCAGGGCTAACCGCGAGGGCAGCTGCACCAATGAGGCCGATGTTCTCGCCGTAGACGTGGAAGTCATAGGGGAGGAGCTGGTTGCCCTGGCGATCAACGTAGTTGTTGTTGAACACCGAGTTGGCCGCGTAGTTGTAACCGGTACCGTTGTAGACAGCACTGTTCTTGAACGAGAAGTCGTTGAACTGGCTACCGTTGACGTCGTTGATCGGACGCGCCGTGGTGGACACCGCCGTCGGCAGCTCATAGGGAACGAAACGGTAGAGCGTGGAGTTGATTTCCTGCGCAGCCGTTGATCCACGAGCCGGTGACGAGTAGAGGCTGAAGCCCTGACGGTTACCAAAGGTGCCCTGCTCGAGGGTGCCTGCCATGATCGGGTAGGTCTTGGTGGTAACGCCCGAGGCCGTCGTGGTGACCACGGTGAGGGCTGAGAAGTCCTCGTTGTCGGCGAGCTTGCGCACCGACCACTTCAGAACTACACCCGGCTCCTTGACGACGGTAACGTTGTCGCTAGCGAGCTTGGGGAGCGGAGCACCGGTGACGCCGTCGATCTTGCGACTACCATCGGCATTCTTCTGATACTGGGTGACGTCCTTGGCCGACGCCGACAAGAAGAGACCGAACGAGGCCTTCTTGGCATCGGGGTCAACGAGACGCATGATCTCGACGCCCTGACCCGCCATCGCCGCTGCTGCGAACACGGTGGACGTGTTGTAGAAAGGCGAGTTAGGATCAAAGGTGCCAGCACCCAGGGCCTTGGTGATCTCAGCGCCAGCGCCGTAGTAGATCTCACCAGGCGTGCCGCGCTCTGACATAACGAAGAAGAAGGGAACATTGAGACCCTCAGTAGGAGCTGAGAGCAGAGCGCCGGTGGCTGCACCGGAATCATCCCTCCACGCGAAATTCGTGGTCGGGTAACCAGTGTTGAACATGGTAGTCCTTTCGTGTTTAAACAAATCTTATGACTGAACTTTTAACGTCCGTGAGGAGGTTCCCAACATGGGACGACAGAATGTGTACCAAACGCCCAGCGGAGCATCGTTCATGCCCGCGAAGATGATTGAGGATGTTGAGGATTTCCTCGTCCACAATCGAGCCTATATTCTTCCGCACGAGAAAACGAGCGAAGCATTCAAAACACGGTTCTTCGGTCACTCGTTGTTAAGTGACCTCGTATACCGACTCAATGTGTCGGGAGTCGACAAAGAGTTTGCACTCCTTCGGCTCCCCAGCAAAACCGTCGCGCTGCGCGAGGCGGTAGACCAAACTTTCGTCCCGATTGATCTCCTCCAAATGAAAGAGATGACAACAACGTCATCCACCAGAACATTATCGCTCATTCCCGAACTGAACGACAAGCTGGTCATCAACATCACGGATATCACCAAAGCCAACGGCGACTTCCTCGACGCATCGAGGTTTTATAACCGAGTAGTGCGGGATTTCTTGTCGAGGCATTACTACAACTCGACAAGCAGCGCTTGGATATCCACGTCCCTTGTACGCTATGTCGCCAAGGTCTATAGTATGACCATAGGGGGGAATCTGGCCAAGTTGTTTGGTCTGACTCTCAATGTTCAGCTATTTGTGCAGTCGATTTTCTGTGCTTTCTACATCGGCAAGATGACCTCGATCGACATCGCCGAGGCGTTCATGAAAGCCCATGCCAAGCCGCTGGGTCTGCCTCAGGGTACTGATCTCCAGCAGATTCTGGCCATGATGCACGACGTTCTCGGTAAGGCTGTCCCCCAGACGCTCGAGGAAGTCTTCAAGGTCATCGACGCCTATGACCATGATCAGCTGAACAATGCTCGCCTCAGCCGAGCAGTCCTGAATGCCAAGCTTGCCTCGATCACGCCGGATAAGCCCGTGGCGGCGATCGCCATGGAATACCCGCCTTACTTCTTGTTCCTCATCATGCAGGTCCTCTCCGCTGAGCGTATTGGTCTGTCCTTCTCGATGAAGAACTTGAACCTTCTGAATGAAGGCAAGGAAGTGCTCAGTCAAGTAGTCAAGACCCCTAGTTTTTTTGACATCTAATTCCTGTTACTCGTTTATAGAAAATCCAACTCAGGGATATTCCGCACATGAGACTACCGTCAGCCCTGTCTCGCGCGATGATGAATCATCTGGGTAGCGTTTACTTCCATCAGGTGTGGAACGCTACCAATGATCATGGTCGGGCAAACTTTCCTTTAGCAAAGGCGGCTGAGCGGCTTCAAACTGGTTCCATTCCTGTTGGCCATTCGGTGGTGGGTCTTCCCACCACCGACAAGGTCTATGCAGTGTACCGGGTAGCTGTTCACGCTTTTGGTCGGTTTACCTCTCTTCCCTCACACGAGTGGGTGAAGGACAGTAGCGTCCTTGCCGAGGACCACGTCCAGATCTCCACCTATGCATCCTCCGGTCGCAAGATCCCCGAAGGGGGTGTGTGGCTACGCTTTGATCCACTGCGCGGTACCGTCTTGGTGGCGATCGATCGCAATCTCACCTCGGGTTGCATCGGTGAGTCCTACCCCAAGCTCTACATGACGGTCTACTACGACACCACGCGGTTGACGCCGACGGTGACGCAGCTGATGACCGTGGGAACTGGAGCACAGTCACCGGCTAATGTTGCAGCGGCTATCGCTGCTGCTAAAGCGCAATATCCAGCAGGAACCATCCTGTTCATCAACGGCTGGACGTACACGCCTGATCGTTACCCAACGCTTACTCCTGGTAACATCGTTCAGATCACGTGTGATCCGGACATTGCTGGTTACTGTGAGCTTGCGATCGATGACAATGTGACGGGCTATTACAGCGAGCGCTACAAGGAGTACCGCGAGGTCCTTCACATCCCCAAGGCCCTCAACCCCAACAACGTCACGATCACCAACGATACCTTGACCCTGGTGGTCTTTGATCCAGCAACTGGGCGCGGTGTCTATGGTCATCAGATCGATGATCACGCGGTTGAGTCCATCACCCACAATGACTTCTCGGTCGGTCGCAACAACCTCCAGGTCTTCCAGAACTCACTGGGGTCTACGGGCGTTAGTGCGCGTCTCTACGTGCGCTTCCCAACAGATCCGCAGCGTCTCCAGGATGAGACCAATCACATCAAGGATCTCTACACCTTGAGTGATGCCGAGATCAAGCGGCAGCTCGTTGGGATGTCAGCGAATCAGATCACTGAGTGGAAGGCATCGTTCCTCGAGAAGTCCGCGTTCCTGGATCTTCTCTACCACTTCGATCATCTGGGTGACACCAACCTGGCCAAGCGCTACACTGATGCCATGGGCTATTACAACGTTGCCTCCACGCTGGCTGAGACGATGCATTACTACACCTACAAAGGTGGTGAGGTCACGATCTCGAAGCCTGCTCGGCTCATTGACTTTCCGTGTCAGGTTATCGTCTACGCTGATGGCCGGAAAGTTCCGCACCACTTCGTTGGTCTGACGGATTGTGGTGGTGGCGTCAAGCTCGGCTTTAAGGCAGGCAGCTTCATTGCTCATGGTACCCGCATCGGGGTCTACATCACTGAGGACGGTAGCAACGCTGCTATCCCCTATAACCCGACCCTTAGTGTTCCGACGATCACGGTACCCCACGATGACTACCGCTTAGTCAAGGTCGTTCCCTACGACACGCCCAAGACCATTGTTGGTGGAAGCACTACCAAGGGATACCGGACAATTCCAGTAAGCCCCGCTGACTACCGAGTGACGCAGAACAGCAATGGCACCTCTACCTTCAAGGTGAGTACCTCGCACTACAACAATGCGTTCTACCTGGTGCCGATCTGTGGTCTGACTACGCAAGTAGTAGAGCTCGATGCCATGATCCAGGCTAAGCAGCCAATCGTGCTGCCGCTCGAGATGAAGGACATCAACAATCAGGTCATCCCACTTGTTGGCTCTGAGATCATCGAGATCTACACCAATGGTTACCGCTTGATCGAGGATATCGATTACAGCTGTACGCCAGTGCTCGGCGACAATGGTGATGTGCTCCAGCAGATCTTGCAGGTGAGCAATCAGGAGTATCTGGATCTTGCCGGTAGCGGCAATGTTCTAGAAGTTCTCGTTCACGGTGATAAGCCGGTCTCGATTGACAAGGGCTACGCCATCCAGAACAAGCTTCACCGGGATCTACCCCCGATGGCCTGGAGTGCGTCTTGTGGTCGCGCTTTCGTGCGCGGTAAGCTCGTTGAGAAGGTCACCGAGAATGGAACCACGCTGATCTCCCAGACTAACCTGAAGGATGGCTCACCCTATCTTCTAGAGTGGACGGTTCCCTACGGTGTTGGTAAGATCTTGTCAACGATCAGTCCGGTGAGTGAGGAGAATCTGCGGACGCGTATCACGCGGGTCCTGCGTCTCACCAAGCCTGTCTACCCAGCGCTCGTGACCATCACGGATCAGTACACGCTCTATAGTCCCTACCTTGCCCGAATCGTGCGAGACGTGGCTGATGGAACACTGGTTCTGATTGATGAGGCCAAGGATGATGCGTTCTTGAAGCAGTTAGATGGTTACAAGCTCCTTCTCGAGCGAGATGTGATCTTGGGTCGGGCTAACCCGCTTCTTGATCGTCGCTTCGTGACGCTGGCGGCGCATTACGCCAATCTCACCGGGGCAAATGCCACGCAAATGGTATTGGTACAACGGCTTATCTCGCTGACGCTTCTTCCTGCACAGCTGGCCATTAGTGAGGTTCTGGTATAATGACAACACCCAATCCCATTCTGCCCCCGGTGGCACTCCTGAAGCCTCAGGCACCGGGCGTCTATGCACGCAACATGATCTACGATCCGATGTGGAATGATCCGACCTACGCCGCTTATCTCGGTGCCAAGATCGTTCCAGCTGTGGACTCACTCGTTAGTGACACCGATGGAACACTCCTTCGGGTCACTTCGGTGAATGAAGTTAACTTCTACCCGACCTACGAGGCTGTGACGTTCTCCAAAGACAACAACAACGTTGTCTCGATCCTGGACTACGGTGCTACCACGCTTCGCTTGTTCGTGGATAGCAGGGGTATGCCCTACCCGGTGACCCCTGACTCCAAGTGCGTCGTGATCGGTAAGTCTCCTCGTTTCTACACCTTGACCAGATACCCTGGGACCGCTGATGCTACAGTGATCTCGGAATATTACGACTCAACGGGCATGCTCATCTCCCAGATGATCCCGCTTGCCCCGCTCGATAGTAGCCGCACGAGCTGGTGGCTGCCGCGCAGTCACGTCAACGTTACCCTCGCTCACAACGAGGAAGTCCAGGTCAAGGTCTTTAGTGAGGATGGTTCTGAGGTCTTCTCAGCGCTTCTCTTTGCCACTGAGTCCCAGGTCATCAACGAGGACGTGCTCTACGCGCCCACCATCGTCGGCATGACGATCTCGGGTCACCAGCAGCTCGCCAATGGTACCTTCTTCGTCTACGAGAAGCAGGACTTCGCCTCCCTCGGCTTGACCGCCACGGTGGTCTACGATGATGGCTCCACGTCTGCTACCACCATTGATGGTACCAAGTGTATCCTTTATGGTCAGGACGACTTCATCTCAGCTTTTGCTGGACTGAAGCAGATCGTGACGGTGAAATACTACCGCTCCGATAGTGAAGCGATTGCCCCTGGTCTGGGTGATGCTACGGGTTCAATGATCTCAATCGATGTACCAGTGACGGTCATTCCCAATGACTTTGCTGTTACCAACAAGATCCTGCCCATCCCGACCTATAACTCAACGCTTGCTCGCTACATCATGCGCTACTGGCTCTACTTCGCCGATGGTCGCACCCACATTGATGTAACGCCGTTCGTGACGATCACGGTTGGTAACTTGACGACGGACTCGTCCTACTTCGGGGTACAGCAGGTCTACGCGATCGGCGTTGACATGAACGCGGTGGATCCTGTTGCGTATCCGGTCACCACGCTCTACCAGCAAGGTATCGTGATTCAGTTCGGGGCTCCTAATGGTCTGGTTCGCTGGACGATCAAGGATGCAATCAGCTCGCCCTACATTCTGGGGCAGGACATTCCGACAGCCCGCAGGCCTGCGCTGCACTACGATACCGCCAAGAAGCAGTATTTCGTGCCGAGCTCGATCTTTGGGAATCTGTCATCGTTCCTGAACTCGTTTTATACGCAAGCAACCCCGCCCTACGATCCGGAAGTCTCGCTCCTCCCGCAGGTGCCGACTCACTTCGTGGTGCGTGATGTCTTGACAGGCGCTCAGCTCGTTAGTGCACCGATTCCGGTGACCAACTACAAGGACGCCTTCAACATCATCGGTGACACGACGGGTAACTACAAGGATGCCGTCGTGATCGTAGAGTTCCTCAACATCGTCAATGCGTCGGTGAAGAACGTTCTCTACGGTTGCCCGACCAATGTCAAGGTTGGTACATTTATCTAACCATATCCGTCGGTGAGGGGGGCCATGTGCCCCTCTCACTGATTTGTCTCAATTTTATGATTTCAGAATCCTCTATTAGCGAGGTTTTAATGCCCTACACTGTTGCCCGGACCGTTACGGTCAAGAACAACCGCTTGATTGAGTCAGAGGACCTCACCCGTCCCCTCTCAGCCTTTATTCACGGCGAGCACTACCTTGTGGTCAGCAAGAACGTGTTTACCTTCTCCTGCCTTTCTCTGGGGCGAATCTTCAACGCTGTCACCGGTCTTGATTTAACCCAGCCGATTAGTACCGGGTTGAACTCGCTCCTCACCGACTTGTTCGTTGCTCGCTACAAGAACGACACCATTCCTCTAAAGCTCGTCTCTGGTCTCTACGACCGCAGGCTCTCGGTCTTTAATCCCTTGGCTTACGGGGACTATGAGATCTACTTTACTTCGGTTAATACGCCCGATGTAAAGAATGATCCCAAGCGCAAAGGTACGCTCGATGATCTAGCAATCAAGTCTGACGAGGACATGAGCAATTACCTGGTCGCAATTAACGGGGTGTTTCACCGTACCGTGATCCTGGGAAACGTCCTCTACGTCATGGACGGCTTTCGGACCATTCGTCTGAGTGGTCGCAAGGACATCGTGATCGTTGACACCAAGGCTGTGGGTGGTCACAAGATCGTTCCCATGACCAAGTCCAATGTATCCAAGCCCGACTATCAGAAGCGCGCGGTGGTCACGACTCCCTCTATTCTGGGTAAGTCAATCTTCGCGGTCATCGATGGATATTTCTACCACCGGGATCATCAGGTTCTAGGCGTCGTGGATTCAACCCACGTTTCGATCAACACGAACAAGCTTCCCTTGATCCAGCAGTTCCGCCACAACCCGCGCACGCTCTACAAGCCTGACCGCTTCGGGGTGGGTGCATCGCAGTCATCACTGAAGTATTCAGACCCGTATGATGCGGTGTTCGTGAACAAGACGTCACTGCCGGTGGCAACGCTGGCCAACAAGGAATTCCAGCACTCACGCCTGGCCCATTATCACAGCTTCCTCGTGGTCATGAACAATCCCAATCTGTTCACGGTTGCAACTGACGTGATTCCAACCGGAACGCCTAAGCTCTACCAGGAAGTTTCCAAGCGGCCATTGTCGGGCATGCTGAACTACGGATGTGGTCTGTGTCCTAGTTACTTGATCTGGTCTGATTCCTTTGATCGCAAGTCGATCTTCTTGTCTGACCAGGACTATGACGTTGACCGCCAAGACGAGAGCATCAATCCTTCGTTCATCCCAGCACTGGTGACCGAGCACAGCCAGGGTGTTAACCTGCCTGCTCAATTCTTCGACTACGTCTGCGCTTAACCAAGAATAACTGTTACGGTTTTACACACTTGTTCAGGAAACTGGTTCATGGAAAACGATCAGCCTTCCAACGTCGTTGATTTCAACCTAGCAAAACAGATTCGTGCCGACATGGTCGAGTTAAATCAAATCCACCGATTCTGCGTCGAAGTTGAAGGGTCACTGTCCTTTGACTCACTCGATGATCTAATTGAATCGTTAGAGGATCAAGGATTTAACGTCAGCTGCTACGCTTATCCTGATGAGTATCAAATACCATCAGTGATTATCAAAGGTTTGTCCTATGAGCCCCTACCCAGAAAAACTACAAACGTTATCGACTACGACACCCTACTTCAAGAAGGATGAGGCTAACCAGTCACTGGTCTTTACTGGTCAGTCACTGGAGTTGCGTATCCCCTTGAAGTTCCAGGCCTATGATGCCTTGACGATCGGTGACACGGTCACGACGCCCGGCGTCATGGACATGATCTTTGATAACAAGTACCATGTTGGTTTGAACCTCCTGGCCTCGTTCACGATCGTCCCTTCCGACATGGGACGCATGACCTACAACAACATCGAGTATCTGGTGTTGCACCTGAAAGAAGGTGATGTGTTCATGACGTCCTACCGGGTTATTCAGGATCCACACATCGTCTACGTTCTCTGGTCTGAGTTCGTGACGCAAGGTAAGGTACCCTATTTCTTTCAGTACCAAGACATGCTACGCTTGTTCGCTCATGCGCGTGAGCTAACTGGCCAGGGTATCGGTGTGTCCGCATCCGTGTTCGAGGGGATCATTGCTCACTTGTCCAGGGACCGTGACAAGATCTCCATCCAGTACCGTCTGACTGATCAGACCAAACCATTCAAGATGGTGGCACTGAACAGTGTCTCGCAGGCACCCACCTCGACGATTGCGCGTATCAACGGCTCCTACTTCCGTGACCAGGGCATGACCTCGGCTCTTCGGTGGCAGGTCGATGAGACGCAGCCCTTCGAGAACATCCTGCGTGGTCTTCCCGCCCACCTTCACGAAGAACCAGAAGGAACTCCCCTGTCATGACCTATACGGCGGCAGAAACCGACATGCTGCTTCAGGCTCATGATAAGCTGGAGCAGACTATTCAATCAATTCACGCGATTGATCAGCAAGGGGTCACCCCTGCTACTTTGAGTGTACTGAAGGCAACGGGTCTTCTTAGTCAGGTATCGTTCATGGCGATTGCCACTGAGTCGATGTCTGGCCACATTGCCCAGGACAATCTCGCTATTGAAGCTTTGACTAACGAAGCATCTGAGAAGAGTGCGGCTTGGTCCGCCAAGGTTATCAACGTTCTCAAGAACGTCGGCAATCACCTCCTCGAGATTTTCAAGCCCGTGGGTGACAAACTCCTCGACATCATTGAGGATGTAAAAGCTTCGATGAAGGACAAGGTCATCGAGGCTGGCGAAGAGATCAAAGCCCATCCCTTCAAGACAGTGATGATGGCGCTCGCCGCTATTACAGCAGCGATGGCCGTACTTGCCTTTTGTGGCTCTCGCATGCCAGGTGGTATGGCTAGCCGCGAAGTGTTCATGGCGTTCTTCGGTAAGATCAAGGACATGCTATCCGCTATTCCTTTTCCAGGTAGTGGAATCAAAGCAGCAGCAACGGCGAGGGCTGGTGTTACCATTACGCCGGTAACTATTCCGACCAAAGTCGTGGGCACTGCTCGCTCGCTTGGTTGGTCAGGTCCGACCGTGAACGAAGTCTGTAATGGTAGTGCAACGGTTGTTCGTTCAGCCTTCAGCACGATCGGCGTCTTTGCACGCCAGGCCGCTAACTTCGTGGTCAAGGGTATCCCCAAGGCGTTCGAGGCTGGTCGCAAGTTCACCAAGCAGGCACCCGTCATGGTCCATGCTGTCACCCGCTCCAAGTTCCTGGGTCACGCATCCTACATCGGTCTCACGGTTGCCTTCTACGGCTTCTGTTTGAAGCTAGCCCTCCTTGCTGCCAAGATCGTCTACGAGATCTGCTGCAGTGCGGTCTTGATCATCAAGAGCACCATGATCCTGTTTCTGTAATTATCTTTTAACACTCCAAAGGACAAACACATGAGTGACCCAGTTACCGATGCCCTAGTTGATCGTTACGCGATGGGTATGGCTTACCTGTCAATTACCGCCCAGCTGGGACCCTCGCATCATCTCGTTGCTTTTGTCAATTACGACAAGGTGACGGGTGAGTCAATCGGTCTTGAATCATTCGACATCATGGATCAGCACGAAGCTATCGTTGCTGAGATTCTCGCAGACCCGTCAATGAACATGGCGTGCGAGAGCTTCATGGGTCGCCTGAAGTCAGTGGCGGAGCGGTTCAAGAACAAGATCACGTTCAACCGTGCCGACAACCTCACCGACATGATGCGTGAGCCTCTTAGTGAGAAGAGCAGCAACATCTACACGATCTCGAAGGGTCAAGCAGAGCGAGCGCTTCGCTACATCGACGATGCGTTCAAGACGCTTGATTTCATTCTTCCCAAGATCCCGGGTGGTACGGACGGTGATGCGTGGGAGAAATTCTACAAAGCGCACATCCAGAACTCTGGCTCGAGTCAGCTCGGTGCCCACATTCGCAATACCGAGCGCAATGCCGCAGCATTCGAGGACTTTGGTAAGGAAGATGACTTCGCCAAGGGTGGGTGGAATGTTGCGACCTTCAAAGGAACACTGAAGGCAATCGCTGTCTCGCAGGATAAGTATCACACCTACGCTGACCGAGTCACTGATACGTGCGACCAGATGGCCAAGCTTCTTCTGCTCATCAAAGCCTCGCAACATCAGCAGAGGTGGGATTCGTACAGCCGCCAATCTGACGTCATGAACGTTGCCACCAGCTTTTCCAGGGGAGGAGACGATCACAAGAATCGTAACTGGGTAGAGCATGCAGCACGGTCGGCAACCAATGAAATGGCGCGTCAGAACCGTCGCTCTCAGCACGAAGCGCTGATGAAGATGGTTCCGGCTCACGTTCTTGTCTCGATGAACAAAGCCAGTAAATGTGTCAGCGACGCAGTCGCTCTCATTATTAAGATTGAGCATTGGCTGTACAAGTCGATGATTCATGTCTCACGGCACTACGAGATCAATCACAAGTAACAGTCCGTCAGCAGACAAGAAACAAGTAGAAGGTACCCTCAATGTCTGACTTCAATTCACTATACCAGCGCTACCGCATGGGCCGTGCCTATCAGCGGATCACCACGCAGATGGGTCCGTCGCCTCAGCTCGTGGCATTCGTAAACTACGACCGCGTTACTCCCGACTCACTGGGTCTCGAGTCGTTCAACATCATGGATCAGCATGAGCAGATCGTTGAACACATCGGCACTGATACCAGCATGCATCTGGCGATCGAGGGTCTCCTTAGCAAGTTGTTCGGTGAGAAGATTCCTCTTCGCAGCGAGTTCGTGAGTTTCCAGAACTTTCACACGCACACGATCAACTATCTGAACGCGGTCCTGAACAAGGTACCAGCCAAGGCTGACCTTAAAGCATGGGAAGCGTTCGAGAAGAAGGTTGAGGATAGCCAGGAGACGTACTTCAAGAACCTCTCCGAGGTCAACAATCACATCGTGGGTAAAGGTGCCAAGGATATCGAATCGTCCGGTTGGAATCAGGCCAATTACAACACGGCTGTTGCTTGGACCAAGAACGCACAAAAGCAGAGCAAGGATACTGTTACCAGTCACCAGGCAAAGCTCGCTGCTGCGCGTGCGTCACTCGCTGATGCTGGCGAGGACAAGGCCAAGATCGAAGCGATCATCAACCGCACTATTCATCTCATGCACGGGATGGACACCACCGGTGCTGGATCAGCCGATCAGGCAGAGGCATTGCTGAAGAAGATTGCCCCTAAACTTGCCAATCAGAAGTAACAACGATGCTTACACAGGGAGGCAAATGCCTCCCTGTGTGGGTATTCACTAAATCTTATGTAAAGCCCAGGACGTGCTTGTCCTAGGAGGATTCGAATATAGAAGGATACCATGTCTAGTTTTGCTATTCCAAGGAACATCTCGTTCCGAGTGGAAACACTCTACGTTCGCCGCAACAACCGGGTCGGTACCATCCGCCCCGACGACAACGGTATCTACTCTGGTCTACCGATGATGGTCTTGGGTGAGGAAACGCAGCAGCGTACCTACTACGACCCGACCTCGATCATGAACCAGATCACCAATCCTGAATCCCGGTTCGCCAAGATCTTCTCGCAGCAGAAGGCCTACGGCGAGTACGGTCACCCGAGCTTCCTCGGGCTAAGTGACGGTGAGAAGCTTCAGCGCCTCACCATGATTGACGAACGCAATATCTCGCATCTTTTTACATCTTTCTACACCGACGACAATGCTCGCCCTGGAACACCCGTCGTGCTCCGGGCCAATGTAAAGCCTACCGGACCCATGGGTCAGGTCTTCAAGGACAGCCTTGATGATCCGATCCTGAACACCGCCTTCTCACTTCGTGCCTACGTTGATACGCAGGTGAAACCCAATGGTCTGAAGTACCGCACGGTGCGCTCGCTCACCACCTTCGACACCGTTGGTCCCTCGGGCTATGCGACGACTGACAAGGCAAACGCGATTGGTCTGGAGTCCTTTGCTTCCGACAATCACCTCGAGTGCAGCGTTAACATCACGGAGAACGGCAACCTCGTCATCGACCAGGTAGCGCTGGAGAGCTTCCACAACAGTGACCTGAACGAACTGTTCGGTACCTGTGATGTGGCACGCATCATTCAGTCGACCACGATTGTCAAGCCCGATCCTTCCATGATGGATCGCTTCCCGGGTCTCTACACCCGTGGGATCCTCAACGACTTCTTCAAGGAAATCTAATACCATGTCATTTGAACAAGCTCTCGAGCGCCAGGAAATGGGCCTGGCGTATAAGGCGATCACCGCAGCGATGGGTCCTTCGGCTCAGCTGATCGCCTTCATTAACCACGACAAGGTCTCAGGAGACAACCTGGGTCTCGAGTCGATGGACATCATGTCGCAGCACGACGCTGTGCTCGCTCAGATTGATGCGATGGATGAGGCTGGTCTGGAGAGCCTTCCCTCGCTCGATGAGCAGATGCAGGACGAGGGCAATGAGCTCTTCCAGCTGACCAACGAGATCGATCAGCTGAACGGTGCGTGCGACGTCATCGAAGCGCACGGCGTGAGCCCTGCCTCGTTCGGCATGATGCAGGCCACCAACCTCCTGGCTGGTACGTCACTTGCCTCGATCGCTGTCGAGGACATGGCCGCTGCTGGTCCTGAGGACTATCAGTCGAAGATGGCCCTTGAGGGCATCATGGACAAGATCAAGGACAAGGCTGCTGCCTGGTCAGTCAAGATCTTGAACTTCGTCAAGCGCATCGGTGATATCTCTTTCAAGGACGTCAGCGGAAAGATCGTAGCTTCAGCGAAGGTAGCGGCACAGAAGGTTGCCGACACGACCAAGTCCGTCGGTCGCACCATCAAGGCGCATCCCTATAAGTCTGCTCTGATTGCAGTCGGTGGCATTGCTGCAGCTGCAGCTGCTATTGCGCTCATTGGCCAGCGTCTGGGTCAGCACAATGCTGACATCGAGAAGATCATTTTCGAAGCACAGCAGTTGGTAAACAAAACACAAAGTGCTGACGGGTCAGCACGCGGCTTCTCCATGTTTACCAAATTCGACAACGCGGGCGCAGATAAACTTCTTCAGGGTGTTAATGTACACGGCGTGTCCAAAGCACAAGTCGAGGTTAATGCTCTTTACCGCACAGCCAAGTTCCATGCCGAGAAGGCAGGAGCTGCCCATATGGTGGGTGATGTCCCAACCGTTGGGACCCTCCAGGAGCTCGGTTGGACACAGCAGAACATCGTCTCGCTGAGCAACAACATCATCACAGTGACGGGTAAGGTACAGTCGGCTATCGCTACCTTCGTGAAGGGTGCAACGACTTATCTGAGCAGTGCCAAGGACGTGGCTGCCACCGAGGCTCTTCAGGTCCCCGGTGTCTCCAAGCGTGTCTCGCACACGATCATCACCAGTCTCTTCTGGGCGACCTATCGTCTGGCTAAGACCTACATCGGTGGTGGTTACCATCTGATCGCTTCTGTTCTCCTGCGTCTGGCAGGTCACTAAGACTCATGTACCTAGGAGGGCTGATGCCCTCCTAGGTATGTTCTAGCGAAATGTTATGCACACTTGTTTGAGCCCTTAACCAAGGCTTGGTATCTTTTTACACGAAGAAAGATTAGTTCATGCGCACTGCATCTGCTACTACGCCCGTGGCTCTGCCGAGCTTCGACCATGACTGGGAAACAGAAGTTCCTTATACCTTCGGTTGCCTGACTCTGGTGATCGAGTTCCTCGCAGGCGAAATCCGTCGCAAGACAATCGCTGGTATCGTTATCGCCAACGAGTTCCCGGTCGCTTACGGTCGTATCCTGGGTACCACTGACTCACACGGTGAAGAGCTCGACTTCTACCTGGCGTCCTCTCCTGATGATAAGGGTGAGATCTACGTCATTGACCAGATCAATCCGCAGACCGGCTATTTCGATGAGCACAAGGTCATGCTGGGCTTTAGCTCAGTGGGTGAAGTGATCCACACCTATAGCCAGGTCTTCTCCGATGGCTCAGGCGGTAATCGCATCGGTGCGATCACGACCTTTACAGCGGAGGCATTCGCTAGCTGGATCAAGGGTGAGGGTAACACCATTCGTCCCTCCTCGCAGTTCACCGGCAAGGGTGTGAGCTTCCAGAAGGTTCAGGGTATCCAGGCGTTCTTCCGCCCCGGCGGTGACATGCCAGCACCTCGCGACGAGGTCGGTGGTGTGATTGTCGAACTCCCTGATCTCTCCAAGGGTCCCAAGATCAAGACCTCGGTGGCTGGTGAGAATGCGTTCAAGTACCACATGTACTTCTACTCAGCCCTCTGCCACGACGTGTGGTCGAACCCGATCGACATTTACTGTCGCATCTTGGAGATGGCTACCGAGAAGGACACCGCCTACATCCATATCGCTTCGCCCGGCGGGTCAGTGATTCTGATGGGTCGTCTGATCTCGGCGATCAATCGCACCAAGGCCAAAGTTATCACCATCGCTGAGGGCTGCGTTGCATCGGCTGCTACCGCAATCTGGGCTGCTGGACATCAGCGTCGGATTCGTCCCGGTGCTTACTTCATGCAGCACATGTCATCGCAGCTCCTGGCTGGTAAGACCACCGACATTCAGGCCAAGGCCGTGTTCTGCGTCAACTACATCACGCAGCGTTTGGAGACGCTGGTTAAGACGGGTCTCTTCACCGAGGCTGAGATGCGTGACATGATTGACAAGTCGTCGGACGTCTACATCTCAGGGCGTGAAGCCATCAGTCGCGTGGGTGAAATCAGCGGCGAGACCACTGGCGCGTAATTGTTTGTTTTAGGATACAACATCATGATTGGCGACATCATTCCTTGGGGCGATGACCTCCCTGCATCAGACACCAGCATGGCGCTGGAGTCATTTACCCCTGACCTTACCATGGGGTCTGGTCAGAAGGGTCCCAGTAACTTCAAGCCTCTGAACATCGTTGTTGATAACGGCGTGTTCTATGCAACTATCTACGTGTGTCACTGCATGGACGGTGAGACTGAAGCACAGCAGCTTGCCATCTGGCTGGCTGGTCTAAATGAGACCAACGTCGTTCGTCTCACCGTGCTCTCGGTCATGGCCGACATTCCGCCCGGTGCCCTCATCAACCTGATGACAGCGCTTACCTCCACGAAGGCCAAGCTCAGCATCCAGCTCGACAACGTGGTCTACGACGGCCTCGCTTACTTCTACCTCATTCCCGAGACCATCATCAAGGGAACCGAGGGCGCACTGTTCATTCCCTCCTACATGACGCATCGCTCCGAGGATGCATCGGGTCCGATCAAGGCTATCCATGATTACTTCAAGTGGATGGTCTCGAAGGCCGTAGAGCGCGGTCTGCTGACCGCTGAGGAGGGTGATCGTCTGGACCGTGGTTCACACGTTGCAGTACCCGATTCTCGCTTCAAGGACGCTCGTAAGGCGTAAAACACCTACTTTACTATGACACCAGTGTGTAGAGAGGGCGAAAGCTCTCTCTACACTGATTGTTGCTGACATAAAGAACGAAATAACTTCTGTCTATGTCATGCCTCCCCGTCATCTTTTTATACAAACCGAGTCCATCATGGCTATCACCTTCCAGAACCAGTGGAAGACTCCCAAGGGTCATTGGCGCGCCATCCCCCACGCCACCACCAAGAACGAGTCATTCCTTCGTACTTGCCATCTGCTAAAGCGGATGGGTATCAAGAACTACGCCTTTCCTCTCACCCTCTACGATCCTGACCTCGTCGATGTTGACGTTCATGCGCTAGAGGAGAATACGCCCGAGAACAACATCCTGCGCACCAAGGTGCAGGTGGAGGCTCGTCGTAACACCTGGTACTTCCTTCGTGAATGCCTGCGCATCTACGAGCAGGGTGGTAACCCTGTGCCCTTCCGTCTGGACCGTGGTTCGTGCGCCATGACCTGGTGCTGGTTGAATGGTCTTGACTATACCTCCATGCAGCCTCGCCAGACTGGTAAGCCCCAGCCGTTGCGGGCTCGTATCTTGACCACGGTTGGTTGGGTAACGATGGGTGAGATCACGACGGACCACTGGGTGATCACACCCGATGGATCTGAAGCCAAGGTCTTGGAGGTCCATCCTCAAGGCTTGCAGGACATCTTCAAGGTCAACCTTGCTGGTGGTCGCAGTGCTGAGTCAACCGCTGACCATATGTGGAAAGCCTATGTTCACCCCGAGCACGACATCTACGATGTGTTCGAGTTGAATGACCTCATGAACTTCGGGTTCGATATCTACTTGCCGGTATCTGACCCCAACACGCCTGAGATCGACCGGGCTAAGATCGAGTCCTACGACTTCGTTGCCAATGAGGAAGCGCAGTGTATCGTTATTGATCACCCTGACCACCTCTACATCACCGACGACTACATTGTCACCCACAACACCGTGTGTGCGCTGAGTCTGACCGCATCCATCATGTACAGCTCAGGCCTCGAGTACGTCGTTGGCATGATGGCCAAGGACAACGATCTTCGCCAGGAGAACGTGAAGCGCGTCAAGGCGTTCGGTGATAACCTTCCCTCTTGGTGGCTCCTCAAAGACAAGTTCAAGGACAAGTTCAACGCCGAGGAGATCTACTACAACCAGTACCGCACGCACTATCAAACGTTCGTGGCGCAGAAGGAGAAGGCAGCAGCCGATAAGCAGGGTCGCGGTGGCTCGATGCCCATGTTCCACTGGGACGAGCTTGAGTATACCGCCAACATCGGAACGTCTTACCCGACGATCATGTCATCGGGTTCTACGGCGCGTGAGAACGCTAAGAAGAACGGCAAGCCTCACTCCAACCTGATCACGACCACCGCTGGTGATCCCATGACCCAGCCGTGTAAGGAGGCAGCCGCCATCCTAGAGGGGGCGATGCCCTTTACCGAGCAGCTCTACGATGTGGAGAATCGTGAGATCCTCCATGACCTGGTTGCTGGTCGCTCACCGCAGAAGATGATCCTGGGTGTGTTCTCGCACCTCCAGCTCGGCTACGACAATGAATGGTTGCGCGAGCGTATCCGCCGTGGTCGCATGACTGAGGATCAGGTGAAGCGCGACTTCTTGAACCAGCGCGTGTCGATTGCTGAGACCCCGATCATTCCCAAGCACGTTCTGGCGATGATCAACCAGTGTCAGCGTGATCCTGACTGGGTCGAGATCTTGAGCGATAAGTTTGCCATCTACTGGTACGTTCCAGAATCAGTAGTACGCAGTGCCGCGTTCAAGGAAAAGTCCATCGTTGTTGGTTGCGATTCTTCTGAGATGATCGGCCGAGATGCGACCACGCTCGTGGGTATTGACCCACGCAGTCTGGACACGATGTTCACCTTCCACTGTACTGAGGGTAACATCAACAAGCTCGGTGTGATGATTGCAGACTTGATGCTCAGATATCCCAAGATCGTCTGGATCCCGGAGAATAAGAGTTCAGGTACCTCGCTCATCGACATCGTGGCACTTTTCTTGAGAAAGCACGGGCAGAATCCTTTCACCCGCATCTTTAACTGGATTGCCAACAATCGCCACGAGGCAGAATATGCCCGCTTCGACATTCGTGACTTGAATCTTCTCGACACACAAGCCAAGCGCTACTTTGGTATCAAGACCGATAAGTCTGCCCGCGATAAGCTCTACGGTGATGTTCTTCTCGAAGGAGCAGAGCGTGCCCAGACGCGCATCAAGGATCAGACGCTCATTCGTGAACTGAACTCCCTGACGGTGCGCAATGGTCGTGTTGACCATGCAGTGGGTGGCCACGATGATACCACGGTTGCCTGGCTCCTGGCACTCTGGTTCATTCTTCATGCCAAGCATCATGACTTCTACGGTATTAAACCAGGAAGTGTGATGAGCTTGAATGGTGCCAACATGCACGACAAGGCTCATTTGATTGAGGAGAAGCAGAACAAGATCCGCGAGCGTATCGAGGAATTGTCTAGCGCACTCAAGCGCACGCATGATCCAGCCATGCGCAAGATCATCGAGGCTGATTTGAAGTTCTTGGGCACCATGGTTGACCGCTCAGCCGTCCCGATCCCGACCACTGCTGATGAGCTTCAGCGTGATCCTCGTCGGTTCGTGAACCCCAACACCGCAGAACAGGCACAGCGTCCCGTGAACCAGGATGAGATGGCCAATACCTTGCGGGCTGTCATGGGGATCAACTGAGCTTGTTTTCAAGCTACCATGTTGTGATAGATAGAATCAAGGATATGGTTTTTACACATGGGTACCATTCTAGAGAACTTTGGTAATCTTGCCCTCACGATCTCCAGTAGGCAGATCGCCGAGATCGAGAAACTAGCAGCTCACTTCGTGTTCCGAAAGGTTCACCCCTTAACCTTTAATGGACCCTATCTCGGGGTCCATCCTGTTTCCTGGCTACCGTCCGACACCAACGCCTTGTTCGAGCTCTTCGATATCAGGAAACAAGATGTGGAGCTAAAGATTGCGGCCACCCCTACGATCAATCGTAGCTTCATGGTGCAGTCTGATCCCTACAACCTGCTCTCGATGTGGCTGGTGCATCTGGCTCCTACCTACATCAAGGACAAGAAGGTAGCGCGTGACTTTCAGATGAATGTCTTGCGTCTCTACTTGTACAAGATCTTCTGCTCGGTCGTGAACAACTCGTTTCGCCATGGTACCAACGAAGGCATCATGTTTGCAACTGTTGCTGGCCTCTCCAAGAAGTCAGACATCGTGCGCTTCGAGTCATGGAGGAAACTCATTGACTCCCACGTCGAGAAGATCCTGGATCCAAATGACCGCTTCTACCAGACCTTGATCGATGGCCAGCCTGATGAGCAGTTCCTCCAGGTAATCTCAGAGACGCAGACCTCGCTTCGTGCCAAGATCGTGACCTTTGCTCAAGCTTATTACGAAGCCCATGCAGCAGGTGACTCGATTGGTTCACGCTCTTCTGTGTCACAGAATGCAGACGGCGAGAAGATTGTTGCACAGACGGCTTCAGTCATTGAATCAGCGTCGGCGGCCATGGCAACAGAGCTTCTGAACCCCAACATGTTCGTTCACGATATCTCGGTGAATGACACAGCCGGGCTCTTCCAGACGATCTCTCCTCGCATGCTAAAGACAGCGCTTCTTCGTATCAACGAGACAGCGGTGCTCCAGACTACAGCCAGAACGTTCGACCAGGTCAAGACCGACAAGGAGGGAACCCTCTACATTGGTGTGCGTGCCCTTACGATTCAGATCATTCGCTCAATGATTCGGATCTGCCGGGAACGACGCATCAACATGGGTAACCGCGTTCTAGTCTTTCGCGAGATGAAGAATGCTTATTCCTCATCAAGGAACACCGACGTCGACATCGTTGCAGTGAAGCGGTCAGTATCGCTCTTGGTAGATTCATTCAACATCACGGTGAATGATGCCAGTCGCTCAGCCCTTCGTCTGGCGGTAATCTATTACATGATCTACCGCATGATCCAGAAGATGAAATAACAGCACAGTAAGAGAGGGTGCATGTGCACCCTCTCTTACTAGTGTTAGATATGGTAACTAAGACGCTGCTACTTGTTTGTCATATTCAATTGACAAAGATTCAGCACTGTCAGGTGCTTCACCGCCGCGACTGAGTATCTGAAATTCTTGAACGTCTCTGATCCAGTCTTCTTTAGGAGTCCTGGTTTCAGAGTCGACTTTAAATATACTTGCTATCATGTATCAAATACTCACCGCTTGCCCTTTACATAGCATCAAGTGATGACAATGGTACTTCTTCTGTCCAGTAGTTACAGATGATTCCGCCACATGAGTCCCAGGAAAGAGACCATCCGACCATGGCTGCAATCCAGCGATGCTTGAAAGGACCGTAGCTGTGCCTACTCAATTCACTCAAGTCATGCTTAGCGTAGCAGCCGACATGGACCTGCCACTGCTTTCGCCCGGTGGCGATGGGTGAAATTACCATAACGAACCATCCTCTGTTGTATAAACATTGTGGAACCATAAGAAATGGTGCTCAGTGAAAATATTTACGTTGCTTTTGGGTGTCATGACATGACGATTTTGACATAGTAAGAGGCTAATTTGTGATCAGGTTCAAGAGCTAGATTGTATGCCGAATACTTCTCTTAGAACCGGTTACCAGTTTCCTTTTACACAAGCAACGGAACACTTTTTATGATGGATTTCAGTGGGTCCTTCGACCCTGCAAGCGCAGATTCCGTTCCAGCTGCCTACGACGAGCCGACCTACGTCGCCGCCAAGTCGGTCACGAGTGTCGCCGAATCCGTACTGACGGGCAACCAGCGCTACGCTCGTGACAACGAGAATGCGGTCGCCCGCACGATGCCTGTTCCCCAGGTCATCGTTGATGATAGCATGAACAGTCTCCTGACGCCTTTTGGTCTGTCGACCATGAAGGACCGCTACCTCATCGAGGATGAGACACCCCAGGACCGCTTCGCCAATTGCGTGCGCTACTATGCCAATGATGCAGCCCATGCACAGCGGATGTACGGTTATATCTCCAAGCTCTGGTGCATGCCTGCGACACCGATCCTGTCGAATGGCGGCAACATGAAGGGCAACCTCATCTCGTGCTTCCTGAACGAAGTCAATGACTCGCTCAAGGGCAAGGGTGGGATCGTCGATACCTGGAACGACAACATCTGGATGGGTGCTGCAGGTGGTGGTATCGGTACCTACTGGGGCAACGTGCGCGGCATCGGTGCCAAGGCCAAGCTGAACGGTAAGACCTCCGGTGCGTTCTCCTTTACCAAGGTCATGGATTCGCTGACCGCCTGTATCTCGCAAGGGACCAACCGTCGCGGCGCTGCTGCCGTCTACGTGCCGATCAACCATCCCGAGATCGTCACCTATATCCACATGCGCAACGACACCGGTGGTGATCCCAAGCGCAAGGCTCTCTTCCTTCACCACGGGATTACCATTCCCGATGCGTTCATGGAAGCCGTCCAGCAGGGTATCGGTTGGGAGCTTATCTGCCCCAAGACCGGCGAGGTCGTCGAGACCGTTGATGCCCGTGAGCTGATGCAGGCTATCCTTATCGAGCGTCTCGAGCACGGTGAGCCTTACCTCTTGTTCATCGACAACGTGAACAAGCGCATTCCGGAGCACCACAAGAAGTCGGGTCTGCTCGTCAAGACCAGCAACCTGTGCGTGGAGATTACGCTGCCAACTGGGCGCGATCACCACGGCATTGACCGCACGGCTGTCTGCTGCCTCTTCCAGACCAATCTGGAGAAGTTCGAAGAGTGGAGCAAGGATCCCCAGTTCATCCTGGACATCATGTACTTCCTCGACAACGTGCTGGAAGACTTCATCGTCAATGCAGGTCCTGAGTTCGAGAAGTCACGCTACTCAGCGATGCGCGAGCGTTCGGTTGGCCTGGGTGTCATGGGCTTCCACAGCTTCCTGCAGGGCAAGGGTCTACCCATCGAGGGTGCCATGGCGAAGTCCTGGAACCTCAGGATGTTCAAGCACATCGACGCCAAAGTAAATGAAGCCTCACGCCTCATTGCCGAAGAGCGTGGTGCTTGCCCTGACGCAAATGAACACGGCATCATGGAGCGCTTCTCTAACAAGACCGCGATTGCTCCTACTGCTTCTGTCTCCATCATCTGTGGTGGTGTGTCAGCAGGTATCGATGCGATCCCAGCTAACGTCTACACGCAAAAGACGCTGGATGGTTCCTTTAAGGTAAAGAACCTCCACCTCGAGAAGCTTCTAGAAGCCAAGGGTCAGAATACCGCTGTAGTCTGGGATAGCATCCTTGATAACAATGGCTCTGTTCAGCATCTCGACTTCCTCGACGAGAATGAACTACTCACCTATAAGACGTCCTTCGAGATTGACCAGCGTTGGCTGATCGAGCTTGCAGCCGACCGTACTCCCTACATCTCACAATCGCAGTCTCTGAACATCGCGATGACGCCTGATTGCCACAAGCGTGATCTTTGGAAGATCCACGAGATGGCTTGGAAGCTCGGTATCAAGTCGATGTACTACCTGCGCTCCTTCTCCATTCAGCGTGCTGATACGACCACTGGTGGTAATCGCGCTGAGATCCAGACTGAGTACAAGAAGATTGACTATGATGAGTGTCTCGCTTGTCAATGAACCTACTTGTCTCCTAGACAGATAAAACCTTTTCTGCCTCTTCGTTTAAACACTATATAGACCCCAAGTTCACAGGAGAGGGGCTGGTTCCCCTCTCCTGTTAGTCCATTTCTATTTGCACAAGAAAGAAGGATTACCGATGTCGATCTTCTCCCAGCTGATGACGTATGACAAGGAGCAGTATGAGAACCTCGCTTCCAAGCGAGAGTCCATCATGTCGGACATCATCTCAGGGCGTATCCCCCAGAAAGAGATCGCTGACATTCCGCTGAAGTATCTCGACTTGACGCGTCTGCCAGGGGTACCTGAGGCGAACATCATGACGCCGTCTGCGTGCTTCAAGCCGTTCCGCTACGACTTCGGCTTTAAGATGTTCGAGCGGCAGAATCAGCTGCACTGGCTCTGGCACAAGATCGATGTTGAGCTTGATCTTCGTGACTGGAAGACCAAGATGAGCAAAGCCGAACAGAATCTCATGACGCACATGTTCCCGCTTTTTGTGCAGAATGACGTCCTGGTCGGTAACGCGTACGGCGACCAATATTACAAGATCTTCCGTCCCGTTGAGTTGCAGCTGGCGATCAGCGCGATCATGAACCAGGAAGGCATTCACCAGGTTGCCTACTCGCATCTCCTGGATGGTCTTGGTTTCTCGGCTGATCATTATTCCGTGTTCATGGAATATGCCGAGATGTCGGACAAGTACAATTTCACCGCAGGCTTCCGGATGGACAGCTTGATGGGGATTGCTCTTGCTCTTCTCATCTTCGGTGGTCTGACTGAGGGCGTGCAGCTCTTCGCTTCCTTCGTGACGATGTTCAACTTTACCCGCTTCGGTAAGCTGAAGGGCATGGGTACGGTTGTCAGCTGGTCAGTGCGTGATGAGTCACTCCACGTCTCCTTCGTTGCTCGCCTCTTCAAGGCTTTCCTTCAGGAATATGGTCACCTCCTCGACCTCGACCTCCTCATGGATCGTTTCGAGAAGGCGTGCCGCACCATCGTTAAGGGTGAGCACCGCTTCACCGACCTCGCTTTCCAGCTGGGCGGTGTTGAGGGTCTGGAGGCTCAGAACGTCAAGAACTACATCGAGAACATCGCTGACTTGCGCATGACGCAGTTCGGTCTGAAGAAGCTCTTCAATACCGAGATGGATCCGGTGATCGGTGAGTTCGTCAACGACATGATGGGCGGCATTGAGCACGTTAACTTCTTCGAGCAGACCGGCACTGACTATTCCAAGGCAGCCACCAAGGGCACCTGGGAAGAGGCATGGGCTAACTGAGTTAGAACAAACGAGAAAGACAGATATACCCTAGGGCCAATTGGCCCTAGGGTATATCCCTTGTGATGGTATGGACGGGTTTTACCTACAGTTATTTTATACCATTAGGAGTTTTATATGCAGACGTTTAACCGTCGTCGCCTGTTCTCATTATTGAGTGCTGGCGCTCTTATTGCCGCCACTGGCGGTTGTATGACCACACGTGAGGGAACCGCTACCACAATCGTCTTGAACGTCGGGAAGATCAACGCCTACCTCGAGGCAACGTTGAACAGCGCCAACACCATCATGACCATCCTGAGCCAGGTACCTGGTATGGAGAAGGGCGTGGGTCTGGCCTCTGAGTTCATCGAGCAGTTGACGATTGTTTCATCGGAGTTCAACAAGGTCTCCGAGGGCAAGGTAACGATTGAGTATAACACCGAGAGTGTTCGTACGGTTACCGATTCCATTCTCACCCTTTTCACGAAGCTCTCGACGTTCATTGGTTCGGTGATCCTGACTCTGATTGCGAGCCCTGGTCTGGTTCCCGGCTCGACCCTTAACCGTATTCAGCTCATCAACAATGCGCTGAAGACCGTGATCTCGGTCCTGAAGGCAGTTCTCTATCAGGCGTTTGCGCAGGTTGATCCGGCAAACGAAGTCAAGGCACTGCGCACGCTGAATGCCTAATGGTTGAACATCTCAACCACTGTTCTTCTTGTTTGAGAAAGTTTAAACATGGGTGCGACAAATAGGTATCTGCGTGATACCAACGACATTATCTCTCTGAAAAGCCGAACAGCAGCCCTCGAAGCCAAGACTGCTAATCTTGGTACGGTCACCGACGACTATAAGGGCTATATCTACCTAAACGAACTGCGCCGTGCAGGTGAGCTCGATGACAAGCTGGCGCTCCAGCGTGCCAAGGTAATCCAGATCGACAAGGGTTTCCCGATCTGGGCTACTCCTGGTAAGGGTAGCGGTACGACGCGCGACGACGGCGTCGACAAGGGTACGAACGCTGCCATCATCGTTCGCTTCCGTGACCAGGTCGGTGACTATCTGGTGGACAGCTGGTCGCAGGCCAGTGACACTGCGAACGGTGGCACACTTACTGCCCCTACCAACAACGCTCTGCCCAATCCCAATGACTCGGGCAATATGTGGTCAGGAATGACCGTCTACGGTGTGAAGGGTCTCTCCCGCTTCCGCCGTGCTGATCGTAACAAGCCGTATATTTTCACATGCAATCCCGTTAACACTCCTGGTACCACGACGAACGGCGAAGACCGTCAGGCCTACGTCTTTAAGAACATTCACTTCAACGGTATCACCCTTGTTAGTAACGTTCAGTCCGACGGCTTCTCTGAGTATCAAGCACAGATTCACGCCAGTGCCGTTGAGCATTTCTTGTTCGAGAATTGCGAGATCCTAGGTCACCGGGGTGTGGCTATTCAGATCGCTAACGGTCACATCGATGGTGGTCAGCAGAATCGTCACAACCGTCACGTCATCATTCGTGACACCAACATCAATGGGGCCAACCAGAATAACGCCTCCGCGATCGTGGTAACGGACGTTGACTATCTCACCATCGAGAACGTTCACACCAGCAATTGTGCTAAGTCGGGTAAGACGTTTACTGGTTCTACCCAGGACAACTTCAATCCCAACAGCGGCAATCCGATGCTCGCCTCGTTCCTGGCACTGAAGCAGAACCAGCTGGTGTCAGTCTCGATCATGCGCAACGTCACCATCAAGGATTCGACGTCGCGTGATGGTGGTGCAGCAGGCCTTGCTTGGTTCTTCAATGCTAACACCGATGCGCGTCAGGCAGTCAATCCTGTTCAGTTCATCACGGCTGATGGAAACACCTTCGAGCGACTGAAGGGTGGTCTGGTTACCACCGGTTCATCCTACGCAGGGGCTGAGTATCACGCCTCCTTTATCAACAACAAGGTCGTTGGTTGTCGCTTCCCGTTCCAGCTGGCTGGAATGAACGGCATTCAGATGACCGGCAACCTCTTTTCTGATTGCGACCGTAACGGTGAGATCGGTAACGAAGTCGTCGGTGGTGCTGAGTACGTTCAGGGTGCGATCATGGCTACTGCTAGCCACGTGGTCCTGACTGACAACATCTTCCGCCGTGTTGGTTGGGCAAACCTTGGTGCATTCTCGATCATTGGTGCTTCCGGAGAAATCTCTTACAACACCTTCGAAGATTGCGGTGGCGCTGACTTTACCTGGCGTGGCCCAGGTATTACGCGCAACCTGATCATTGACCAGAACAAGATCGTGAACACCAATCCGACATCGCCCGCGATGACGCTCACGATGCGGGTCTACGATCAGTCACCGTTCCCAGCCCCCAATAGCGGCAAGCCTGACATTCGTGGCGAGAGCGTCTTTGTGACCTATCACCCGAGCAACACCCTCCAGGCCGAGGGACTCGTTGCGGTTGGTGCTCGCGTTAACCGGATTCCGCAGAATACCTCAGCGTGGCCAAATGGTGCCTCGGTAACAACGCGCTACGACATTCCTCGTGGTGAGTTCGAGACGATCCGCAAGACTGGTACCTTTACTGGTCCCTCGCCTGCTGATCGTTGGACGCCGTCTTTTGCTGCAGGTAGTTTGCCGATCTTGTCAACGGTTCTGCCGACTGGCTTTGTGGCACCGGGCGCTAAGACTGAGACAAGTACGCCACCGGGCGTGGTCTTCGATGACAACAACCGTCTCATGGCCACCAAGAACAGCGAAGCATTCTGGCGTAGTCAGAACCAGACTGGATACACCTCGTCACTCGGTTATCCTTGGGCAACATGCCGCGTTGCAGCGCCGTCCATGATCACTGGTGGCATTATTGCAGGGCTCACCTACAACAGTGACTATCCTGAGAATTGGATCACCAATAATTCCGGTCTTGGTACCGTGAAGTACGGCGTTCTGTTCGATGGTGGTAACTTGCGCGTGATTGTCGGTGGTGCATTTGCCGGTTACATTCCTAATTCACTTGTCAGGGCCATTATTGGTTTTGATCAGGTGTTCTTGAACGTGATCGTCACCATCGTGTTCAACGTGCAGACAGGTGAAGGTCGTGTTCTTCTGACACATCCTGAGACCAAGGCAGAGATCGTCATCAGTTCCAATGGAACCTCGGCGACCGGTGCTGGTATGTACCAGATGGCTCGTTTCACCACGGCCAACGAATACCTTCGTATCTACAATTAAGGATAAGTCATGAAGCCCGATCTGCTTACCAAGATCGACCAGGTCCAGGCTGCGAAGCTTGACATGACCGTGGTCGCGGTTGCTGAGTCATCAGTGATCGATGCCTGCTATACCTGGATGAAAGCTCAGGATGGCTGGGACAAACTCGAGGTGAAGTCTTACCTGTCCTACAACGGCGTGGTGGTTCAGCCCGCAACGAATCCGCTGGGTAATCCTGGTTGGGTCGTTCAACTGCGTACCAAGTCGTAAACACCAGTGAGTAGATGAGTAGAGAGGAGGGCATCAGCCCTCCTCTCTATTCCTTATCGTTTAGTCGTGAAAGAGCGTCAGGTTGTTAACAGACCAGGTGCGGCCCTTGTCGTCACTAAAGACCTCCAGACCAATACGGTCAACAGTGGGAGGCAGTACTACTGTGGTGGGTGACTTGTCAGTGTGTCGAAAAAAACTGTAATCAAAGTCTTTGATCTGCTCAAATGCTTCAGGCGCTAGAACAACGTTGCTGTCGAGAACCAGGCGACCAATTGGCGTCGCGAAGATGACCTTGGAGGAGACGGACTGCTCAAAGTCTGGTACGTCTGGACAAACAACGAAGCTGACATACTGCTTCTGATCGTTGGTCAGGTGAATGACGTGGCTGTCACTACCAACAGCGACCTGGTGATTGCGATCATCGGTGCGGGATACGCGGTAACCATCTAGCATGGGAAACAACACCTTTCTTGTTGAAACGAGGTAATGGGCGAATGAAATTGTTGATCTTGTCGAAGTCACTCTATAGATATTACGCCAATGTCTATTGTTTTTCAGATCCATCGGCTAATCAACGTTATATTACCCAGATGGACTTGGTTGGTTTTTAACACGAAAGGGTTTACATCATGAAGCGCTCTGAAGTATTCAACGTGAAGTACCCCGCTCCCCTCGATCGTTTCGCCTACAAAGTGCTCACGCGGCGACAGCGGTTCATGGATGAGATCATCGAGGCGTGGAAGCACGAGCTCGTCAGCGGGATGATCGGTTCTCGCGGTTACCAGGACTTCGAGGACATGCGACTCGAAGTCACGAAGACTGGTACCATGGTTGCTCGGTTCATTCCTTTCATCGGTACTGAGACGCAAGAAGAGCTCAACTTCTACCGTGACTTCTTTGACGCGTATCAGAAGATCAATGCAACCATCATGCAGCTCCTGGTGCCTTACTGGATGAGTCATGCGCGCGAAACGCTGATGGATGCGTACATTGCCCCCGTTGAAGTTGAGGGTGGTATCGTGGAGAAGCTGCCCTACCGCAAGCGCTGGGGTAAGCAGAACGACGCACGCGTTCACAAGCTCATCATGACGTTGAAGATCATGGTGGCTCTTGCTGCCAACGACAAGCTCGATCCAGCTGACCTCTACCGGTTCACCGACGTTCTGAACGATCCTCGCGGTGAGTTCGTGGAGTCCATGAACGCCTTGGTGCGTGACTCTGACTTCAACGATGCGCTCTCCAGTGAGTTCAGCGAAGGAAAGGCACACTTCTACCAGTACCCGGACTCTGAGCTAGTGCAGAGTTACTGGAAGTACGCCAAGGGTGCCCAGGAGCGTCTGCACAATGAGATGACCCTGAAGATGATCGGATCGGGCTTCAACGCCACGGCTTTCGCAGAAGGGATCTCGGGCAAGAACTGAGAGGATAGCACGATGATCAACGCAGCGCAACTTAAGAAATGGCTCGCTATGATTGACGACAGTCACAGCATCGCAATCGATGATGGAGGACTGATGCTCGGAGGATTCGATCAGTTCAATCTACCGACTGGTGCTTGCATCGAGGTTGGTGGCGAGGCCAGTTTCGTTGAGGATATCCCTGCAGGTTTCAGAACGCTGTCAACTGAGGACATGAGGTAATACGATGTGTCAGAAGAGCATGTCCCCAAGGTAGTCAATGCTCACTGGTTCGGTGGGCCTGACAAACTTCCCCCTAATACCGTCTATATTGGACGACCCTCCCCCTTCGGGAATCCTCATTCCTCTACCTCCGGTAAACGGACAAGGGAGGAATGTATTGCTCTTCATCGCATCGACCTCTACCGGTCACTGATCGACGATCCTCTCAGGCTTCCTCAATTGCGAGCGGACCTGGGAGGACGTGACCTTGCTTGCTGGTGTAAACAACCCAAGCGCGTGATTGGATGCCACGGAGACAATTTCTTGCACGTCCTGTCATCTCGGATGGCGGGTCGTGACTACAGCAAATCTGTCGTGAACTACCTCATGGAAGATCTAAGACTTGCTCTTAAGTCACTCCAAGAGAAAGTTCAGAAAGTCTCTATCGATGATTATTTCGGGATGTTTCTCTATTCCGAAGAAGTTAAGATGGAGATTGGTCACGTACTCGTCATGTGTCGTCAATGGGATCCTCCCCTCAGGGCACTCGAGTTTCTTCTAGCTCAGTTAGTAGTTGATCTTGAATTAGCGAGCATGGAGGAGAATATTCCTCTGGTTAAGTATCACCTTGACCATGTTAGTTGGATCACTGCTTGCTTCATCACTGGTCGGGTGGACTTACCTGGTGAGCCCCATCTACCAGACCTTCCGCTTAAGCGAAAACCGAAAGGTAGCAAATCATGACCGACACCGCATTTAAGAGCTTCACTTTCCCCGGATTGCATTATCTTCTTACCGGTAATCTAAAGGGTAGTGTTGAATTCCTCGATACCACTAAACAAGCACGCGCTAGGGACATCCTCCACCGTTTCCTTGCATGCCAGCAGATCAACCCGTACACTGGTTGGAACTTCGACAAGCTGCGAGTAGTGTGTAGCGAAGTGATCACTTTCGTACGGGACATTCATTCCGAGCCTTATTACTCGCGTGAAATGAACTGCTTGATGGCCATCGTGATCTACGGTGAAGGTACCAAGGCTGGATTCGTTATCACGAATCTCAACCTGATCGCAGCGGTTGTTCGTGAGTGTTTCGGAATGCCCTCGGTGGAAATGCTCAATCCCGACATCAAGCAGATGAAGGAGAAGGCTAAGTCGTCGGCGTTCTTTAAGTCAATGGCTGAGCGGTTCAGCCATGGTATCCCCGCAAGTGAGATGCACATGATCACCGCCCCTTCCGTTGATCGCAAGACGCAGTTCAAAGTCGTGGCCGTTGACAACACAGCACTGAAACCCAGCAACAGTGTTCTACCGCAAGCGATGCTCGATGCTGGAGAGAAGTTCCTGGCAGAGCATCGTAATTTCCCAGCCGATAGCGCAAGGGAAGTCGCAGTGGAACTGTTTCGAGTGATGGTCGAGGCTAGCCCCAAATTCGATGCCAATAACTTTGGTGCCGGTGAGCCTGGTCAGCTGATGAAGCCACTAAAGGAGTAGGCGAATGTTGTCAACCGTTGTTTTTCTCTTCGCCGTACTCCTGGTTGTGGCCTGGCATGAGCTAGGTCACCTCTTGGCGTGCCGCGTGTTCGGGATCAAAGTTGATTCCTTCAACGTGGGCTTTGGTCCCAGCTTGATCACCCACAAGGGAGTCAAGAACGACTGGTCCCTGAGAGCAATTCCTCTTGGTGGTTACGTCAGCATGGACGTGGAAAGCTTGGAGAAGAAGCATCCATGGAAGCGGATTGTGGTGTCCCTAGCAGGACCTGTGTTTAATCTCATTCCCATCATGCTCCTTACTTTCCCAATACTGGGAGTTGTCGCTACTCTGTCCGCAGGATGGGGTTTGTACATCGACACCATAGTTGCCATCGTGAAATCCCTTGGTCGATCCATTGACTTCTTTCATCTCATTCCGCCCGATCCGGCGCATGAGTTGGCAGGAATAGTACAGTCGAATGATGTGCTAGGGGAGGTAACGAAAAAAGATGGACTCCTCATTACGTTCATCTTGTCATTATTTGCTCTCAACGTTGGTCTGGGTATCTTTAACCTCATTCCTCTTTTTCCACTCGATGGTGGACGAATCGTTGTTGACACCGTGTCATGGGTGAATAACAAATGGTCGACACACAAAGTGACCGTGGTCGCGAAGGGTGTCAGTACCATTATTTTACTCTGGCTCATCATCGTCGTCAACGTAGGTGACATCGTTAAGTTGTTTTAACACAATCGAGGGGGGTGAGGGGTAATACCCTCACTCCTTTCTATTATTTCGTTTTTGTTCAGCGTGAAGCTATGACTAAAGATAAAGGATACCCTAAGTCATGTCCGATAAACTTTATCTAGGTGGCTCTGTTACCGTTGGAAACTTGGCCAGAGAGTTTACACCAGAAGACGAGCAGAACCTCGACAACGTCGTAGCAATGTTCGCTAATGCACACAAGACACCCAAGTGCCCCGTTTGTGGTCGCGATGCTGACTATTTCACCAGCGACAATCGGAAACAGGGACGCTACTCGTGTTGCGCGCATGGTCACGTAATTACTAGTCCTTGGAGTGAGATCGTAGACGCCGCTATCGATGACGAAGTCAAGACAGCGGCTCAGCGCGAGTGGTTCCTCATGATGAACGAGATCATGAAGCCTGCTGCTAATACGTCCAGCGCTATTCCCGTTCTCCAGGATTGGGTGGGTCAGATCACTAGGCGTCAGCAAGGTGTCCTTATCCTTGGTTTAAGAGGCCCTGACGGCTTTTACAAGGAGCACCCTTGTAAGGATACCCTTCGATCATTTCGTGCCTGTGTGATGAACTCCGGGATCGATGGCAAGCCCATGGACCTGGGTCAGCATTACGAACATGATCTGTTCATGCGGATGGATCTTCTCGCCAGTGCTGACTTGTGGGATCAAACGCAAGCTCGTTTCTACAGTCGGTGGGATGAGTATAACAGCCACTTCATCCTCCACTTCCTTCACGCAGCAGCTGTGCTCGGTTTTCATCATCCCATCCCAGTCGTGAGAGAGCGCTGGCATCACTTCTACTTGAAGGGATGTAAGAAAGCGCACATGAACCCTGAGTCACGTGAGCAGTTCGAACATCGTCTGCGCGACGGTGATCGCGGGGTCGAAGAAGAATAGGAGCTCTGCACCATGGGTCAACGAACGACGTGGAACTTTGGGTCAAGTGAGACTCTCCTGACACAAAACAATCAAGCGATCCCAGGGAATGAGCGAACTTACTCACCCTTTGGTAAACCTCTCAATCGTCATGAGAAACGGGCTGAGAAGAAGCGCAAGAAGAAACTGTTCGGGAAATAAATCATCACGCCTGTGACGCTATATCACTAAAGTGATGAAGGCGCGTTATTTAGGTCGCGTGTAAGCTTAGGAGTAGTGTTTATGACCAAAGCATTCGAGATGATGAAAGCAGGTCTTGATGATGCCATCGGTTTTACTCAAGGTAATGCAGCACTCGGAAAATTAAAAGTCATCGGCACTACTTCCACTAGCCCCATTGAGGGTTGGACCATGGGAGAAGTAGCCGAGCTTCTCTATCGATCCTCCCCGACCCTCGACCTTGAAGAGGAGAAGGACACCGACGGTACCGTAGAGGTCCGTGTTCAGGAGTCCACCCTTACCTGGGAGCAGGCGGCAATTACCCGATCACCGGAATATCTCGAGGCACTGACGACTACCGAACGAATCTTCAAGAGCAGGATTCCAGCAGCGGAGTTCGTCAAGATCATTGGCATCGAGAAGATCTCAGGCGAGATGGGACAGTTCACCGACTATTACAATGGTGACTGGTTAGTGGAAACACGCTTTGGTAAGTTCCACTGGCAGCAGCACGGTATCCACGGTGACAATGTGTTTATCTTCTTCGAGGGTGACCACCAGGAGTTTGCTGCTTCCCAAGGCGGGATAGGCGGCGTCGACAAAGGTCTCAACCTCATCGCCAATAAATGCGGTGATGATCTCACCCTCGTTGTTCCGCAGCTCGATGACTAAGGTAGAGAGGAGGGCAATTGCCCTCCTCTCTATTCATTCCTTTTGTTTTTTGTACATTGTTTATACCCTAGCTATTGATATCGTCTGAGTAACCGACCTCAAAAAGCTTTGTCCCTATATCACTCACTTGATGCAGCAGTGTGTATCTGCGTTCAAATCACAGGAGATAACAACATGACTGATCAATCTAGATTGGATGCAATTCGCCTTGCTGGTGAGATTCGTGCTGCAGGATTGGATTACCTAGCGACAGACGCCAGGAAGAAAAAAGAAGCAGCACCAAAGGCTCCGTTGATGCCCGATGTCGCGCGCGACGTTTGGCTCCCCATCGATAAGTTCGACAAAAAGTATTTCTTGTCTCTCCCACTGTTCGAGGGATATGAGGGACCTGAGAAGATCCTTCTATACGGGGTCATTCAAGATGACGGCTATATTGGCGATCCAGATATTTTCATATTCGATTATCTTTATCGTCACCATGAGAACAGTGATGTTCGGTTCTCTTCTGAATATTGGAATGGTGTAGATACTAACTTGAGCGTCATTCCATCCAAGTTCATGATCCTGAATCCACCAACGCTTCCTGTCGATCCTCCTGTCTATCCTAGTCCGTATTACCGAAATGCCGACACCAAGATCATCTCGATCACGAGTGTTGTTAAGGAAAACATCGTCTGGAACTACGACGACACCACTTGGGACGGAATGAACAACGAGTCGCTTTCAAAGCTTCGTGAAGAGCAGGCTCTTTTCTTGCTCAAGGAAACGGCTGCGGAGAATGCGTAAGTTTTGTGAGCACGGCATCGGTGGGTTCTTCAAATGCCGTCACGGTTGTCACTCCAAGGGACCTGAGAAGGACTACGAAGATGCTGACCGTGACATCACCTACTTCATGAAGCGTCTGGATGCTCACGGCATGAATCTTCCCTCCCCCATCCCTCCTTTCGGCAAAAAAGATCAGACATGATCGACATCCAACCCGACTACCGCTACGCCAAGGTTCAGCGGTACAGCAAGAAAGATCGTCGTCGTCTGGGTCTCCGGGATGATCAGAATGAGATGATCTCGGTGATGTATGTTCGCACTGTTCCCAGGAAGGGTAAGAGCAGCATTATTCAGACTGGTCGGGTTATCGGTATCGACGACCGTGATCCTGACCGCTTCTTGATCCACTGCGAGAACGAAACGTACCAAGTCACCCACTACGGGAATTATCCCAACTTAGATAAGAAAGGATATCTACCATGAAGTTGAAACCACCCCCGAAGAACAAGTGGCACAAACCCTCGGCCAAAGGTCTCCAGGCCCGCGCTAACCGCGAGTATCAGGTAGGTCTTCATGATCGTCCAGCCCAGTACCGACCCGCCCCGGTATACGAATCTGTCATGGACGAGGTTCCTGACAATTCTCCCAATTCGATCAAGATCTACCTGGACGACGAGCGGCCCTGCCCGCCGGGCTGGACGCTGTGCACAACGTTCTGGCAATTCAAGGAAATGCTCGAGCGGGACAAAGAGTTCCTCGACCAGGTCTCCCACATTTCCCTCGACTGGTACTTGGGTCACCGCGATCAGGTGACTGGGCACGAAGCAGTGGGTGTTCTTGGTCAGATGATCTTCAACGGCGACTGCGACAATCAACCGTACATGCCCAATCTGAAGGTCGTGAGCTTTCATAGCTCAGACCTCGATCAGGCCAAGAAGATGCGTCGCAGCCTCGAGGAAATCCTCGAATTCTCTCACCGCGACAACATTCGTCTTCGCATCGGTACCCCGTCTCTGTAACTTTTCACAAAAAAGAGTATCATCCATGAAGATTGGCAAGCAACCCAAGCGTGCAGGACCTGCCTCAGATAAGTTCCTCTCCAAGACCAGGCCTGAGATTCTCACTATCCCCCTCGACGGACCCGCTAGGATCTACGTCGATACGTCGCGTCCTTGTCCAGAGGGCTGGACGGTGATGCGAACACCAGAGGAGTTCTTGAAGCTACTGGACTCAGACACAGGAGTTCTGGAGCAGATCACTCACCTGTCATTTGACACATCATTTGGACCTCGCAGCCTGAACGGCTTCCAGGTCATGAACCGGCTCGCTGACTATTTCGCCATGAACGAGAACTTCATGCCGAACCTCATCGCGATCGGTCTCCACGGCATCAGCCGTACCCAGTGCCAGCAGATGGACAAGGTCCTCGCTGCTGTTCTTACCCCCATGCGTAGAAATACGCTGTTCGTCCAGTGGGGCACACCACGCCTCGACTGGTCCAAACCACCCAAAGGATTCAATCATGCAAAACGTCCAGTTCGATATGTCGACCGCACTTACAAAGGCCCAGAAGGAGGCTGAGGCCCTCTTCGAGAGCGAAGTTCTCCAGGCCGCCAGGCGTTCGGTCCGCAATCTGTTCGACTCGGGTCAATACCAGGGTCACACCGAGGGTCTCGCCCACGAGATCATCAGGAAGCACGTCGAAGAGCTTATCTTGTCCGAGAGCTTCACCAAGCGTCTCGAGCGGATCGCTGAGGAAGTCATGGACGAGGAGATCACGTCGGCCCTGAAGCTCCTCCTCCACGCCAAGACCAGGAAGCGGCTCTTTACTGCCGTCGAGGGGATCGACCCCAATCAGTAGAAGGGTTTTTACACATGAACACCGAAGCAGAAGACCGCGCAGAACTGCGCAAGATCGTTAAGGGAATCAACGTGTCCAGGGAGATTCTCGACCTCCTGAAACGGGTGGAAGATTCCGACATCACGAAGATCATCAACGCGATCGATGGTAACTTTCGAGATAGTAAGAATGTCGAGCTTGTTTTCGCAAATGAAGGCAAGCCTGGAGACTCGCGCTACAATCTCATTGCCATTCTCGATGGCTTCATGATGGGCGAACCTTTCGTCCAACTCGTGCGACGCCGGACTCCGACGGTGACGGTCAGAGTCTTGACTTTGTGCGAGGGTAATTTCCAGGGATACGTTCAGTATAACTCCGTCAACGAAGTGGAGAAGCCGTCATGAAGGCAGGACTAGCAGCACACCTTACCAGCCTCAAGGGGACAAAGAAGGAAGAGCTCGAGGAGATCACGGGCGCTAACCTCTTGCAGCCGGGTAATTACAATCGGCTGATTGCCGAGCGCAAGGCTGCTCACGAACCGATCCCGCCTGGATCACACATCCGTCATTGTGGTCATCACTGGCTGAAGTTCAACCCGCAACTGAGTGGTAGTGCTGATAACGGCTCATGGATGGTTGCTCAGTGGAGCGCAAAAGAGCTGTGCTGGTATCGCAGTGACGAGGTGGGAACGTGCATGAAGCCGCTCGGCAAAATGGATCACTGGGACTATGTCATCGACATTCCACTACCGACGATTGAGCAGGAAGAAGCAGCACGGACGACGCGTAGCTGATGCCTGACACGCGTGCTTTTGCAACTCGCCGCAAACTAGACGACCTTTGGTTCATGCACGGAGTATGGAGCGACTCCTACTACGGCCCAACCGAGGCTGCTTTCGTAGTCCGTGCCGTATCACTGGCTCGTCTAGAGTGCGAGATCCATCATCTCGAACAAGTAGAAGAGGAACGAGACCTTGCCGCTTTCGTTGATCACCGCCCCTGTGACGCTCACGCTCTTCACGTCGCGGGCGGAGTATAAGCAGTACGCCAAAGACAGCGGCCATGAACTGGACCTGACTGACAAAGCTCTATCGGGCTCTGTTTGTAGTGTCGTTGTCAATAATCGAGTTCTGGTATTTATCGATCCGGCCGAACCACCCGATGAGATCAGACTGTCTCTGGTCCACGAGTCGGTTCACGTCTGGCAAATCGTCAGAGAATACATGGACATCGGTTACGACAAGGAAGTCGAATCTTACGCAATCGAAGCAATCTTCGAAGAGCTCGTGCGTCTGTGTCGATCGCAGGGTTTCAACATCTAGGAAGGATTTACCATGAAGAAAATCATCCTTGCTATTCTCCTGGGTGGGTTGATCATCGTCAACCTGCCTTGGATCTACAATCAGATCGAAGTGAACGACAAAGGGTACCGGGACGCAGACGTCCTGGCCCGTCAAGGTCCAGCCGGAGCCTTGGCCTACCATATCGCCAATCGTGATGGGAAGATCACGAGGGGTGAGCTCACCGACATTCGCCTGGCCAGCACCAGTGACATCGATCGTCGCTTTGGTATCAATCAGAAAGAGCCCTGATGGGCGTCCTTGATGATGAGGGAACTGCTACTGAGCGCCTAGAGCGTCAAGTAGCGCGCGATGTTCCCAGTGCATTCTGGTTGAGACCTAACTGGGGTGACAAGGCCAATCTGCGTGATCCTGGTACTACACCTTTCTGGATGCGACCACCTCGTATCCTCGACATCGACATTAAGAAAGATATACCGGCTACTGACACGACCGTGGAGGAATCGATGGTCGGTATCTTTCTCATTGACAAGAGCGGCTTTCGTGTCGTTGACAAAGACGGTACGCCCCTGGTAGATAAGAAGTCAGCATCTCGTCCACTCAGCGTACGCTCTACTTGGTTAGACAATGAGCTCATTCGACAAAAGGAAGTAGAACCATGATCGAACAACCACGTAAACTCAGACGCAACGATGTTGTCCTCGAGAAAGACCGAGCTGGATTTACTCCTGCTCGTGTTTGGCGGCGGATCGATGAAGACCGGGTTCAGATCATCACAGTAGGTCAACATGTTAAGATCATGCGGGACGATGAACTTGTCTTGTGTGATTATAAGGGCAGGTGGCACGTGCCCAAGTTTCATGGTCGCAAGCGGCAGGAGCGCTGGTTGCCTATGACATCCCTTCGTCGCCTAAAGCAGCTTGCGCGGCGTTACAATCCTCACTTCGGTGGACATCGTTACTGTGGTCACAAGTGGACCAAATCAGAAAGACAAGAAGCGCTCGCTAATCGGAGTAGTAGTAAAGGGCACTACGACAAAGCGGAGATGGCTCAAACGTCCTATTCCAATCGCATGATTCACATCGATACTTCAGCTGACTTCGTGACGAACGTTTTCTCTCCTCCCATGCGTGAGGATGAGAATGACTTCGGTTTCTTCGAAGACGACTACGTCTGTTAGGAGGTTAAGACATGGATTACAAGATCTATACGACAGAGTTCGATGAGGTCGTTCGACCACTTGATCTCAGCAGTCCAGAAGAACTGGCTAGTCTTGCCGAGTCCTTTCACACCATATGCCCAGTTGACGACTTTGAACCACTGCGCGAGCGGCTGGACAAGATGGTCGTACCATCTGAGAAGACGGTGGTCACTCTCCTCGTCGACAACTCAGGTTCCATGCGGGGACGGCGGATTATATTCGCCGTTGGCGTGGTCGGAATCATCTCCATGTACCTTGATCGCATGGGTATTCCCAATGAGATTCTTGGTTTCACCACCAAGGCATGGAAGGGCGGAGATGCTCGTGAGAAATGGATCTCCGAGGGTAAGCCTGATAATCCTGGACGACTAAATGTGCTTCGTCACATCGTCTACAAGGAGTTCGACGAACAACTCTCCGATGTTCGCAACAACCTTGCCTTGATGTTGCGCGAGGGTCTCCTCAAGGAAAACATCGACGGAGAAGCACTTGAGTGGGCGGCGGGTCGTCTTCGTCAACAAGACGCAAAGCGGCGCATTCTCTTGGTTATCTCCGACGGCGAACCGGTCGACCAGTCCACTACTGAGCGAAACAGTGGTAGGAAGGATAACAAAGGTCACACCGTATACGAACCAATGAACACTACGTTCAGTTATCTCATTAACCATCTTTCCCAGGTCGTCAATCAAATTGATCAAGACGGTGACATTTACCTCGATGCCATCGGTATCGGGCATGATGTAAGTCGATTCTACCAGGTCGGCGACAAGATTGATGAGCTGGAAGATCTCGCCCCCACTGCCATTGGTAAGCTGGAGGCGATGCTCAGCTGAGTAACGAGAGAAAGGGAAAAACTCATGCACATCACCGCAGAAGAATTTGCCAAGAATGCCCATCTCGGTCAGATGTACGGAGAGGTTCCCTACTGGCACCACTTGCGCGACGTAGTCGGGATCCTAGCTGACTTCGGTTTCACCGGTAGGTGGTCGGATGCTGGTTGGGTTCACGACACACCTGAGGAACCCGGCGTAGCAGAGGACACCTTGCGGAGTCTCTTCGGGGAATGGGTAAGGGCAACCGTTCACGCCTGCTACGGCGTGGGTAAGTTCAGGCGCTGGCGCAATGCCGACATGTACAACAGACTGATCGTGAGACCGGAGGCTGCTAGGCTGAAGGTCGCTGACCGGATCAGTCACATTGAGGCAGCTGTTGCTGGAACGAGTAAGACTCGGATGTACTTGAAAGAACGCCCCGAGTTCGACGCCCACGTTGTCTGTTACGCACCTTACGAGATGAGGCAGCGCTTGGAGGCCGGGTATGACCGCCTTGCCCATCAGGAGCGTGTCCTTCGCAAGCAAGAGAGGGCGAACAAGTAATGCGCCACGACAAATACTACCGGTGTGTTGCCAACATCGAGAGGGTGCCAGAGATAAAAGACTTTATTACGTCTGCTGCAATGCTTACTAATAGTGATGTGGTGTACTGTGATGAAGCCGCTGAGACCGATGACCTCGACTACGTCGACAAGGTAAAGGCACATCTTGAGAGCTATAACCCTGAGATGTTCCGCTACCACTGCGGATCACTCTGGGCCAGGCGTGGTCAAGATCTCTTGCTATTCTGGCACTATCTCTACCAGGTATACGGTGAATCCTTTGCAGCACGCGTCCCGGTGGTCTTTACTCGTGAAACCATCGGCGACGAGTCTTACAACGAGTTCTAGATAAAGGAGGACTCCATGAGTTTATGGGATTTCATCGTCACGCAGCTGAAGACGAATCAGTTCGCCTCAGCGGCTATTCTGGCGATGCCCGCAGCCCTAATCACCTACACCATCAGACAAATTCCGTTACGCATCTGGTTGTGGATTAAACGGCGGTCCACACTCACGGTGCGCTTCAACAGTGATCAGCTGATCTTTACTGAGGCGATGGAGTATATCACCAACACGATCATCAGTGATCGGTTCAGTCGCAACTACGTTTTCTCGTCAACGGAGAAAGTCACCATACTTCCTGGTGGCCGCAGACGAACGGAATTAGCCAGTCGCAACATCGAGATCGGCTACGGTATTCACATTGGTTTTTACAAGCGAAGGTTGGTGATCATCTACCGGCGGCAGGATACTGCTAATCAGTCGGAGAAGTTTAAGGAATATTGCACCTGTAACTTCATCACCAATTCCAAAGCGTTGATCGCTGATTTCAAAGATGAGATGGATGCCTTCGTGGAGGCAAAGCAGGTCGATGAACCAGGTGTCCGCGTTCGTGCTAACGTTCCTCAGGACAAATGGGGCAACAGCATTCTCCTACCACTTCGCTCTATTGACACGATCTTTCTGCCCAATAACTTGGGTCAGGAACTGGTCGACTTCGTCAGGGATTTTGAGAGCAAGCGAGAGTTCAATCTAGCCAAAGGTCTACCCAACCACACCGGTATCCTTCTGCCAGGACCTCCTGGTACGGGTAAGTCGTCGCTCATTCACGCGATTGCATCAGAGACCGGTAGGCGGATCTTCTACCTAACCTTGAACAAGGTGAACGAACTGTCCTCTCTCTTGTCGGGGGTGATCGACTGGTCCACCGCTTTTCTAGTGATCGAAGATATCGACGCCAGCGGCGTACCCTTGAAGCGTGATGAGGATGAGGATGCGGAACAAAAGCGCGTAACGGCAAACGGCATTACCTTGTCAGCGCTCCTGAACAGTATCGACGGACTACTCACCCCCGACGGGCTGATCATCATTGCGACGACCAATCATCTGGAAAAGCTTGATCCAGCGCTGCGTCGTCCAGGACGTTTCGACAAGATCGTAGAAGTCACTTTCGGAGGAAAACCTGAGTTCGAGGGTATGGCTAAACTGTTCGACGTTGATCCGTCCACGTACTCGCTTCCTTATTTCTATCCCATCTCCGGTTCTACGACCCGTAAGCTCCTGTTAGCTGGCGGGGTGACTGCGGTCGAGGCACATCAGAGGGAACTTCACCAACAACAGCAATAGAAAGGTATTTAGTCATGGAACAGAAACTCATCAGGAAGATCAAGGAAAACATTCCCCTTCGTCTGTGTCAGAAGGGTGACAAGATTTCCCTTGGTCGATATCCGATGCGCGGTGCTAGCCGGTACATGAGCGGTTCTATCATCATCGAGAAGATCAAGCCGATCAAGAGCGGAATGGTCCAGCTCAAGTACCAGAGCCAGTACGGCTGTCAGAACAAGATCCACAAGATCGATCTCGGCGGTGAATCCACTGTCGAGCGGACCCGTGATTGGGTCGAGAGTGACGGTGAGGATGCAGGCTACTACGAGCCTACGTTCATTACCCTCGATGGTATCCGGTACCGCATCGCCCACCCCAAGGAGATGGAAGATCTTCCCGCCAGGCACGCACACAACCTGAAGGAACGCGAGAATCAGCGGCGAGCAGAGCAGGAGGCTATCCTCACGGATCCTTTGTACTTCGGGCTGGATGCTGGTGCCTACATGGGGATCATCGCTAACTTCCTCGATGCTCGGATAACAAAGGTCGCGGCCGTACCACAGCTCACCTCCGACAGTGAGATGAAGCGGGTAACCGATTCCAAGAAGGTCACGGTCTGAAATTTAAACCCTCAGCCTGACCTAGTTATGAACAAGAGGTAAGGGAGTTTCAACAATGGCGACGGATACTATCCGCGAAGAAGCAGCGCAAGTCCCTACGCTCACCAAGAAGGAGACCGTGGCGTCGATCATCGATCCGGAAGCTTGGGCAAACGAGATCGAATCGAGAAAGGGAAATTGCAATCCACAGCACATCGAGCGAGTTAAGATCAGTTTGCGTAAGGCAGAGGTTATCGAGGCGGTCTACGCAAACTAGTACTGACGTCAATCAAAGGTGCAGGAATTTAGAGAAGGGATCTAACAATGGCGACAGATACCGGTAGAGTGAGTTAGTTTGTCGTGGGTGTCAGTTCAGAGGACTGGGGAAAGAATGACAACTTCTTTCTAAATCTTGTCGAAACGGGAGTCTGGCAAGTAACCCCTGAAGGAAGAATTTGGTCTAATCTAAAACAAGAATGGGTATTTGAAAATAAGGGATCAAAGAGATACATTGGAATAGAAGGCAAAGACGAAGACGGCGTAGTTAGATACTCTTCTAAGCACCGTTTAGTCCATTTGGTTCACAACGGACCAATACCAACTGGTCATCAAGTAAACCACAAAAATGGTGACACTTCCAAAAACAACTTTGAAAACTTAGAAGCTTGTACGCCTTCTGAAAACACTCAGCATGCTCACGACACCGGATTAAAAGCCATGCCAAAAGGTGAAGCTTCCACTTCGTGTGTTTTGTTAGAAAAAGATGTCGAACTGATTAAGAGTCGGTACGATGTTGCTCTTCAAGAAGCTAAACTTTCAGGAAAACAACGAGTCGTCGGTAAAGATTCAACTCGTGGATTGGCCAGAGAGTTTGGTGTTTCCCATCAACTTGTTTCAAGTATCCTAAGAGGTACTAGACGAACATAAAGGGACTCCAATGAGTACTGATACCGTTCCGGGCGCAGACCCGAAGAACCGCGACAAACTTGCTCGCGGATGTTGGGCAGAGCATGAGGATGGCTCGCTCATCTACGTGAAGGACATCGACGAGAACGACCGAGTGATCTACGAGATCTATGATTTCAAGGATCCAGGTTCGCCCGTCTATTACCCTCACGCCATGCCGCTGAAGGAGTTCGAGAAGACCTTCAGCTACGATCCCAAGAAGAAGGCGGCGGACACGGTCAAGTGGACCTGGCACGACAAGACGCCCATGCCCTGGGACAAGGTCATGCGCCAGATCGAGCGGCCCTATCCGGTTCTCGCTAACGTGGGGGATAACTTCACAGCAGCGCAGCGGATGGCTGAGTCGCTTCAGCTGCGCGTGGCGGAGGCACTCTCCAGGAAGGACGTGCTCGATCGCTCCGGCGTGACCGAGGAGCCAGTCGGCTCGACGGCGAAGACGATCTGGGGTAAGCTGAAGCATGCAGTCGGCGGACTGCGTCCCTGATGCCTGCTCTGGGTGAACTCAGTGCGCTGCTAAAGCGCTCCGGTCTCATTCGGACCGACATGGACTGTCACGGATGTCGTGAGCAAGGACTCCCTGACAAGTTCATCGCCACCATCAACCACGACCTCGATGGTAATCATGAAATCCAGTGTCCCCGCTGTGGTCATATCCACTTCCGGGTGATCAAGGACGGCGTGGTAACCAGCGAGCGGTACAAGAGCGGCTATCCAACTCACAAAGTGACGCGGGTGGATTCGTGGCAGTCAGAGACGGTACCCATCGTCGCTAGTACTGCATCGGCGTTCTTGAGGGATAGATGGCTCAATCCAGGTAGGTAGACCATGACTAGATACAGGGGTCGCAAGCCCCTGTATCTAATCGTCTTATCGGAAGGCGTATCATGCCAACCAAGTCAAAGCATACTCTTCCTTCGGTGTGGGTAACCAACAGCCACGTCAGTACAGGCAATTCTACTGTTTGTCCGACGGTCTACGTCAACCAAATACATAACAACGCTCACAAGGTCACCAACGCAACAACAAATACTTTTCAGCAAAGTGTGGTGTTGATCAACCAATACTTGAGCGACGTTCAGGACAACATAAAGCACCACAGCGATGGGACTGGTCATTCCACGCTTCGCCGTATTCTGGAAGGTGCCGGTGTCGAGCTTCCCGATGGGTCACGACTGAAGATTCGCGACGGTAAGCCCGTGGTGGAACATCGTCACCAAGAGGGCTCGGAGAAGCTGCGGCCAGTACCGGTCAGCCACTACGGCACGATTGACTTCTCTGATGCTGATCACATCTTGGGACCAGGGGCAACCTTGAAACTTCCCGATGGGACGTATCTGCAGACCGACCACGACGGCAACATGACCGTCGAGAAGTTCATCAACGCCAGGGAGAAGGTGATTGACGTCACCTCTGACAAGCTCTCTTTGTACGAGGCACTGGCTTTTTGTCACTTCAGTGACATCCATATTCCTGCAACCGCTAACGCGCACGCTACCTTTACCCTACCCAATGGGGTGAAGATCAACCTCTTTCCCGACGATCACATCGAGATCGACGAGAAGGACGGACGACAACTCTACCGGACAGAAGCAACCAGGGGCTTTAACAAGTTCCTGAATGCCTCTGATCTGTTGGAGGAGTTCATCGCTTACTGCGCTGAGCAGAAGATGACCCGGAAGGACTTCGCTGAGCTTCCGATTAGCTTGTTTATTTACTGGCTGATCGTACAAGCAGCAGAGACCGACGGAGACTCAACGCAGGAATCCATGCCGCTCCTCACCCACGCGGTGAAAGAGCAGAAGTTCAAACCCTCACACTGCAAGTGTTGCGGTCGTTTCTTGTCATCCAAGATGGTGAGTCACGGCATTAACTTTTGCTCGTCTGACCACATGCAGCGGTATGTGAATAAACTCTAAGCCAACGAAAGGATTCGTGATCATGGGCATGAACATTGGTGCTATCATTCGAGATATGGAGGAAAGGCAGGGTCGGCTTGATGTCGACCTCCTTCCCACCCCTGATGAATTCTTTGAGCTCTCACGCATGTTCAGTGCTGGTACCCTAACCGGTGCTGTACTCAGCGCAGAGCAATGCAAGATGCTGGCAACTACCTTTCGGACGTTGTCGGTGTCCATCATCGCCACGGAGAAACTCGATGGGTAAGACGCCTGAGGATTTGGAAAAGGACAAGATCCTCACCATCCTCAAACACTCAGGAGAAATCAGGTACGCTGAGCTGATCCTGAGAGGAGGTGAGCACCTCGCCTCTCCGCTCCTGGAACTCGTTCAAGAAGGAAAGGTCAAGCGTAGGCAGACTGGAGATCAGGGTACGCTATACTCGCTGGCCCTGGCGACCACGCAGGACGTGATCACCTACCTCGTCAACAACAAACCCGCCATCAAGGGAACTGAACTCGTCACCGAGATCATCACCACCTTGTTCGAGAACGGGTTGAACGATGATACCAGTGACCCGGTCAACATCCTTAACCAGATGGTGAAGGATAAGGAGATCGTGGAGGTAGAGTACGTCCTACCGAACATGGAGTACCGCGTCAAGAGTCTCTACTTCCCCAAGGGAACCACGGTACCTTTGCAGTTCGACGAGAAAGGTCCAACCTGATGGGTACCACCAGTAACTACCGGGGCGATGCCCGTGAGTTCAGTGAAGGAGATGAGCATTTCGAGCTGATGTTCAAGCGTGCGATAGATTTCCTCGACTACACTGCTCTGTGGGGTGGTTTCGGTGGGCTGACGCCTGAGAATATCGAGGAACTGTCTGACCAGCAATCGAAACTCGGTCTCGCTCGTGCGATGGCGATTGCCATCGAGAAGAACCCTCTACCGGAGAAGTACAATGGCAACGACGTTAGTGACGACATCCCTGATCGGAAGCCTCTCTCGTAGTCTGAGTAATACGCTCGGGCGCAGAGTCGAGGTCAGGCGAAACAAACCGCTTAACCAACCACTCAAATACTACCTCACTATCGAGGGATGTGTTCCTGAGGTCTTTGGTCCTTTCGCTGTTCATGAAATCAAGAGTCGCTTGGCGATGATCGAGGACATGCTGAACAGTGGGATCATCAAGAAAGGAGACGGTGGTGTCAACGACCAATCCACTTAATCCTGTTCACCCAGGTAAACTCCTCAAGAGGTAGTTATGAAACTCCTTATCATTGAAATCAGGAAGATCATCGCACTGTGGTGCATTAATCTTCTCGTTAAAGTCTGGCCCGTTTCACCAGAGAACAAAGAGCATACCACCAAGATCCTGAACGGTTCGCTTGATATTCTTCAAGCAATGGCTGATGATGCATCGGAGACAATCAGCCGCTGCAAAGTCAGTAAGTTACCTAACAATTAAGTCACCGCGTCTTTCCTATGGAGACATAGGAAGGATAAAGGGCTTATGCCGCAAACCAACAACGACCAATTAATCCGGGATTTCCACAGCAAGGTTAACATGTCCGCTGGGGCAATTGAAGCGTTTCTAAAGACGCCCGAGAGCAAGAAGGTCGGACAACGCCGGGGTGACAATGGTGAGTCGATCGGACACAAGTCCGGTCGTGCCATCGCTGCTATCTTGCGCAAGAATAAGTCGCAGTACACTCCTGCCGACTTTGACCAGATGAAACGCACGGTCAGCTACGTGGCAAGGCACACAGCGCAAGGTGGGCCCAAGGAGGACAAAGAGCACAGTAAGTGGCGATATTCGCTGATGAACTGGGGCTATGATCCTCTAAAGTAGTCGAAATAAAAAATCAATATTAACTTCGACATCATGTGATCAGATACTTTGTTTATCCGTCTGGTCATGTCACATGTGAACAACAACGTTTAAACATCGGAGAATACCCATGGCTGACAATTCAGCACCCACCAAGCGCACGCCTCCTGCCAACGTCATCATCCCTCAGAAGAAGGTTGAGGTCTGGGATCAGACGCTGGCGACCATTACCAAGCAGCAGACGACGATCGCTGCTGGTATCGAGGCGGTTGCCCAGGAGATCGACGAGGTTCGCGGCAAGATTGATAACCTTCAGAGCACCGTGGTCGGTTTCGGCGTCGTGCTCGTCATCCTCGCGGTGGTGAACATCGCTCTTCGTTTCATCTAACAGATGCGTGAGAGAGGGGCAATCGCCCCTCTCTCACGATTTGAAATTATGTCTTATTTCACTAAAATACCATGCACATGCGTGGGATAGGAAAAGATCTATCATGATTATCAGAAAGATTGATGGATGGATCGGAAAGCATCTGTTCTTTCCGCCCATCGTTAAAGCCTGTCAAGTAACAGGTCTTGACCAATTTTCATTTGCCAATCACTTCTTTATTTTACAATGCCTCGTTGGCATGAGCTTCATGCGCTTCACTGATCCGATGTGGACCATGTTGTTCATTCTGACTGGCGCTTCCATCCTGTTTGCCGTTTATCAATACAAAACAGGCAAGACATGGCGCGGTGGAAGCAACCTGTCTTTTTACATGAGGATAGTGTTCTACATCTTGTTGATCATCGATATCAAGAACATCATTGTTTTTGGTAACACCATGAGCTACGTCTCGGCATTTAGGAGCGTGGCGAACCTAGTGGTGTTCTACGCGATAGACATCAAGATTATTCCTCCCTCTTCCGCGAAGGAAGTGCGAGTTAAAGAGATGGTACCCAATCGCAAGTAGCTAGCTACTTTGGCCACAAAGACAAAAGAAGAGTTAGTTAAAACACACGCACGAGAACACATCGGAGACCTGAGAACAAAATGGCCCGGTGCGTTTGCGTAAACTCGAGGGAGTTGTGGATATGAGTAGAATGGACGACAGGCTGGAGGAAGTGCGTTCGGTCCTCATAGAGACCGGTAACGTCGTGGTGACCAGCCAGCGAACAGGTATCCCCAAAACTACGATACGAGCCTGGTGCCCTGACCTCATTGCGTTAAATAGGCAGAAGGCAGATGCGCGAACAGCGGAGATCGACCAGGGAATCGTAGAGATGCGCCTAGAGGTAGCCAAGTCCCAAGCGGTGGACATCAAGAAGTACATGGCCAAGCTCCAGCTGAGTGATGTCACCCTTCGTAAAGCACTGCGGGGTATTACGCACACTCACCTGAATTCAAAAGCAGCTCCTGTTTGTTTGGACATCAAGAAAGACAGTGAGCGCTTGGAGGTTCGGCGACTCTATACCGAGAAGAAGATTGGCTGTCGCCTTATCAAGAAGACGATGGCTAAGGCAGGAAGGCCGGTGTCGAGTGCTTCTGTTTCTCGGTGGTTGTCTGATCTTATTCAGGTGAGGAACCAAGAGCGAGAGGAGAGTAACAAAAAGCTTCGCCAGCAGGCTCGCACTCTCTACGCTGCCGGTGGGGTCACCACCCACGATATCTCCAAGAAGATGAAGATCTCCAACGAACGCGTTGCTGCGTGGTGCGCTGATCTCATTGATGCACGCCACGGTGAGCGAAAGAAGCGTACCGCAGCCAAGCAGGCAGCTAGGCCCGGTAGGCCCCAGCTTCTCACTGACGAGCAGGTCCTAGAGATTAGGCGTCGGGTTCGGGCATCGGGTATCAAGGACTGGGTGAAGCTTGCTAAGGAATACCGGGTCGCACCATCGAGTGTCGCCTACGCTGCTAAGGGTATTACGTTTCGTCGGCTCAACGATCAGGTAGCGCCGATCACTGATGCTGATGCGCGTAGTGCTCCCAAGGGGCGTGCGCCGACCAAGACCAAGCGTAAGTGGAAGTCAGATCTTCCCGATGAGCTCATCGACGAGATCATTGAGCTTCGCCGTAGTGATCCAGTCAAGTGGACGTACGGTGAGTGCGGTCGCTTGCTGTTCGAGCGGACGGGTAAGAAGTATTGCGCTGGACCAGTTTCTGTTCTGATCCTGCGTCGTCGCCCTGAGATGAAGGAACTGGAGAAGATCTACGTTCCTCGTAAACCGCGTGATCCAGAAACGCGCAAGAAGTACAAGCCCCTCACTGAATCGGAGAAGAAAGAGAAAGCTGCCAGGATGAGGGCGTGGCGACTAGCCAAGATGACACAGCGCGAGCAAGATGCTGATCTTCAGCGATTGTTCGATGCTGAAGATGCATATGAGGCAGGACGAATGAAGAAAGCTGCCTGATGGTAACACTTAGGTCCCTTGAAATTCCAAGGGACCCTAGCTTGTTATAGGTAGGTCGGAATTCCGACCTACCTACTTTGTCACCGTTTTTTTCAACAAGAGAGAGGATAGCTTAGAGATGGACCGCGTAATCTTTCTCACCGCTGTCATTGATGACGGCATCAAGGAAATCAACGACACGTATACCAGACCTGATCAACAGCTGAAGAAAGAAGGTGGACTGAAAGGCTTCGAGGAATGTCGAGGTAAGTCAGACGCTGAGCTCGAGGAACTCTTCTTCAAAGCCAAGTCCATCACCAACGATCTTCGCATGGATCAAGATGACCGACTTCCCTATTTCAGTATGCGGGAGCAGCAGATCGGGTGGGTGATCAATGTCCTATCCGCCAAGGCGTATATGGCTGGACAACCCACCATGGTCACTCCTACATCGAGGGGTGCGCTGAAAGCGGTTGACGTCGTCACTCGTCACCTCGCTGATGCAACCTGAGTTCAAACCACGCCGGATCACCTCTGGTCTTACCAGAATAGTGATCTTGCTGGAACACACGGTAGTAAAGATAGCCAGACCCGATGACGGTGTTCTTCTGAAGAATAATCACGGTAGACGAGCTAACCTCACAGAAGCGCGGCTTTCTGTTCTTCATCCCGACAAGCTTTGTCCAGTGTTGTGGTCAAAGAAAGACGGATCGGTGCTAATTGCGAGACGAGCAGAACCGCTGCCTCTTGATCTGTTCAAGAACTTAGATGTACTTGAGTTTCGACAAGGTCTACCTATCGAGATGAAAGCCGATAGCTTTGGTCTCTTGGATGGTCGTATCGTTGCTGTCGATTACGGTGGCTAGTTCATCTAGATTGGTCGATATATTACTCACGTGATAGGGAGTCTACCTTCCTTATTATCTTTGTTTTTCCAAGGAGAACTATCATGAAGAGCATCACCGCAGCTACGATGCGCTACTCGGAAGCGCACGGTAAGACCGGCGCATACTCGATCGAAGCAATGGGGGCCAAGAAAGACATTCTCTGGGCCGCACAGCACCGCCTCGCGATCGGCTCCCACATCACCCTCACGTTTCCCGACGGTTCCTCGGGCGACAAGGAAGTCCACTGGAACGCCAAGGATCAGTGCTTCACTGACTGGGGTAATAACTACTGGCTCCACGGACCCGAGTCCTACTTGGGCGAGAGAGCCGGTGGTAAGTGGGTACTGCGAGCTCGTCACAATGATGTCATCGTGAAATCAATTCTTGACCGGGCCGATCTTCACAGCAAGCACGTCCAGGACGTGCAGTACATGTGGCGCTTCTACTGGCAGCTCCTCCTCGTGGAGGTGACCCGCCATAGTGAAAATGCGATCATCGACCTCCACCTCCAGCCGCTGGACGTCTCTTCTCTTGACCCCGTGCCGGTGCTCGAGGTTCCACGTCAACGGGACATCATCAAGGTCTAAGTTACTAGGGGTGCAGTCAAGCACCCCTAGTCTCCCCGTGCAGACATATTTGATCATACTTGATGCTAGAATGTACCAAGTATAATTTAACATGTTTGTTAACCATTCTACAGAAGGAGTAACACGCCATGAGTAAAGGTACACTGACGCTCCGGCGTCCGGTTAACAAGATTATTGAAGCACCGCGCGCTGATCCCACCCCGGTGGAGACCGATGGTCGCTTCACCAATCGCTGCTACGTTCTCATGGGACTGCCTGGTTCTGGTAAGTCCCGCTGGGTAAGCTCTGCTCTTCGTAAATGGAAGGGCGTCTATCCCACCCTTATTTGCGAGGATGACCTGATCGATCAGGAATGTCGTCGCACTGGTGAGAGCTACGCCGAGGTCGTCGAGCGCGTCGACCGCGAGGAGCAGCAGCGCATGAGTCAGGAACTCTTTAGTGCAGCCCTCGGCGTGCGCCGCGACATCATCATCGATCGCCACAACCTGACCGAGGATGATCGCAGTGATCTCCTCTTGCGCTTGCCTGACACGTACCAGAAGATCGGTCTTATTTTCACATGCCCCATGAACCTTCTCTACGAGCGCCTCCAAGCGCGCTTCGATGAGACGGGTCGTCCTTTCTCGCGGTTGGTTGTTGGTAACATGACCAAGCGTTTCGAGCGTCCTGGTCCCTTCGAGTTCGACCGGATCACGACGATTGAGCACACTTGCCAGTATTGATTAAAGAATAACTACCTCATCCCACATCTTCGGAGGTCACTAGCTATGACTGACTTCAACCTCAACCCCAAACCTATCGAGACTGATCCTGAGCGCAAACGCGCTCAGGCTTCACTCATCGCCGTGGCTGGTAATCGCAGTGAGTACAGTCAACGCGCCGGGATTGCTGCCATCCTCGCTCACAAAGGTCTCATCGACCGCGAGCGTCCCATGAAGCGTTTTGCTATTTTGGGTGGAGCCAATTACTACTCCCGTGGTGGCTTCAATGATCTAGTCGGTAGTGCCGACACCCAGGAACGAGCAATCGAAATCGGTGTCGAACTAACCGAAGAATACAAAGAGAATTATGACGCATTTCACTGGTGGCACGTGGTTGATCTCTACACCGGTGAGATCGTACACGAAGTAGGAGGAACCTACGGAAGTGGGAGTAACAGCAACTACGGCCTCCAGAAAGTTAGCAAAGGAGGCGTACTTTCTCCGGTAGGTGAGCCCGATGATCTGTCGGCTCCTGATCCTGTCGAATTTCGATTTCGTGTCGAGGGACAGTGGAAAGTTGAGTTCGCGGTTATCAGATCCTATCGCGCTGAAGCTCAGGAAGAAGCAGAGAAGCACTTCGGTAAACTTCCCAAGGGCGAATGGAAACCAGTCAAGGGAGAAGAGCGTTCTTACTTCTGGGACTCGTTTGCTTTTGCCTATGATCAATGAGAGGATATTTCAATGCCTGAGAAGATTTCTCACGAAGAAGCCCGTTATGTCCTTCAGGACATGATGAACACCGGTAAGATCATGGACAAGACTCATGATCTAGAATGTTATCTTTCTCCTGGCATGGTTCTTCCGGCCATGGAGAATTACGCCGAGGAACAGGTCAGAAAGGCACTGACTAGGAAACAAACAACGGCAGTGTCGAAGTCTGAGATTCAGTGGAGTTACGGATCGGTCGGTGCTGTTGTTGGCCTCTTCATGTGGCTGATCTTCACTTTCGTGGTACAACCGGGTAAATGGATGTTCGCTGACATGAGCGCTGGACAAGCCATGCTGGCATTCGGTGTCTTGACGATCGTTGCAGCATTCACGGGGGCACTCATCGGCGTCTTGCTCGCTCTCCAACTCTGGGTAGATGATCGACTGACCAAGAAGGTTTCACGATGAGCCTTCATCCCAAAGAGAATGATGCGCAGAAGCGTGCAAGACTAGCCAAGACGATCGGGGTCACACCTGATCGTCTGGTGACGCTGTCGGGTACCACGTGTCGCCGTATCAACACCGCCATCCTTCGCTATCCGATTCAGGACGAAGAACAACGACTCACCTGGCGTGAGCTCATGCGCACTCCTGGTGTCGGGTACCGCTCTGCTAGTGAGTTGTGTGATGCACTTGGTATTCCCAAGACACTCACGCCTCCAGCTGTCAGGAACGACGACACCCCCAACCCTGAGACAAGCGCGCTCGCGGAGCGAATCGCGAATGTCATCAACACCAATCCGCAGACCAGTGAGCATTACCAAGTCTTCAAGAGCGAGGGACCGTGTCCTTCATTCGTTCTGGAAGATCACAGTGGTACTCGCTTTCGTGTCCGCGTCGAGCGGATGTATTAACATCATCACTCATCCGGTACCCTCAGGGCTTAAGGCCCTGGGGTTACCACCTTTGTAAATCATTAATAACCTAGAAAGGGTTTTCCTATGAACAAGTTTTTCGCCATTGCCGCTACCATTGCCCTGTCGCTCACCGCGACGGTGGCATCTGCCCGTCCGGTCTCCGAGGACATGATGGGCACGCTCCACGAGCGCTCGATCCTGGCTCCCGGTGATTTCGGCTGGGACGATGATGCCGGTCTCACCGGTAAGGTCACCGTGCGCATCAATCTCCTAACCCAGATGGCCTACGTCATGCGTGGCAACATCCTGGTCGGCATCACCAACATCTCCTCGGGCAAGGACGGCTATGAGACCCCGACCGGGCGTTTCACCATCCTGGGCAAGGAAGACAATCACTGGTCCAAGAAGTACAAGGCTGACATGCCCTGGACGATGTGGATCAACAACGACGGTGTTGCTCTTCACAGCGGCTCGACGCCTGGTCGCACGACCAGCCATGGCTGTGTCCATCTCCCCCATGCTTTCGCCGAGAAGCTCTACGCAATCGTAGATCGCGGAGCAACCGTGATCATCACCGACAAACCGGTCAGCCTCGAGCTCGATCTGTTCTCGTAAGGGTATTTCCGCCATGACTGAATTCCCTATTGACCAGCGTCTCTACGCTCGTGAGACCGCCTTGGTCGATGCACAAGTGCTCGTCCAGAAGGTGCTCAATCAAGCGCACGGTAATCCTCGCGAGTGCGAGGAAACCGATCCCAAGCAGACGCGTCGCCTGTTCAAAGTACAGCGCAAGCACTTCGCTGTCAAGATGGGCTGGTCCAAGAAGAAGGTCAAGCGCTTCTTCGCGGACGATGCCGACATCAGAATCAAGGACCTCGGCGAGATCCTCCGGGTCTACGGTTACGATCTCGAACTGAAGGAAAAGAAGCGCAAGTAAGCGCTCGTTCCAATCTGCGTCGACTATCTACATCGACGCCTATACCAAAGGGTTTTTACACATGACTATGCTTTCTCGCCGTATGCTCCTTGCTCGCATGGGGACAGGCGTCGCAGTCGGAGCCGTTGCTCTGATTTCCACTGAAGCGTTCGCGAAGGCGTGCGACACCAATCATCCGTGTCGTACCCAGATTGTTCCTCCTCGTAACCGTCAGCGTTTACTGCGGGCACAGCCGCCTTATAAGCGGTCACAGGATCAGTGGCGGAAGCGGACCAAAGGGTCCAAGACCAAGCACAAGACGCGTCTGAAGTCACGCAGTCTGCGTGCTCAGCGCACCTATGACACGCCGGGTAATCGCCGGGACCTGGCCCTCACCATCTGGGGTGAGGCGCGTGGCTACGGTACCAACGGCATGCGTGCTGTGGGTCACGTGATCATGAACCGGGTCAAGGCTGATAAGAAGCGCTTCGGCTTCGGCATTCACGGCGTTTGCTACAAGCGTAAGCAGTTCAGCTGCCACAACAAGAACGATCCCAACAAGCTTCACATGACCAAGCTGCCCACGATGGATGAGAATAATCCTGACTGGATCGCGTTCATGAAGGCCGACAAGATCGCCGGGGAAATCCTCGCTGGAATCAGCAAGGACATGACCGGTGGTGCGACCTTCTACTTCGCAGAGAGCATGCGGCCTTACCCGTATTGGATCAACGACATGACCATCATCGGCGTGATGTTTGGTCACATGTTCTGCAAGGAAAAGACGCGCAAGCAGCGCAAGCGTCAGCGCAAGGCTGTGCATCCCATCAACAAGCGTCATCGGTAGGAGATATCAATGACTGAAGAGTTTAAATCGGTCACCAAAAGAGATTGGGCTTTGTTTCTGCTGTCATTCATTATGCTAGCAGAAATGATGTCCTTGCTCCTCCAAAGATAACTAATAAAGGATTATCCCGATGGTTAACTTGAAAGACCCAGATCAAAAACATTCCCCTGTGTTTTCCTTGTCGATCATCGGGATTGTTCTCATTCTCGTGATCTATCTCTTTATTTGGAAAGGACATTCGTAATGTCGGCAGCAGTAGAACTGGAAAACGCTCGCAAGCTCATCGCACTTGAGAACCGCGCCAAGGCAGCAGTCGCCGAACTCGGCAAGGTTTCCATGGCGCTCAACAGCATGGATAAAGACCTCAAGCTTTCCGGCTGGGATTGGAATCGTTCCAGTTCCATAGCCTCGATCATGCCTCAGGGTAGCGTGGGAGTCGCCATCGTTAACGTAACAGATCGCCCTGTGCGATGAAGGGTGATCTTCACCTAACGGCCGATGATGAGGGTACCGTGGAGTTCGTGGCTGGAGCCATGGTTCCCTCCCATCCATTCGAGCGCCGAGGTGATGCCTTGATCCTGAAGCTCTATGACCAGGCGGGTGAGCTACAGGAGCTCCCTGTGCGGGACACGCGAGACAATGAGATGTTCGGTGTCTGGCTTCGCCGCTTCGACCGCTACGCTGGTCAGCGATAAGAAAAGGATAAAGCCATGGGCTTTCTCTACAGAGATCATCGTGGTAGTCTCGATGACAGCATGAAGACGGTTCAGTATTTCAGGGATCGTCATCGCCTAGAGGCCTACTTGGCCTCCGATCTCGCATCCTTCAACGCGGTACTCATCCGAGACTCTATTGTCGTGGAGCCTTACGCTAGCGATGATCGGATCGGGTGGAATGACACCCACATCGTTCGTGGTCGTCTCGACGGAATGCCCAAGGATGAGCTCTTCGTTCTAGGGTTTACCGACGGCCCTGTTCCCCCGATCAGGTGCGAGGACTGCGGTACGACCGAGAACGTTCACCTACGCAACGTCCGTGAGGTCCGTGGAGGATTCTTGTGGCTAGGTATTCGCAGTAAGCGCTTTCCGGGTTTTCTCTGTATTCCGTGCTGGAAGAAAGCGAACCCCAAACTGTTTCCAAGAAAGGAATGAATCATGAGTAAAGGGTCAGGAAGAAGGCGGATCACGCCGTCCGATGGCCTCCGGTATAATCCGGATGCTGAGATGACCAACATCGAAGAGCGAGGTGCTAGCCACTTTCTCTCCGGCGGTAAGGAAGTAGCGATGGGTCTTCGGACCGGTGCTCATCCCACTGGCAACTGGCGCGGCGGTCGCTGGGGTGGTCGTGGTCGCAAGGACGATCACAAGAACTGGAAGAGCCACACCAAGGGCAAGCAGTACGAACACAATCAGGTAGCCCGCGAGGCACAAGAGTCGCACCGCGAGTGCTCGCCTGAGCTAGCTGCTAGGCTACGCCAAAAGTCGATCGATGCATCCGAGTCGGATCGTACCTGTCGTCGTTACGCAAAGCCTTACCGAGGTCGGTCTTTGTACACACCAAGCGAATACACCCCCTTTCGCAATGCACCTCTATCCGAGCAGCGTTACCTCATTGGCTTCGCTGTTCTCGAGCAGAAGGTTCAGCGACTCTTGGAACGGATTCGTTGGGGTTCGATCGATGAGTACGGTTGTTCGGTATACTGAGGAGATCATCAGTGGGTAGCATTGGTACAATTGACGAGGATGGAGGCTTTATGCCGGACGACTCGGTGATGGAAGAACCATCCAATTGGTGGCACATCAGGGCCGAATTTCAGACAACAGACGGCGAACTCGCGACATGGTTCGGTAACATCAACGTCAAACCTGGTGAAAAGGTGGCCGACGTTGCCGCTGATATGGTGCGAAAGGTCAATCAAGTTGAGCGAAAACTCGACTTGTACTTAACTCGTTATACCAAAGGGTATATTCCTCCCGATGGGCAGCGAGCTTTCGAAGATGCTTACACCGAGAAGGTAAGCGTTCCTGTTGGTAAGCGCGCAGAACCGCTCCCCGCTGTCATGGACGTTGCTCAGAAGTAAGGAGTAGAATTAACGTGGTTAATTCTGATCCAAAAGAACTTAAGCAAATGCGACCATTCGATATTGACGCAGCGCTGGATCACATCTTTGCAGATAATCCTGACTTAGTTAAACGAGTGCAGTCGAGCCCAAACGCCATAAACGTGCTAGTGGGTTTGGGAATGAAGATTGCGGGCGGAGCTGCTGATCCCTCTGTCATCAGGCAGAAAATACAAGACAAACTTCAGAAAGGGTAACCGATGGCTGTTATTATTAGCGGGGTTGGTCAACTTAGGTCTGATCACTCTAATCATATCACCGTGTCTGATGAAGAAGATCAACAGCTTCGCGACGGAGCTATTGTCTCGGTCGACATCGATGGTAGTCGTGTTGATCTCAGCCTGAGTGGGATCAATCGTCTGATGAATGCTCTCGAGATGGTCGTTAAGAACAACTCGTGATCTGAAGAAGGATTAACGGATGCTTTGGACTCTCATTGTTGTGATTCTCGGCGGTGGCGCGGGCTCGACGTCGGGAACTACGTCTTTCACTGTGGAGCGAATTGAAACCGAGAAAGCTTGCAAGGCTACCGGTGATATTTTCGTCAAGCGCATCGGCGAGAGTCGATACGTCACTTACCACTGTGCTAAGGTATCCATGTAACGAAAAGGAAAACACCATGAACATCCAGTTCAGGATGTGGAATCGGGTTCTTTTCGATATATAGGCATCTCGCCTATAAGGAAGGAATCTCGTGGCTTACGATTTCAAGAACTCGCGCTGGCAGTCTGATCTCAGGACGTTCAACGCCTGGAAGCCTTGGGTCGAGCGATTCAAGGACAAAGAGGGTGACTTCTACGTCAAGCAGACCGAGCGCATGCGTACTTGGATGAGGGAGATCCAGCAGCGCTGGCCCCAGTACATCAAGGAAGATGAGATCCCTTGATGGATAACGATAGGTCCCTGCAATAACGCAGGGACCTATATCTCAAGGAGGAAGATCATGGGTATGAAAATGGGACTGAGTTCATCCACTGAGGAAGAAGGATCTACCGCCCGCAGGGATGCCGGTAACCCAAACCCCTATGTCTTCAAGCTTAGGTCTTCCAAGCAGATAGGTCAGTACTTCCTAGCTGAAGTGATCTATCCTGGCTGCACGAACTTCGAGGGCAGTAAAATTCTGGTGATGAACATCGATCCAGAAAAGATGCTGAAACTCGATCCCCATTTCACAGAAGGCGGATATATCGTTGCTCGCTTTGCTCCGACCGATCAGGGACGAACCATGGCTGAGCTCCTGCTTTCTCAACTAGCTTAAAGGATAAAAACATGAGCGACAGTAACGAAGTAGATTTGGTGCAGCTCGATAAGGATGCTCACGCTAGACTGACCCCAGAGGAGCGCAGTGAGTACAAGCATATCACTGCCCTTAGTGAACTCTTCCAGACGGTGATGGCTACCCACGTGACTACTCGTGCTCGTGAGGAATATTACTTCGCTGAGCACGCCAACGTCGGTCCTGGATGGATGATGATGCGCACGGGTAATCCCAGTCTTGGTATCGTTTCTAGCTTCGACCTAACTGACATCGAGGGGTATCAGGAAAGATCTTCTGATCCAATAGTTCGTTCATCAGCCATGAACGATGTTGCTGACAAACCAGGTGACATTACTTGGCATCCGGTTGAGGAGATGCGCGAAGAACTGAGGGACGGACGCAATGTTCTCCTGAAGTATGACTTGGGTATTCTCTCGGATTACCATGAGCGGATCATTATTGGAAAGTGGAGCAAGAAGCTGAAGGTTTGGGTGTGGCAGATGCGAGCAGTGCGCGCCTACTCGGACATCTATCAGCCGACCCACTACGCTGAGATCAATCTACCATGACCACGGTTGATATCGAACGTTTGGATGAACTCGCCAAACAAGCAACCCAGGGTAAATGGGAAGTAACTAGTGGCGATGGTGAGAAGGTCCACTATCCCACCAAGTCTGACGTCGTTATCTACAGTGATGATGACTGCAACATTCATCCCATTGCTGATTTCTCGTGCAACTCGACTTGTCGGCCCGAATGGGATCAAGAAGCCAATGCTCGTTTTGTTGCTGAGTTAGTCAATAGCTGGCCAGTAATCAGAGAACAACTGGTCAACCAGGAAAGGAATTAACATGGCTAAAGACGATTATTTCATCCAACCACAAGCCGAACTCAAAGGAGAAGGTAATGGTTGGTATGATTGTGGTGAATCTCAAGCACAGTGTTTTGTTGTGGAAGACAAACATGGTGCCTTGGAATCATTTCCTTCAAAAGTAAAAGCTCAAGAATGGATTGATCATCTTCGTTATGAAGATTCCTTATCTTTGACACCAAGTTAAAAGAAGAAACAAACAGATGAAACTGTTATTCTACGATTGACCTAATTATGGGTCGGAGACACAATCATGACTGAGATCACCAATATCCCCGCCATCATGAAGAAGGCCGCAAAGAAGTTGTCCAGGGGCAAGCTCTTGTGCGTCTACCGTGACCACAAAGCGATCCGCTGTGAGATGGAATACGGCCTCGATCCGTACGTCTGGCGAAAGGGTGCGTGGCGGCGCATGCGCTTTCCCCAGTTCGGTCACCTGGTCATCGACATGACGGGTGCCACCACCTGACTAGTCTACTTGGGGGTGGGGGCGTCATGCTTCCACCCTATTGTTGAATAGTCATTTGGAGAGTAGCTGTGAAGCAACTAGAAGATTTGATCATGGCTTCGGCAGTGGAACTCGAGGCGATGAAACTCGCCTGGAAAGAAATTGCCGATGCTGGTGGTAAGATCATTAACGGAATCCAAGTCACCTCGGGCGAAGCGAACGTCGCAATTGGTATCTTGGAGCTCAGTATTACAAAGCTCTTGGCTCTCAAACTTGCAGCCGAGACGATGGACTCATCTAAGGAGTAACTTTCATGGATACTCTGCAAGAAGAAATCGAGAAAGCCAAAGATCATCTAGCCCGTCTAGAGCGTAAACAGAAGTCGGAAGACTGCCGAAAGGTAGGATGCGATATGCAGTTCGCCGGGGGTAAGAACGCTTCATGTGATCTAGGTGATGCTTGCGATTGCTCCGTTCCAGTCTACTCCTGCACCAAATGCGGGGACTCGGACTACGGGGACAATCTAGAAGCGACCAAGACCAGGGAAGAATGTCAAAAGGGTAATCCTAGTTGGGAGATGCCCATGTTAGGACCAGAGGAGTAATCAATGGCCCAAGCCCAAGTACACGCTTGGAATAGTCAACAGCTGTTCGACGCTTACCGAAAAGTGGAGGACGTGTTCGTTAAACTGAAGCCTGATCAAGATAGTGTCGTATTCACCTCACTGCGTGAGTCGATGGCTATGATCCAGAGGGCAGATAGGAACATCAACCAAACCAGATAGGGAGGTATGTCGTGCATGATCAACATGTATACGTCTTTAAGCGGAGAAAGCTGATATCGGCACTTCGATTCCTACACAAGGAAAAGAATCCCGATAGCTTCCGTATCCGCTCCATTAAAGACCTACAACACCAGCTAGTCACCCTTCGCGAGATGAGGGGTAGACCATTTTCTATCACCCACTTGCAACAGGAGTTGAGTTATGCTACAGCGTCCACGCAGTCATTACAAATTCCTCGACGACCATTTTCACACCATTCTCACCAACATGGGAAGAGCCGATCTGATCGGCTTGGAAGGCAGCTTCACCTCTTCGGGGGATAAATACTACCAGTACCGACAGAAGTGGGAAGACAACAATATTCCCTTCTTCCACGGCGCTGCTATGTATCATCTCCTGGAGTTGATCTATCCTCGCGAAGTACGGGACACCCCTGATGGTTGGGTCCATCCGTATCAGTGGGTGATCGACAATTACCGAGGGGGTCACAATCTCTCGCAGTATATGGAAGGCTTAAGTTAACGTTCGCTCTAACAGAATAAGGGGTTTACACATGAACAAGAAACTTCTGCTGTGTTTAGCATTGATGCTCTCGCCTGTGGCAGCGCAGGCTCAGACTTTCCCGGACCGAAAAGGATTGGCAGTCGTCGATGAAGCCAACATCCTTCCCGATAGCGAGGAGCGTATCCTCAACAATCGCATCGTTGCCTGGAACAAGAGCACCGGCCGCCAGCTCGTTGTAGCAGTACCTGCATCGCTCCAAGGACTCAGCATCAAAGACTATGGCTATAAGCTAGGTCGATTCTGGAAGCTCGGTAATGGTCAGATGGCCAGTGAGAGCACCGGCGCGATTATCATTTATGCGCCTAAGGAGAAGATCGCTCGTGTTGAGGTCGGTCGAGGGTTGGAATACGTTCTCACCGATGCGGTCTCCAAAGATATCATCGATGATGTGATCCTTCCTCGGGCCAGAGAGAATGACCCAATGGGAGCGGTGACTGCAGCATCAGAGGCGATCATGAGCATCACTGCTCCGCCGCCTGCTGTGATGCCCCAGAAGGCTGCTACAGCCCCGTCGACCAAGAGTGATAGTTCGGGCTTCGGGTGGATCTTAATCGGTCTGGTGGCGATCCTGGGAGCAGCTGGAGCCGTTCTCATTCGTCAAAGCCGAAAGGAGGAAGAACTCGAGATTGAGCGTCTTCGGAAGATCCGCGAAGAAGAAGAGAAAGAAGCAGTATTTCGTGCCGAGCAACTCGAGCGTCGGAAGAACTCTGCTGCCGGTTCGAGCTACAAGCCACCTCTCGATCTCGACATTCCGCGTGGCGCAGCTGGTCTTCAAGCAGCCCCCCGTCATATCGGAAGTCCTGGTAGGTATAGCAAGTCGGATCTTGCTGCCCTCGAAGCAGCGCAGCGACAGGTTCACCGAGACCCGACGCCACCTAAGGCCGCTCGGTATGTTCCCCCCTCGAAGGCACGGCCGGTGGCCCCTACCCCGACGCCTAGGCCATCGCGCTCGTATGACAATGACTCAGCGAGCGACTTCATTACCGGTGCTGCCATCGGTTCGATGTTTGGATCATCTGACAACAGTAATGATGATTCCAATCGCAACAGCTACACGGCTCCTTCGTCCGACACCTTCGATAGTGGTGGAAGTGACAACGGTTTCGGTGGTGGCGGTGCCGATGGTGGCTGGGGAGGCAATGATTGATTAATAATGGGTAGCCATGATCGGCTACCCATTATTAATATCCACGTTAGGTTGAAGCTATGATAAATCAGTTAGGGGATAAGTCATGAAATCACCAATCAATATTGCTTTGGACACGGAGACTTGGGGTAAGCGCGCTGGCTGCGATGCACGCAGTATCGGCGGGATTGTGTTCAATCCACACACGCAGTTCGTTGCCGATGACGATCGCTCTGACCTGGACGGTGAGCACGGCTACGCTTTCCACGTTGCTCTCCATAATCCGCTCCAGGGACTCTTTTCACCCACTCATTACACACAGATCGACCTCGACTCGATGAACTCACCTAGGCGGTGGCCGGGTCTGTGGCGTGACCCTGATACGGTGAAATGGTGGCATGCGCAACCACAAGAAGCACAAGCTGCGTTCGAGAACCCGGTCGACTTGAAGGAAGGTCTCATCGCGTTCTCCGAGTGGATGCGCTCCTTGGGTGTTGACCCGGAGAATGAGAACAGCTGTCGGGTCTGGGGACACGGACGTGCCTATGATCCCCCGATCATCGAGGCGTGGTTCCATGTCGTGGGACTACCTGTCCCCTGGCACTACCGCGCACCGCGCGATAGCCGCACAATCTTTGATGCAGCCGCTGTGGGTGATCACAGCGCTTGGATGAAGAAACATCGTCACGGTGTACTCCACAATTCCCTCGATGATTCGATCACGTTGGCGACTGCTGTGGGTCAGGCTTACAAGCGCCTGCCTTACTAACGAAAGGATTAGCGTTATGAAGAAGATTGCTTGTGTTCTGATTCTCTGCCTGGCACTTAGTGCTTGTGCAGATGCAATCCCCGCCGTGGACGGTGCTCAGTCTGGTTTCTGGGTTGGACTATGGCACGGAATCATTCTTGTTCCGGCGTTCATCATCTCGTTCTTCGACAACACTGTCGGAATCTACGAAGCCGTCAACACCGGATGGCCGTATAATCTCGGCTTCATCTTCGGTACCGGCACACTGGGTGCACTAGCACGCGGTTAGTAAAGGACCAGTCCACATGATCAAGTTTGATGACATCCCGCCTGAAGGGATCGACATTCCTGGTCCTGTGGACTGGGAAGGCACTAGCCATGGTCTCGAGTATGACTACGAGAACTTCACGGTCCAGACGTGGGGGAGGATGGGAGACAAGACCAAGTTTCGCATCATGACCAGAATCCGCCGAATGGTCGGTAGTGAAATCATTCACACTAAGCTTCGCGGACATAGTCGTGATGAGATCTTGAAGGCTTACGGTGTCGACGAAGAAGAACAGAAAGCCATTTGGATTCGATTTGGCCATCGCCAACGAATAATCCACGGGCTAACTATCTTCAACGTTATTGTCATCGTTGCTCACATCTTCGTCTACGTCATTGGACTGCTGAAAATATAATCAAGAGCCTTTATTTTCCTCTAGTAGCAAGAAGGATTACCTATGTGTAACTTCAACGGAGTTCCGTCGTGGACGTCCTCGGATGGTGAGATCCATACCGACTACGTCAAGTATCTGAGGCATGAGCTCTTCGTGTGGTTCAAGCTGGCGACCGACAACGCGCCCGCTGCCAGGACCATCGTTGACAAGCTCGACGAAAGGGCACTGAGCGAGATGATCGTCATGTTGCAGACGCTTAATAATGAACTCCAGAGCCCCTCGGTGTTCACCGTCGTTCGTCAAGAAGCTCCCAAGAACCCTGCCCAACTCGCGCTTGCTGCTGCCTAATATCTTTCACACAACTTAGTAAGGAGAGGGGCGATATGCCCCTCTCCTCTTTCCCCATTTCTTTTTTGTAGTCGTTTGGTCGACTCACTTATGAACCTTTTAGACGTGGAGTTTATACATGGAAGACACAACCCCGGTGGCAGAAACCGCAGTGTTGGTGGGAACAGATAGTAAGCCGCTCATCGTGGAGAGTAAGCTCTACCGCCTGAATGCTGATGAGAACTTCATGGGGTTCCTGGCAGCAGACCCTGCTACCCAGATGCAGGTATCGCAGCTTTTATCTGAGGAACATCGTCGCACCGATGAGGACGGTGATGCAACCCGCATCCTGATCAACATCACCAGCCTCAACGGTAATGGTGCTATCTTCAGCATCAAGGACGATGTGCGCCTCGAGAGCACGATTGATATCGACCAGTTCATGAACGGCTTCTACGCCAACGTGAACCAGGGGATCAACGAGGATATCACGATGGAGGTGATTCGTCCTTCGATCGTGATTGCCCTCAACACCGCCATCATGAATGCGCTGGAGCTAACCCCCAAGCCTCCCTTGCCGCAGGTCAAGCGCGTCTCCGAGACGATCCTCAAGGCATTCGTCTCTGTACTCCTCAACGATCCACTGGACGCTGTTATTCTTCTCCAGGAGCAGGCTGCTCGCGAAGGAGAGACAGAGACTGATCTGGCCGTGGTCGGAATGTGGACGGTTGAACATCGTGACTGATTAGTAAGAGGAGGGCAGACGCCCTCCTCTTACTTTCTTCGTGCTTATAGTGCAAAATACATCATGCGACCAATGGTCTGCTGATCAAAGTGCATAGCACCTTTCAGCTTGACAAGGAGTTCGTTGTACTTCTCGACTTCCTGCTTATACTCCATGATCAGCGTCTTGATTACCCCGATCTCCATACCAGCGACAACTTCGGTCTCATCAACCGGAACGATGAGGTTGTTGACCACGTAGCGCATGGTGGCACACAGGCAGAAATTTCGCAGCGCGAAGATCGCTGAGGTGTTCATGTTGAGGAACTCTGAGTCCTGTTCCAACATGACACGGATCGCCAGACCATCGGTGATGAGCTCTGGATAGAAGCGAATGATGTTCGATCCCTCCAGCGACATCTGGGGCATGATCGCGTTGTTGCGACCAGTATGAGTTCCCAGCATCTCACTGAGGAGTGAGGTAGCAGTGTTACCGAAATCCTGACCATTCATGTTAGCGCCAGCACCGTAACCAGCGCCACCAGCAAATGCACTCACCCCCAATACAGAAGAGATGTTGCGATACTCGCGTGCTTCAGGCGGAATGGCGTAGAAGGTCGCTTCCATACCAACACCGATTAGCCCGAATGATTCCACGTGATCGAGCGGCATCTGCCACTGGGAGTTCATGATGATGGTGCGCTGCTTACCACCGACCAGGTTAAGGTCGAGAAGGACGGGTCCCTCAACTACCTCAGAGATGATGCGCTGTTCAATAGTGGTGTTGAACTGGCGAGGGCGAAATGCCAGGTCGAGGAGCTGGCGAGGAATGTTCTGCATAACGTGGGAGAGTACGTAGGACATAGCGGGTTGTGGCATGGTACACCTTGATAAAACTTGAGGGGTCATACGATGGCGGTCATTGTTTTTTCCATCGCTAGTCAACCTTTATATTACTACCTTGGACAGGTTGCTATGTGCCCTTGTTCCTTGTTGTTTTCCACAACCCAATAGGAGGTTCTTATGCTCCCCATTAACGCTGCACACCGTGTCAATGTAGCAGCAGTGATTACGGCCGCGTTCCTCGAGAACCCATCGAATAAGGCTACCGCCGAGGACGCTGTTATTCTTCTCACGAGCATCGACACTACGCTTCAGCAAATCGGTAACGGAGGCGTGTCTGTTGCCAAGGAAGCACCGGAGACGTTCACCAAGGCAGTCACGGTGCGTCAGTCACTCGCCAAGCTGCCCGACTACATCATCTCCATGATCGACGGGAAACCCTACCGTACGTTGAAGCGACATCTCACCGGTCACGGTCTGACCGCAGCGGAGTACCGGGCTCGCTACGGACTGAAGGATGACTATCCGGTGGTCGCTCCCTCGTATTCGAAGCAGCGCAGTGAGACTGCCAAGAAGATGGGCCTGGGTCGTAAGGCTGGTCAGAAGATCACCAAGAAGAAGTAATTACCAGGAGTGGTACACTTTACTTAACCTAAGGTGTACCACTCCTACTCAGAGAAGATTACAACCTTTTAAACAATCTTGTTATAGACGCACTCACACGAATGAAAGGATGTGTGCCCATGACTCAGCTACGCAGACTTCGTGCACTCATCCTTCCCAAGGGTAAGGAGAAGCGCGATCCTGGTCCCACTCCCTCCCCTATCCTCCTGAAAACTAGTCAGCTTCGAATCAACGATGAATATCAGCGACAGCTCAGTCGCGACAGTTCCAGACTTGCCTCCAAGATTGCGCTTGAATTCGATTGGGAACTTTTCCACATGCCAGTCGTCTCGCCTATCGGTGAGACTGATGAGACTACAGGTCTGCCTCTCTACGAGATCCTAGATGGTCAGCACACCTCGATTGCGGCGCTCACCAACGGTCACATTCGTGAATTGTGGTGTTGGCCCGGACGGGTCGGCGAGACCAAGGAGAGCCGTGCTAGCTCGTTCGTGAAGCTTAACAATCAGCGTACGTCAGTGACGCCGGTGGAGAACTTCTGGGCCATGGTTGCCTCTAAGGACGAGGATGCCCTTGAAGTTGTTGAGGGATGTCAGCGCGCGGAAGCATCCGTCATCAAGCGTCCCAAGCCTTACGGCGACATGCGCGTTGGTGAGACTATTTGCGTTGGTGCGCTTCTCGAGCTCGCCAGCCAAGGTGGTCGTCCTTATGTTCAGCGAATCATGAGCCTTGCCGTAGAGCTCCGTCTCCCTGGCGTTTCGCAACTCTGGATCAAGGCTCTGACTGAGCTGACCCTGAAGCCCAACAGTCCACTAGCGCTAAAGGGTGCGCCTGCAACTGTTGACCTTCAGATCATCAATGCTGTTGGTCGGGGAGGGGTAAAGGATCTGGAGGTCGCCTCCAAGATGGCACATGCCAGAGAAGCTGGTAATCAGCGAGAAGCGCAGTTCTGGCACCTGGCATCATTCATTAAGCAGGAGATTAACAAACATGCTTAAAGTCGATGATCCTGTTCTCCTGAGAGAGGAGATCAGACAACTGAAAGCTCTTCTCAGTGAGAAAGAAGAAGAGATCACTCAGCTTCGCCTTACTCTTCGTCCTCCTGAGTGGGAACCACCTATTGAGATTGGGCTTACTACGCAAGAGGCTCGCATCGTTGCCGCACTTTACGTAGCCAAAGGCGGAGTCGTTACTAGAGAGCGTCTCTTCTACGCCCTCTACTACGATCAGATAGATCAGCCGGAACCAAAGATCGTCGACGTCTTTGTTTGCAAGCTTCGCAAGAAGATGAAGAACTACGGTCTTGAAGTGCTGACATCTTGGGGTCGAGGTTACTACTTGGATGCGGCCAGTATCGACATCATCCAGGCCTGGGGTAATGATCCCCGTGAACTCGATCAAGCTGCGTAAGTATCTTTTCACACATAAGTGGTTGTTACTGGTATCAGAGGAGGGGGCGACCCTTCCTCTGATTATCATTAATACCCTTTAGCACACTCGGTATGAGTGATGGAGTATCTACCATGGCAAAACAGCGTTTGTTTATTCACACCATCGATGTCACGTTCGAGCGACTGCGTCATCAGCGTGAAGATATTTTCCAGTCAAGGATGTTTCTAGACAAATCGGAAGAAGAGAAAAAGTCGATTACCGATGCTCAGTACGAACCAGGTCACGTTAAAACTCACCGGGTAGTCAGTGAGCGTTCTGACGATGCTGTTAATTACGTCTTGTTTCAATATCAGCGGCGCGGCGTTAGTGTTCGTAATTACGAGATCTCTCGTTGCGAGACTGATCCAGTGGATGCCATCATTCACATCGCGACTCATGAATCGGGGTTTTCCGACATCTTCGGGTAACCTAATTAGGAGGTGTTATGCCGCTTATTCACCGCGTGACTCACGACATGTTCGAGTTCGAATCAGTCATGGACTTCATGGTCAACCCGGTTAACCTCAGGGGTGTATCGGGTGCAGGCCTCGCCGCCGTCTTCAGGGACAAGGCTCCCAACCACATCGAAGTGTACCGGGCAGCGTGTCGCAGTAAGGAACTGCGCATCGGCACGGTTCAGATCATCACCGACACTGATCAGCCGTGGGGGATTATTAACTTTCCCACCAAGGATCACTACGTCAACAAGTCGGAGGAAGCAGATATCAAGCGCGGGCTTATTGCTTTGCGTGAAGTTCTCTTGCAAGATCAATATCGCTACGCCGCCGTTGGTATGCCGATGCTCGGTTGTGGTCTGGGGAAGCAGACCTACGACACGGTTTACCCGATGATGATCGAGTTCCTAGGTGATCTCGATGCCACGATCTTCCTGTCCATGTCACCGGACAAGACAGACATTCGCTCCAAGTACCTCATGATCGCAGGTCCCCTCGATTATGGTCTCACGGAAAAAGAGCAGGAGGCGATTGACTGGGCTATTGAGAAGTCCCTCGAAGTCAAGATGGGCTTGTCACTCAGTGACTATGACGGCATTATCTCTGGTGGGTACCCAGGGGTCGATGCGTATATCGGTGGTACTGACTTTCTAAAGGATCAGGATGCCACCTACGTTCACCGCAAGACAGGAAAGCCTTGCCTCGTTGTTAAACCCAACAAGGCCAAGAACGGGATTGGTGCTAATCTACATCAGGGTAACTTGATGTGCGAGATGGCCGACGACGTTATCTTGATCAAACCCAAGGGTCACAACAACAACCGACTGTCCGCCATGCAAGTGTGGTTGGCTAGTCAGGAAAAGATTGGTATGCGCACCAGGCGGGTAGCAATCTTCGGTGATCCTGGAACCGACATTGAGACCGAGGATCTCATGATCGAAGAAGACATGCCCTACTAAAGGAGAAGAAACGATGATCATGGATAGACTGCTGAATGTAAAGACGCACCGTGACGCTTGGCGCGGAGCGTTAGAGAAACTGAAGACCCAGACCGACGACGATAACGGGAGCGGCTATTACAGCCACGAGATCAAAGCGTTCGATGAAACATTTGAGACTTTCGACTCGTTGGTGGAATGGTTCACCGGTTCCATGACGCAACTGTACCCCATCTACACAACCAAGGGTATGAAGATTCTCAGTGATGCCATCGAGAGTGCGCTGAAATGTACGCCCAGTGTGTCGACGGGTAATGATGGTTTTGATGAGCCGCACATCATCTACGATTGTGGTAATCCGTGGGAGATTCTTCAGAACGCCTTGAAGGAAATCAAAGAGGAATCACACTCAACTGATCCAGGTGGTCAGGACCGCAAGTACAAGTTCGAGAACGGTCAGTTCGTTAACCGGATCTCCGGCGAGCCCATCCCCAAGGATGAGCCGACCTTTATCCTTCGGGCACGAGACTTCCATAGCCTGGCAGTCTTGAAGGATTACCTCTACCTCATCCACGACGATCACCACAAGAAAGCGGTACAGGACCGGATCGACGAGTTCGAGAAGTTTGCCATGGACAATCCGGTGCGCATGAAGGAGCCTGGAATTACTGGTGACATCGAGCTCAACGAGGAGCGGGAGGAGGATGTTCCCATCACCTCTCAACTACCAACACCGTGAGCGTGCCGTTTGGCTTGGTCGTTATCAAGCCGCTATCGGTTGGGCGTGGAGACGCGCCCAACATTCTAGAAGCTATCCTTAACCATTGTCCCGTTGTTCTGAGGATGTACCGACAATTTGCATTGTGCTCGATGACCTTGGATGCTCTTCGACACAGTAACAACCGATCGGTCTTTCCCGCAGGAGCAAAGGGTCCTAGTTGGATCTGCTTGTTCACTCACGTTGACCGGGTGACTAATCCGACACAGTGTCTGGATGATTACTTCGGCAACATGGTTCCCTCAGAAGTTTTACCTGGTACCCTTCGTCACCGCTACGGCGGGTACAGTAAGCTTGGGCCTACTGCTCATTTGTCAGACGACGTTGTTCACCTAGCGCATGAGACCAGGGCTGACTTCGAGGCTAACCTACTCTTTCTTAACTTTGATCCGGAGAAAGTTTAATGGAACTCTTTCCTACTCGCTACGTTAGTAAGCGACATCTCGCCACTGCCACCCAGTGGCACCTTGGTGATACCCATCCCAGCGTTCACCCTCTCAGTACCAATATGTCAACGCCAACGGGCATCACCCATTATCTTCGATCCGGCACGCTCACCTCGCCAATCGCGGATGGTGATTGGATCATCAAGTACGAGGATGATCGCGAGATCGTCGTTACTAATCAGGTCTTCGAAGAGGATTATCGCCAGGTCGTCCCTACCATGAAGGAAGGTACTGCACACGTTGATGTTCTTCACTACACCATCAGGCCGAGCAGTATCTCCATTGACCGGGTTGAGCACAAAAATGGGTGATCGGATCGTAGGGCTGAGAGAAGTTCATAGCGAACCAATCGAAGGATCAACTGTTACTACTGTGGCACTTAGTGACGGTAGTTACGGTCTTCAATTCGTGAACAAGGACGGATTAAAAACAAGACTAGTCATTAGCGCTGAAGGAGCTGAAGCCCTTGTCAGTAATCTCACCAAGGTCATGAGAGGGGAAGGGAGTACACCGGTACACTCGGTTCCAAAACCCACGTGGAGAGCGGTGAATGATCCCGGGTGGAAATCTACAAAGAAAGAGTGAGGGGGCAGATGCCCCCTCACTCTTCTCCTATTTCTTTTTTGTCTAAAAGTTACGCGGGCCAACCAGCCTCGAGATCATATTCGTCACCAGCAGCCAGTGCATCCTTCAAGGCCCAACCACGCTTCATGATGATGAAACCCCAGGCGGTCAGATCACTGAGAATGGAGACAGCATCGTCGAAGGTAGCTTTGATGGTCTTGTTTGACATGACCCGGAACTCAGCCGACTTTATTGCACCTGCCCCGGCATCTACAGCCTTGACATATTCTTTCTCAGCCACCAACCAGTTGGTGCGATCGGAATCATCACGGCACTGAAGGCGCTCACCAATGAAGTCCGGATACTTAACCGGATCAACGAGATAACCTCGATTGAAAGCCTGCTGAATACGATTCTCAATGGCTTGTTTAGCGGCAGCTAATTCAGCTGCTTTACGAGCATCTTCCAGGGGATCAATTTCAGGAAGGATCTCGTACTTCCAGAAAGGAACACCTTCCTGATCTTCGATGTGACGCTCACCGCGTGCACCCTTGAACGATTCAGTTGGCTCTTGGATAACCTTGATACCGAGATCATCAAGAGCCTCTTCTGAGGAAGAGATAACGTCTTCCAGAGTGTAGGAATCCTCACCTAGTGTAAAGTCACCGGTGATCTCGTTCCACTTGTCATTGTCAAAATAGGCAAATGCCATGGGTTATTCCTCGTGTTCAAAAACTATTCAATTTAATGGAATGGGTAGGGTCGTCCCACGCTTGCGACTAACATTACACAGGACTGCAAGAAATGCGAGCCAGCGAAAGACGAGCGAACATCCTTCAGCCTTTAGCGCCGACAAGAAGATGTAATCTCCCACGATCTTGGGAACAAGAAGACGCTCACGCAAGAAGTCGTGCAAGGCACTAGAACGCACCATGTGGAGATCAGGTAGCGAAGGGATGTACGCTTCTAAGCCAATCAATCGCATGATCGATTTGATGATCGCCAAGAGATGATCTACCCAGATAGGCCATGATGGTCCATCGGTCTTGAAGCCATCTGGAACACGGATGGCGAGCCTAGATCCTTTGTAGAAAAGCTCGTAATGTAAGTCATAGACGGCGCGCAGACGCCTTCCGTATCGGAACTCTTCAGTGTCGACGAACCGAGCGGTGGTAAAAAGGCTAACAGGTTCGGTAGGGGGAGGTTGAACAATTGCCATCACTAACAATAATCCTTATCCAGCTAGCGACTTATCACCATCGCTAAGGGTGTCATAAGATTGGCATTTTATAAAGATCAGTAAGGAAGCCCCGAAGGACTCCCTTACTAACCAGAAGTTCTACAGACCACCCACAGCAGCTAGATAGTCATTGAGAAGTTTGTCAAGGATAACCATGTCTGCGTCTGAAGTACTAGTCACCAGTGTGTAAAAGAAGGACATACCTTGTTGATTGTCACTAGCGATGTACAGCGGACTAGTAGAGATGCTAGCATCGCCGTCAGCATTCGTTGTTCCTCCAAGTGAGATTCCACTTTTGTAGAACTTCCACGTCGTGGCGCTTAGGGCAGACAGAGCATAGTGGGCTTTGAAACCACTCGTACCCGTACCCCCGCCCCCGGCCCTCGAGACGTAGATATACAGATAATCGTCACCTGAATAAGCGTTAGGATTATTTCCATCAGCACTTGATGGAGCAACCAAACTGTATCCAGAAGTGTAGCCATTGTTCAGGTAAAGACCCAGCGTCGATTGATTCGCGGTGTAGTTGACTTTTGGAACGGTGTTGTAAGCAACACCAGCGTAAGCCAAGCCTCTGTTCTTGGTGAAGTTACTAGGGTGAAACGTACCAGCAGAGGCTGGATTGAACAGATTCAACTGTGCTGCATCAATGGAATGTGCTGCAAGAAGATAGAGCTGATTGAGTGGATTCCAGAAACCAGCTTTCTTTAGACCAACAACGAGATTGTTGATCACCACTGCTCTGTTGTCGTCGGGTTTTACCGACATCGCATTGATGTAGGCTAGTGCGCTTGGATCTAATAGAATCCCGCCAGCTAACCCCGATAAACATGTCATACCCGGAAGCATGATTGTTCTCCTAATATGTTAAATCAGTAAAGCTTCTCAATGCCCCATTCAAGCACAACAAGACCACGACCTCTGGTACCAGTATTACTGTAGCTTCTGCTTTCTCCGCCACCGAAGTCTTGATTAGCATTGCCATTGGTAGCTGTCAGTTTCTTAACGGTGTCTGTCCAAGTGACACCACTACCACGAGTAGGACCACTAGTAGCACCATAAACACCAGCAGCGCCACCACCGTTCGCAACTGACCCACCATCACTCACATATCCACCGCCGCCACCATTATAGATTACGGTACCGCTGTTACCACCTTGACCAGATGTTGCGGCAGAAACAGGTTGAGAGGAATCTACCTGAAAGTAAGTGTTGGCATTGTTGAACAAAACGCTCAGGCTGGCACTTGATCCGATAGTTAGAAGACTAGTGGCGATGTTACCACCGGCGCCTCCGTAAACATCGTAATACTCCGTGTCGTTACTTTGCTCGTAGTAGTAATAAGCTTGACCAGCACCACCTGGGCCGATACATGTAATACGAACCTTACTGAAACCTGGTCGATTGACAATCTGGATGGTCTCAGATGAACCACCAGTACCAACACTGGTGTACCAGTCAACGGGAAGAATAAGTCCGGGAGTCACTATTCCGGACAAACATGTCATACCTGGAAGCATTGATGTCACTCCGGATCTGATGAAACAACAACCGTCTCAGTGGGCCAGCCTGTGGTGACGTCGTATTCCTCACCCTCAGCTTCTGCATCCTTCAACGCCCAACCACGCTCGGTAATGACAAACGCCCAATCAGAGAGTGCCTCAAGGATAACTACTGCGTCATTATACGACACGTAGATGGTCTTGTTACCCTCAGTACGGAACTTAGCCTCAACGAGGTCACCGTCTCCTGCCTCTACCTTCTTGGAGTAACGGCGCAGGGCCTCCATCCAATTGGTCTTGTCATCGTTGTCGCGAACCTGGAGACGCTCGCCGATGAACGCAGGATGATCGGGAACAAAACCACGAAAGAAAGCGGCCGCAATGTGACCGTTGATCTCTGCTTTCCTGGCAGCCCGCTCAGCGTCGTTGAAGACGGGCAGGATCTTGTATACCCAAACAGGCTTACCGTCACGCTCTTCAATATGGCGAGCACCGCGAATACCGGGCTTGGGATTGTCCTCTTCACCGATGAAATAGATACCGTCCTCAGCCAGAGACTCTGGCGTCTCATTGTGCAACCAGTCGCCGATATAGGCTTGGTTACCAATCGTGAACTCACCGGTGATCGGAATCCACTCACCGTCATGCTTGTACGCATAGCTCATGATCATTATCCTTCATTAAAACAAAGCACGATCGTGCTAGAATGGGGTCATAAAATGAAGCCATAGGGGAAGGGTCTCCCCCTCCCCTATGCTCTTTAGATAAACAGATCTCTGGTACCCCATTCGACGACAACGAGTCCTCGTCCGGTTTTACCACCGCTACCGGAACCGCCGCCGAAGTCAAGCTGAGCATCGGTAACGCCGCCACTGAAACCAGTACCATTGGTTGCTGTTTTACCAGTGGAGGCATCAGTCCAGATGAAACCTGGACCACGAGAACCAGCTGTTCCCAGACGGTCACTACCAGTACCTGAACCGCTAGTGCCGTTGATGGCATCGCCGAACACACCGGCAGGAGAGCCACCAGCCGTTGCCAAGAAAGCACCTGACTGAGAACTACCGTTGGGATAGTAAGCGTTGTAGCCACTACCACGACCACCTCGGAAGATCACGTCTCCCAGATTGTCCGGCATACTGACACTACCGTAACTTGCCCCAACTACGTTAACTGCATCTTTACGAAAGAATGCGTGGCTGGGATCAAAGTAAGCAGAGAGACTATCATTGACACCCAGCTCTACAATCGAGGTGGAACAGTTTCCACCAGTACCACCTCGACCACTGTAGTAGGTGCCTTCTGTTTGGTAAAAGACACTGGATGATTCTTTCTCTCCGGGACCAATGCACGTGATCCTGGCGATTGTGAAACCGGGTCGTTTCGGAATAAAGATCGTCTGGGTCTGTCCCCTCGAATCCGTCGTGAACCAATCGGTGATGGGCTCTGAACTGAACCCACCCCCTACCCTGGAACTAGCAATTCCAAGGACACTCGTCATCCCGGCAAACATTAGTTTGCACCAATGGCTGTGAGATACGTGTTAAGACGATTGTAGAGACTGGTCAACTGCGCGGTCGTGAGACCCGTGCCTGTGAAGCCTGCGGCCTGACGGTTATTGGTACCAGGGTAAGCACTCGATGCGCCTGCACCCAGAAGAGCAAACGTTGAGGACGAATTGTTGTTCGTGTTGTTATACGCACCCGAGCCAGACGTGTTATTCTGCGTCACGAACATGTTGGCATCACCCACCACGTGCGTAACGGCTTTAAAGCCCTTCACCTGACCAGAGTTAATTGATGCTGACGAAGAGGCAATGCGACCAACCGTGGCTGTGTTGTTGCAGAGCAGGTAATCGTAGAAGCTATTGCTAGCCTCACCGCACAAGTAGCCGTTCTGCGTCTCGGTAAAGGCAGTGTTCTGCCAGATACCGTAGGACAGGCTGTGGAGGGCTGTGCGACGCAGGTTCGGACCGAAGTAAGCATCAGGGCTCTGAAGCTGGTTGTTGGCCGTAGCACCGCCAGTTGCATCCTGCTGCCAACCAAGATCAGCGATGAAGACGGGAGTACCAATCTTCACCAGGAGCTTTGAGGGACGAATCAGGTTAACCCGTGATGATTGCTCATCATGACTGGCAAGGAGCCACAGGTTATCCAGAAGCGTCCAGATACCGTCAGTCTTCAACCCCAAGATGAAGTTGTTGATCAACGCCTTGCGGGTAGCTGTGGGCTGGCTCGTCATGGCGGTGAAATAAGCCTGCACGTCAGGATCGTACGTACGACCCATGTTCACGCCGAAGAAGAAGTCGATCGAATTGGTATCAGTGATCGTGTAGTACATCCGGTGCACACCGCCAACAGCGGCGGGAAGCATTGGAACAACACTGCCTGAGGAGAACCACTGATCCCCGAAGGTGAGTGTGTAACCACCACTACCACCCATGGTGAAGGTGATGCAACCTGACTGACCAGGCTTCATGCCACCGACCGGGTTACCGATCACGCGGTTACCTGTCAGCGTCACACTGGCATTGATGAAGTTGTTGAAATTGACACCGGTGACAAGGGATGCCTCAGTGATCGGGGCTACCTGGTTTGCAATCCACACCTTATCCGGCGTGACCACCTTGCCAGCAACTGCTGAGCGATATTCCTGCGCGGTCGCCTCAACGATAACAGGAGCACTCGCTGCCTTACCGCCGAAGATGGTAACCTCACCACTCCCCGTCACCTCGTAGCGAAGAACCGTGACAGCATTCGCGGCTGAGTTCAGGATCGGAGCCGTAACGTTATCTTCGTAGCGGTAGCCAGAGGCAAAAGCCAGCAGGCGGCCGCCAGTTGAGTCCTGGCGAACACGAATGAATCCGCGCTGACCCTGCTTCAGGTTCTGTGGAAAATCAAGCGTCCGGTTATCAGTGATGGTGACACTGAAGTTGATTGACTTGGAATAATCGATGGTGATGATCGGGGCATCAGTCAGATCAAAGATGCGCATTCCCTGCCAGAAACCATCGGCGGTGATAAACACACCAGCAGCTGCTGTCAGGAAGTCGTTCTTGGCATCAGCGGCTGCGCGCAGGGTGGTGACCATCCCCGAGGCAACCATGAGGCCAGCCTTGAACTTCAGATTGTACCGCTCAGCAACACCATCAGCGCTGAGGATCTGGAGGTAAGCCTCATCAGCTGCGTTGACACGAATACGTACACCACCAGTGGTACCAGGACCGTTTGGTGTGACAGCTTCAACGTATGCACCGGTAACAACCGGTCCGCTATACTTGGGAGCATCGAACGCGGTGCGGAAGGTCTCAGAATCTTCCAGTAGACGAGGTGTAATAGTGCTCATAGTTTACCTCATATGTAAAAATAACGTGGCCTTCTTGCATCTTTGTGCGGGAATAGGCGTCATAAGATTGGCATTTATAATAGTCTACAGAGGAGGGCGCATGCCCTCCTCTGTGACCAGTAGATCAGATCAGTTTGCACCAATCGCAGTGAGGTAGGTATTTAGACGGTTATTCATTGCAACAAGCTGAGTGCTGGTCATACCTTGACCAGTGAACGCAGCTGCCTGACGGTTCGTAGTACCGGTGTAGGAACCAGGGTTACCAGCATTTAGCAAGTAGAACTTGGCACTTCCCGTCATGTTGTTCTGGTTTCCATAAGCAGAAGTATAACCAGTGCTATTGTAGAAGATAGTCTGGTTAGCATCACCGGTCACATGACTAACGGCCCTGAGACCCTTCGCCTGACCACCGGTTGCAAGACCAGAGTTAGATCCAGCAATGCGAGCGGTTAACGTGTTTGCACTGCTGTGGCCCAGATAATCGTAGAAGTTGTTGGTAGCCTCACCGATCAGATAACCGTTACCGGTTTCACTGTTCGTTGTATTCTGCCAAAAACCAAAACTACCATCACTTGCCGACTGCCGCCTATTGACGCCACCGTTGTAGGCATCAGGAGTCTGAAGACCAACGTTGGCGACCTGACCTGAAGTGCTAGTTGCCTGCCACCCCAGATTGGTTACAAAGTAGGGGCTACCATATAACGTCAATACGTTTGATGGACGTACTGCATTAACGCGACTCGACTGATTATCATGACTCGCAAGGAGCCATAGATTGTCAAGCAAAGACCAGACGCCATCGTTTTTCAGACCAACAATCAGATTGTTAATGAGAACTTTACGAGAAGTTTCTGGCTGTAGCGTCATAGCATCGAAATAAGCCTTAGCTTGAGCGTCGTAGCTACGACCCATGTTCATGGCAAAGAACACGTCCACTGTGTTAGTGGAAGTGATGGTGTAGTACATCCTGAACGTGTAGCCAGGATTGTTTATGGGGAACGTGGGGACTGTACCGTTACTAAAGAACCATTGATCGTTAAAACTGAAAAATGGAATGATGTTGTTAAGTCCACCAGAACCAGCAGTTGGAACAACAAACGTGATGCAACCAGATTGACCAGGCTTCATGCCAGCGGCAACTGGATTAGCAACGTTGTTGAAATAACCGTAACTATAAGTACTGATAGTCACAGTTGCGTTGATGAAGTTGTTGAAGTTGACACCGTTCTGGAAATCAGCTTCACTCAGCGTCACCGGTGCGTTTGCGGCCCAGACCTTATCAGGTGCAAGGACACGAGCAGGAGTGGCCGAACGATACTCAGCAGCCGTGGCTTCGGAGTTGACGACAGCAGGCTTACCGGCACTCAACAGAATGCGAGTGGCAGAGGTGACATCGTAGTGAATGATCGTAACAGCAGTGTAGCCTGTATTGAGTACAGGATCAGCTCCACTGTTGGTGTAATAGTTACTACCCCAGTTGACGGTGAAGTTGTTCAGACCGAAGTCTGTTGGCTGAGTGACCCGGATAAATCCGCGCTGTCCCACCCGGAGGTTCGAGAAGTTGACCGTACGTGTGGCACCGGTCGCCGTGGTCATATCCAGAGCAAAGTTAATGCCCTTAGAAAGATCCAGCGAAACAGTTGAAGCATCAGTTAGAACAACCGGAGTTTGTCCTGCCCAGAAAGTGGCGATGTTGAGCGCTGCTGTGCTCGTCCCTGTGAGGAACTCGCTGGTCGTAGCAAATGTACGACCGCCTGTGATGCTGATTTCCTGCGAGGCAGTGATCTCATAGTCAAAGACAGTGATGGCGTTGGCATTCGGATTAAACAGAGGTGAGGTTGAGTTATCACCGTACCGGAAGTTACTGCCGAACGCTGCACTATAAACAGTGCCTACCGGAATACCAGCAGGTTGCACCACGCGAATGAAACCACGCTGGCCCACTCTCACAAGGTTGGGGTTGTTTACCGTGAAGGTACGGCTCGTACCGACCGCTGTGGTTAGGACCAGGTTAAAGTTGATGGCCGTCGCAAAGTCGAATACCACCAGCGCCGAATCGGTCAACGTAGTGGTTGTCTGTGACGCCCAATACGTGGCAGGTGTCAGGAAAGTGTTACTCGTCCCAGCGAGAATATCGCTGCTAGTAGCAATCATCCTACCCTGACCCAGGGAAATCTCACCACTCGCCGTAATCTCATAGTCGATGACCGTGACACCGAAAGCGGTTTGATTCAACGTGGGTGCGATGGTAACACCGTCCATGAAGCGGTAAGCACTGCTCCATGAAATACCGTGCGGTGTAGCCGAGCCCGGATGTACGATGCGGATAAATCCGCGCTGTCCAATCTTTGATGCAGTGTTACTAGCAGCAAGGATACGGCTCGTACCAATTGCCGTCGTCATGGTCAACGTAAAGTTGATACCCGTCGTAGGATCGATGGCTACGGTCGCGGCATCGGTCAAGGCGACAGGAACTTGCGCTCCCCAGTATGATGCCGGGCTAACCGCTGTGGTTGCTGTACCAGTCGTGAAGTCACTAGCACTACCAGCCGCAAGTGTGCTTGTCTTACCACCAGTGATGGTGAGCTCGCCAAATGCGGTAACCTCATAGTCCAGAACCGTGACAGCGTTGGGACCAGCGTTGAAGAGCGGCGCAGTGCCACCATCGAAGCGGAAACCACTACTGAAGGTCGAGACGTAGGTGGTACCCGCTGCGATGCCAGCAGGTGACACGAAGCGAATGAAACCGCGCTGGCCGACCTTGGAGTTCGAGAGCGTGAGCGCACGGGTCGCACCGATCCCGGTGGTCATTGTCAAGGTGAAGTTAATCGCCGTTGACAAGTCCAGGTTGATCGAGGAAGCATCAGTCAAGCCTACCGGCTGCAGAGCGTCGTACCACCTACCAGGTGTCAGTGCTGCACCATTATGGGTGCCCACCCTGATGTCAGAAACAGTAGCAAACAACTTACCAGGGAAAAGCTGAACTTCACCTGCCTGGGTAACCAAATACTCGAGGGTGGTTACAGCGCTGTTACCAACGTTAAACCTCGGCTCGATGGTGTTACTGTCGAGCCACTTCCACGTCGACGAGTTCCAGTTAACTCGGTAGTCAGCGTCAGTGACCGCTGGCTGAACAATGCGGAAGAATCCGCGCTGACCAGGCTTGAGGTTAGTGGGAGCGTTGAAGCTGCGAGACACACCAACACCAGTGGTCATCGTCAGGGTAAAGTTGATACCAGTGGAGAAATCAGGCGTGATGCTGGCATTGTCTGTCAACGCGACTGTATTCAGTGCATTCCAGTAGCCCGCAATGCTCATCACCGCAGTACTAGTACCAGCACGGAAGAACGAACCGAGAGCGTTGGTGGCAGCCGGAAGGTAGAAGAGACCATCCCAGTTCAGCTGCTGTGCACCAGGTGAGGTCAGGCTACCGTAAACGGTACCATCGTTCGCGGTGAGCTGAAGCACTGCGGTGTTGGCATTGACCGACGACGACGATGAGGCAGCGCGAACGCGCAGACCAGGAGCAGTAGTGCTACCATCAGGCGTCAGAACGTCGAGGGCGTGACCCATGATGACAGGAATACGAGCAGCGTTGAAGACACCGTTTGATTCCAGGACTGCGACTGTACCGCTGGTGGTTCCAACGTTGTACATCGCCGCTGTACCGATAGCAGACGCTGCCACAGCACCAATCGCGGTGCGAACCGCTGCTGCATCGGTTGCGTAGTAGACACTACGACCACCACCAACGCCGGTCCCTGCACCCAGGTTAGCGTGGAAGCTATCCTTGTTAGTGGCGTACTCACTGCCGTTGTTGGCAGCAACCACATCGCCCGTACCAGCACCCGCCGTACCACGAGGAATGGCGAGATCAAGGATCGGGTTATCAACCGTACCACGGAAACTGGCCGTAGCGTTTGAACCCGGTGTCAAGGTGGTGACGTTACCGATCGTAAGGTTTGGGGTGAGACCCGTCAGACCACGAGGGATCGTGAGATCAAGGATCGGACTCTCCGCTGTACCACGAAGCCCCGCAGCAGCTGCCGTGCCAGATGCACCAGTTGTAACGTTACCGATCGTGAAAGCAGGCGTGACACCAACCGTACCACGAGGGATCGTGAGATCCAGAATGGGGTTATCGGTCGTGCCACGGAAGCTGGCAATTACCGAGCTACCAGGAGCACCGGTCGTGATCGTACCCGCCGTGATCGAGGGTGTAAGCCCTGTTGCACCACGCGGGATGTTAACATCGAGGATCGGATTGTCAGTGGTACCGCGCAGTGATACTGTCGCACTCGTACCAGCCGCCGAAGAAGTGACGTTACCAATGGTGAGATTCGGAGTGAGCCCCGTTGTACCACGCGGAACCGTCAGGTCCAAGATGGGATTGTCCGTGGTGCCCCGGAACGAAGCAATCACCGAAGTACCCGGTGCACCAGTGCTGACCGTACCGATGGTCAGGTTGGGCGTGAGGCCAGTGTTACCACGCGGAATCGTAAAGGTCAACACTGGTGACTCAGCAGTGCCCCCCACTGACACCGTTGCAGAACCACCAGCAGCACTGGTCAAGGTCGAGCCGATTGAGATGTTCGGGGTAGCGCCAGTTAGGCCACGAGGGATCGTGAGATCAAGGATCGGGTTATCAACCGTGCCGCGAAGAGCTGCACTAGCAGCACCGCCCGATGAGGAAGCAACCACGTTGCCGATGGTGAAGTTCGGGGTAAGGCCGGTGAGACCACGAGGACCACTGGGCAGACCCAGGGTGACTTCATAGTCCGTCCCGCTCGTCACGGTACCGATCGTTACCGAACTACCGGCAGCCAGGGTCGTGGTCTTGAAGGTGAGCTTGGGAACCATCGCCAGGAAGGCATCAGCCAGGGTCAGGAGTTTGACTTTAGCCACGTCTTTTTCCTTCTTGTATAAAAAACACTTGAAACTGTTTGGGAAGGGATAACACCCTTACTAAAAAACAACAGCCATGATGATCGCCTAGTGCGATTTTTGTTGGCGTGTGGTCATATGATTTCGGGGTAGTAATTTTGTCTCGTATAGGCCTTCGATGAACGAAAATCAAAATAACACCTTTGGGTACGATTAGATGGAATCTATCTTTACACAAGAGAAGTGGAGTTACAGTCATGAAGATGCAAAAGGCAGTGGAAGACGCCCTGGGTGGTGTAAGTCCTGAGCTGCGGGCGCTCTTGGACCAGATCAAGGAACGTCGTGGTTCTCACGAGGATTGGATGAAGTTGGAAATGGCGTGCATGGCACGCATTGCCGCTTGTACTCCAAACGAGCATGTTTGGTGCCGTGGTGAGGTCCATGGTCGCAGTCGTCACTATCCAGCCATTGTCGTCTTCGACCGGGATACACGAGAGCTAAAGGTACTAGCTCCTTCTGGTGAAGAGGGAGCAATGGAGGAACACGGCTACCATTTCTTCTGCTCCTCCGTTCCCCATATCGGCATCGTTCGTGAGGTCATGTCCGGGAATGATACCTCGGTCGTAGTTACCGACTAGATGGTACAAACGTAGACAAGGATAGCAACAATGACGGAACAAAGGACTGGAGAGGACCGGCGACTAGCCTCTCAAAAGCAGCAGACTCTGACGGGTGGGGATGTTAACTACTACCTCACCGAACTATGGGACACAGTAGTTGTTGAAACAGAGGATGTGATCGAACTTCTTCACATGCCCTTTAACGTAGCTACTACTTTTAAGTCGACGTGTCGCCTTTGCAAGCTCCGAATGGACCTGGGTAAGCCTGGATCAACGGCGGATTATGAAGTTGGTAAAATCATTTATTACAACAAGCGCGTGGCGGCAGTGTCGCTTCGTCGTGAGAAATCAGTTGGTTGGATTGGTCGGTCGTTTCGCTATCTTCGTGATATGCTACATCGCGGCTATTTTGACAATGTCAATGAAGTCGTTCTAGAAGTACTAGAGCCCAAGCGTCTTGATCCCTACTCATTCCGGGTCGGTGACTTCATTGATGCACTACAGCCCTCACCCCTCGAGCGTCGTATCCTAGAAAATAACTTCAGGGTTGCTCTGATGCGATTGGTCGTGGGTCCTCCTCGCGCTGACGAGATCGAAGTAGCGCACGACGGTGTAATATTAGCATACGACCTGACAAAGCAAGTCGAGGAAGAGAGAGCATGTCTCTAGTAATGCCTGACATCAAGCCGATCGTCCGTGATGACGATCCGCAACTGCGTACAGTCTCTGCCCTCGTCACTGAGTTCGACGAATCCTTGATGACGCTTATCGAGCAAATGCTCGCTGCCATGATCACCAATCAGGGAATCGGGTTGTCGGCAATCCAGATCGGTGTCGCCAAGCGCGTTATTGTTGCTTTCGCTGACAAAGAAATGCACGTGATGATCAATCCTGAGTATATCAGGAAGCTCAACCGCGAAGTAGTGATGGAGGAGGGTTGCCTCTCTATCCCTGGTCTTCGTCGCAAGGTTAGTCGCCCAGCAAAGTGCGAGATTGCCTGGCAGGATCCAGAGGGTAATTTCCACACCGGTAACTTCTCAGGGATGCTCGCGCGCATCATCCAGCACGAGATGGATCACCTCCAAGGTGTTCTCATTACCGACAAGCCCCACGTTCAGTAAAGGATTTATCATGAACGACACGGATCTTCAATATCAGCGGATGCTTCAACACGTCTTGGATACAGGCGTACCTCAGCAAGACCGTACTGGTACTGGAACGCTTGACACGTTCGGGGGTCAGATGCGCTTTGACCTGTCCAAGGGTTTCCCTCTTCTCACCACCAAGAAGCTTCACACCCGATCGATCATCGTTGAGCTCTTGTGGTTCTTGCGCGGTGATACCAACATCGGCTGGCTCAAGGACAGGGGTGTCAAGATCTGGGACGACTGGGCAGATGAGAATGGTGACTTGGGTCCCGTCTACGGCAAGCAGTGGCGTGATTGGGTAGCACCCGATGGGAGCCATATCGATCAGATCGCAGACCTGGTTGCCTCCATCAAGCGCGATCCCGCAGGCCGGAGGCAGATCGTCACGGCATGGAACCCAGGCGAACTCTCGAAGATGGCTCTCAGCCCGTGCCATTGTCTTTTCCAGACCAGGGTTGCCAACGGCAAACTCGACCTACAGCTCTATCAGCGCAGCGCTGACTTGTTCCTGGGCGTGCCCTTCAACATCGCGTCCTACGCGATTCTGACGCACATGCTGGCTGATCAATGTGGTCTGGAAGTCGGTGACTTCATCTGGACAGGTGGTAGTATCCACCTCTACAACAATCACCTTGATCAGGCACGAGAGCAGATTACCCGTGAACCACGTGCACTCCCCACGCTGAAGCTTCGTCGCACGCCTGCGACCATCGACGAGTATGAACTCGAAGATTTCATCGTGGAGGGTTACGATCCTCATCCTCACATCCAAGCCGACGTGTCGGTCTGAGACAGGAGATTACCTATATGACTACGCGTATTACAATGATCCTGGCTCAGGACCAGGCTGGTGCGATCGGAAACGGTACAAGTCTTCCGTGGCCGCGTATCAAGAAGGACATGCAGTTCTTCCAGCAAGCTACCACCGGTCACGTCGTGATCATGGGTCGCAAGACCTTTGAGACGCTGGGTGCTCCGCTGAAGGATCGCACCAACATTGTCCTCACCACCAACCCCAACTGGAAGGCCGACGGTGTCGAGGTCGTCCACGATCTGAAGAGGGCGCTCAACGAGTATACCGAACTCGGTGAGGAAGAGATCTTCATCATCGGTGGGGCTGATGTCTACAACCACGCACTACGTTATGCTGATCGCATCCTCTTGACCAGGGTGTTCGGCACGTTTGAAGCAGATGTGTTCTTTCGATTCAACGTCGATGACTGGATCCTCGACTCATCAGAACAGTACCGCGAAGATGATCAACTCATCTGTACGTTTGAATCCTACATCCGTCCCAAGGAAGAAGAGCCTGAAGAGGTTAAGGAGACGGCCGAGGCATCTGCATCGTAACTCGACCACCGATGGGGTTAGGGTAGCCCTAACCCCATCATCCCTAGAAAAGAAGGTTCAGTTATCATGTACAATCGACTATACCCCTACCACAATGATCTGCGCGGTGATCTGCGCACGATTGATGCTCCCTGGTTGGGCGTCCGCCTCATGCGTGCCATTATGGACGAGTTCGAGGTAACCCAGACCGAGGCTGAAGTGCTGATGGTCGTAGCCTCTTATCGCAACACTGTTTCCTTCGAGAACATCAGCGACAAGCTTCCCCACCTCAGCAAGGATTCCCTGAAGCGCGCACTGCTTAGCCTGGGTGAGGGTCACATCTACTCACAGGCCGTTATCGATCACGAGCATTTCATTTACTCCGCCAGTGCCGCCACCAAGAAGACCCTGAAGACTTTTACACTCGATTCTCTCTCACCCTCACCTGCTAGCTACGTAGCTCCGCTTGATCCTCCTGCTCCTGTGGAGGTTGTTACTCCTCCCGTCGAGGAGAAAGAAGACATTGCTGGTGTACTCGACTACAATGACCGAGTCTTTGGTCTACTGGAAGCCTTGAAGGTTCACTTCCCTTCGATCGCCGGTGGCTTTGCTCGTGGTACGGGTGGAGTAGACTGGGATTACATTCTCGAGGAGATCCGTGGTCCAAAGCCCGTGAACACCGATCCCACTGGCCCGCTCATCATCACACCGGAACTCGATACAGCACTCGGGTTCGCGTACGGACTAGTGGCTCCTGGTGCTGATGCGAATGCGAGCATTCTGGCTAACCCACGTGCTGCAGCACTTGCTCACCGAGCAATCTACGAGCGTCGTCCCCGCGAAGAATCGTACAACGACATGATTCATCGCCTCTACCCCCAAGGCGTTCCAGCACCTGGTCCAACTCCTGCTCCTCGTCATGGTTTCTTCAAGACCGTGTTCGATGCAGCATTTACCTGGCTGAATGGTAAGTAACGATCCTAAAGGTGTTTAGCTGATATAAGAGTAGCGGCTAAACACCTTTAGCTACACCGTAGCTGTTATGGAAGGGCTATGCTCGGTTCTTCTGTAACTCTAAAGGTGAACACATGGGTAAGCCAGCGCGCAGGGGCAGTTCTAATGCCCACCATTCCCAGACCAAAGGTGAGAGACGCGGAGACTATCGGGACAAGATGTCCCACCGCGCCAAAGTAGAGGTACACCGTGATCGCACTCCGGGCGACGCAATTATCTCTATTCGCAAGCCTATTGAGTATCTCACCGAGAATCAGCGGATCCTCGGTTCCTGTGTTCGTAACTACGATGCTACCTTTGCAACCGGGCCTGCGGGTACCGGCAAGACCCACGTTGCGATTGCCGAACGCCTACCCAGACTGCTAGACGATAGAGAACACGTTTTTGTTTTAACAAATCCTGCCCACGAAATTGGTGAGAAGCTCGGCACGTTGCCGGGTGATAAGGACGACAAGATTGCCGTCTCCATGCGTCCGATGCGCGACATTCTGACAAAGCTCCTGGGTGCTAGCCACCTGGAGAACCTAATGAATGCTGGTCGTATCATGTTTGAGCCCCTGGGAAGCATCCTGGGGACTACCTTCGACAATGCCACCATCATCGGCGATGAGATGCAAAACAGCACTCCCCAGCAGATGAAGGCACTCCTGACGCGTGTCGGTCATGATTCCAAGATCGTGATCGCTGGTGACTATCAAGAGCAGAAGTTCATCGAGGGAATGAGTGGTATGGAAGATGCCATTCGTCGCTTGAAGAGTCTCTCCTCGGTTGGTCACGTGGAGTTCACAGCGGACGACATTGTTCGCTCTGGTTTTTGTAAGGACGTCATCCTCGCTTATCGTAACAGCTGACATTATGCAGGGTAGGGCATTAGCCCTACCCTGTGTACCTGGTCATTATCTAATCTGACATTTTTTACAACCAATGTATCTGTACTGATATGAACGAACGAATGACTGAACTAGAATACCAATTGAAGTTAGTTTCCAACATACCCTAAAAGTTACTAGCGAACCATACCGGGTCGTCGTTACTGAGACAGCACTGAGGCCGAACAGACACTTTGTCGCCAACCCGCCTCTGCTCGATCTTTGGTACGATCTCCCTGACTAGCTAGTGTCTTTTGAGTTGAGTGCCGTAAAGGCAGATAAAGCGATAGGTACCAAGGTAGCTCAGATAGAGTCTTTAGACAGAGAGAGCCTCGCGGCTCTCTCTGTCTGGTGTCATCGAGTATCGCACGTGAAGATACTGTAATCCCATAACGTAGAAAGAGTAGTACAAACGTAATATCTATTCTATTGGGGTTTTGGCGGAAATTGTCATAACCGCCAGATCTGCTACCAGGTTCTATTACCATGGTAACAATAGGACGTGGTAGGGTTTCTACCATAACGCGTTAATGGAGCTATTTTCACATGTCTATTTTCGGTCAGTACAAGGGCGGCGCTGAGGCGATCGCTTCGACCATCGCTACTGAGGCGCTCGATGATCAGAGCCTCGACACCAATGCGACGCAGGATGGTGCGGTTGATCCCCTCCAGATTATCGACGATGCCTTCGCTGCTGAGCGTCAGCAGATTGAGCTGAACGGCGAGGGTGACAACACCCAGCTCGAAGAGCAGCAGATCGATCAGGGCGAGGATACTGGCGGCAAGCTGCCCGACGGCGACTTCGGCGATGACGCCGACGTGACCGGCACCACCGACGTCAAGGTCGATGCCGACGACACCGATGCCACGTTCAAGAACGAGATCGGCGACGATGAGGACGAGTCGGATTACGACGACGCTGATTCGGTCGACCGTGAGATCGACAACGACAGCAACGACATCGAGATGCTGTCGATGGAGATCGAGCAGCTGAGCCAGACGAGCATCGCGATCGAGTCATACGGCATGGGTCCCTCGACGGCCGCTGTGATGCAGATCACGGGTCTGCTGAATGGTACCGCACTCGAGTCAGTCGGCCTGGAGTCGTTCTCGGCCCCCGTCCCCGGTGACGCTGAGTCGATGATGGCGCTCGAGGCGCTCGGCGAGAAGATCAAGGAGAAGGCCGCGTCCTTCGCTGCCAAGATCGTCAACGTCGTCAAGGCTGGTGGTCAGAAGATCCTGGCGATCATCACCTCGGTCTGGAACAAGGTCCAGAGCCTGGTTACGACGCTCGCGTCGAAGACCTGGGACGCTGCTAAGTCGGTCGGTCAGACCATCAAGGCGCATCCCTACAAGACCATCGCCGGTGTCGTCGCAGCGATTGCTGCTGTTGCTGCGATTGTCGTGTACTGCGGCGGTGCTCCGGCCATGAGTGCCAACATCAACGTCGTCAAGGCGTTCATGACGAAGCTGGCATCGGACATCAGCACCAAGGTCAAGTGGGCTGGTGGTTCGGTCAAGGCTACCCTGAACGAGGCGGGCACCAAGATCATGCTCGCGGTGGGCGATGCCAAGGTCGCGGTTAAGGGTGCGGCGTCGACTGCTTCTTCGACTGTCTCGAACGCAGCGAGCAGCGCTGCCAAGGGTGCCAAGGATCTCGCCCGTACGGCTTACCAGGCTGGTGACAAGGCTGTGGACGCCGCCAAGGCTGGTGCTTCCACTGCCGCCAGTGCGGTTAAGGGTGCAGCGGCTACGGCTGGCAAGACCGTCTCGGATGCGGCCTCGAAGGTTGCTAGCGCGGTGAAGCCTGCGGCGGCTGTCAAGTCGGGCTATCAGCCGATGGCTGGTAACTACGCGATGGGCTCGGCCAAGGAGCTCGGCTGGACGGCGAATGCTGTCAAGGCGATCCAGGGTCAGCTGACCCGCGCTTGGCAGACCCTGAAGGGTGGCTGGACTGCGTTCGGTACGCGCAGCATGTCGGCGGCTAACTCGGTCAAGTCGGGTGCTGGCGCTGCTGTCGGTGCTGTCAAGAGTGCAGCCAGTGTTGTCACCGCTGGTGGCGCAGCTGCTCAGAGCGGCGCTGCTAAGGCTGCTGGTACGGCTGCGGTCAAGGCTGGTCTCAGCGCTGGCAAGGGTCGCGCTGTTGCTGGCCTGGCTGGCTGGGCTGCTAGCTCGGGCTACTACTCGTTCCTCATCGGTCTGGTCGGTACGCTGGTCAAGCTGGTGAAGACCGTCGTGGTCGGTGGTATGACCATGATTGCCTCGACCTTCCGTGCTCTCCTCCCCATCAGTGGTGGTAGCGCGCAGGCGGCGTAATCATCAGCGATTTCGTTGATAACATAAGCACGTGCTGGGCAGGGGGAAACCTCTGCCCAGCATTGGCTACTATGTCATGGGTTTTTATCTATCCACCCCAGTAACCTAAAGGAGCTAAGACCATAACCCGGCCTTAGAAGAATCACCATGAACGACGTGCATCCTAGATTTCAGCACCAGTGCTTTGTTTCCTTCAACAAGTTCGATCAGTCGATGGGGCGTGTTGTTGACTATACGTTCAAGGAAGTCAAGTTCGATCGTACCGTGTCAGTCACCCCCACCTATATCGGTGTGGAGGTTGATTGTCCCAAGGACGAGGAAATGCAGAAAGTCATCAGGCGTTTCTTTGAGCGACTTCGCAGCGTTCATCAGAACCACTTCGTTCGCTTCGTCACAGACACAGTCTGGGCCACGGAGTCGCACAATGGTGATATCTTCTACTGCCACGATGGCGGCAAGCGTGAACGGGCGGACATCATTTGGTCGATCAGGGTAAAGTCCAAGGGCCAGATCGAAGTCAACATCATCAGTGCGCCGGACAACCGGCGTCGGGAGATCTTAACGGATCTGCAGGTTCAGCTGAACAAGCTCTACAAGGCTGATCCAGATAGCGACGTGGGACCGCAATTGGGTGGTATCATGGACATGTTCTATTCTAGAACCAAGAACATCCGAGCCTTGGAGTTCTTGAACGAGGACTGTCACTTGATCCTCATGCCGCTACCGTGTGGGCTCTTGTTCCGACCAGTCATTATCTGCGGAATGTCGCAGCTCGATGCCAAGCGCCGCTGGCGCAATATCACCGGGCAGATCTGCTACCAGAACCATCAGCTACCTCGTGTCTTTGGCGGGGACACCGAGATTACCGATCTACTGAGAGCGGGCATTGATCTCATGTGCATCAACGGTGAGCTCGATGAGAAGCACTTCTGTCCTCGCACTCACTATGAAGCAGTGGAGCTGGCCTTTACGTGCTACGATGGTCCCAGTGCTTTTTCAAGAACTCCCCACGACGTTATTATTTTACACACGATGAAGAACGGTAACATTTGGACAAATCGCGGATCACTCGATTACCTATCCGCTGTCAACTAAACGCTCCCAAATAACCATGGTGGTTTCATCCTTATATTACTGAGGTGAAGGTAGAACGCTGTGTCGATGAGACACATCTCCTTCACTTCACACGTTGTTGGTTCTATTATTCTTATCTACCCCGGTAGACTGGATGATATAGATTTTCACACATCAGTTAAGGATTATCACCATGGTCGATCTTCGCGCCCCCGATCCGGTTAACACGTCCTCGCAGTCCGCGCCTGCGATCATCGCTCAGCCCGAGCGGGCACAGCCCTCCGTCGTCAAGGTTACCATCGCCGCGTGCGGTGGATGTGGCATGAACCTGGGTCGGATGTTTGCAGGCGGCAAGGCTGAGGCCACTGTCTTGAACTTCGATACCTCGATGGCGAACTCGCGCTACGAGGAGCGCGTCAACGTCGTCACCAACGGCAATGGTTCAGGGTCCATCCGCTCAGAGAATGCGCGTGACATCGAGCGCGTGGTCTCTGCCTTCACCAACGAAGAGATCGGTCTTGCCGATGTTGGCATCGTGATCTCCTCGTGCGCTGGTGGCTCGGGCTCGGTCATCGCTCCAGTCATCGCGCGTGACTATGCGCGGCGCGGTATGCGCGTGGTCATGATCGTCGTCACGGACACCAGCTCGACAATCGCGGCCAAGAACACCATCAACACCCTGAAGACCATGTCGGCCATCGCCAACAACGCTGGTCTCTACCTGCCCGCCATCATCCTCTCCAACGATACCCCCAAGGGTCGTACTGGCGTGGACAAGGCAGTGCAGGTACTGGTGGGCGATCTTATCGAGCTCCTCACCAAGCCGCTCTACGAGGTGGACCGCAACGACCGCTTGAACTTCATCGATCCCCTGAAGGTCGTCGGAGCCAAGCCTGGTCTGAAGCTCATGCAGCTGGTCTCTGAGCAGACCCCGGATGATCCGCAGATCATCATCGGTCAGGACTCGCCCGAGATCGTCGACTCGCTTCTCATTATCCAGAACAGTGGTGAGGAATCACTGCCTGGTATCGAGCTCCCCATGAGCCGGATGAAGAAGGTCGGCTTTCATCAGGAGAATAGCCGTGCCATCGTCGGCAAGGTTACTGGTGACATCAAGGCGGTGGACAGCGTCATTGATGCAGTGGAGCGCGTTCAGAACATCGATCAGGCTCAGAACTACGGTCAAGTCGACCGGCTGAACACGCCTGCTGGTGCGGGTGATCTGTTCCTTTAAGATCTGATAAGGTAAGAGGGAGGGCATCAGCCCTCCCTCTTATACCTGTTTCTTTTTTGCTCATTTGACACAATATCCTACAGAGACACCCTTCAAGGTTTTAGACAACAATGACTGATCACCACGATAACGAAGTTGCCGTTCTCCAGAAAGAGCTGCAGACTGATATGCGCGCTAGCCTGGAGCATCTGGGCCCTGCCATGATCTCCTCCAAGATCCAGCAGCATCAGATCCTTTCCCAGTCAGCAGCAGCTGGTGGACCTACCTCGGCCGTGGGCGCAGTCCAGACTCTTCTCGATTATACTAAAGTCGGTGTGCGTCCCCTTAGTCAGCGCATCGGTGTGAAGCGCAAGATTCTCCAGCAGATGATTAGCGGTGAGCGCGATATGCCAGCAGAGGTCATCTCCAACATCTGGGATGCAATCGAAGTCATGCGTCCGGGCGTATTGGACAAACTCATGGCCATGGATACTAGTACGGCCGACTGAGGACTGGGTGGGTACCTAATGATATAGCCTAAGGCTCAAAGAGGTATCCATCCCGTGTGTCGTTTAACTAGTCAACTCCAGCAGATGAGCAATGACGTCAGAGGTGATGCTCTTCTGATCCAACACAAAGAAACCGTCGGTAGCACGCACAGCTTCACGCGCGCGTCTGCCATTATCAGGCGCATTGACACCCCCACCGGTTCACAGTGGATGTTTAACAACCTGATGTGTATCGCCGATACTCCGCTTCCTTGCGGTGGTGTGACCGGTGGTATTGCCGAGGTAGTTACAGCTGCACGTTATCAGCTGGGTAATGGTCTTTTTCTACATCACGACTTCTTCCCTGTTCGCTACACCGACGTTTCTTTTCCACAACATCTCGTTCCCTCGAAAGACTGATCTACTGCGAGGAGGGGTAACACCCTCCTCGTGGTCGTCCCCCCTATGTCATCTGAGTTAATCTATATATTACCCCTTTGATGATCTATTCCATGACTCATTTTAGACAAAGGGTTTTAATCTCATGAATATCCTCAACCCCTATCGCGCTATGTACAAGACACTCGAGGAAGTTGCTGCAATCTCTCCGATGACAGCAGCAGCCGTTGACATTCTCGACAACATGGACTGTGATGTAGTTCACGATAAAGATCACATCTTGCGAGTAGTACGCAAGGCTGTGTGGTACGGACAAAGACCACCGGCTGGTACACCAAAAGGTGATGTGGAAACCATTGCAGTAGCAGCCCTTCTCCACGATCTCGTCAACGTACCCAAAGACAGCCCCAATCGTTCTAAGGCGTCGATCTGGTCAGCGGGCAAAGCGCTCGATCTTCTCTACCATCGTGGTTTTCTTCGAGACGAGTCTACCCAGAGTTTAATTGTCCGCAACGCCATTGAAGCTCATAGCTGGACCGGTGGTATTGCTGTTGAGAGTTTCGAGGCTGCGTGTCTTCAGGACGCTGACCGAATGGAGTCGCTGGGAGCACTAGGGATAGCTCGGGTGTTCGCAGCAGGCGGTGCTATGGGTCGTCCACTCTTTCATCCTACCGACCCCACTGCGCTCAACCGGGAGCCAGACGAAATTGCTTACACTCTTGATCACTATTACGTCAAGCTGGTGAAACTCGTCGATAACCTGAAGACTCCACTGGGACAAATCGAGGGCAAACTCCTCTTTGGTCGCATGGAACAGTTCATCAAGGACTTACTCGAAGAACTCTAAGAAAGGAATTGACTATGTTGATCGTACGGGTCGAGAAGCTGGAAGGTAAGCAGACCATCTACTGTTGTGATAGAGTAGAGTATGAACCAGGAGCGCTCACTCTCCATGGTAAGGACGTCAGCGTGGTTCCGGGTCGCGAGAAAGTTGTTCTCGGTCGGCTCGGTGAAAGCATTGCGTTCGACGCTCCTCGAGTACCGCTGACTTTCGACGATCTGGAATGTGCTGATGTCTACGTACTCAGCAATGCTGGAACAGAGATTGCTAAATATCACCTGTGACTACCACTCTAAAGGGAGAGCGTAATGCTCCCCCTTTAGGATGTGTTTCTTTTTTTGTCTGTATCTGGTCAATGGTGTTGAAGGAGAAGCAGTGTGGCTAACAAACTTAAAGTCGATGTATCCTACCTCTTCAACGGTAATTTCCCCGCACTAATGCGAGACAATCGGCTAGCAGATGATCTTAACCAAGCGATTGAGGTAGCAATACGAAATGTCTCAGCCGTACACAACTTAAATGGTGAGCTTAAATTTGACATTAATCTAGAGTCAGATATCGTCAACCATGATTTTCAGACCGGTGAAGGACGTAGTAAAACTAGCTACGAACTTACAGCCTTTCACAACATCACTAGCGGGCCTCAGCGTGATCTGATGAAGATCATTCCTCGAAGAGAGAATGATGTCAGTAACGTTATCTATCTTCTAGATGGTGACGTTGCTTTCTATAAGCCAGATGTAGATGTATCACTATTTGATCTATCACGCTCCCCGGTCGAATATGGGTTTCGTCAACTCGACCGAACTAATTTTATAGCCCCAGGAGTAACCCTGGATACACTCTTGATTGAACTGACCGACCAGGATGGTCATAAAGGAGTGTTCCAGGTAAATGTTCCCGGTGACATTGGTGAGGGAACATTCCCCAAGGTTTCAGAATCTGAACCATTGGTGTTTAGAACTCCTTCGAATCTGCAGCATAAATCGCACGAAGAGATCAATTCTCAGATCTCGTTCGTGATGAACAATCGTACACGCGAGCGTAAGATGGACTCATCTGCGATTGCTTCAAGAATACCTGCTGGCTCTTTCGTTACCCTCAGGTTCGATATTACGGCAACTCTGGATCGAGCAACGGGTATACTCAATCTTAGTCTAATGGTTGGGTGTATTTCTGCAGACATGATGGGAATAACGCAGGGTAGACTGGTGGGCTACTCAGTCAGCGCTTACCTGAATCAAGAATAACCTAAAGGTAGAGAGGAGGGCTGATGCCCTCCTCTCTATCACTTAAACGTTGCGTGTTGATTGTACCCGCCCGGAGGAAGAACAATGTTGTCTTCGCGGATCACCATGGTCTCACTATCGGTGAATGCTTCATGGATAGCGGCATGGTGAGAGACTAGGAACAACTGGGAGATGACCTTGTCATCCATTAGTCGCTTCAGGAGCGTGATGAGGTTCTGGCGATGCTTCTCATCAAAGGTGCGTCCAGTCTCATCGAGCATCAAGGGATAGTCGAAATGCTGCAGCACAATCCTGATGGCAAGATTGATAGCCAGTGACAGAATCTCTGTCTGACCCTCTGAGCACTCACTGAGTTCACGCTCTGACTGATTGTCCCCTGTTACTTTGAACGTATAGTCCAAGGTATCATCCATCGAGAGCGGTTCGATCTTTAGGGGAACCGTCCAGATCTTGTCAATGAGGCTATTGGCTTGAACGAAGATATCGTTGATAAAGCCGATCATGTTTTCCTTCGGAATGATCGTGAGCGCCTCAACGATGATCTCTAGGTCCCGGAGCTCTTTCTCGATAATCAGGATCTGGGAGACGACTTCCTCTTCATAGCGACCACGCACGATGGACTGATTGCGAAGCGCACTCTCAATCTCACTCATGCGAAGGAAGTGACGATCACGTACTGACTCAACACCTCTGCGAAGAATAGACAGTCGATCTTTCTCGTGTCCGTTTGCCATCTCGTGCATGGTGGTGACGTATTGGTGCTGGATCCCCAGCATGGTTTTCTTGATCTCATCGAAGGTAATGAGGTGCGACAGATCCATGCTAAGCGTGACCCTGCGCTTAGATAGCTCTTCAATGCCCTCACGAAGCTCGTACAGCGACATTTTGGTAGACTCAATGGCAGACACCAGTTTAATGGTATCGTGGTCCTCTGAGCTAATCTGACGCGTTTTAAGCGCATGAGCTGTTTCTAGGTCGGCGAGTACCGTTTTTAGCTTCAACCACTGACCGATGTGATCATAGGCTTCTTGGAGAAGACGAGTGATCCGGTTAGGTGAACTAGCCAGTACCGACAAGATGTCAATCTGTCGCAGGACGTGGTGGAGAACAGGATTACCTTGAGCCTGGTTCACCAGCCACTGGATACGATCGGTGTAAGGGCGTGACTGCTCAAAGTAGGTAGCGAGCATGCCGACCAACTGATTCACGCGAGCAATGCGCCGCTGTCCACGCGCAATCGCGTGACCTACTTGTACCCGCTCGGCCTCTGTGGTCTCGAAGCGCGACATGAAGTGCGAGTAGAGCGGGCAGGCATTCTTGGCACAAGGAGCATCGGGGATATCACTGGGGCTGAGTTTGTGACGACGCGATAGATCCTCATATTGCGTCTCGAGCTCTGACTGCCTCATTCCGAGACTAGATTGGCGGTACTGCAAGTTCTGCAGTAACCGCTCACGGTGTTGACGACGCTTGGCTGGAAGAAGGGGAACCGTGAGATTGGCGAACATGAGTAACTGCTCACGAATACGGTCCAGATCCTCGTAGCGCTGATCCAAGTCTTGCTGCGACAATTCAAAAGGAGGACGCGAGACTTGCAGGCGCTCTACTTCAGCCTCTAGTCGGTCAATCGTCAGATCAGCGATCTTTAGATCACCATCGACGGCAATCTCTCGGTAGCGAGTTTCCTTCTCCTGAAGATCCGCTGAGAGACGACCGATCTCCTCATCCTTCTCGGTGATCTGCTGCGTACAAACAGCGATCGCGGACAAGATGTTCTCTCGCTTGATCTGTCGCTTGTGATCATCACGGGTAACGTGAGAGAGGGTCATCAAGGTGTTACGACAACGCCGTACCGTCTGCTTGATCTCCGGGAGATGAGCCAGGGTAACCTCACCCACTGGACCCAGGGTGCGCGTCCCTACTTCCAGGTTCATGAGGATCTGCTGGAACCCGGAGAGTTCTTGACCGATCTGATCTTTCTCGGTAAGGAGCGCCTCCATGCTCTCATCATCGATCAACTGCTGCTCGAGCATGATCTTGCGCTCCGTCAGCCTAGCCAAGTTAGCCCGGCACGCTTTTACCTTGGAGGCAGTCTGGCGGTGAAGCGGTAGCACGAACCCGATATCATCCGGGTTCATCTGCATCAAGATCTCTTTGCGCTTCGATGCGGTCATCTTGGGAAAGACGAAGTTGTTCATCATCAAGTCGTTGATGAGCGGTGTAATCCCTAGATGCTCGGCGATGAGCTCGCGCTGGGTCTCGGTGGTACGACCTTGATTGAGATTCTCCTCACTGTCTCCTTCAAAAAAGAGATGGGGAGAAGATGGCTTCTCGAACTCGGACTCCAGGCGGTAGTAGATCCCGCCTTTCTCGTAGACGGTGTTCTTAAAGCCTTGCTTACCGAAGACGGAGCGAACTGGGGGAATGGGGGAGAGCTGCTTCAAGGACTGGCTCTTACCACTACCATTCGTGCCGATAACAATCTGTACCTTCTCGCTGAAGGTAACCTGTAACTCTCTGATACCTGCGTCCTTGAAGGGAACAAAGTCCCTCAAGATCATGCTGGCTACGCGCATGCCAGTCTCCTTGTATAAAAACGTTTATTCGTTTGGATCAATAGCATCCCAGCAAGAGGGGTGGTAATTAACTTCGCTGGTTTACCCTTTGAGAAATCAATAAAGATACAAAGGTATATTACCGTATTGGAATTGGGAGAACACTCATGAATAATCGCTACGCTATTTTGGGTGTCTCACCTGAGGCATCCGACGATGAAGTCAAGAAAGCTTACCGCAAGCTAGCCAAAGAACTCCACCCGGATCACAATCAGAACAATCCCGAAGCAACTGAGATTTTCACACGAGTCACCGAAGCCTACGACGCTATCCTTCAGCGCAAACCGATGGACACTGTACTTACGCAAACCACTGTTCAGCAGAACGGTAAAACAGTGTGGTTAGGAACTGTTCAGACAACACTCTGGTCAAATTTTCACGGTACTATCATTAACCATGAAGGTCACCTGCTGAAGATTGATCCAGGAAAGCTTCCTGGAGACATGCTCCAGTACGAACTCCCCGACAAGATTCTAAAGCTCAGCGTTGTGTTCTTGCCTGATGAGCATTTCACTGTTGAGGGTAAAAATCTCAAGTGCTCGCTTGATGTTCCCCTGTCTAAACTCAAGAAGAAAAAGATGTCTTTTCATCTTGATGAGTATCCGATGTTTCTTGGTTTAAACATTAGCTTCGATAATGAGAGGTTCAATATCCAGTCGGGTGACGAAGTCGTGTTTGACAATGTTGGTCTGAAAACCACGACAGGTGAGAGAGGAGATTTACATGTCACCGTAACCATTGTCGATGACCGGTGGCCTTGGCAGAAAGCATGGGAGAAGTTCACCCAGAAATCTCAAGAGAACTGAGCAGCTATATTACCAAAGTGAAGTTAGAGACCAGGTACCATATGGTTTCTTATCTTCACTCAAGCGCTTGAATGAAAGGTAAATTCATTATGGCAGAAACTGAGAACGACGTAGCAACAGGAAGTCCTGTTTCACAGGAAATCCTGTCGACAAAGTTGTCGAGTAGTACCCCTTCGGATACCACCGCTGAAGTACGCAGCGCTGGTAACGGCATGCCGCTCAAGGTCGAGTACACGCTCGACGACGACAAGCGCGTGTCCAAGATCGAGTTCTCGAACGACGACCAGAAGGTCACGGCCACCATCCGTCAGGATGATCTGGCCTATTACGACTATCAGTCGGACCTCCTGGATGATAACGAGGGTCCAGTCGCAACGGACGTACCGATGAGCCTGGCAAACGTTATCCTGGCCGCGCACGTTGCCCTCGGCGTCATTCCGCCGATGCAATTCGACACGATCGCGTGCCGTAACAAGCATTAAATTTCAACCTTGCCCATCACTTATAGTTTGCTCAACGGAGTCATCATGGCCATAATGGTTTACCATCAGGGAACTGGTACCCTCATCGATGCTGGTGAGAGCAGCATTGTCGAAGTGCCCGACAACGTTGAGGACGCTGAGGATTGGGTCCAACAGAACAAGCCAACCCTTGTTCCTTTGACTGACTTTCTAAATCGTTAACCGTATACAGGAGAATACCATGGCAGATATCGATACCGCCACCCAGGCCCAGGCCGATCCCGCCGTCTCGGGCGATCCCGTCGAGAACATCAAGTCGGCCTTCCTGGAGCACTCGCAGGTCAAGCCGAACGGCGTTCGCGAGGTCAACAAGGCTGGCTTCAGCGCAGCGATGCTGAGCGTCGGCGTCAGCGGCGAGGACTTCAAGCGGGTCACCAACGCGATCGACAACGCGACGACGGCGGCGGCACTGATCGCGGAGGAGGATCTCCACGACAAGATCGGTGGTCTGAGCAAGGACGAGCTCAGCAACGATGAGACCCGTCGTGGTCTCAGCACCACGGTGCGCCTGCCCACTCCGGGCGGCAAGACGGAAGTCACGGTCTCGGCGGAGACGGTGAACAACATTCCCTTCCGGGGCGATGCCGACGGCAACGGCGAGCGTCAGACCAAGACGACCCACGGTCGTATCCGCGTCTCGGTCAATGCGACCGGTCGCATCCAGAAGGACCTGCCGGGTGCCATGGGCGACCGGATCAAGTCCAAGCTCGGTCTCTAAGATCAGCTAAACGGTAGTAGACCGGGGGTAACACCCCGGTCTATTATCCTTCTTTCTTTTTTGTTTGTTTTTATTTCTGGTAGTTTCTGCGCTATTTGCGTACAATATATCATGGAGATGTGTCTCCGCAGTAGAGAGTTAATGAGTGAAACACAATGAGTACCGAAGTTAGCAGTCTTTTCTTCGTGAAGGTGGAGGGAAGAGCCCACAGCAATCACCGCAGCCCTGAGGGCATCTACGGGGTGGCAGTTGTGGCAGAGCGTTCGGTGCAGCACAGCGCTTGTGCTGCAATGATGGTTGCGAGAGATCAGGTTCCGTTCTTCTCCGAGAATGCCCACGCTTTCACAGTTCGGGTATTCAAGCCATGTGGTACCGAGGTCGTCATTCCTCGTGAACTCCACACCCAGCACGAAGCTCTCGGTCATCTTCAAGGCCGCGCCAAGAATCCGCCTGAGTCTATTTTCTACCAGTAATACCCGTTTACACAAAAACCTTGAAAAAGAAACGCTTCTTGAATCGATCGGCACCCATCTAGATATTCAACCTCTTGAGCCTAATGTGCTAAGATATCTTTAGATAGGCTTCAGTATCGATTCTCTTTTGCTTTTCTACTGTGCTTCAAATTGTATCACAATACCGATTGGTGGGGGAACCTTCGGGTTCCTCTGCCGATACTCATTTATCCCTAATCGATATATTACCTATGTGAGGATCAAGGAGCCGGACTTGTTTCTTGTTTCTCATCCACTAGCAGGAGATGTACCATGAGTACGATTGGTGACGGTGATCCGATGTTCACTCAAGCGGATATCGAGGAAGGTCAATATCCCTTCACTAAGACAGTCAGGGCTTTCTTGGTTGGTGAGAAAATCACCAATGAGGGTTACACGAAGAAATATCATGAAGCCTTCTTCGATGAGCGTGGTCAAGAAGGGTATGAGCAGCGAGCAGACGCTGATCGAAAGTTCATCACCAATAAGGGCAAGATCACACCCAACATGGCAACCAACGTTGCAAACCTGCTGGGCTATGATGTGATTGAGCTGGTTCGCTCTGACACCGTAGGGAAACTCGTGGTCCGTAACAGGGAGACCGACGAGCAAACAACCTACGAGACGGTGGCGTAGAAGTAGAGGGAGATACGCATGCCACACGACGTCGAGTTGGAAGTTGGAAAGATCTACGTAACTGAGCAACATCTCATCGATGGCAACGACGACTTCGTTGGTGTTCCCAGTTACGTTCAGAAGATCATTGGACTGATACCTGAAGATAGTCTAGAATATGCTCTAGGGTTTCGTTTCTACTCAGACCAAAACGAACGCTTTCATCCCAATGGAAGTAACTTGAGTAAGGGTAATCGCTCCGTCGGCTCGTTGGGCAAAGAAGCCAATGATACACAGAAGCGTAATTACCCAGACTACACAGTTATTCCTCAAACCATGCGAGATGATCCCTCTCGGTTCCTTCCAAAGAGTGACCGTGGTTTTGAGATGAAGGTCGGCAACATCTATCTGAACTCAATGGGAATACCAGTCCTGTGTACAGGTAGCATGATGCGAGACAAACCGACTGCAGATAAATTCACGCTCAGTGCTCGGTTCCATCCTCCTGTGTTCAGATCAGGTAGAGCCTGGGTGGCACGTCATGGTCAATCGGTCAAACTACGATCGATTTACGACTTGATTTATCAGCGGGTCTAGGTGAGTAGAGGGAGGGCATCAGCCCTCCCTCTATCCCTTGCTTTCTTTTTCTTTTTGTTTGAGTCGCTTGGCAGCTTTGGCTTCCTTGGCGGATATCTGAACGATGCGCTTTAGAACATCACGCATGATGAAGCCGACACCGTGCCAGATGGCATCGATCTCGTGCTCGCTGATCAGATCATCTGCAACAATACCCTTCAAGAACTCAGACGTCTGGTAAGCCAACCGCATGAGATCCTTATCAGCGCCACCAGAACCAGTCGCTGACTTCTTGCTAATGGTCGGCGGGATCTGAATAACGTCCTGGTTAATCGTCACGTGAGCTGCACGGCGTAGTTCGTAGATAGCCATACTGATGGCGATGTAGGCTGACATGTGGTTGTAACCAAATGCACCCTCCGACACCACGCAGTTAGGATTGTGCTCGGTGATGAGTTCACAATACGCTGAGAAGAGAGCATCCAGAACACTGAACTGCCGACCAAAGATTAGGGCCATCTCTTTCCTGAGACGAAAGAGTTTGTCACCGTCTAGCTGACCAGTCTTGACAATGTTGATTTCGAGTGGATGGAGAGAGACAATGTCCAACACCGCCCACCCGGACTTACCCGTTGCCGGGTCGACCGCGAAGATGCGGTATGGTAACACTAACTCCATGATACTTAATCCGTAAGAGATCTACTCATAGGGTAGTGGTAACGAGGTGGGAATTCCCACCTCGTTAGTTAGTCGTTTGACTATTAGTGAGTAAGTTAAACACAACGTACCTGGCGTCACGGGTCATGTTACCAAAACCCGCTCGTACTGGTTTGGTCATGAAATTACCCTCAGCATCAACCATCTGAGGATATTTGGCAATCATCTGCTCTTTGAGAATGGCTAAGATTTCTTCCTCTTCGAACACCACCTGCTCAGTAGTGGTCGTCTTGGTGGTAACAGTTCTATCCATCTCTTTGAGTTCTCGTTGGTCGGAGACAACGACTGTTTATCTCGTCGTGCTGAATAGGAGTGGTGAACCAAGTTACCTTGGCTTCTCCGTTCTCCAAATCTGTTACCAGCCCAAGAGGAGAGCCAGAGTTCAGGCGGACGAAGTCACCCAGTTCCACCTCGTAACCATGCCAGGGAGCAATGAGTCTTAGCTGGTTCTCTGAAAATGATCCTTCCTCGCGCTTACTCATGATAGATCCTTTCTTTACCGTGGATTGACGATGTTGCGGAAAGTCAGATTAATCCTGGGACCCACTGGTAGACTGGTCTTGGTGATACCGTGCTTCCAGTAGGTCTGTGTCTCACCGGACATGACTAAGACGCTACCGTGGGTGAGCGGGATGTTAATAACAGCGGATGACTTATCCTTGCGCTGAAAGTCCATGCGCCGCTCTGCACCCAACGATAGAGAAGCAATCGTCGGATTGAACCCGAACTCAGGTTCATCATCAGCGTGCATCCCAATCGAATCACGACCATCACGGTAGTAGTTAAGAAGCACTCCGTTAAACGAAGTGCCCGTCAACCGCGATACTGCATCTCTTACCTGCTCCAGAATGAACGGGAAAGGACGAGGCGGGAGCATGAGACCTGAGTACATATACCCATAGTCACCAAACCATGCCACCAGGCGTGGTTGTGGGATCTCCTTGCCGTAGATCACCACGGAACGCTGTTCCCAGGGCATGTGCTCCTGGAGTAGGGCAAAGAGGTAATCAGGCTCCCAGCCTAGATAAGGATGATCGTGGATGTCAATTCTACCACCAGCTAGTGCGAGCATTCTCATTGACCGATTGTCCTTTATCTAGTGCATGAGCTCCAAGCGCTGTTGGAACTGGGTGTCCATCTCTGCGTAATCTGGAAGGTTGAAGAAATCAACGCCCATCTCAACCCCGTTGGAGTTCGGGGTGATGAGATAACTGCAGAAGACTTCGATCGCTTCCTTCTCGTTGAACTTAACGTTCACGTGCGTTGCCTTGATCGCGACCATGGTGGCAATCTTGGTTTGCTTGGAGATGTTCAAGCACATGGTGTTAGTTGGGTACTGCGCGGAGAAGTCCACGTCGTTCAACCACGCGTAGCAGTTGGTCCGGTGGTTGGGCCATTCAACGAAGAGCTTCATACCCCGACCGGTTAGATCCTGCGGCTGCAAGACGGCCCCACCGAAGTTTAGAAGGTCAACATCGCGCATACCTTCCACATCAACGCCGGTACCCAGCACCTGACCCTTAGCGAGCCATTCCTCAAAGAGCGTGTTGGTCACTCGGATCGTCTGGTTCACGAAATACTTAGGCGGTGTTGTGCCACCCAGGAGCATCATGGCCGTCAGATCGTTGTTGTTCCACTCGAGGAGCTGGAGACCAATGCCGTCCCACATGGCGTAGAGCGCGTAGTTCAAGAAATGCTTAGACAGCATCTCTCGGTGCCAGTCCTCCGTCTGTAGGCCCTCTAGCTCCTCAGTCTGCCCGACCTTGAGCTTACCGCCTAGGTTAAACTTCTTCAAGATGTCATCGAGCGCGTAGGATGCTTCCTTGCCGTCAACGACGCGGATGTAGCTGTAGAGCGCCATCGAGTCAACGAACTGGAAGTGAGCCGTAGCAGAGAGCCAGTGCCACTTCTGCGTAAAGTGCTGGACCTGTCGTTGGTCTTCCCGGTAACTGGATAGAGCAAAGCCTGACTGACGCAGTGATGGGTCAGCAAAGACGTCCTCCAGGGGAATACCAGATTCCTCTAGCACTCGGATGATCTCAGGGATATCGAAGCCCAGGTTCCAGACACCGATGAACGATGTCTTGGTCTCGTGCATCTTACCAAAGATCCACTTGATCATCTCCACCTCGGTTTCCCCGACGTGGAAGTGGTATTGGAAAGGGAGCTTCCCCTTATAGTCGGACAGATCCTTGTTCTCAGCAAAGATCGAGTCGATCAAGGGATCAAGGTGTTCGTGGGCTGCCTTGGTGATGTCATCGACGGTCACGTCCACCCGGCGACCATTTCTGATCTCGTTCATGAACGATTGCTTCATCGTGAGGAACACCTGATTCTCTGACGTAAAGACCATCAGGGGCAGTTTTCCATACGAGGACTTAAGAAGGGACATCTCGATATCAAAGAAGCCTGTAGTGGGCGCGTGAGGCGTTCTACCAGCGGCAATGAGATCCTTCTTATACTTCATCGCGACCCGCGCTTCGATCATGATGTTGCCCCCGTACAAATAAGGGCTCTTGTACATCTCGCGGCGACGCTTAGGGTCTAGGAAGCGAGGATAGCGGCCATAGAGCGCAAAGTGAATCTCCTCGTCCTTGGTGGCGTGGGGAACACTGAACTCATCCAGGCGCTTCTTGTCCTCGAACTCTTTCTTGTCATTGTGGATTCGGTAAGGCTCCTGAGTTACCCAGAAGGAAACATTAGGGGAGCGAAAGATCCTTAAGTTAGGGCGTACTTCTCCTTTGTCATTCTCGATGATCTCAGAGATCACCACGGCATCCTTGCCGTGTCCGGTGTTGGGCACGTGGCAAGCATGAAGCAGTGTTCTAGCGACGATCTTGTCATCACTCATTGTGTTAAATACCTTAGGTGTCTTCTATACATGAGATGACGGTTTGGTGAGCGATAATAAAGATAAGCCAATTGAAATATAGCGGCATAAAAGAAAGAGGAGGAGGCCGAAGCCCCCTCCTCTCTCCTCTTAGATGTACGCAGTGTACGATTAGACGCCGAGCTTGTCGTTGTCGTCCGCACCGAGCTTGAGCGCCTCGTACTTGGCAACGCCAAGCTGAGTCGCCAGACCCTTGATCTCGAACATGAAACCAACCGGGTTGGACATCATGACGATCTCGCGCGTCGTCGTGGCAACACGACGGACCACCGCACCAGCGTTGGTCGGGCTGTAGTTCAGCGTCACCGTACCGCAATCGCGGATCGAGGCAGCCGACAGCAGGTTCGACATGTCCGACTCGATGACCGGCACGCCGTACAGGCGCTGCTTGAGGCAGTCCATGTTCGACTTGATGACGTCGATGCGGTAGCCGTTAGGCAGCTTCATCGAGTAGTCAGCACCAGTCGCCACGGTCTCACGGTCATCCAGGTCCGGATGATAGTCGAGAATACCGATGACGATGTCAGCGATCGTGCTGTGCACGAAGAGCTTGAAGACCGGGGTCTCACCGCCCTTGTACTGGTTCAGCATCAGCGAGTTCGCCATCAGCTGCGTCACGACCGAGAGCAGGCGCGCACGGAAGCGGCCATGGATCTCCGACAGACGAGTCGACTCGTTCATCACGTTCAGCTCTTCGGTACCGAAGTCCATCGTCGCGGTGATGACGCTGGGCTTGACGAGCGAAGAAACGAACGACGTCTCGTCGACGTTGTTGAACTCAGCGACCTCAGGATACTTGGCAATGAAGTCCAGCGTCGCTGCAACGTCGTTCAGACGGTTGACAACGGTGTCCAGACCACGACGGCCGTTACCCAGAGCGATGACCGACGATGTAGCCGAGATGGCGTTCTCGTCAAGGTCCTGCGCCAGAGCGTACTCGGTGAAGTACACGCGTGAACGCGGCACCACGAACTGCATCTCGCGGTACTGGCAGAGAACCGCCAGGTTGGCCTTGCGCTGGTTTTCCTCGTTGAAGTACGACTCGATCGAGAACGCCGAGAACTCGACCAGCAGCTGGCCAAAGTAGGTGTTCGTCGCATTCGAGATCGTGCCACCGGCGATCGGGAGGATCTCCTTGTTGGCCGAACCCGACGCGTGAGCGATGCCGGTCTGCAGGTTGAGGTTGGCATTGACCATCAGCTTAACCAGGACGCGAGCGTCCGTGAGCTTGGCTGCGATCGTCGACGGCGCGTCGTTGTACTGCTTGGTGTCCGCCGAGATCGGCAGGTTGCAAGGCAGGTTAACGATGCGGTCACCCGAAGTGGTGTTAGCAGCCTGCGTCACGAACATAGCGAGCGAGAGCGCGCGGCTGTTCAGAACGAAGGTCTCCTTGACGCCAGCGCCACCGTTGCCCGAGGGATCGGTGATCGTGACGAGGACCTTGTCGAGGAGAGCGCCGTCGGCGACCAGATCGGTACGGTCAACCTGGTGGTAGCCGAACTTGTTCGTGTCACGCGACAGATCCATCGTCGAGATCTGCTTGCCGGTCTTGTAGAAGTTGGCGTCCGTGGAGCCAGCAAACAGGACCTGCTTGTCGTCGTTCGCGTTCAGCGCGATGATGCGCTTAGCAGCGGTGTTGACGCGCGAGGGGTTGCGATACAGATCACGCAGCGGCGTGCTCTTGCTACGCTCCCAAGCAGTCGAGCCGTTCTTCTGGGTCAGCGACCAGTCGTAGACCTCGGGCTTGGGGACCTTGATGGTCACGATCGGCGACGAGTCGTTCACGCGAGCGAACGCCTTGTCCATGATGTTCTCCCAGGGACGCATGATCGCCAGGCTCATGGTGAGACGGTCGTCGGTGTTCAGACGGTTGATGTCCTCACCGAACGCCTCGGTGCCGATGTCGTTCTCAGCAGCGCCGACGCCAGCGGCCGACGTACGACCCACGACGTCCGAGAGCGATGCAACGTGCTGACCAGTCGCGACGTAACCGCCACGCATGATGCTCGAGGCATCGTAGCTGCCGTCCAGGACGAGCATGCAGGTCTCGGTGACCTGCTTACGGTGACGCTCGGGCATACCCAGCTTGTCGAGCTCGCTCAGGAGCTCCTCGGGCGAACCGTCAGTAGCCGAGTTGAACTCGGTGTTGCGGATCGGCTCGACCGAACCCAGCGACTCCAGACCCAGAGCACCACCGTCGCCATTGCGCGTGGTGGCTGCACCCCAGCCGTGCATGATGCGGGCAGTGACGCCGCGAATCGCCAGTGACAGACCCTGGTGGATACCCTGATCGTTGAGCGACTGCGCAGCCAGACGAACGCGCTGTGACAGCGCGGTTTCAACGTAACTCATTGAACCTCATTCCTTTTGTGTTAAAACTTCTTGAAGTACTTCTGAAGCTTAAGTGCAACTACTTGATCTTTGGTGGACGAAATGGCAGTCCGATAAAGAAACCCATTTACCCAATAATCCAGAGCCTCTCTTACATCTGCCGAGACCGGGAGCGTGTCATCAGCCTTGAGCTTATCGTTCAAGGCAACAACGGCTGACCGATACAAGTCTTCATCGACCCCTTCGCCCGTTTTATCGAACGAGATTAGGCCTATAATATTCACACTCTGTGGCACCACCTGCTCCTCGGCAGTAGGAGTAGGTGCAGCAGGATCAAAGCCACCGTCATCTGTCTGCGGATCAGTTTCAGGTTCATCAGCGGTTGGTGCATCAGAACTGTTCGCATCAGCAGGATCAGGAGCCTCGACTGCGTCGTCAAGTGCTTCGAGTGCAATTTTGAGAAGAGCTGGTTGGGCGGGCTTTCTCACTGTGAGCTGCGACCGTGACCGCAAACTCCAGTAAAGAGAGTTAGGAGCAAATAGTTCAAAATCAGTATCACCTGACTTCTTCACCATAAGATCTAACAAATAACCCAGTAACGCCGCCCTGGACACCGTTCTTGTTTCATTGCTACCGTAGAGGAAGCTCTGATAAAAAGAAGCGGATACCGCTACAGGATTATAATCATCGATCCCCATGGTCCGCTGCATGTAAAGAGCAGCGGCGTACACCGGCACAGGGATCGTTGTTCCAAACTCACACGGCTCCACCATGAACTTGAGCTTGGAGAGCATATCACCCAGGATTTCACCGGGGCAATAACCAGTAGACAGCGTCTGAAGCTGCGCGGAGAGCAAAGCCCACAGAGGCGTTACATCAGTGCTGCGGTCATGACGAGATCCATAAGGTAGTTCGGGATTTCCTAGGAGCACCGAGTCATCGCGCGACAAATGGATGTTGCCGAGGGCGGAGAGATAGAGCTTGGGAACCGAGGCGGGATCTGGATACGAGGTCCGACCAAACATCACCGAGACGTAGCGAGCAACCGTTTTCATGGTGGGCGAGAAGTTGCGTGCTTCCGACACCGTGAAGAGATCGATTCCTGTAAGACCAGCGGTCCATGCCTTGTTGTCATCAAAGAGACGATCAACGAGCATGAGCAAGCGCAGCTCGGCCGGGTTCACATTCTGGTGCGCGCGCAGCTGAAGGAAGCGCTGCTTGAGCCCTGTAGAGATCTGCTCGGCAATGACGTTGTTGTAGCAGCCACCATCGATGCGGAAGTGCTTGTTACTGATCGCACCAGTACCAGCGTAGCAACCACCGCCTGTTGGCTGACCTTCTAGCAGAAGACCAGCGAGGAGCAAATAACAGTAGAACTCCTCGAACAGGAGCGTGATGTCACCAGGAAGAGCGCCCGCTGTTACCCGTGACAAGGAGAATACACTCTCCTCTTTGACAAAAATCATAAGCGCTAATTCCCCGCACTATACGTGTACAATCATATCATCGGATGCCAGAGCCAGTCACACCCCATCGGTCAGATATTTTTCCTCCTCTCTCTCCAGTCATGATTTGATGCAAATCTCTCAGGAGTGATGCCGATTTTACTCCTCAATCTTTAAGGTGATGCACTATGTTCGTATCCCCTGCGATGTACTTGAATGCCTTGTTCCTTCTGCTGGGGGACAATAGTGATCGCACCAAGGATCTTGTCCGTGAGTTCATGGACGTCGCGGAGAAGACCGCTGGTCGAAAGGAAATCATCGGTGACGATGATGCCTTGATCGATGTCTACCGTGGGTTGATTCGTTCCGTGATCAACGAGAACATCAACCAAGAAAATACCAGTGCCACCAAGATGCTTCTCTTGAAGCTCAGCACCAACGAGACCATCAGAGCGCATCCTGTGCAAAAGGATCTGCTCACCGATGTCTTGACCGCCTCTGATCCGATTACGCCGGAACAGGTGGATGAATTCCTGAAGTCTATTCGCAACGCCGTCCTCGCCGCTGAGATGGACAGCCATGCCAGGAAGATCTTTGCCAAGAGCCGCAGTATCGCTGACATCCAGGATCCCGAGATCCAGGAAGCCGAGATGGCCGCTTTGAAGCAGTTGATTGATGGATCCCTGAAAGCAATCGAGACCAGAGAGAGTAGCTCCAACACCAAGGCTTCTGAAACCTACGTCTCTATGTCGGACCCCGAGAGCATCAAGCGTGCGCTCGACAAGTACATGGAACGAAGCGTCAACGGTGTTTTGAAGAGTGGCCTCCAAGGTCTTAACCGATCACTGGGTGAACGCGGTGGTGTGGGCTTGGGGGAGAGCATTGTTTTCACCGCTCCCTCGCACATGTACAAGTCCGGTATGCTCGTCTCCTGGATGCTCTGGGCAACTGAGTATAACCTGGAAGCCATCAAGGCTACCTTGAAGCCCGGCAAGCGTGGTCTTGTTTACTTCGTGTCGCTCGAGAACGAAGTCCACCAGAACGTCATGTTCGTGTTCAAGGCCGTCTACAGCCGCGCTGAGAAGAAGCATATCGACGTCACCAACCTGTCGGTGGAATGGGCACAACAGTGGCTGATTGATTACTTCGGTAAGTTTGATATCGATCTCATCATTGATCGGTATAACCCACATGACTTCTCGTATGAGAAATACATCAAGCGCTACAACGCGTTCATGGACGATGATAAGCAGCTTATCATGTTCATCTTGGACTATCTGTCCGAGGCGAAGGGTATTGATCCAGGCGACACCATGTCGGCCGCTGGTCATCAGCAGCTTATTACTGAAAATTACATCAAGTTCTGCAACCATGGTAAGCAGCAAGGCTACGCGTTTGCCACGGGTCACCAGTGTAACCGCAAAGCAGACGAGATTGCAGCCCAGCACGGTTCTTACGCCGTCAAGAAGTTCAATCCGTCCGTGGTCGCAGAATCCTCCAACGTCTTTCGTCCCGTTGACATCTTCTTCTTTCTCCTGATCGTGACCAACTTTGATGGTCACAAATTCCTAACCGGGGTGAACCGCAAGAACCGTGGCAATCAAGATACCAATGAGAGCCACAAATTCTGGGCTTACCCCTTCACGCCCTTCGGCATCGAGGATGACCTCTACGGTGCTCCAGGGTACGTCACTGACGTCGATGCCTACGATGGGAATGGTCATGCGCGCGACGAGGAAATCGTCGAGAACGCCTTGTTCTAATCCTGTTATCCTTTTATCTCGTCTTCCGGGAGTCTTTTCACCATGCCTAGTTTCGCAGACGCTCAGTCTATCTCCTTGGCCAAGGAGACCAAGGCGGTCGTCGCTTATCAGTCTGACCTGGGGTTCAACCGGGTCTCCAATCCTACCAACACGAACCCTGACGGCGTCATCTATTCGATCGACGTCAGCAAGATCCAGAAGATCGCACAGTCGGATGATCTGGCAGCACTTCACCAGATCACGCTAGCTTGTCGCCCCGCGCGCGACGGCTTTGGTCTGTGGGACATGTTCTTCAACTCTAGCCAGTATCGCTCCTCGACTGCGACCATCATGGTAGCCCAGCACAATTTCGAGCCTGTTCCAAGGGAGCGCGTGACGTCGTGGCCGTCGTACCTGCGCTTCACTCACTCCTCCATTCGCACTCACCTGAACAAGCTAGTCAAGGGCGACTGGGTCGGCATTGCGATCGGTGATACCACCGCTGGCTTCACCTACGTTCTTCTCTACGAGGTGGAAGATAGCTTGCGCATTCGCATGAACGCAGGCGCTGGTGAACTGTCGTCCATCGTTGTTCCGTCGGTTAATGCAACCATGCATTACGCCTTGCGGCTCGACCACGCTGATTCTGGCTCTGCTGATATCCTCTGCATGGGAGAGCGTGAGTACGATCACGAGATGGCGGGAAGCTTTGTTGCACGACTGACGCAGTCGGTCATGGACCTGAGCACCGCTTATGCTTGGAAGCCGCACTTCCTTCCTGTCCAGCCCGCTTCCTTCAAGCGCAAGGTCATTGAGGAAAAGCTTGCTCCCATGATCGCCAATGCCACGCAGATCAACTATGCGGCGTTCGAAGATCTGTGCCGTGCAGCGTACGAGGAGCAGGGTAAGAACCAGCCTCGCCATCCTGCCCAGCCCCCTCAGCCAGCCGGACCCCGCAAGAAGAAGGCCCCGACACCACCGCCGGTTCTGCCGATCATTGATGTGGTCAGTGTCGGAGATACCTTCTACGCCATTGTTCCGGGTGTTGAGCGCATGGTTTCCTTCAAGAAGGATGACATGGGTAGCGACTATCTCGCTGAGCGTCACCTGACGAATCGTGATCTGAACAAGTCGATGATCACCGAGAACAGCCTCGTCATGGTACTCTCGCCGAGCTTTGGTGAAGATGCGTATCTTCGCTACTTCAGCGTGAACTTCTGATAACAAGCAATAGCTCAGTAAGAGGAGGGCAGATGCCCTCCTCTTACCAATGGGTCTTATAGCTGCTTCAAGATGATGGTAGCCCCACCGATAAAACCGTGTTCGATTTCTTGTAGGTGCTCCACGACGACCGCCATCAAGGACAAACGGTACGCCATGGTCATGAGCAAGGCTGAGAGAACATCCTTGTCCGTGTCATTGAACTTCAGTTGTGAAAAACGAGTCTCAATCTTCTTCAACAGCGGATCAATAGCGAGTGCCGCTGGGTAGTAGGTACTGGTCAACTGGAGAAGTTCCTGGTTGACGTGACCGATCTCTTCTGGTGAGACCAAGGAGTGACTAACCGTGGAATGACTCAGGCCTGTTTTACCAAAGAGCTTACTGATCACGACCTTGGCATCTTCGAACTGCTCTTTACTGAGCTGATCAATACGCAAGGTCTTGAGCTTGCCCGTACCCATCGCAGTGAGGATCTCATTGAGGTCCCGCTGGATGGTGGGAGCGTGAACGACCCCCAAGATCTCCGTCAGCTGAGTGAGCGTGGACTTGTAGGAGTTGATCATGCCCCTGGGGATAGGAACGATGGTCTTGTCAAGCTTTAAGGCGGGGTACTTAACAAGACTGGTGATCTTGTTCTGATGACGAGCGTTGAAATCCTTGATCTCTGACACGACAAAGTCCTTGAAGGCATGCCGGATGTTCACTACGAACTTGGAGAAGTAATAGTGAGCGAAATCTTGAAAGTACGTTGCCACCGAGAACCGTTCTTGTCCGATGTGCATCTGGGTAATCAGATTCAACCGGAACACGTCCCGGAAGAGATTATCCATTAGTCAAGAACTCCAAGTGTTTGGAGGAATCCTGCTCGGGGTAAAGAAGGAACTGACGAAGATGACCAGCACAAGGCCCAACCTTGACGTTGGTAGTACTGAGTGCAGCGTAGCTACCAGTTACCTTCTGCTTGTTGGCCGCAATGTCCTTGAACAAGATCTCGGTTGGCGAGTAGCTCACCGAGAATGCGTTCAGACCGTTCGTGATCGTGCTGGTGAACAGTGTCACCCCGTCCAGCTTCAGGTAGACCTTGGTGGCGTCTCTGGTGAGTGCCAGACCACCGAACTGGAAGAGCACGGTATCAGTAATCGGAAGAGCACCCAGCTGCTTTCTGAAGATAAGCGACATGGAGACCATGAAGCGTGACAGCGTAGCAGGTACACCCAGTGTGTTGAGCTTGGGTGTGAGAGCCGTCGCACTGGCAGCGGCTGCTGTGTTAACCGGCAGCGGTGTACCGATGGGTGACGTCGAGACGAGCGGGAGACCCATCATGAACAGGATCTGGCCGTTGCGACCAATACGACTAGCCTCACTCCCCATTGTCTGGCGATGAAGAACCTGAACGCGGTTGCTACCACCAGTGGAGGCAACAAAGGTGTAGGACACCTTCATCACACCGCTGGGGTACACCGTGACGTCACCTTGTACCGAAGTACTGCCCAGAACAAAGTCACCAGTGTCACTGTTGATGAGCATCACTGCTGCATCATTACCGACTTGCTTGATCGCGAAATACCCACCAGCGTAGAGCGGCTGGAGGAAGATCGTGAAGGTGTAAACATTCGATGCCATCATGGAGGCAGGAATGCTCACGCCGAAGTCGCCGGTGGCGTTGGTCTCATCGACTCGGTAGAAGTCGAAGGGATAATCAATCGTGTCGTTCGTGACCTTGGTAACGCGCGTGTTCACCATCAAGCCAGCACTCGTTGGCCAGTTACTGGGAACGATGTTACTGAGGCCAGAGTAGAGAGGCAGACCCGCCACCCCGTTGGTGGCATCGATGTGAAGCTTGTCAACCTCTGTTGCCGGATTAACCAAGCGACCACCCTCCACAGTACGGTAGAAGTTAGTGCTCGAGTACGTAGCCGGATAGACAGAGTCCATCGGGATCGGACAAGCTGCATCATACGCGAAGAACGGCGTGGAGGCGGGCGGAGTGCCGGGCACGAATCCGGACAAGATGTTGTTGGTGACGTCTTGCGTGATCGCAGTGGTGGAGACGTTGTGCGGATTGTTGGTGTCGTTGATGTGACGAAGGATTAACTCCTCGATCTCATCGACCCGCTCGATCGTTGGGAAGTTACTTCCCGACTCGTTCAGAAGAAAGCGGCGGATCTGCTCGATGGACCAACCACTCTTGGCAAGGGTCGGGTCAACGTTATCGAGTACACCACCATCGAAGCCTACCAAGCTACCCTGGGCAGGCTGGTAGTAATTGGTAAGAGGATTGTCAGCCATGGGAGAGAAATACCTTTACTACGATGTCTGTGTCAAGGGTTCGATCACGTAAGCACCGTCATCATCCAGGAGCAGCGCATTGTCATCATCGACGATGGCGTAATATTCATCAGCCGGAACGATGTAGTAAGCACCGTTTGCATCCATCACGAAAGAACCATCTGAGTCGGTCAGGTAGACAAAGTTACCTGCCTCATCAGCACCCCGGTCAATGTCCACGTCCATTAGTGGTACACCGTCCCGGTCACACAAGTAGCGACCATTCACATCAACGAGAAGGTTGTAGCCGAGCGGCACCACGATCTCGTCGGGGGGCAGGAAGTCCTCCCATCCTTGGAACACCGTTACACTACGCAGACCAAAGCTCGTGGTGAACTGGTCAAGGTAGGGCGCATTTACCGTGAAGCGGTTAAGGGGAATGTCGTTCTTGAAGACGATCCTCTCCCTCGTCCTCAGCTGGAACATCTTGTCAGTGATCTGAAGTGAGAGGTAACCGCGTGAATCCACGATCAGGGAGATGCGACCATCAGTGCTAGGCGCTGCTGTCTGGAGAAGCTTCTTGGTGTTCAGGGAGACCGAGATGGTCTTGTTGACCGCCATGTCCACACTGATGATGTCGATGTTGTTCTGGAGGGTGAAAAGATTCAATGCCGCTGCCGGGTTGTTCGTGTAGCGAACATGAACGGTCAGATCATTGGAGGCGATGGGTAGCGTTACAGGGGCAGCTGGTGTGAAAAGTGACGTGAACTCAGAAGTCGTCGAGAAAACGATTGGTAAGTCGACACGTGAGGGAGCGATGTTCTCTGCTGTAAAGATGAACCCAACCGGCGTGGTCGATCCCTGCCATCCGAAGCGAATGAAGTCCTGCTCAGTGTTGAGCGTGGAGGGGATCGTCAGGCTAACTGGATTAGGGAATGCTTCGCGGGTCGGCCAATCAGTGGAGAGGTAGACCGAGTAAGTGCCCGCAGGAACACTGCCGTTGGTGCCTGGAGTACCGTTGGGGGCAAGCCCACCCACGACCTTTAGCTGGTCGTACATGAAGCGGTTGAGGACGATCCGGCGGAACAGCTCCACGAAGGAGAGCGTTCCTGCAATCTGCGTCTTGAAGTCCTCGAGGGGAAGGGGCGAGGGCGTCATGTTCACGTAGACAGCGTAGGTGCTCTCCACGATCTTGAAATAGAAGTTAATCCCCGAGGCCGCGTACAAGGGATCTTGACTGGCGAGATGCTGGTAGAAGAGCTTTACGGCCCCGTCCAATTTCTTGAACTGGTAGCTCTGAAGGATGCCGCGAATCATCTCAACAATGGTGCGATGTTCAACGGGGCTTAGAATGTCACGACTCTGGTTCGTGAGGGAGGCAAATCTGGTGATCAACGTGGGCATGAAAAGGTCCTTGCTACAAGGATCAGATGGGTCATAAGATACCGAATACCCTGGTTTCTGGGAGGCTCCATCGTTCAATATTTATTCTCATCACCACTTACCAGATGCTATGCGAAAAGATCTTGTGGGACCTAGTTGCTCTCACGTTTTTACACGAAAAGGTATTCACTTATGGTCATGCGCTCCTTGGCATCGCTCATGGACGTCGATGAGGCAAAGTATCGCCCGTATCTCAACACCGGTGGTCCTCTCGACCTTCTGTGTGGTAAGTTCGTACCCGGCACTGATGGTGGCTGGGCACTATCTGGTGGTCTTGGTCTCACCAACGCGTCAATCGGTGGTCCCAACACATTCAAGTCAACGCTGAGTAATGGTGCCAGCATTAATGCGATGGCCCGCTTCCCTGGTTCTGCCTTCATCCTGGATGACACCGAGAATGCGGTGAGTGATCGTACTCGCTTGTCCAAGTTCTCCGACCTCTACCTCGATGATGCGGTCAAGCGTGAGGCTCACTTGGAAGATCTTCAGCAGCGTATCACGCTTCTGGATACCACCTCACCCAAGGCAGAGACCCTGGATGCGTTCGTGGATCTTCTAAAGACGATCCGCGATGAGAAGGTGAAGCACTACAAGGATTACGAGCGCGAGACCGAGGTCCTCGACCTCGATACTGGTAAGCCTTACCGGATGATGGTGCCGACCTTTGCTAGCATCGACTCTTGGACCATGGCGCTGGTTCGGCAGCTGGGTGTGCGCTACGAGGAGCATAACGCTGATACCGAGATGAAGGAGCAGCGCATGATCCACATGGAAGAGGGTTGGCAGAAGTCACGACTGATGAGCCAGCTTCCCACCATCTGTGCGCGCGGTGGTATTCACCTCTTCATCACCGGCCATATCGGCAAGAAGCAGTCCTTGGATGGTAAACCCGTCAAGAAGGACATGACCTACATGCCCCAGGACGAGACCGTCAAGGCAATGGGGCCTAAGTTCAACTTCTTGATGTCAAACATCTTCCACATCAATAAAGCAATCGCCATGCTTTACGATGGTGATCGCAACCAGTCGCAGTATCCCTCGAAGGAAGGTGTTGCTGCCAACGAGCTTAATCAGCTCATGATCACTCTGTCCCGCTCCAAGAATGCTTCTGCTGGTCAGCAGACGCAGCTCGTTTGCTCACAGCGTTACGGCGCAATGGGCGGGTTGTCCTACTACAACTACCTGCGTGAGCACAAGTACTTTGGTCTGGGTAATCCTCGCTCCACGCGCAATCCCATGATCCCGGATACTGATCTGGGTCGCACACGCGCTTTCGAGGAAACCAAGAGCTACAAGGTACGTCGTGCCCTCGAGCTCACCTACCAGCTGCTCGTCATTCAGTCGACCTGGACCTTGATGGACTCACCCGTCAACTACCTGATGCCGATCGATGAGTTCGCTGAGAAGCTCACCAAGGACAATAGCTACGCAGTGGATGACATCCTTAACTCGCGTGGGTGGTGGACGTACGTCGGTGCTGAGAAGGAGCTCGACGAAGCTAATCGTCCGTTCCTGACGCTGCCTAACATCATGATGATGCTGGATGGTAGCTACAAGCCCAAATCGTTTGCGGTGAGTACGAAGTGATGACTGAAGTACTCATCAAAGTCGGTGAGCGCTATGTAACCTCCGAAGGTAAGATAGTAACCATCGCTTCGCAGACAACGTTGAGAAAGCTAGTCTCTCTTAAGCCTGAAGACGATACCGTTTATTCTCTATTCCAGGGAGACAACGGCATCGTGTACCACGGTGATGGAAGTAGATTTGCTGAGGGTAACTTCAAGTGTGAGCATAATGCTACGTACTACGAAGACCTTATGTTCAAGTTCGTTGAATAGAATAAGTAGAGAGGAGGGCATCAGCCCTCCTCTCTACTCTTTGGTGTTATACTTTTTTCTTCTTGGGAAGAAAGACAGAAAGCTTAGAAAGCATTGTGGAAATACGATTGGTAAAGTTGTAAAACCAACTGTAGATAACAGTGCCCAAGAACCAGTTCGTGGAGATCACGATGGTACGGGCAAACTTGGCCATCCGGATAATGAGACCACCCCCGCCTTGCAGTTCTTTCTCAAGCTCTGCAACATCTGGTACCGGGAACTTGTGACCCGGCTTGGGGAGCATGTTGGTGAAGATACCAAATGCCGTGATCGAGAAGATCGCAATAGGGATGACGTACTCAGTATATTGCTCGAGCGATGGAAACTTCTTCGTGATCCATGACAGAAGCATCATCACGACCATCGACAAGTCCATGACTTAGGTCTCCTCTTGTTTTAGGTATCTGCGGGGCGAACGTTAACTCCGGTGATCTTGGTAGCGCCGCTAGCATCAGCCTGGCTACCGGTAGGGGTTGCCGCATTCTCCGTCGGGATGAACGCGAAATCAACGTTGATGATAACGCGCCAATCGAAGCCTTCCAGCGTCTGACCATTACTGTTGCTGGTCTGGTAGTTTACCGTGACGCCAGCGACCGTGCGGGTGTCTTCGGTGATCTGGACCCAGAAATCCTTGCTAGTGCTGAGCGAAGCAATGATCGGAGTGGCTGAGAAGTTAAAAGTGGTGTCGGGTAGGATGAGCGGGAAAGCAATCGCCTGTGCAGGGGACGACTCGCCCACCGAGCGCTTGTAGCGACCCCACATCTCAATAACGCCGGGACGAATCTCCCAGCTACCGTACGTGTTTGCACCGCGTGAGAAGCGGCTCTGGAACGTCCGTGATCGAAGAAGCTGAGTCGCCTGATCACGCAAGGTTCCAGCAACCGCGATGAACGAGATGGAGATAGGCTTGATCTTGCGATCAATAATGCTGTTAACGAAACTGGAAAGCTTCTGGGGATCGGTCGTGTCTGCCACTTTGTCAATACTCCTAACTACGCTTGGTAGCACCGGTTGTCATATGATTTAGTAGAAATAATATTTACCCCGAACCACCACAGCGCGATGCTATGACCTTGATTCTTAGGAAATCCCATTATGCCCACTCTTAACTATCGGGTAGAGGCTACCGGTATCAATGTTCTAGAGCCCGTGACCGAGGAAGTAGTCACCGGACTGCTGGAGGAATTGGACCTTACCCGCCATTTCACGAACGCTGTTTTCATCAAGTCGAGTTTCCAGGCTAACTCGAATTACTCAGACGGTGAGGGTAGCATTAACCTTACCTCTAACCGCTGCGACGTGATGGCCAACTTCATCATGGATAAGTCGCAAGTTCCCTGGCCCGTCGACAGTCCCCACACCACCGCTGCCATGGGTGTCAGGAACTCACAGCGCGGCACTTACACGCCTGTTCTGGCAGACCCGAAGGCTGGCGTCCTGATCGAGCATCAGACCGTTGCTTGTGCCATCAAGCTCGACTTCAACTTGAAGTTCATGACCTTTGATGAGGCAACCAAGGCGTTTGACTCGCTTCAGAACCGCTACAAGGGTGGTCTCATTCAGCAGCCCTTCCACCTGGCGTTCTCCTACCCAGTCTCTTACGAGATGATGAAACTTCTCATCCAGATTTTCGAGGCAAAGGCTGACTATAAGAACAAGAAGTTCATGGACTGGATCCATGACACCATGAAGACCGAGATCAGCTGGGATGTGCGAAAGTCGCAGCTTAACAAGGAAGATGCAGACAAGCAGCTCTTGATCCGTATCCAGCAGCTCAACTGTATCTTGCAGCTGACGATGGATCAGCTGGAACCAGACGTCGGGTTGATTGAGCAGGCTCCTGGCACTTACGGGATCTCCTTTACCACGACCATTCAGTTTGGTCGCCCGTCGATGATCAAGATTACGACGCCGATCTCGATTGACAACACACCGCTGCCTGAGGAACTCTTCTCCTCGATCAATCAGGAGACGCATTACTCAGGTGCGGTGTCCGGTGTCTACTCAGACCTGACCTGTAATGAGTTCATGCGTCGCTCCTACGGGAACTTCAATGCCGCTCATCAGCTCGTTCGTATTCCGAATTACGATGATTGGTTGACCTTTGACCAGACCTACCTCTTCTACCAGTATCGGCCGTTCCTGGTTGCGCACTTTACCTTGGATGGACCAGAGACGGTTATTGATCTAAAGGATCTAGGTAGCCTCTCGATCCACCCGGTCGTCAAAGCGATCATGAAAGAAACGGGTGAGTCGATCTTCCGGTTCGGGGGACTCTTTCACATCGGCGTCTTCGCTGACCAGTTGAAACTTCACGATGATCTGTTATCGATCGACGAGGATCTCAAACTGACGATTCGTTCGAACAGAAAAGACAAGGTCTACCACTTGGTCTTGTCAGAGACCACTGAGCTCTTTCGGACTGATCCGATCTGGGACAAGATCTTGATCAAGTACCGCTACTTCTTCCCGATGACGATTGAGCGCAACTTGCAAAAACTCATCGAGAAGAACGTGTTCTACGTGGGCTACCATGACAACTTTCTGAATCTCATCAGTAAGCTTAGTAGACAAGGAAAGATCAAGGCTCTTCTTGGTACCATGGTTGCCTTGGGTGAGGTTACCAATGAAATCTACGCCTACACCCAGAATCCATCGCAGCTGGCAGACTTCTTAGTCTACACCCAGTCCAAGCGAGATGATTACGCACTACCGACGGGAACGAGTGAGGCAAGCCTGCGCGTTCGTGAATATTACGAGAAGCATGCCTCGGTAACGAGTCGCTCGCTCTTCGTAGCCTTCATGGAAGTGTGTCTGACACTGGGCTACATTACCTTGTCTGAGATCCCCACGCAGTATCTCGATCCCAGTCGCACCATGTATCCTTATTACAGTGGCCAAGGAGGTTTTTATGGGTTTAACACGCCAGTCCGCGTCTTCAACATCACCATCGACACATGACGGAACACCCGGTCAGGTCGTCATCAAGCCGCATGACAGCCTGGCTAGCATGCCATTCATTTCCGACAGCAACCTGAACAAGCGCGCGATCAACACCAGCGGCTACGCCAGTGTAACTAAGCAGTTGCTTGGTTTCATGAAGGGCAGTCGTGAGACCGTTACCTACTACCGTCTCTTGAGACGTGAGGGTAACAACATCCGCTCCAACATTAGTGACATGACTAATGCCAGGAACTCGGTGGATACTGGTTATCAAAAGATCGTTGGTCTAGAGATTACCCTCACTGAAGAGTTTACCTTCCAGGCTAACCAGGAAGATGCCAACGCAACTATCACCGGGACAGCTAAATTCTATCCCAACATGAACCCTAACATCGGTGACGTGTTCCTGATGGGAGTGGGAGATGGCCGGGTCGGTTACTGCCGGATTACTTCGGTCGTCCCAATGACCTGGCTACAGGACCGGATCTACACGGCCAACTTCATTGTTCAAGAGTTTCTGGAGCATTCCCTCTCCGAACCACTCGAGGCATCCGTTGAGATCGTCAGCTACTTCTCGAAGGAGAATTACCTGGGTGGTACAGCAGCCCTCCTGGCTGAGCAGAGCTACGTTCAGCTGGCAAAGCTTCGAGAGATGCGGATCATCTTGTCCAAGCACTACCACCAGGCTTTCTTTAACAAGACGCTGAATACCTACCTTCATCCCAATGGCACCTACGATCCTTGGGTGGTTCTTTTCATGTGCGGCAAGCTTCGCATGGAGGACGTCTATACCAGGCCGAAGAATCTCCTGGGGCAGGCAAAGGATGAGTATCAGCGCAGCATGTGGGCACGCCTGGAAGACGAGCACAATAACACGCTCTACCTGATTGATCCGTGCGCACAGCTGCAAGGTTATCGTCAGACGCGCATGGGTGCTTTCGTTACCGAACTCCACAACCGTCGTATTGTTTTCACACGCCCCCGCGCTGCGGGTCTCGAGGACTACATCTTCTCCGACAATTTCTACAGCGGGAAGACCACCGAGATGACCGCAGAAGAGCTTCTTATCCATGAGGCGATTACCAAAAAGACATCAGGTGGTCTCACCACCTTGATCGTGGATCACCTTGATCCGGTCTTCAAGCTCTCGATGGACAAGCAGTTCTACAAGATCCCTCTTTGTATCCACCTGATCGACATGGCCCTTCGCAACCAGTACCGAGAGATCGATGCCCCAGCGATGGACTATGCCCCTGGTCAGGACGATTAATCGAAAGGCTAATCCATGGCCATTATTCTCTACCCCAGTGCAGCTGAATTCATTCGGCATCGCCGCTTTGAAGTCTTAGCTCCCTCCTTCTACCATCCGGACGAATCATCGAGCACGCTGGAGCTTACCAAGAAGAAGCCCGAGAAAGTGAACACCTTGCGGTTCGTTGATCGGGGTGTTCGCTGTTCTGCGCCGTTTCGCCAGGGTATTGATCCAGACGAGATGCAGTTCTGCTCGTATACCGTTGAGATCATGCTGGACATGTTTCGAAAGAAGACTCACTTCGAGATTGTTCGCGACACTGACTTGCCCGAGATCTTCGACAATCTTGACCGCTACCTCTTGACCCTGAAGCCCGACTGCGAGCAAGGGGTCGAGGATTCCATCAACTATGCCAGACTCGTGGTTAGTTGGCGAGAGGAAGTGTACAAGCATTACTACCGCTTCATGCGGATGAACCCCACGGCCATGGAGGAACTCTATCCTCGCAATGACACCGTGGAGAACATCTTCACGCTGATGGCCTCGGTGAGTGGAATCAACTACAGTGAGTATAAAGATGACCCACTGTTGTCCAGGCGCAATCCTCCCTTCGACATCAACGCAGTTATACCCGTTGATCCAGTTGCAGCAACTGGGGGTGACTTTGATATCGGTAGCTCACTGGGGTTGGAGAATAAGAAGGATCTCTTCGCGGACAAGGGTAGTGCACCCAAGTTTGATCTCCAGGGCTTCTTGGGAGGGTCATAATCGATGTTAAACTCGGTTCTGGTATCCTCCGCCAAGAAGGTGATGAGTAACACCTCTCCTGCTCAGTTCATGCTGACGGCCCACTTCATTAGTAGTGACACAGAGTCGACCTTCTCTTATTATCCTTTCTCGATCAACGAGGTCATGATTGACCGGGACTATATCGAGAACTGGGGTGATGTCATTGACCTGTCGATGACCGTCAGTCCTAAAGACTACGCCTTGATGCAAGATCAAGGACAGAATCTCTTGTGCGTCCTGACCACGACCTACGTGACCAAGGACGGTAAGATGCTCTTTACGCCTGCACCTGTGCAGACGCAGTACCGAGTGATGATCAACGATGCCAGGGATGTGCGCAAAGCTATTCCCGACATCCAGATGTACACCGAGCCCTCGACGCCCATTACGGTGCGCTTGATGGAAGAGTCGGTCTACAAGCTGCGTCACCAACGCATCAACACGATCTTCCAGAACGCGACCATCACCCAGGCTATCCACGGGATCACCGCCAAGCTTGGCATCACCAAGATCCAGATGGTACCCCCCGACAATGGGCATCAGCACGACCACATCGATATTCCCTCGTACCAGGGGATTGAGTCGGTCTACCAGTTCTTGCAATCAAAGTTCGGGGTGTATGAGAAAGGTGCGACCAGTTACATCACGGGTGACGTGCTCTACATCTATCCCCCTTTCGAGACTGCTCCTACCTACGACAAGACGGTGATCTTCTACCAGGTCGATAGTGGTACCTACGCAGGTGCCCACATCTTTCACCGGGTAGAGGATAACAACATCTCCATCGTGGTGAATAAGCAGCCTGAATCCTACGACTTGTCGATCGCTGGGTCGGAGAACATCGGTACGGGCTTCATGTTCACCAGAGCGTCCAGGACGACTGATGCTTACACATCACTCGAGGGTGGTGAGGTTAAGTATACTGAGCAGTCTGCCTTGACCGTGACGTTGGATTCACCGCGTACAGCGGCCAAGGGAATGAACAACATCCGTCACGTTGCCACGACGGACAATCCCTACCCGCACATGAGTGAGCTGATCTCTCACCAGGCCAGCCTCATGAAAGTCCAGTGGATGCACGCTGATCCTTTTCAGTTAGATCCAGGACACGCGGTCTCTTATTACTACGACGAGAACGAGAAGATGGTCAGGAAGACCGGAATCGTTGAGCGGGCAACCTACTCCATTCAGCCGATGCCAAAGACTGGTCCGGTACAGATGTTTGGTGTATCAGCGGCTCTTATTCTTCGTCTTGCTCCCAATGCCACCCAAGTGATCTAGATAGAGGGGAGCTTCGGCTCCTCTCTATTTATTTGTTTATGTTTTCTTACTGAAGGCTCCTATGACCTAATCTAAAGGGGGTTAGTCGACATGAGAATTATTGATCCAGGGCACATCTATGAAACCACGCTGATTGATGGTACCAAGCCGATCTTCTTGAAATTCATCAAGAGGGGAGGGGGTGCCATTCAATATTCAAGAGAATGGCCAGGTATCCAAACCCAAGCCGTGATGCGGGCATTGATTAACTACCTCGGTGAGTTCGAGTATGAGAATCATGTTCGACCCAAACTTTATCACCTGTGGCAATTGGGGCTCGACAGCCCTTATCCAGTAAGATTGTGTAACTGTCACCAGGTCATTGACATCCTTGACATCCTGATTGATCGCAGTCACTATCTCAACTCTGTTCTGGTGTGCGTGGAAACATCGGATGCTTGCTACTGGATGGGTAGTGCTCAAGAGATCCTGCGTCATCCAACTGATGATTGGATCATGCGAACAACAGAGGCGATCTACGCTATCCGCATGGCGCTGTGGAACTACGAAGCTAGGGCTTACCGCCGCAAGCAAGAAGCGGTGAACCGCAAGCATCCTGAGCACGATGACACTGCTAGACCAAGACCATGGCGTCATCTTCCGGTTGAGGATGTTCCTTTTAATGAGGAAGAGATTGAACTTCGACCAATCGGTAGTGACGGTCACATCGTACTAGAGAGGGAATTGGCATGAGGAGATTGCGTAGTGTTAACAAGAAGCGAAGAGCTTCTTTTAACAGTCGGTTCAGAAGTAAGCTACTCTACGAAGTAGGGGTAGACGGAGTAGCTAAAGTCTACTCTGTGTTTGACAACCTTAACTTGTCAGACGCCGATGCATTTCTGATCTGGGTAGATCACTTCCTAGTTCCCAAGGAAGAGTTCGTGAAGCAAGGTATCAAATCTGGTACGTACTTCAGATACGTGGTTAGCAGAAAGAAACACGTCAAGATCCAGGAGATCGAGAAACCATATCAAGCGAAGGGGAAAACTGAACATGGGTAGAACATTAGCCGAGCTCGGCGCATCGTACGATCAGCGAAGAAACGATATCCTTGCCAAGATTCGCAACAGTGACGTTAGTGCTTCTATGTCTGGGATTGAATATTATCCCAAGCCCTGGTCAGAGCTCGATATGAACAACGATTTCGACGTCATGATCATCAGCGCCACATTAACGTACGATGGTAATAAATCGACTCACGAGGGACTACGTAAATATTCCCCTCGTGAACTCGAGCTGATGAAAGAACGATCAGGCCTCTTCTTCCTGTCTCATGAGGAACGCAAAGATCGACTAAGTGAGATTGACACAGAGCTCAACCAGTTACGCGTAAAATTACCTCGTTGACTTAACAATATCTTTTGAGGAACACTAAGATGTTTGACGCAGAATCGATGAAGCAGGTTATTTCAGGAGCAGTACTGAACGCCTTGAGTGAACAAGGTCCTGCTCTACTGAAAGAACTTGTTGATCGATCTCTTGCTCGAGAGGTCAATCAATACGGTAGTAAGCCCGAGTATAACGACAAGAAGATGACCCTACTTGAGTTTATGTCAAGTAGAGAGATCGACAAGATTATCCAGGAAGCAGTCAGGGGTTGGTTTGAGACGCAACGGGAAGACATTAAGGCTACCGTGACCGCTAAGATTGTTGAAGGCGGCATTGCTGAAAAGCTTGTCGATGCTCTTCAGAAGACTATCGATAACTACGGCTTTAAAGTTGAAGTCTCCGTCAATCAGTAATAACTTATGATCCACGTGGATCTTTCAAGGAGGACATCCATGAAGACTGAAGGATGGGGTGGCGGTCGCGTGCGTGTCGTGACCAAGGTCGATGGGGGCAGTGCCTTCATCAAGGACGCCACAGAGATCACGCAGTCTGAGTGCTACTGACATGCGACCGATCTTTAAGTGATAAGAGGGAGGCCACACGGCCTCCCTCTTATCCTTTATCCTTGCTGCAAGTACGTGTAGAGACCCTCCAGACGAGACCGAATCATGGTCTTGTAGGGAATCGATGAGTGGATCTCGTTCCACGGTTTGAACATCATCCAGAACCTGACATCACGAATCGCATCTCTCTTTAGCGATATGACGTCTGGTAGTTCAGGAGCAATGGAGGCAATAGCGATAATGAACTCCCACCAAGTCAGATGCTTTAGGCAATCGACCCAGGCCCATGGTTGTTCATCAGGCGTCGTTGAGGTGTAGAAAAGGTCACGGTAATAGTCGGTAAGATTCTGACCATCAGGCGTCATAATGAGCGAGGAGAAGACGACCTGATCACTGATCGAGCTTTTCTTTAGATCATCCCTGATATGCTGAATGTCGACCATGGCTCCGGTGAAGTCAGAACCAATACTGTCGATGTTAATCGTGTCCCAGATCGTTGAGGTGTGAGACTCAAGGGGAGACACACTCAAGAACTGCTGCTTGTAGATATTGCGCAACCAGATGGCGAGCGAGTCATTGAGGAGCGCTGGCACAATCACGTCGTTGTGAACGAAGTCCAAGATACACTGGTCAATGTTGGGAACCGTCGTTTGTGCCCGGTAGTAAGCGGTAAACTTCGCAACAAGAGCTAGACAGTCAACACTGTAGACTGCGTGGGTCGGACCACGCTTGGGATAGTTCAGATAGTCATTGTGTACCTGGAACTTCAAGTCCGTACAACCCATGTCGACGATGCGCAAGGGCTTGATGTTGTCCCAGTCTGGGTGATCATAGGCCTGCTCGAACGGAATGTCCGAGAGTGGACTCCGGCGCCTAGAGGGCGTCATGAGCTCAAAGCATGCTGTCCGTGACCGAATAAAGAGGGTTCGGTAGGTATGCTTACCCACTCGGACATCGAGCGGCTTCTCCAGGTCTTTCAGAATAGACAGGAGGTAGGACATGAAGTCCTGATCGTTCGCACTCGCTGAGGTAACCCTCTTTAGATCAGCGAGCTTGATGATCTCCACGAGCTGTCTGGAGCCGTGACCATTGGGGGTAATGTAGGAAGCACGCATGGTTGCATCGTCGATCTTTCGTCCGATGAACCGGATGAATTGATTAAGGCGAGGCATGCTGCGAGGAGGCACATTTCGCAAGTGCCTAACAAATCGTTCCCCGATCATGATGGGATACTTTCTCGCTGGAGTGAGTTAAATCATACGATGGATGGGGATAATCTTGCTCGCTATTATAACTGACATTTATTTTTACTACTTGGGTGGTATGGTATGATCGTGTCGGTAACCTATAGGTTATTGGTGCGTGATTGTAATGGCCTATATATGCGAACTCGCAGCAGAGCCACGATTTATCATCGCGTATGTACCGATATATTACCAAGGTGACAGTAGACTCGAGTGGAACAAAATTCTATTCGTCCTTTACTGTTCATCTGGTATGATCAGATGTGTTGGAGAGTATTCCAACAATCCATCGCAGCTGGTTTGCCGTGTGCTTTACATGCATCTGTTGTTGTATGTATAGTCATAAGCCTCAAACGGAGAAGTATTACCATGGGTATCATCAGTGACGACGACGCCACCCGCGTAGACAACAAGCCCGACCAGCCGAACAACAACACCCAGGCTGGCACCACGACCTTTGCGGGTTCGACGTTTACCGGCAGTGCGCCCACGGGCGCTGCAGACTTCCTTGGTCTGCGCTCCATGATCATCCTGGATCAGGCCGACGGCACCGTCGAGCCCTACCTGGAAGAGGTCCTGAAGCAGGCCAAGACCAAGATCCCCAACCTGGGATATGAGAAGCTTCAGAACCTGTCGAACACCTACGCCTACTCGTTCGAGGGCGATGATGGTTACGTCAACGCATTCGGCCTCCTGTTCGTCTCCATGAGCGAGCTCGTCTCGCAGAAGATGATCCCGGCCTCCATGCGTCTCGAGCCGCTCCTGCAGGAACTGCGGGACCGCTACGCCAAGCAGGACAAGAAGATCCGCCTGGCCGACGCTCGCGTCATCATCGTCGACTACGCTCCCGACATGGAGCGCACGTTCCAGATGGCTGCGACGATCGTTCGCACCTTCAACGTCACCTCGATCCCCGCCGCGCGCAACGCGACCATCGACTCGCTCGTTGGTACCGAGTTCGCGATCAACTGGAGCCTCACCGAGGCGCGCAAGCTGGAGCGTCAGCTCTCGCCGCACGGTGTTCCGCCCCGCATGGACTTCGGCGCTACCATTAACGCCAAGATCCAGCACCAGTTCGGTCGCAACCTCAAGGAGTATGAGGTCGACTACCAGCCGCTCGCGGTGATCGGCGGTTACGTCGAGATTCGCGGTCGCGAGATGTTCACGGTCAACGGCCAGCAGCGTCTGCTGTACCGTCCGGTCGTGATGATCACGGTCAACAATGCGGTTATCCCGCTCGAGGGCGTCGGCGCGATTGCGCTGGCTGCGATTGCTCCGGCAATCTACAACAGCCTGTGGTGGGCCTCGCAGTGGAACAACCTCGGCGAGAACGAGCCGCAGCCTGGTCTGCTCGAGGAGGACGCTGAGCGTCCGGGTCATCCCTACATCCTCAAGAGCAAGGAAGAGGTCAAGACCTTCATCGAGACGTACTTCGCGACCCCCGAGATCGCTGTCCAGTACCAGGACGGTCGCGACGTCATCCCCGGCATGCATCTGCTGGCCGACCCGCGTCCCGATCACAAGAACTACTTCGGTGAGCGTCTCACCAAGTTCTTCGGTGCGCCGCAGGAGGATCTGTCGAACGTCATCATCAGCCAGGTCATCGAGCATCGCTCGGACGGCGTGTACGGTGAGCCGAACGGCACGCTCCACGACTCGCGTGATGTCGACTACCTCTACATCGCGGCCAAGAACGGCGTCAGCTCGATCGCTCAGCACACCCGCGACGTGCTGATCAAGGGTTCCGAGAACCCGGCCGAGCGTGCGCAGATCGTGGCGGACATCACGGGTTCGTTCAACCCGCTGTTCCTCAACACGATCGCGGCGGTCAATGCCGACTTCATCAAGGGCATCATCCGCATGACCCAGGCTCGCGGCCTGACCATCGTGGATCCCAACAGCCAGATGGAGGCTCGTCCGTTCGGGTCGTTCATCACCGGCTTCGGCTCCTCGACGGGCATCAGCTCGATCGTGTCGAACGGCTTCGCCAACCGTGGCGGTGCTGGTCTCAGCTCGGTCTGGCAGTTCTAAGCCACGTAGCACAAGTGCAGAGGGAGGGCGTCAAGCCTTCCCTCTGTTCTTTCCCCCTTTATTTTTTAGCACGGTCAAAGATAGGGGTTGTTATTTTTGCACCTCACTACACCATGCTCTGGGTACCCCGAAAGTAGAATCGGTTAGACCCAGTTTTAGACACACTCGGGAGGCACTTGTTTATGCGCACAGATAACACGTTCAGAGTGCTCCAGCTGGTCGACCACAATGCACAGTTTGAGATGAATCAGAATAAGGGAATCGATCCCGTTATTCTTAATCACTTCGACATGCAAGATCCCTCCACCATGGAGGCACTCCAGGAACAGATCTTCTCCGATGGCGCAGGAGCTGATTTCGTTGCCAAGTGTCACTGTGGTGAGCTAGAGGGTAACAACAAGATCGGCATGACCTGCCAGATTTGCGACTCGGTGGTGAGTCCCATTAATCTTCTAGATGGGAACAACCTGATCTGCAAGAACTGGCTGTCAGCACCCACTGAGCTTCCCCACGGCTGGCTAGCCCCCAAGGTCTACCTTGCCCTTAGCGTATGGTTGTCGGACAACAAGGGCCGGAAGAATAAGCGTAACTACCTCGATGAGATCCTGGACGTCGATGGACCCCTTGACCACACCCTCCAGGGCGTGATCACTGGGCGCGGCTTTACCTATCTGTTCGAGAACTTCGATCGCATCATTGAGTTCTTTGCCTACAATCATCCCATCATCTCCAAGAAGCCTGACACCCCCTCGATGGTGGCGTGCTTGAAGCTTTACCGGGACCGGATCTACACCAAGTACGTCCCTGTTCTGAATGCGGCCATCAACCCGATGATGAGTTCAGACGGGGTAGGTGCCAATAAGCGCAAGTACAGTGACGTCACGGCGGACTATATCTTGCGCGCAGCCATCTCGCTCTCGCAGCTTGAGTTCGAGACCAAGAAGAAGAACCGTCAGCTCCGCGTCGAGCGTACTGCCTTCAAGGCGTACAAGGACATCATCGCCTACGTGGTCGAGGCGACCAGTAAGTATATCTCGATCAAGAAGGCCATCCCTCGGATGCACATCTTCGGGTCGCGGTTCCACTGGTCCTTCCGTGCCGTGGTCGTGCCGATCATCGGTCCGCACGAATATTACGAGCTCCACGTTCCCTGGCAGATGGCTGTAAACTCCTTGCGGGTTCAATTGCGTGGTGCCCTCATGCGCCAAGGCATGTCGATCAATCAGGCCGTGGCGAAGGTCACCCGTGCACTCCTGGTGGTGGATGAGGACATCAAGGCAATCATGGACAAGATGATTGCGGACTCTCCGTTCCCAGGACTTCCTTGTGTGTGGGACCGACCACCCTCGATCCGCGATGGTTCAGTGATGCTGAAGTTTTGGACCAAGATCAAGACGGACTTGGATGATTCGTGCATCGGCATGGGTCCCATTGACGTGGCACTCCCCAATGCTGACTTCGACGGTGACAACCTTGCAGGAATTCTCATTCCTGAGACCGACATGGTCAGGGCATTCCGATCGCTCTCGCCTGCGTCTCTGATCTACGACCGTAACAACGGTGGAATCAGTGACAATATCGGTATTCACAAAACAACGTCGATCACGTGGAACCAGTTCCTCGGTAGATTCAACAAGGCAGCGTAAGGTTACGAGTAGGGGTGGTTAACAGCCACTCCTACTTCTTCTCTTTTTTACACAGAAGGGATGAATTCATGACTGAAGTGAATGATCCACCGCAAGCGCAGAACGACGCAGGCGTTAGCGAAATTACGAAGCTAACTGTCCGCACCAACGAGCTTATCCAAGCCGCCGTTACTGGCAAGGGAATGAATAAGAAAGACGTGCGAGCCCTCGGTAGTTTCGCGCGGCGCATACACGGCCAGTTGGTTCAGAGAGCAGCCTTATTTACTAAAGCGGAAAGGAAAGTGGCAAACGCACAAGCTGAGCTAAAACAAGCGCAAGAGCTACTCAGTGATGCTGAGCGGCGCGCAGATCTAGCTGAGCGACAAGTGCGTAGTCTTGACCGAGAGTTATCCTCCACCAAGCGTCGTATTGCTGAACTCGAGAGTAGAGGAGATTAAAGATGGTTCAGATTACCTGGTCACAAAAAGACTTGGTTAAAGGACTAGTTGGAGGGCATTTTGCTTTCGGGCTTGAGTCAAACTTCTTTAACCTCCATCGCTTCATACCCCAAATTGCTTTATATTACGAAAATGAATTTGATACATTTGGACGACCCAATGTCGCAGTGTTCAGAGTAGTTATCGTTGATGTCGAAGACCGCATCATGAGCACTCCAAAAGTTCGTCTCGATTATTACGACAAGAAGTTTAAATGTCTACTTATTGACATTGAACAGATGATCATGGCGACTGGAGAAAACCTTCTTGTTCCAATCTTGATTGGGACTAGATTTGATCTAGTGATAGATTTTGGTTTTCCCGTGTTCAATCTACTAGTGACAAAAGAATCGTCATCTGGTGGATGCGACTTCATGATGGACTAAGACTCGTCATACTTGAGTCAATATATTACCCAAGTGATCTCAAGAAGAGGAGTTTTTACATGGCATTGGATATCGAACTCTCAGCCATTCGGCGCACTGAGGCCGATGAGATCGAAACTTGTAACGACGATGTTCGAAACGCCGTTGGTTTTGGTGTATACATCAGAAATACTGATGCAGCACATCCGCTTGACACGTCATTCCACCTGAGAGACTTCATGGCGTCGGAATTCCAATCCGAGAATTTCGACTCGACGTTTGAAGTTTGCCTTAGTAAAGCTTACACTGCTGCTCGCAAATGGACCGATGGTCTAACTAACCACGTTGGTGGTAGATTGGATGATCGCTGTTGCGGAGTTGATCCTTTCCGTTATGGTGAGGGTGAACTGCGTACCGTAGAGGTGGCGGGTAATCCAATCGGAATCAAGCGGTTTCCAAATAAGTAAGGAGGGATCTCATGGCTTTGATTATCGTTAATGAAGATGATGAATCTCTTGCATGGAACGATTCAACAAAGACTTGGGAACGAGAGGATTACGATTCTTTCAAAGATCAAGAAATTGATCTGCCCCCCAAGGGTAAGTGGCGAACCGTTCCGTGGCGAGTAAGAGACTAAAACTATTCTTGTCTCGGGAGAGACGATGATAGGAGACCTACCCCGTATACCGAAGGACAAACTAGCGTGGCCCGCATTCACGACACCATCACTCTTAGCCCGGGAAGCATGATGCCCACGCTCGGTTCCCTCTTGGGTAGCCGAGTGAGCAGCGACGTGTTTAGCCAGATCAACGATCTGGGACACGCCAGTATTTTCGGCAGCGAGTTCGACCAGCGGCGCAATGAGTTCTTCATGCGCTACGTACAGCCTGTGGATCAGGTCGCCCATGAGATCCGCAGCACCGTCAACGCCCTCCTTAATCCTGATTACTTCCGAGCATTGGAATCGATCGAGGATCTGCGCAGCATTCCGCTGTGCATGGAGATGGCGATTGCCACCTTTGCCCCGATCCGCCAGGGAATCATGGAGGGTCGCTTCGAAGGCTTCGGCTACGATCCCAACACTCTGCCCGAGGATGTCTTTGGGCGATTGAACGATAACTTCACGTGCGAGGATGTCGGCGCATCCATGGACGAGGAAGGTCGTTTCCAGACCAGTGCGATTATCTACAGTGATGATCCAGAGCTGAGCGACGATGATCTCTACGCCATCCGGCGTACGCGTGATTATCTCAAGCACGTCTTGGATAAGACTGATCGTGATCCCACTGCCATTGATCTCCCTCGGGGGTGATAGAGAAAGGATAACGTATGCCAAAGTTTCATGAACTTGAAATCGAACACTCCCGCGACGAAGAGATGACCTTGGGTAAACTTCTGGGCGACCAGTTCGCCAAGGATGTCAAGGTCCTTCACTTCAAGAACGCTGACGAATATAACGCGTTCACTGACGGGAAAGCACTTTTCACCTCGCACCTTGTTCTGGTTGGTGGTGTGATTGTCAGGAACAAGTTCGGTCCAACTGTTTCCAATGAACTCGTCAACAGCCAGGAAGAAGTGGTTCTTCTCCCCAAGAACACCGTTACTGAGATACTGACGGCTTTTGCTGAGGGCGTGGTCTGGTCAGAAGAGCAACGAGCTGCTTACACTAAGCTAGCAGAAGTCATGGGACATAAAGCCCTCGAGAATGCTAGCGAAGAGTGAGTCAGATGCCCCCGTGGCGTAATTGGTAGGCGCTGGGTCATACTCTACAACTCTTTGAGGGCATGTGGCGAAGATGGTTGAAACGCATCCGACTTAAAATCGGTCACGGATTAATGATCACATCGTCGGTTCGAATCCGACCATGCCCACCATTTTCGCGAGTCGTAGAGTATGACTAAGATCTATGGACCGTACTATCGCAAAGACGGTAGACAGCACGTCGTTATTAAACACGACGATGGTAGAATGCAAACCAAGTCATATCCCAAACATCTTCTTGAGCAAAAGCTTGGTAGAGAACTAGTTGGTGATGAGACTTGCGACCATGTCGATGAGGATCTTACCAACGACGATCCTAACAATCTACAGGTGCTCTCCAGAGTTGAGAATTCTGAAAAAGCTCAACTTGGTCGAGAAGCAGAGACCTACTCTTTCATTTGTCCCGTTTGCAAAAATCCGACAACCAAACTGATGAAAGATGTCAAGCACTGTTGGAACCAGGGAAGGACGGGTCCGGTATGTTCTAAAGAATGTGCAGGGTTGGTATCTAAGAACATCACTCGCCATGAGACCACCTACAGTGTCGATAGCCACAGTGGGCAAGTTGTAGTAGAGTTTCGATCTTGGGACATACCTTAAAATCTCCTTCCTCTGGAGTGTCGGTTCGAGTCCGACCGGGGGCACCATTGACAAGAAAAGGATAGCTCATGGCAAATGAACTCACCGTCACTGTATCCGGTCTTCCGTGTACCGGTAAAGGTGTCATCGGTATGATCATCGAGAAGGCACTCCAGGATCACGGAGTGACTGCCAAGTATCGCAACGATGATCTTCAGTCTGAGGAAAGCTTGCGGGAAGCTTACAACAATCGCTCCGAGATCTTGAAGAAGATCGATCCACAAATCACTATCGTGGAAGAGCACGTTCGTGGGAAGCTCAAACTACCATTCCGGACCGTGGAAGAAGCTCTCGCCAATGAAATCGTCATGGGCTCTGGTGACCCAACTATGCAGGTGGCTGAGATTCATCGACTTCTAGGTATGTTTCGAGCCTCTATCATCAGGGAAGCAGGAGTAGTTTTCGAGTGAGAACCTCTTTCAAACTCTTAGTGCTCTGCTGTGTACTGGGAACCGCAACCGCGTGTGGTCCTCGGATAATCGGTCAAGAGTACGGTAGCACGATAACGTGCAAGACATCACTCGGTCAGACCTACTACCGCAAGGATCACGTCAAGGTCATGAACAACGATGACGTAGGCCTAACCGTGCGTATCCAGGATGATCAGGGTAATATCCATCAGGACTACGTCACCGGTACCTGCGTGGTGAACGACTACAATCCGACGATATGATGGGAAACTAACCCATGCCTCTTTCACACATCGAGACAATGACCACGTATTTGAATGAAGACGGTGAGACGGTTCTCATCACGGATTGTAAGGATGGTCGCTATACCGGTGTGCGGAAGAAGACAACTTCTCGTCCCCGAGGTAGACGTAACCAGACCGAGCGCGTTCAATATTCATCACACGGAATTGCAGCAGTAAAGGGACGGGGTGGAAACCTCGTCTCTCGCTCTCATGTTCCTTGGACTTAAACGAAAGGAATTATCAATGGCTGACGTACCCGCACATATCCAGCGCGTTCAGGAAGAGCGCGAGCAGCTCAACGATCGTCTCACTAAGCTGAAGGCGTTCATCGATACCGATAAGTTCAAGGAACTCGGTGCCTCGGACAGCTACGATCTGCGGCGGCAGGTTAAGCCGATGGAAGAGTATCTCGCAATCCTCGATCGTCGTCTGAACCGTGCCCTCAACCCAACGTCGAAGCCGCGCTTTCTGGTTCTGAATATCGCGACGATCAACGACAATGAAGTGGAACCCGTGACCATCGAACTGCATCCTGATCTTGCTCCCAATCACGTAGAACGTATCACGGAACTGGCGAGCGAAGGTTTCTACGACGGTGTTCCTTTCCACCGCGTCATCCCCGGCTTCATGGCGCAAGGTGGTGACGGCGGTAACAAGGACGGCACCGGTGGTTCAACCAAGCCGGACCTGAAGCAGGAGTTCTCGAACGAGGAGCACGTGCGCGGAACATGCTCGATGGCAAGGACGAATGATCCCAATAGTGCAAACAGTCAGTTCTTTATCTGCTTCGAGGATGCACGCTTCCTCGACCGCCAGTACACGGTGTGGGGGAGGGTCGTCGAAGGGATGGAGGTAATCGATCGTCTCCCGAAGGGTGAGCCGCCGCGCAGTCCCGGTAAGATTATCTCGACATCGCTGGCTGACTAACAGCTGTTGTTCTTAGTGGGGAGAGGTGGCGTAACAACCACCTCTCCTCTTTATTTTTTATCATCGTAAGCGGAGGTAAACATGCCAAACCATGTCACCAACCGAGTAGTAGTGTCAGGACCCATCGAGGACGTGGCGGCGTTCAAGAAGCTGATGGTCGTCAATGACAAAGAATCAACGATTGATTTTGGAACATCATCGGGCACCTACGTTGGTCTGACGTTCGACTTCAACGGTGCTATTCCGATGCCGGAGATCTTAAAAGCCAATGACGGGATAGCAGTTAACGATGCTGTTATTATGACCAAAATTGCTTCTGGCGTCTCGATGGCAGAAGCCCTAAAAGCTGAACCAGCACCTCCTTTCTTGTTTGTTCAATGGGCATGGTCGCGCTACCTTGAAGAAGTTAGAGCAGCAGGCTTGGATACTAGCTCCGACACAGTGGTTGCTCAGAACTACCTTAAGCTACATCCAGATATCGAGGAGCAGGGTAGAAACGAACTAGCGAAGATTGCTCAAACAGGCTACGCCAATTGGCACGATTGGTCGATCACCAATTGGGGGACCAAGTGGAACGCTTACGACTATGAACCAGTGGAGGATCATGCTCGGTTCGAGTTCACGATCAACACGGCATGGTGTGCGCCCACACCGGTCTACGATCAGCTCGCTAAGCAATTTCCCGATCTCACGCTCAACCTCGCTTGGTATGATGAGGGAGGAATGCACGCCGGACAAGGGATCATGAGTCGCTTCGATGCATCCCAGTCAGAGGACTTCTACACAGAGCCCAATGACAAGATATTCGAGCGCGTTTACGGAGTCGCTCCGGTTACGGATGAGCAACTAAACGATGAGTGGATCGATCAGATTGGTCTGGAACCAGCACTTCGTCTAGGGGATAACTTAACGTGTCCCGATGTTGGTGCGGCAATGGATAGTCAAGGATTCTTCCCGCTCAACTCTGTTACTTACAGTGATGATCCGACGATGGAAGATTTCGACTACGGTCTCGTGCGTGAGCTGCGTCCTCGTATCTTACAACGCCTGGGACTAACAGCGTAACAAAGGAATAGTGGCTATGCTTAAGTTTCCAGATCACTACGGTGATGCAAGATTGGACCACAACGACCATCTCTCCGTCTATGACACTGTTGCTCAAACAATCGAGCATGATAGGTTCAAGACTTACGCGGATTACAGATGGGTATCGTTGGAGGAAAAACAGAAAGCAATTGAGACCAATGAACTCTGGAGTTTCTGGTGGAAAGAGGCTGCCGACAGCGAGTACTCGAAGAGACATGCCAGTACGCTCGAAGCGTTGTGGGAGAGTTTTGGGTTAGAATCTGGGGAAGTTAAATTTCCTCCTCACAAAGCTTCTCTTCACATCAACCACAACGAACACTTGGTCAACTTCGAGACCGTAGCAGAACAACTAGAGTCGCAGCCTGAATATTACAGTGACGAAGACTGGGTAACTCCAGAAGATAAAGAAACTGCTCTAGCGGACAACGAGCTGTGGACGATCCACTGGTACCCCGACACCCCAGTGGGCTTTTGTCTGGCTCACGCAACTAGTCTCGAATCGCTATTACAGAACTTTGTTGAGGATGCTTCGGTCAGTTAAATTGGGGACTCTATAGTTTGAGACTATGGAGTTCTTAGCATGGCCATCACGGTTCCCTCACTAACCAGTCAGACGTATCTGACTGATCCCCAATCAATCATCGGCTATCAGTTGCGTCGCTACGGGCGACAGCCCAAAGACACGGTCACCATTCTACCTGACCTGATCATCTCTCTGCCCTGGCAGATCGCTAACTTCGGTAAGGATCCAGACACGTTGGTGTCGAACATCCAGTCTGATCTCCAGGGCGTTTTTACCCGCATCTTTCGCAACGAGCGTAAGGTTACGGTGAACGTCAGTCACAGCAAGATAGACGCGGGCACTTACAGCGTGTCGGTGTCGGTGATCTACACACTCCTGAGCGGTGAGCTCCAGCAGACCGGTACCACACTCGCCTTGAAGAATGGGCAGCTGACGATCCCGGAAGATCAGATTAACTGGATGTCCAGCCCGTACAATCTGGGTTAAATATTGTTGTCTTGGTCACCGAGACATTATGTAATCGTGACTTTTAGACAATGAGGTTTTCTCCCATGACGATCAGAAAGACCAGCCCTGAGACCGCTGCTGCGATCGAGGAAGCGCTGAAGAGTGACACGGTGATCTCGCAGTTCGTAACCGAGGGGACAGCGCTTCTCAAGGAAACGAACCGGCCCAACATCATCACCCTGGAGCAGTTTGCTCCCTTTGTCCCTCTCTTCAACGTAGACCCGACCAAGTACATCCCCCACAGTGGTCCAGGTTCAGGGCGTCCTAATCAGTACACCCGCGATCTGAACGACCTCTATCGCCGTTGGCGCTTTGAGCTGGGGATCAATCAGTACGAGGTCACCTACGTGGTGAAGAGTGCGGAGGATCGCACGATCGTCTACTATCTTGATCGTCAGCTGACCAGGCTGCGCAGTGACTCCTACGAGGGTGAGAGCAGTCGCGGTGATGTTCCCAGCAATGTCCCGCGCGGTGGTCCCACGACCAAGGAAGACTTAGTAATCGATGCGTCCTACAAGGACCTCGTGCTTGCCAACAGCACGCCTGATCAGACACAGCGCATCGGTCAGCTGAAGATGGAGTCGGCCGTTATTGCTCGTCATTTCGCCGAGCGTAATCAGACCCCTAGTCTTCGTCCCGATGTCCTGAAGGACGGCGACACTGATGGTCCAGACGCTTCCGATGACGATCTTGGCATCACCCTCGACGATGAGTGATCCTATTCGGATTCTCATGGGATCCGACTTCCACTTCGGTGTCCCCAACATCAGTCAAACGGAGATGGCAAACGCATTCGTTCGCACGATCTTTCCGCTCCTAGAAGAGACGGATATCTTCTTCATCAACGGTGACTTCTTCGACACCTTGGTGCAGTTCGATCAGATCGGTTTCGACCCCATCTACGACACCATCGTGAACTTGTTCCAATTGTGTGAGCGCAAGAAGATTGCTTTACGGGTACTACAGGGTACCTGGATGCACGACCGTAACCAGTGCTTGCGCTTTAACACCATTTACAAAAATGGTGGCTTTGGCGGTTATACCTTCGACTTCCGGTTCGTCCAGGGAATTGAGTTGGAGGAGATCTATATTGGTAGCCGTGAACTTCGGGTCATGTATATCCAAGACGATCTCCCCTTCAAAACCTCCGATGACATCGTCGAGGTAGTGAAAGCCAAGATGGTGGATGCTGGCTGGGATCACGTCGATTACGGATGCATGCACGGCTTCTTTGACCAAACCTTTCCCAAAGGCATCAGCCAGGAAGGAACCGTGGTGTTCAAAGAAGAGCAGTTCCCCTTCGTCAAGAAGGTGATCAACTGCGGTCACGTTCATCAATACGGTGCCTGGGATAAGCTCATCAGTAATGGTAGCTTTGACCGGGCCGTGTTCGGCGACGAGGCTCCCAAAGGTCTCATTCGCATCCTTGACTATCCTGATCATTACACTGCCCAGTTCATCGAGAACAAGAGTGCAGCGGTCTACGACACCTTGGTCTTTACCAAGGAGGATACCACCGAGACAATCGTGGCAAGGATCACCCACCACGTGGCTCAGCTGGTAACGGATCGCAAGGTCTCTCTTCGCTTCGTCGTTGATCTTTTGGAACACCGAGAAGCCATTAAGGCGTGGATGAAGGATGCTTTTCCAGAGATCCGCTTCCAGTTTAAGAAGAGCAAGGACATCGATGATAAGTCGGTCGTTAATGCAGCCTCTGCGCTCTTTACACCGACGACGAAGCGTATTGCTCCGAACCCGGAGACGATCGCGACGTTTATCCAGAAGTACGTCCCCGATGGTTATCCACTCACCACCGATGAGATCAAGCAGCACTTGCTACCTCCCGAGGTGAGACGATAGTTTAACCCCCTCATTCATTAGGAGAACATCATGCAACAGTTCCCCGATGAATCCCAGATGCCTCGGTCCAAGGACGGTAGTGAACCTATTCGTGGGGGATCTATCGGCCTGAACCGAATCTTGAACACGATTGTTGCGGCGAGTAATACTGATAAAAGGCCCCGGTTTACCGGGGTCTTGATCAGCGCTTTTACGATCTTTCGCAACGTCTATGACCAGCAGCAATTTCCGACCTTGAAGTCGCTGGATGAAGCGTTCGTTGTGGACTTGAATTTGTTCTTGGACTATTACAACACGTACCTGTCCCACGTCTGGAATCATCAACTCTACGGGCAGAAGCGTTGTCCCGTTATTGTCTACTTTCCCAATTACGACCTGGTTCCCAAAGAGCTGGAGCGCGAGCACACTGGTAAGCGTGCTGAGATTGCAGATATGTACAAGCTCTTTCTGCGCTCTCATTCCAGTGAGATGGGAATGGTCAAGGTAATGGAGCACATCCGGTGCTTCTTCGTAACAGCGGGGCCATCGATGTATCCTCACCGTGAACTCGTTCAAAAGTTCAGGGACATCGTCCACAAGAAGGACTGCTTGTACAACACCGGAGACCCTGTCTCCATCACGACCCATATTCCCTTGGATCTCTACCTTTCCTACCGCTTGCGTAACCTCCACCTTCTGGAGAGTAACACTGGTCGTATTCGTCCAGCCTCGGAGTTTAACCTGAAGCTCGACAAGGAAGGTCGTGTTCCCCTACAATCTGCTGTCCACGTGGTCGTGGGCGATGACAAGATGTTCCAGCCCATCGTTCCAGGCAAGGTGAGACGAGAGATCTTACTGACAGCGGGACAAGAACGTTGGGCAAGCCGTGATGAATCAGACGTAACTATTCGTTTGTCCAAGATGACGGGTATCCCAATTGCCAAGCTTAGGCAGTATGACTTTGGATAATTGGAAGGTTACATTTAAATCTATCCATCCGGGCTAATATGGTTTGACCTCCACAACTAGCTAAAGGATTTGCCGATATGGCAGGGGATCAGAGTTTCGAAAATCTGAGTCAGTCTGGCCTGATCAAGGCTCCCTCAAAGGACAGCAAGGAAGTATCATTCCAGGTCGATGTCTGGGGCGGTACCACATCGTTCGTGGTCTTTACCCAGGGCGGCGGTAAGCCTTGGAAGGTTAGCATTCCACCCAAGACCCGTCGCCTGATCGCCAAGATCGTCAAGAAGCTGGTGGAAGAGCCCACGACCCGTCGTGAGCCCCTCTACATGAGCGCTTGGAACCAGGAGACCAAGAAGTCCTCGAATGTCGGTTGCATCGGCTTTGGTCTCGATGAGAAGCTGAACTTCTACATCGACATCGCACACAATGACCTGAATGGTCGCCACACCTTCCTCATTCGCTCTGACATGCGCTTTAGTGCGCATGAGACTGCGCTCACCGAGCGTGATCTCCTGAATGCCAACGTCGACTTCTTCCTGGAAGTAATGACGCTCACGACTCCGATCGCTGAGACCATGACCCGCTTCAAGCGCGCTCCGGGCGGCTTTAACAAGGGTGGTGGCGGAGGCGGCTATGGCGGCGGTGGAAACCGTGGCGGCGGCTACGGTGGAGGCGGTGGTCAGGGCGGCGGTGGCGGAGGCTACGGCGGTGGTGGCAATGGAGGTGGCGGTGGCCAAGGTGGAGGCAACCGTGGTGGTA